GGGAGAACCAGGTGGGATTGACAGTGGTAAATGTGTTGACCACGAGTAAAAACAGGGCCCGGAAGCGGGGCTATATAGAAGAGCGCAAGAAGAACACATAAGGAGAGTTATTTTGATTGGGCAAATCGCTGGCAAAATTGGCAAAATTTCTTCAATAGTTTTTGTATCAAATAGCGAAAATATTTTTTTTCTCAAAAAGTTTTTTGACTGGTTAGCGTAAACTATTTTAGTTTCTCATTTATGAGTTTTATGCGAGTTGGTAATAAATCTCACAAAACTCTAAGGACAAACTCTGGCAGAAATCCTAAGGAGAAACATTAAGAGTTTCGTGGTCTCTGGTCTCGTATCGACAAACGAGGTCTTCGGTTGTATATGTTCTCTGGCAATCACTAAGGGCCGCCCGGTGTCATCTGCCGCATCACGAAGTACCCCCGAACCCTCAGGTGGTATGTAAACAGAGTATACAAGCTCAAGGACAATTCGTCGATACGAAATACTAAGGACATAATTGTTATCTATTTCTTTTAAGTCCGTATTTCGCTTGTTCATAATTTATTGGTATAATTTCAGTATTCGCATACTCTTCGGCAAACTTTCTCAAATCATCTAATGAATATTTTTTAGTATTTCTAAATGACATATATAATTTGTTTGGTCCTCCTCTTACTTCATAACCTCTCAATCCTTTTTTGGTGTGTATAGGAAAAATGGTAGGGCGAAAACGATCTTGGTAAGTGTGATTATTCAACAACATATTACTATCTTTATCCCCTTCGTCATTATAATACATATTTATCAGTTTCATCTCTACATCCTTTGCTTCTTGTCTGGTTTTATATTCTCCTAAATTCAACAAATCAAATTCCTCAATCGGATCTCCTTCTCTTAGAAGAATACCCCAAATCAACGCGGTTATATTAGAACCTAATTTATTACCTAATCTCGCGTGGTTAACATCTACGGTATGTCTCTGTAGTATTGTCATTTGTGTGCTACCTATATAGTAGTATCCTGTATCTCTATGAACTCTCATATATACACGAGAGGCGGTTGTGTCAGTCATAATTTTAGTGGTAATCTCAAAGACATAGGACAAAATACTCAATGGTGTCGATATGCTGAAATAATCTCGTATCGACAAACATCATCGTTGGTGATAAATCTCACAAAACTCTAAGGACAAACTCTGGCAGAAATCCTAAGGAGAAACATTAAGAGTTTCGTGGTCTCTGGTCTCGTATCGACAAACGGGGTCGTCGGTTGTATACGAAAATCTAAGGACACAACAGGAATATTAATCAAGACATTATTAAGCACAGCACGCACAGCACGCATGATTTGTTAAAACACACTCACACCGAACATTATGCCGCAGGCGCTACCTTTGGGCTCCGCTCCTGGTCGAACATGGGCTCCGCTCCGCTCCGCCCTAAATCGCTACACTCCGCTACGCTACGGGGCTTGCTACGCGCGCCCCTACGCTCCGCTACGCTTCGCTCAGCCAGTGAATTGAGACTACCTGTGGTGATAGTTATATAAATGGTAAATACCTATATATACAGGTCTATTTACATATAATGCGCTTGGACTTTTTAGTTGTATACTACTTTTGTATAAAACCTATAAGTTACATGTGTTTTACATATAATGCGCTTGCAACTTTTATACATCATCAACATCTTGAAAACATATAATGCGCTTGCAAACTTTGTATATCATTAAGATATCAAAAACATATAATGCGCTTGCGATTTTTATATATCATCAACTTTGAAAGGTGTTTTACATATAATGCGCTTGCAAACTTTGTATATCATTAAGATGTCTGGGTCAAATGACACTTTTATTTTCAAGTTTTTAAAAAGTTTTTACTTTTTTTTACTTTCCATTTCACTTGTCAACGGGCTCAATAGTTTCGGGGGTGTTGACCACAAACACGGTGCCGACGCGGTACAGCTGTGTATGTTCGGTGAAGAACTTCTTAATCGACTGAATCGAACTAGTCTTCTTGGGGCCAGTTGGGGGGTCGATCGGCTCGGTGGTCTCAACCACGATGGGCTTGTCGTTGGTGAAGAGGTTCTTGATGGCGGAAATCATTGTGAATGCTCTGGTGAAAGATACACTCATCTACAACGGAACCGTATTTATACCTACGGCCGTCATTTCCATTCGTCATTTCCATTCGTCATTTTAAATCGTCATTTCGGGGTCAAATGACAAATGAGAAAATACTATAAAACCATACAAACGTCATACAAACCACCATACAAACACCTTAAAGTATACAATGGTTCACAATTGCAAAAGTATATTCACTGCAGCAGAAAATGGCCACGACGTTTGTTTGAAAACGCTCATTGAAGCAGGTGCCCCCTTTGACAACGTCGGTGATTCAGGGTGGACCGCGTTGCATTACGCGATTCATTATGATCATACTGCGTGCGTAAAGATGCTCATTGATGCGGGTGCAAATATTGACATCACAGATAATTCGGGATGCACACCACTTCATCGTGCGGTTTTTAATGGCCATGATGCATGTGTGAAGCTGCTCGTCGAAGCAGGTGCAACTCTTGACGTCATTGATGATACTGGAACCATGCCACTGCATCACGCAGTTTATTATGGTTATGATGCATGCGTAAAGATGCTCATAGAGGCAGGTGCCGGTCTTAACATCGACGGTGATGGGTATGCACCGTTACATTACGCGGTTTATAAAGGTCACGATGTGTGTGTGAAGCTGCTCGTCGAAGCCGGTGCACCCCTTGACATCACAGATATTTCGGGATGCACACCACTTCATCGTGCGGTTTTTAATGGCCACGATGCATGTGCGAGCATGTTAGTCAACAAGATCGTTTCGGAGCGGCCGTTGCGTCCGAGTGAGTTGTGTGTCATACCACAAACATCTGCTGTATTAGGTGATGTGTTGCGAACGACGATGCAGCTTCATGGGCGATCGGAAGCTGCAAAGATCACAGCGCATCTTCCTGTGGGCGCAAGGGATACTCTGCGGACTACTATGCTGTGTTTGAACAGGACCATGGTCCCGAGAGACCTCATTGACAGCATAGTACTCCAATGTGTGTAAATACCATACAAACTTTTTAAAAATTTGAAAATAAAAGTGTCATTTGACCCTGAATGACGAATAAAATAAAAGTGTCATTGGTCATCTGTCAGTTGTTTCTTTAAAGGTAACTGATGTGGCAACGCCTTGTGCATCAACACCTCAATGGGAGTTTAGGTCATAAATAACCATCTCTATATGTTGTATACACTCTACATTTAAACACAATGAACCGCTATCTGGTCAACGACGTCACGTGATACAAAACGTCTCAGACACATCACCGCTGTTTGGAGGACTCTTCTTTTCTTAATTTTTAGACGAGATACTAGTTTCGCCGCCTCTGATTGGCCATCGCGAGTCATTACGATAGGGAGAAACGAACCTACATTGGCCCCAACAGGAATGAGAGCCCACTCATTTTTTAGAAGAGTCCGTTTTTTCAATGTATTCACAACCAGTGTAACTATACACCATTTTTTGTTGTTTGCGATTGCAAGTTGCACCGGTGTACAACCATTGATATCAACGGCATGTAGATCTGCTCCTGCATCAATCAATGCGTTGAGACACGCATTATGTCCGCTAAGAGTATCATAGTCTCCCAAAACTACCCAATGTAATGGTGTTTGACCGGAATTATCACTGATATTGGGGTCAGCCCCTGCGGTGATAAAATCACGTACGACACGTGTACGTGCATATCGAGACGCAAAGTGTAATGGTGTCGCTCCTTCATTGTTGATGGTATTGATTTCTACTCCCGCGGTGATCAATTCTCGGGCACATATCTTTCGCCCCCAACGAGCTATAAAGTGTAAAGGTGTTGATCCGTCATTATCTCTAATATTAAAATCAGCCCCTGCATAGAACAATTTACTAACATATATTGTGTGACCTAAACGAGATGCTATAATCATCGGCGTCGCTCCGTCAATATCTCTAACATTCAAATTTGCTCCTGCTTTGATCAATTTTTTGACACAATTTGCATCACCACCGCATATAACTGCCAAGTGCAATGGCGTACGTCCTTCGTTGTCTCTAACATTCAAATTTGCTCCTGCATTGATCAAAAAACCAACACACGTTTCGAGACCTCTGATGGCTGCCAAATGCAATGGGGTTTCTCCGCAAGTTCCAATAATAATATTAAGTTTTGCTCCTGCATTGATCAATAAATTAACACAATCTGTACGACATTCAATGATTGCTAAGTGTAATGGTGTACGCCCTTTATAGTCACCAACGTCAAGGTTTGCCCCTGCGTTGATTAATAACATAACATAATCAGTACACCCTTTAGTGATTGCTAAATGCAATGGCGCAAATCCGTACTTTTTACCAACATTCAAATTTGCCCCTGCATTGACCAATAACTTAAAACAAATAGTATGCCATTCAATAATTGCTATGTGTAACGGTGTACGTCCTTCGTCGTCTCTAACATTCAAATTTGCTCCTGCGTTGATCAATTCTTTGACACATTCAGTGTAACCACGACGAACTGCCGTAATCAACGGTGGATTTTCGTAACTTTTGCCAATATTAATATTTTCACCTGTGATGACCAAATTTCGAATCCAAGTTTTATATCTTTCTTGATTAGATTTCTTAAGTTTGTTCATCTTACAAAAAAATGCGAATAATATTATTAAATATCAGAATTATTGATATGATATTTCGATGACAAATGACACATATTGTCATTAAATACTATAACCGTTGATATGATACTTTTCGACACTCTAAAACCAGTGAATTTCAACGTGTCCTGAGAAGTTGGTTACAACTAAAATTTTTGTATAAAAGTATTTTCAAAAAAAAAAAAATAAACTGGTAATATTTACTTCAAACTACTATTCCGTATTGTTAAGTAATATTTACTTAACAACTTAACATTTTAATGTTATGATACATAAATATGGAGTCATTCTCTGGTACATTATATGCATGTGGTTGTGGATACAAAACCATAAATTGTGGAAATGCTTCAAAACATAAAAAAGTAAAGTGTGGTCATCCTATGACAAGTACATCTGAAAAATTTATCCTAGAAAGAGAATATGTAACATCTCTCCAAACAGATAACTCTAATTCTATAAACGCTCAGACAATTAATGGTAATGTGAATATGACAAATATTACAATAAATCTCACAGTTCCCGATAAAACCATCGTGGCATCTGTATATGACGCAGTAAAAAATCCCGAGTGCGTTCGTGAGTTACGAGGTGCCGAACCTCAACAAATTCCTGCAATATTATTTAAATATACTCGAGGTATCAAAGCCGATAAACAATATATAAAGTACGATCCGGATAAAAACGTCGTTAAACATTTAGATCCTGTGACAAATAAGGAAGTCGCACGGGATCTAAAAAAATACAGAGATGATTATTTGGTAAAAAACGCAGATATATATGACGATGACTTGCATCTGCAATATATGCCAAACTCCGTTCGTCCAGTTATGGAAAGTCTGTCAGTTCCTGCGTACGAGACTGGTAAAAAGAAGGATCCTCCGATTCCCGCTGCAGACGTGATTAAGATGTGTGCTTCGGGAGATCATAGAATGTATAAACTCCCACATGACAGTAAAAAATTTTATAAAGATGTTGCTGAAAATGTTGACAACGAAATAAAAATTACAACGGATTAAAATAAATTAAAAAAATATAACATTACATTAAAATGGTTTCCGGAGGCGTTGTCCAACTTATTTCGTACGGTGCCCAAGATGTGTACATATCAGGCGGTCCCAAAACTATTTTTAAATCCTATGTCAAAAAGGTGAACAACTTTGCAATAGATTCTGTGAAAATTCCGATAAATGGAATGGGAAATGGAAATCCAAGCGTCTTGATTCCTCGGAATGGCGATCTTATCAAGAGTATAAGACTAGAGATAACTTTAAAAAAGGGAACTGGTCAGTCGTTCTATCCAGCCGAGCAACTTATATCATATCTGGCACTGAAAATAGGTGGTAATATCATACAAAAAATTGATGATTTTTCGAATTTTTGCAGAATCAGAAATGAATTATTTATGGACCCAGACGAACGGCATACTGATTATAGGGTAAATAACTTTTCTTCTAGTGACGTCGTGGGTTCTGTGAAATACTTTTTCCTTGATCTTCCACTTTTCTTTTCGAAGGACACATCTGTTGCATTGCCGCTAATAGCTCTACAATATCATGATATCGAACTCGATTTCAGGTTCAATGATGTATCTACTATTCAAGGTGTTGACGCCAGTTATACACCAACAATTGAGATGTACATTGATTATGTGTATTTAGAACAACAAGAAAGAATAAAATTGGTAGAAAAACCTTTATTCTATAACATAGAACAATGCAATTTTTATAGGAAAGACATAACATTCCCGGCATTGAGTTCGACGTTCAAGCTAGACATACCTTTCAACAACCCAAGTCGTTTTTTGGTTTGGTACTTCAATACGGATAGTTTCGGAATTTATAATACGAGTGGTTTGTATTTCAACTCGAATGATGCAGCGGCGCCATTAGAGTCTGCAGTAATGTTACTAAACGGAACGGAACGATTCAAATCACGCGAAGGTATGTACTTCAATTGCGTCCAACCACAACAAGCTCTTGGAAGGTCTCCATCTAGTGGAATATATATGTACGCTTTCGGTGAAGATGTTGCGAATGCGACATCGAAAGGTGCGTTGGATATGTCTAGGGTAAATGAATTGAGTTTACAACTTACGACCAAGAACGCAACTGCAGCAAATGTATATACCGTATATAACCCGCAGGAAACTCTTGCGAGCTCTACTAGTACGTACAAAGGTATCACGTTGTTTTCGACTAACTGGAATGTCCTACAAGTGCGGAGTGGTCTTGGAGCTGTTATGTTTGATTCTTAATTGGCGAACAACATTCCGCCCATACCGTAGTCTATCTTCAAAACGTTGAAACTTTTCGCATATATAGCAATACTTGTGAAATCTGTAATCGCACTTGCTAATGTAGTCGATTGGTTATACACATCTGAGATAGTTGCTGCTGTAGCAGCTTTTGTTGTGATGCTTAGAGTTGCATTATCCATACGCGAGAAATTCAAGGCTCCCTTACTCGTCATACCGGTTACGTCCAGTCCAAATGAATACACATATATTCCTGCCGAAGGAGATCTTCCGAACGCATCTTGGGGTTGAACGGTGGTAAAGTAATAACCAGGGCGTTCTGAAAATCTGTCTGTCCCGTTGAATTGAAGTTTCGCAGACTTTATAGCCGCATACGAGTCGTTGTTTTCAAATGGATAACCAGACGTTGTGTACACACCATCCGCTCCCGTTTTCAATAACCATATTAAGTACCTCGTAGGCATTGTAAAAGGGAGGTTCAGTCGCTTCGTTTGTTCCACAGCTGCAACTGAAAATACGTTATTATAGTGTTGAAGTTGCTCGATCACATACATGTGTGTATTCCTCGCGAACCACTCTCGTTCAGGGGTATCGAGGAATACGTAATCTATGTAACATTCTACAGTCGGTGTATATGACGCGTCAATTCCAGGGATGTCCCCCGGAGATGCAAACAATACATCAAGTTTCACTTCGTGGTATTGCAATGCGATCAGAGGAAGTGCCTTTGATGCATCGTCTGTGAAGAACAGAGGTATGTCCAAATAGAATTTTCTGATCGCTCCCACTGGGTCTTCTGGTCTGAAATTATTGACTCGTTGGTTCGTTGCTCGAGTATCTGGGTCCATGAACAATTCTTCGTGTACTCTGGTCCAAGTTGGAAAATCATCTATTCTGTAAACGATTTGACCTCCTATGGATAGATGGGCATACTTGACATATTGTTCCGATGGATAAAATGGGTTCGTAGTAGAACCTTTTTTCATAGTAATTTCAAGCGTTACTTTCCTGACGAGATCCCCGAAACGACCCACGACGATGCTCGTGGTAGAACCAGGATTTACGTTGATATAATTTTCAATAGATTCCATTGCAAAATTGCTCACTTTCTTTGTAACGTTCCTCCAGACAGAGTTATCAAGATTATCCCCGGTGATGAAGGCGTCTTGCTTTCCCACGGCGACGAGTTGATTCAAAGCACCGGACATAACGTTTAACTAAGGTAAGTATTTTTTTTTAAATATTTTCCATATTATTTAAAAAATCTTATATGTAATTATAATGTCTTGGTTCGACCCGAATTGGAATCCGTTCTTCAATAGGAGCATTATAGTCAGTGGTAACCTGGTAGTGGCAGGAGGTGTTATAGAAGGTAATGGCGGTGGTTTAACAAATTCTGCCTTCAGCAACCCGGACACAATTCGCACCGATTTGACTGGTAATGTGACATCCAATGGTACCGTCAGGAGTTCTTTGATACAAACAAATAGTATCGTGGCATCCGGGGATGCGTATGCGAATGTGTGGAACGGTAATGCTGCGTTTATTACTGGAATATCGGCGAACACCACCTTGGTCGGAAACGTGAGGATAAGCATTTCCGGGAATTTAACTGGAAATTTTGCTGTGTCAACTACGACGGTCTCTAATACAATGACTGCAAACGTTTTGATAGGGACAACTCTGACTGTAAATAATCTTTCAGCGACTAGAGCCAACGTTCAAGTACTAACAGGAAATGTCACGGGAAATGTCAGACTCATAGCAAACGTCGTGAACGTTGCTGCTTATACCGTGGGTAATCTCACTACATCATCCAATGTATCGACGACAAATCTCAACGTAACATCAAATATTAACGGAAACGTAAGAAGTTCTACCGCAAATGTTCAGGGTAGATTATCAGCAACAACCCCGACTACCGGATCAATAATATCCTCGTCGTTCATTGCAAACTCCTTTACATCTTCTGGTAACGTACAAATAGGTGACTTTTTCGGAAACGTGAGGGCTTCCGTTGGAACATTCGATATGATCGCCTCGAACGTTTTTTCTAATGTGGCAAATATAATTGAGATACGTTCAGACATTATTTCTAATATAGCAAACGTAGGAAATGGAACGTTTGTGTTCGTCAATGCATCAAATATAACCACAACGAACATAACTGGTAATATCACTTCTAATGTTGCATCGTTCTCGAATGTTGATTCTATATTTGGAAATGTTGGAAACTTGAGGGCGAATACATTGACTGTAACATATGCAAACATTACGGGAACGTTGGCGTCTGGAAACGTTGCAGTAGGGAACTTAATTTCAGCCGATAACACGTCGGAGTTTGCAAACATAACCAGTTTTACAACCAATGGTCTCGTCGTAAATGGGAACATAATCGCCGCTATTGGCAATGGAAATGTGTTCTTGGCAAATGTCATAACTGCAAATTCGCTGACGCTACAGTCATCTTCCTCGACAGCGGCGTCAAATGTCACAACCACAAGATGGATTCAAAGTACGACTTCAACTTCTAATGTCATGACTATCGGTAACATAACATCTGGGAACGTGATATCTTCGAATGCTGCTTACTTCGCAAATGTGATATCTAATACGATAACCGTAATGTCCGCTATGACGGTAAGTGGTAACGTGTCGTTTGGCAACGTTTCATTTGGCAATGTTTCATATGGGAATATTACGGCAAACGTGACAACGTCTACAGGAAATGTTTCAGTTGATAATTTGACATCGAATGTTGTAAACGTTGTCTTTTGTAATGCGAGTAGCGTAACCGCAAATACGTTAACGTCTATAGCACTGACTGGTAACACTTACGTATATTCTGCAAATACAGGGGTTTTAACTGCCAATGTTGGAAATGTTTTCGGGACTTTGACAGTAGGAGTAGCAAATGTAACTTCGATGGTGTCAAATGCGTTATTCGCGAATACCGCCGTGGTTTCTAATTTGTCTGTATCAAATTTGACAGTTACAATTTCGTCTGACATAAGTAATATTTCAATAACCGGCAATACGTCTGGGAATGTTTTTGCTGCAAATATTGCCACTATAGGAACGTTAAATACCGCGAACGTAGTTGCAAACTTAGTTGCGTCAAACGTTATGAACGCATGGGTGACGTCTAACATAAGAACACTTATAACGGGCAATGCAAATGTTTCTACAACCACCTCAAATGTAATTACAACAGGAGGATTCACCATAACGGGAAATATCACGTCTGGGTTGTTGACTTCTAACGTTATTGCAGGAAATATCACGATGTACAACACGTCGAACACTACACTATTCACATCGAACACAAGCAATATAGCGAATTTTTTCGCAGGTAATATGACTGCCGTAAATACAATCGTATCAAATTTAGAAATACAAGGAAACTCTGTCGTGATAACGCAAACCACTCCATTTAAAGTTACGAGTGTACTTTTGGCAAACGTTCTTTTCGCGAACACGATAATTTCGAACACTTTTACGACGACAGCGAACGTCGTTGGTAACATATCAACAGATATTGCGAATATCGGAATCGCGAACGTAAATTTCTTGAATACTACTGACTTTGCCGTGAACACCGCGAATATAGTGAATTACACCCCAACAAGTAACATCAATGTCACAGGGAACTTGACTCTTGGAAACGCAAATATCGTGAATTTCTATGCCACATCGGCAAATATCGTGGGTAATATAACTGCTAATAACGCGGTGATCACGTTTTTAACGACGCCGTTTTATAAAGGTTCTGGAACGGTGTCCGCAGGGTTCACGAGCATAATATCTGCGAATGCACTATCAAACGTGATCGTATTTGGAAATTTAAGTGCGAATATCGTTGTATCAAATACGTTGTTATCAAACAGTATAAACGTCGCGACTGTATTCTCCAACGTTGTAAATATTGGTCAAGTGACGTCTACGGGAACGACGCTCGTGAATTCTATTAACTTCAATATATCGAACGTCGATGTTTCTGGGAACGTTTTGGTAACGAGAGACGTGTACACGACTAATATTTCCGTCACAACCGCGAACATTGCAAACGTTACGTTCTTTTCTAATGTGGCAATAGGTAACTTGATTTCAACGAGAAATCTAACCGCGGCAAACCTAATATCTTCTTCGGATTTATTCAATAGTGGTCCGTACACGTCATCACAGAATGTGACTATAGACACTCTGAATTTTACAGCAGGTAATTTGGGAACCGTCGCAGCAAGAACCACTATCACAACTCCTACTCTGTTCGCTACGGATGTTAACTTTACACAAGACGCGCTCGTTGCGGGAGAACTTATAACCCAGAATTTCTATGGAAATATTACAAGTGCTAACATCGGTTCCCGCATAACAATAGGAAACGCAAACGTAACTCAGACGAACATCACAGGTAATGTGGTGATTCCGAGAACTTCGAACGCTGCTGGTTTCAACTCCAGACTGCTTATTTCGAATAACACGACGGTAACTTCGAACATCGTGGCGAACTCTTTGATTTCAACTGGAAATATAATAACCAATTTGTTACAGACGACTGGGCAGGTAAGTTTCGCAAGTTTGGCCGTAGAATACATAGACGTTGCTAACTTGGCTGTGAGAAACGTCGTTACGATCGGTGGTAATTTGACTGTATCAAATGTTGCCAACCTGTTTTCGATCACTGCGAATACTGTGAATATGTCAACCGTAACTACAAACACATTGTCTGCAAATACAATTACAGGTACATCTAATGTACTGGTTGCTGGAAATATAATAGGAAATTGTTTTGGTAATGTTTTGGTAAATAGAGGTGTTGTTACTGGAAACGTATTTGCAGATACGATTACAGTACCGCTAAATGCAGTGGGTGTATTGACTGGAAATGCACTTATAGTTCCGAATACCGCACTTCATTCGGTTGCTATTACAGGAAGTTCGGCATTTACTTCTAATATAAGGACGTTAAATACTCCAAATGCATTTATTTGGAATACGAGCGTACCGAGTAGCGGACTTTTAGATGCGAGAAGATTGCGTTTCAGTCAATATATTACTTCTAATCGAATCGTAGAAATGAGATATTTTTATATAACAAACGCACTGCCTCAAAAGTACGACTCTGGTGGTTTAAATGCAAGATATGATTTATCGTTTGGAACTACGTTACCAACATCACAAGGACAAACGTGGCATCATTTCCTAAATACACTATACATTGGTGCCCAATATAACACGAATTTTAGTATTAATTGTCTTATAATCAATGCTACCACGACAGGGTTAGAGGTCATAATATACAACCCCTTTGGGATTGCTGCTAGTTTATCTTCATCAACCCCTGAATTATATTTTTACATAACTTCTATAGCAACTAGTACGCAGTGATTTTACACTGTTTGTACCGCCGTCACCATCAGGCCGAAAAATGAAGTTGATGGGATAGGCAACGTATCTAACGTAGACATACGGATAGTACAACTAGTATTTGTTATGGTTTCTACACCCAACCCAATTTGAGTCGAAAATGAAGCATTATTTTGTAACACAGTTCCTCCTGAATAATATTGAAGTTGGGGCATGTATATACAATTAGTCGGAAGTGCAGGACTGAATGAGACCGTTGTTGAAGATGTTGCGTTGAAATTTACTGGAACGATATATCCTATATAAATAGCTCGCACACCTGAGTTAGAAGTCGGAGTTGATTGATTTATGTTGACAACGAGAGTATTCGGTTGTATATTTTGTACCACCATCGTATTAGCTGTAAATTGAACCGATACATTTGCATTTCCTACAAGAGAACCTACTGACCATGAATTAGAAGTTGGTGTCGTGATCATTCTCGTTGTGTTATTACCAACGATCGTACCTCCGGATGATATTGTTATGGAATTAGCGAACAATTCTCTCGAAACTGAAAGATTTCCTATGCTAATATTTCCTACAACATTAACAGTCTGTGATACTGCTATATTAGATGCTTGTAACACATTTCCTTGTATATTTTCAGAAGATAATCTATTACCAAATAAATTTTGCGTTATCATGTTAATAGATACACCAACATTCGCAGCGTTCGCACTAGATGTGAATAAAGAATTTCCTGATATAGATATACTCGATGTGTTTGATAAACTTCCTGAGAAGTTAATTAGATTAGCGGACAAGTCTCTCGTAATAACATTTGTCGCGAACAAGTTTCCGTTCACGGTAAAATTTTCAACGTTTGCGACTCCGGATACATCTATATTTGCAACGCTTACTCTGATACCTCCAAAATCACCTGCTACAGTAGTCATGACGTTGCCAATTACATTTCCGACGAACGCTCTCCATGTATTTAAATTTCCTGCGAATAAGTTTGCTGTTGTTAAGTTTGCCGATTCTGTAGATGAAAAACATAATGCACCCGTTGCTGGTGCTGAAGCTGCAATCCATCTACCCACGTTAGCATTACCGGATACAGTCAAGTTGGCAATGTTACTAAACAAATTAACACCATTCGCTGTCAAAGTGTTCGTTGCAATTAAACGTTGAGACGAAATATTAGAGTATGTAAAAGAATTTATAATCGTCATTGTGTTTGTGAATATGTTCGCCGTTGTCATTGATTGAATGTTACTCACAGCTTGCCATATATTACCAACGTTGGCTGTTAGGTTTTGAACATTTATTACGTTAGACACTGTCAAATTTCCTAATACGTTTACAACTGCTGCAGAAACAGTAGCTGTGTTCGTAAATGTTATATTGCTCGAGTTTATCGCATCAATTCTACACGTTCCTGTTACCACCGCTATATTGGATGACACGTTACTGGTACTTAAATTTGCAATATTTGCATCCGAAAGTAAGATTCGTTCTGTGGTTAAGTTTGATATACTCGCATTTGATTGTGCAACGAGAATGTTTCCAGTGACGTCAAATATAGCTAAGTTCCGAATCGTCGCCGTGTTGAAAAAAGCGTTTGAAGCGACTATATTTCCGATTAGGTTTCCAACACTAACGTTTGATGTAACATTTGCACTTGTTGCGGTCAAATTACCTAGCGACACATTAGACAATAGTATCAGAGTCCGTATGTTACTGATATTGGTAATTACGTTCGAGAACACACTTGTGATGCCTAATACATTCGCATTTATTGTGTTAATATTTTGAGAAAACGCGTTACCAGTTGTAATGACGTTTGTAAATATATTCGACCCTGCGTTCGAAGTTGTTACATTTTCCGTAATCAGCGTTTGTATGTTCGAATTTAAAGAAAATGTTGCATTTCTACATATTAAATATCCAGTATTTGATACACCTGTCACCGTTATATTTCCTACGTATAAATATTCTGCGTTAAAAGTAGTCGAGTTGATATTTCCTACGTTCATGGTTCGTATGTTAGAATACTCTGCTACAATAGACGCGGAATTAGAAATATTACCAAATATACTCCCCGACGTCGTTAAATTTGAATTTAAAAACACCGCGTTGGCATCTCCTGAAGTCACTACATTCGCGATGATATTTCCTATAACAACCGCGTTTACCAAGTTTCCATATCCCACGGAAGTGTTTACAAACGACGCGGTATTTGCAGAAATTACGTTAGATATCAATGATGCATTCGAAGATGAATTGCCAGAAATTTTTCCTTGAGCACAATCTATGACTCCTGCCGTAATTGTCGAAGTTGTATAAAAATCCCCGGTAGTTACGGAGTTTGCAATGAGTCTATCGATACGAGTATCACCTCCTGAAATTACGTTTAGCACAATCGAATTTGCGTTGATCGTTCCCGTGTCTCCATTCGTTGATACTACATTACCACTAGTCAACATATTCGCTTCGAATACGTTTGCGTTCAAATTTCCAGATGACAGAATGTTCGCAGTTATATCTCCTATAATAACATTTGCATCAAACGCGAAACCAGACATAGATACAGCATTTAAGTTTGATATATTGGCATTCGTCGCGATCACGCCATTTCCGTTACCATTCACAAACGATAAACTGGTCAAATTACCACTCGTGATTGTAAGAGAATTCACTTGACCGATAGAAGCTGTTAAACTTCGTATATTCGCGTTCGCTGCTATAAATCTTGATGTAAAAACGTTCCCAGAGTATATAACGTTCGTGTTTATGTTTTGAACTTGTGAAGAATTCGACGTTACTTGACCTGATATATTATTTGAAGTACTCGTTACATTCCCTACAATTGTCAAATTTCCCACAGACACACTATTCGCATTCAGTATGTTTATACCAGATGTTTCAGTTGAAATTCGCAAAAATTGTGTATTTCCATATGCGTCTAAGTTAGTCGTTGTTGTACTTGAAGAATTACCAGTTGTGAAAGAGAGAACAAGAGCATTTGATACCGATGCACTTAACGTTGTTACATTCAACCCGACCGTTGTTGTAAAATTCTGAAATGTCCCATTCGACACACTTAATGTATTAGCGCTCAAATTTCCTATTATCATAGATTGTACATTTCCGATGGTGGCAATGATATTATTTGATACAACATCTGTGCCGATAGAACGTGTTACGATGTTTGAAACATTTAATACATTAGCTCTGACATCCCCGGTTATAGTTCTTATGTTCGCAACTGTGAAGATTCCCACATTAGACGTTATGGTAGGAATGTTTGCGGTATCAAATGTTGCAGTTCTCGCTGTTAGAACGTTACCAATTAAATTACCCACGATCATTTTTTGAACAGAATTTCCAGATACACTCTCAATCTGTAAAGAGTTTGCGGTTAATGTAGTTGCTGTAAGAATGTTCGCCGTTACATTTCCATACGCTGTAAACGAATTTGTCGACACATTACCAAATAAATTAATAGTTCTTGTGTCCGTTGCAACTATTCTGTTCAACGTTATATCCCCTGACATGACATTTGCATTAACAATATTTGCTATCAAGTTTGATGCATTTATGATATTAGATACGGTGTTACCAGATAAATATGATATATTTGAAATGTTTGCAGTTATGTTGGTAAATGCTACGTTCGTCCTCAAAGAACCAGTAGAAATTGTAGACGATACTGCATTTCCTATTATATCTATTTTTTGCACCCCTACTACAGAATTACCTGTAGATATACCAGACAATGTACTACCATCTCCGAAAACGTAACGGGTATTTATATTTCCCGCAGAAATTACATCAATTGTTGTTATGTTTCCCGATATCACATTAGCTGGAGATGTAACATTTCCGAACGCATCCGCCCTCAGAGTAGGCGGTACGTTCGAAGCTATGGGTTGTTGCGTGAGTGCCGCACCATTTCCAGTGAAGTATGTGGCGCTGAGATTACCGTACACGATCATCGTCCGTATCATGATGGGATCATTCAATGGATTAGAATAACCAGACATCGTCTACTTCGTTTACTTAATATAATATTTAATTTACTATACGCTTTAATATGCGCTTTAATATGCGTATGCAAAATATCCTATATATGTATTGCTATCACCAGATCCCCCTGGGTTATTCCAAATATAAAATTGAACTGATGTGTTCGTCAATGATACCACTGTAATGTTGAAAAGTGCCATCGTCTGACCAAAAACGGTGCTATATACACTTAACTGTATTCCATAGGAATACCCCGCTGGGAGAGGTGTTGTAAAAGTTATGGTGCGGGGATTACCAGAGTTAGTTCTTAATGACTGACCAGACAACGAAACTCTACCCATCGTCCAACCAGCAAATACAGGCGCCGTCGAACTTATAGATAACCTAAATCTACCAGCCGATAATATATTGTTGACATTCATAGTACCACTCTGTAATTGAGTTGACGTGCCAATATTTTGAACATACGACAATGTATTTGCCGATAAGTTACTCACGACTACGTTTCCACTGTATATAAGGTTTGATACTTGTATATTTGCAAGATTTGAAAGTTGTATGGTGCTTCCGTTTGCGAATAAGTTTCCAACGGACAATGAATTGACTGTGAAGTTTCCAGTCGTGGATAGATTACCAATGCTCAATAGCGTGTTTGTAGTTAAATTGGCAATAGTAGCATTTGTAGTGTTTGTGTTACCAACGCCGGTGAACGTTCCCGCTACGTTTATTGCACTATTAGTTCCGAACATACGTGTTGCTATCGAAATGTTTGCATTACCGCTTGAAGTTAAGTTTCCTGTGATGAACGCTCCATTTCCGTATATATACGACCCTGTAGAAATATTATTTGCAGTAATGTTTCCTCTGATAATAACCGCGTCTGTGACGGTTAAATTTCCGAAAGTTGCGTTACCTGTTATTGTTGATACGCTGGTAGTTACCGCGTTAGCGATTACATTACCCATCGTTAAATTTCCTGTTACTACGACTCCCGTGACTATAATGTTTGACATTGAAATATTTCCGAACATCGTGTTCGTGATATTGACTTGTCCTGTATTAGATGTCAAAACTTGTAAAATATTTGCCGTGCTGGTGAGAGAATTTGAAACGATCAAGTTTCCCGCTCTTTCTATAGATATACCTGGTCTGTAATATCGTCCGGTCATTGAAATCGCTTGGAACGAATTTGCAGTAACGTTTGGTGCCGAAATATTCGAAACTATCAAGTTGGACACTTGCCACGTGTTTGATATGACCACGTTGTTTGCGCTAACATTTGTCGCGGTCAGACTGCTCAAAGAGTTTGCGTTTAACGAGATCAAATTCGTAGGGTTGAATACAGACGCGTTGCTCTGCGCGCTCGCGGAAGACGCCAATATCAAGTTTCCTCTTATGATAATATTACCAGTTACGTTGGTTGCTATTGAATCAGATTGAGAATTTGAATTTATCGCATTCACTATTCCAGTTGCTGTAAAAGAATCTCCGACTAACGTGTTTGCTGTTAGATTTCCGATTGTTATTACGTTGGATATTACGAGACGTATGTTGGCGTTTCCTAGGAAGCTTGGTCTACTAATCGCCACTGTATTTCCTAATGAGTTAATCGTAGCTACAGACACATTTGCGTTTGCATTAATAGTTTCTGAGGTGAACACTTCTGCGCTTAACAAGGTGTTGATGGACACACTATTTGACATGCTCAAAACGTTACACGTTGCGTTTCCATAGAACCACCCTGTATTTACTTGGCTTGCACGCAGAACATTAGCCGTTATATCAACGGTAGGTATCAAGTTCGTTATTATCAATGAATTTGCATTAATGTTTGATGTGACGACGTTTCCTATATTGGAGTTCGTTATATTAACCGTATTCGCAGTTATATTACCGAATATGTTTCTTGTATTGTATACCGATGTTATGAGGTTTCCATATGACAATGTAGTTACAGTCGTATTGCCATCGCAATTTACATTTCCAACGACTTCAATATTGTTCCCTGTTATACCCGAGCGGAAAACAGCATTTGTCACCGTCAAATTACCCGTAGTGAACGTGTTAGAAACGTTTCCGGATGTTGAAACATTTTTGATTATTATATTTGCACTATCTGAGTTTACGACGTTTGCTTCGAGTGTATTCGTAACCCTTATATTACCAGATATGTTAGCTGTTATGACGGATGCGTTCGTGGTTTGTGATGATATTATGAAAGCGTTAGCAAAGTTTGAAATTACAAAAGATTGGCCAACAGAGATCGAATTTGCGAATAAATTTCCAGTATTTAAGATAGATAAATTTCCTACGTTACCTGTTAATATTTCTGTTGTTACGGAATTTGTCCTCAGATTCCCGTGAACAGTCAACGAGTTTCCAGCTACATTCGATGTAATGCTATTAAAAGTGAGTGCAACGCCACTTGCAGATAACAGACCTGAAACACGAACCGTTTGGGCATTTGCATTTCCAATATTTCCAGAAATATACGTAATATTTCCTACAGTACTATTGTTCGCCACTAGCGTCCCGGTATTTAAATTTCCTACGAACATGGAAACCGCGTTCCCCAAATTTGACACAATTGAAAATCCAGATATATTTCCGATCTGGGCAGAATTTGAAGTCAACGTTGTCGAGTACATAGTAATAACGTTCGCATTCCCTTGAACATTACCTACGTTCGCAAAATTAGCAAAAAAGTTCCCTGTGACGATATTTCCAAAAGATATATCATTTGTATTTACATTTCCAAGAGACAATATACCTCCTACGGACAATGTACTCATCAATACAGAGTTAGCACTCACATCAAAAGCTTCGGCATTTCCCGTTATATTTACGTTTGATATATTATTCATTTGTACGGTTATGACGTTATTTGCCAAAATGTTTGCCGACGAAATAAAAACGTTTGTGTTTACGTTAATCACATCGGTATACAGATTTGAAACGTCTCCTCTAGTGGTTAACACATTTGCCGTCAAACTCGTAACATTTAATGTTCTGAATCCCGCATTGCCGGTCACCACCGCGTTACCATCTATTGTGATATTCGATGTGCTCAGTACATTAGGGGTGAACGTCGGTATCGAAGCGTTATTTCCAGAAATGTTCGCAACAAGGCTGCTCACGGAAAATGATGAAAACGTGGTGTTTCCAGCAATCGTCGTCCCAGTGACGAACAAATTACTTATAGTAGCAACATTTGTATTTAAATTACCTATCGTGAACAAAGTTGATGTTACGTTTGATGCTGATACGTTTGATGCTGATACGTTTGATGTTATTAGATTGGAAACATTTGCCGTTGTCGTATTAAAAATGTTTGCCGTTATGTTTCCTATAATTAAATTTGTAAAAAACAGATTTCCCGTGACATTTCCCGTAAGAGTATTAACATTCGCAATGTTTCCCACGAGATTTCCGGTGACTGTAGTGGTTCCTTGAATGTTTGCAATATTCGCAATTAGATTTGTAATGTTTGATACCGCCAACGTCTCTGAAGAAACAAAAATCTCGGCTGATATAGAAGTTGCGTCGAATCTTGTCACGTTTAGATCTGAATTTGCTATTGTGGCTTGAACATCTACTTGAGAAGATACTACGTTCGAAGCGACCAGCGAGGTTACGTTCAAAGTGTCTACGTTAGACGATGTTAAGATCAAGTTACCAATATTAAAAACATTTGTTATAACATTCCCGAAGAACGTTGTGTTCGTGGTTACTGTTCCTACATTGGCATTTGATATCGTAGCAACATTGGTTGTAACATCACCAGTGAATGTGTCTACTGAAACAAACTTATTTGTATTTGTATTCGCTACGATGTTACCGACCATGTCAATGTTTGCATTCGGTGGCAACGTTGGAAGACCAGACATATTACTCGCATCTCCGTATAGACGAGTTGCGGTAATATTCCCGTCAATGGTTATCGTGTCTCCCATGAGAACATCAGATTTTACGAATGTTGATACTGTGTTTCCTATGATGTTTACATTTACGACATTCCCAGGGACAAAATCAGCCGCTCCTGTCATTTCAGATGCGTTACCTATGAGATAATCTACGAATACATTGCCAAAGACAACCACGTCTTGATTTACTATAACTGGATCAGCCCTAAAATCACTCCATCCAGAAGCCATTTATAGTATGTGTATATATTTTATGCGAGTGACTCAAATAATATATTTTGATAAATATATATGTACCCGAGACCAGAAAAATCTAAATCTTTTATGAGTCATGATTATTGTCGCGACGCTGTTTGCAAGAAAATATTTGGCGTGATTCCTCGACGTTCATCTAAAGAACTGAGAGTTAAAATAGAAAATACACCAAAGGATTTTGCCACGAAACCAGTGAAAATAACGCTAGAAAAAATACCCGTTTTGTTCGGCGGTAAGATTCTCGTATTCGTCGCAAAAGGATCATACGGTTCCGTGTACAAAATGAAACCTAATGGAAAGTTTGTAGACTACTTAAAGAGAGTTATCCTACCACGAACGACTGATTATATCGGAAACGTTGATAGAATTCCGACGGATGGAACGCTTGCGGTTATAAAATTTCAAGAAACAAAAGGACCCGCGCAAAAAGAAGCCATACTCAAGGAAATTGCTATTCACTCTTCGTTATCCAGAAGCAAAATATCGAGTAAATTATATGCCGCTGGTTTCATCGGCGATATAGCATGGCAAATATCATCATACGTCGACGGAACCGGTATGTGCGATGTAAAAATAACTGCTGATATTTTTAAAAAGATTGAAAAGACAGTGTTTGAATTATGGAAGCATAACATATTCCACGCGGATCTTCATTGCAATAATTTAATGATTACGAGGAAAAAAGATATTGTCGTGATTGATTTCGGAAGAGCGATTGTTCTTCCAAAAAAACTCGTTCCAAAGACGTTAACAGAGTTTAGGAATATAAAGTATCAAGAAAAAGTCCAAAGATATGCAGATTCTATCATAACGGGGCGTTCAAAAAAAAATAGTAATTACGTCAGAGCAACTATGGATAAAAAAGGAGAAGTGATACCATTGGTTGTTTATTCAAACGACGTCCATGCTCTCAGAGTGTTTTACGATAAGATGAGTGCTGAAGATAAAAAACAAATTCGATAATTTAAACTACACTTGTTACTTTACGAGGAGTTGTGTTTTGGACCGTCAACATAACTATTTTGTTCAGTTTGAAACCATGATTAGCTTTTGAAATAGATACTGATGTTGATTTCTTAGTCCACGGGTCTACGAAAACAACGGTGACTGCGTTCGGGGATACAACCTTGGTAACCTTTCCAGATACTTTTGAAGTTATTACTGCGGGTTTCGGTGCGGGTTTCGGTGCGGGTTTCGGTGCGGGTTTCGGTGCGGGTTTGGGTGCAGGTTTGGGCGCGGGTTTGGGTGCAGGTTTGGGTGCAGGTTTGGGTGCGGGTTTGGGTGCGGGTTTGGGTGCGGGTTTGGGTGCAGGTTTGGGCGCGGGTTTGGGTGCAGGTTTGGGCGCGGGTTTGGGTGCGGGTTTGGGTGCGGGTTTGGGTGCGGGTTTGGGTGCGGGGTTTATGATACTTTTTATAGTCCGGGGGTATGTGTTTTGGACTATTATGTTTACAACATCATTTATTTTTAATCCATGATTTATTTTTGAAACAGATACTGTCAATGCTCTCTTAGTCCAGGGGTCTGTAAATAACACAGACACAATTGATGGTGATGTTACTTTAGAAACTTTTCCAGATATTGTTGAAGTAATAGGTGGTGGTGGAGGAGGACATGAAGGTTGGTTAGGATTTTTATTGCATGCCATTGCACATGCGGGTATGGTCATGTCAACAGTACCATCTGGTTTTATACATTTTGAATATTCTTTGAATGTTTTCTGATTATAATCACGTAGATTGCACCACGCTTGTTTACTTGCCGGATTTTCTGCAATCAATTTGTTACATTGACCGGTCATAAATTCCACTATCGGATATTTTTGAGCCATGTCTTGACAACTGGAATCTGGATCTGTAGACAATGGTGTATTGTAACAAGTTGGAAAATTACTCATTGTCCATCCTACAGTATTTCTTTTAGCCTGTTCATCATAGTATGCTTTTCTTTCTGGTGTAAGACATGCTGATTGTTCTGGATTTTTAGCACATGTTATGGCACATTCAGGTTTGGTCTCATCAACCAAACCATCTGGTTTTATACAATTTAAATCAAGATATTCTTGAAACACTTTATTTTTATAATCCTTAACACTGCACCATCCTTTTCTATAGTTTCCAATACCCTGCGATTCAGCACAATGCCTATGCATAAACTCTGCTAATGGATACTTCTGAGCCATGTCTTGACATACCTGCGGGGGTTCTTTATATCTGGAATAAAGTAAACAATTCCTATACTCACCTTGAAACTCAGCTGCTGCTTTCCCTTCCGCTTCCGCTTGTATTTGTCGTTTCTCCCGTTGTTTTCTCCTCTCTTCTGCTTCCGCTTGTGATATACATTTACCGGGGGTTGTTTCACACAGCTTTACACAAAATGGTTGAGTCTTGTCGATATTCCCATCAGAGTCATAACAATATGAAAACTCTGGGTATAATTGTTCATTACGATCTCTCATACCACAAAAGTATTCATCCTGCCAAAGATTACACATGTCGTGCCTGAGTTTTAGTTCAGGGTATTTATATGCTAAATCTTCACATTTTGATTCCCATTCAGTGTCTTTAGGGTACATATCTGTTGCTTTACAATAGTACTGATACAATGTTTGTTCTTCTTCGGTCAAAACATTTTCAGTCGTTTCATCATCAACAATACTATCCGGGAAGTATTTCTTGAACCACTCTGGTATTTCTTTGGTGATTTCACCAAAGTACAGACTCGACATTATACAATAATAATATAAATAATTTTTTTATAAGAAATAAAAAATACCTCGTTGGTCAATCACACTAGTTAAGAGTTTTGAAATTTGCACACCGTTCCCATGTAATAACATTTCCTCTATCATATAGAATTTCCACGGACACTCACATCCATTAATACGTTTGAATGTTTCCCTGAATATCTTTTCAAAAGATGTATCGTCTTCTTTTGTTTTATCTCGGATGCGTCTATACATCATACTCAGGCGAACTATTGTAGGTATGTCAAACGATTTATAATATATATACGCGTCAACATTTTCTCTAAAGTATCTCCCAGTGATGAATGTTTTCTTCTTTTTTTCCATTATCAAACGTTAACAAATTAATAATCTTCAATTGGCACCAAATGAGTCCACGAATGTTCTGCAAGAGCAGCAGCTTCTTCTTCGGGTGTAAGATCGTTTTCAATACCAAAAACTTCTCTAATCTGTTCTGGCGTTTTCCCTCGGATACGATCAGCAACCGCTGCACACAAAACGTCCAACAGACCTTTGATGTTCAAGAAATTCGCACCCTGAATTAGATCAAACATGAAGTCCATATTAATATTCACGAATCCTTTGTCAAAATCTTTAATTTCGCGTTCAGTATGCGAAACATTATAAAAAGAACAATATTCTAGTATCTTTGTTAGCACTTTAGCAGTTATCGTTGGTAGCGGAATAGGTTCGTCGTCTCCAACGTCTTCTACGATATCATTGATCACTGTACTTTGATCGAGTACATTTTTATCAGCTTCAATGCGATGAAAATCTGATGTAATAAATACGATACTCATTTACTACATTAGCATAAATTTTGTGTTATAACTATAATTTCATCGATATAAATATATATACATTTATAAATGTCATTTCCGAGCGGAACATTACTTAGTGAAGGATTGTTATTTCCAACATTGCCAAATACAAGTATAGCACCCATACGCCCTGGAGTGTCACCATCTCCAAAACCCGCCCCTAAACCCGCACCGAAGCCCGTTCCAAAACCTGCGCCAAAGCCAGTTCCCAAACCTGCACCGAAGCCCACGCCGAAACCTGCTCCCAAACCTGCTCCCAAACCCGTTCCAAAACCCGTTCCCAAACCTGCGCCAAAGCCAGTTCCCAAACCCGCGCCAAAACCGGTACCAAGTCCTACACCATCTGGGAGACAAACTGACGCCGGGTTGAAACCCATAGTGATCACAGTAGATGGGCGCCAACATGTATATCAATCACCTTCTAATCCCAAGGGTCTCGTAGTGTTTTTACATGGTTGTGTCCGAAGTGTATTTGGGGGGTGGCCTCGTAGTTCGAACCCCAAGTTCTTCGGTCTTTCAGAAGACGTATCAAGAACAAAGCAAGCTCTAAAGGCAGGATATGCCATTTTGTACATTTCCCCAGCAGATCAAAAGAATAAATGTTTCTCTGCAAAGACAGACCCCAATACCATTAAAAAAGTGATAAATCAGGTAAGATCAAGTCTTCGTTTGAATAATAAACCTTTGTACATTGGAGGATGCTCTGCGGGAGGTGGTTTGGCCCAGCGTTTAGTAGCTTCTGGTTTCATACAATGCAATGGAATGTTCAACGAATCCGCTACGAGCGCAGAACCATCAAACAAAACGCCTGCGAGTTTATGGACTGTTTTGAGTACGCCGAAAGAACTCCAAGTAGCCACTGGACGAGCGAATGTTTTGAGACGATTCGGAAAACCCGCTGCGGTTTTGGTGTCCGGAAAACGTAAAATATACCCTGAATATTTCAGCGATCAAATTGCAAGCATTTCCGTTCAAAATTCTAGTAAAATTGTTCAATACTTACAAAAAATTAGATTCATTGATGCATCTGGAAACATTCTAAAAGATCCGAAGGATAAATCTTGGTACAATGGGTTGAAAAACGCAGTTCGAATTCCAGAAACAACTATAAGTTATTGGAATTCTTCGGTTGTTCAAGCGATGATGGTCGCATATGCCCATCATGACGCAGTCGCGGTGTATATGACGACATTCTTAAAATGGGCAGAAAGTGGATTCAAAGCGAATATTAATGAACTAGCAAAACAATTCGCTGTGACAAAACCTGCATACTTTTCAGCTGTTTAGTCGATCGGAAGGTCAATAATTTTAAATGGAATCTTTTCGGGTGATAAAATATTTTTGAGGATGATCTGAGACACTTCTGCTGGTGTGTAGTAATCCGATGGGACATGATGTTTCAGATTTTCCGGGAATGTTGTTTCTGTTATACCTTCTGTTATCTGCACAACTTCACGATCAGTGCACCTGTCGAAATTCGCCATTATATCTATCCTACCCGGTCTAATTAATGCTGGATCTAACATCTCTGGATGGTTTGATGATACGATCAAGATTCTCCCTGGACATTCGAGAACTCCGTCCAAGATATTTAATAAAGTTGCGAGTGTAAGGCGTTCAGGATGTTCATCCTTGATTAATTCTCTTTCGGATGTATTATGTTTCGTTGTTGTATTTTTGGGAGGTTCAATTTTTCTTGTCTGTCTTTGGTTCTTTTTCCGATCAATATCGGCATACTGTGATTGCATCCATTCACTTTGTATATTTTTAAAAACATTATCAATCTCGTCTTTGGTTTTAACTTTATTTAACTCCGTTGCGAACATATCACCACCATCGAGATTGAACGGTGTTAATGAATCGTCTATAACATTTGTTGTAAGTTTAGGTACGCTCTTCAACAGTGCGTTATGTTTTTCGATTTGCTTTGCATATTTATATTCTAGCGACGTATCCTCAACGATTTCGTCTATAACATTGTTAGAAACAAAATCCCCGGGTGTACCAAGTTTCGGCACAGAACGAACTTTATCGTACGTTGGTACTGTTGAACGTTTTTTTACGACATCTCCCATAGCGTCAATATCTTCGACCACTATGATTCGTTGATCAATCGGAATCGTGAACGACTTCGTAACACCGTCAGCGACCGTGTGAACTTTATCCGAGAAGAATAGATTTCTGAGTTGCGTCGCGGTCGTGTGTTCATCCAGACGAATATTCACAACATGACGTTTACAATCGTTCGCCAACGCTTTTATGAGACTCGTTTTTCCTGTTCCAGGGGGTCCATGCAGCAAAATTCCAAGAGTATATGGGATTCCCTTGTTCTCATACCATTCTTTGTTGTTCATAAAAAAGTTTATTCGGTCTTTCACTTCGTTGAGAGAATCGCCGTAAATATTCTTCATACTCCGAGACGTATGAAACGGGGTCATTGAAAACATCATGTTGCGAAGAGCATTTTCGTACGCCAGCGTTCCATCAACATTTTTCGTAAGGGGAACCGCCATATGGTCGAAGAAAAATGTCTGATCTCCTAATTCATTTTGTTTTAGGATTGTATAATCTCTTTCTATATTTTTCAACCGTGTCATGAGATACGTAAGATCCTTTGTATATGTGTACGTTTCGATTATATACGATTCGATCGTATCAACTCCGTTTTCGAGTTTTTCTACGATCGTTTTCAGACGGATGCAGAAATCGTCATCGACTATTATCTCATATCTATGACCGATTACGAACTGACCGGTTGGTAACATCCGAAGAGTCTTCGTCTGCGATAGTGTGGTTGCAAGGTGCATCACTGCGTCGGGAAGTTCTCCTCCGGATGTTGACGGTGAGAAAACTTTGGTCAAATTCACGGTTGCCAATCGAGTTCGTTCTTTGTTCATCAATGAAAGATTTTGAGCAACGTCCGACGTTTTCCATTTCTGAACATATTTCAAAGCTTCGAATATCTGATTCACAATCTTCGGACCAAGTGTTGCCACGGAATTTGCCGCCAACACCAATTTCATCAAACTGGGGTCACCGTTCCCAGAAGCGGCCATCATTGCTACGAGTAGATTTGAATCCATCGTGTCGTATCAAATGTATTTTTTTTTTAAGTTATTAATTTAACATAATAAACCACGATATTTCAATGATTCTTTCTCGTCGTTCTCTTGTGCTTAACAGACCTGTTTCAAGAGCAATGCGCGTAAGAACAAAAGCCATATCTCCAGAAATTATGCACATAATCACGGAATATGTCTGCCCCGTTGCAAAAAACTGCTCAGACATGTATATCGGAACCGAGGCACATCAGATGGGCGTCTTGAATAGGATAAATATTCTCATGGATACATATGATATTACGCATGGGGAAGGTTACGTCCTCAGGGCGTTGTTTCAAGATAATATGGATCTCGCTATAGAACTCGCAAAATCGTTTAATAATTACAACCTAGGAGTCGAAGTTGTCCGAGAAACAATTCAGAAGCTCCCAGATGTCACAACGATTCCTCATATTTGAATATTTGGATTGTCTGTTATCACACATTTCACTCCATACGAAAACAACTTTACGATTTCAGAATAATCGTTTACAGTATAAGCGTACACATTGATGTTACGATCCGTTGCAAACTTTACAATTTCGCGATTGACAAGATGATGATTTAAAACAACAACTTTACACCCCAGTTTATGCGCAAATCGGATCGTTTTTGCAGGCCGTATAACAGATATAAGACCCGTTGGTATTTTATCGTCTATAGTACGAACGTGTTGTATTTCGTCCCATTTAAATGAAGTCACCAGGGTATTTTCGTATGGGATATTCGATTTTTGTATGGTTTCTACCACTGCAGAAGCGGTGTCAGATGATTTTATTTCAATATCATATGTATATTCGTCCTTGAATTCATCAAGAACTTGATTCAAAGTCGGGATTTTTTCGGTTGAATTTCGTATCGACAAATTACTGAGTTCGTTCAATGTAAAATTTTTCACCTTTCCACACGAGTGTGTCATACGATCCAAGGTGCTGTCATGAAAAACTACCGGGATATTGTCTTTTGTTTTCCGCACGTCGAATTCAATCGCTTTTGGTATTACATGACGAAATGACATCATTGTGTTTTCAGGAAACAAGGCAGAACATCCTCTGTGTCCAATCAACATATACACTAATATAAGATTAATTATTGCTGGTTTTAGCTTTCGTGAACCTGTAAAAACTTGGCTTCATAGCGATTTTTTCGGCAATCCTCGCTCGAATAATATTAAACGCATCTTCTGTTGGGGTGTAATCATTGTACCACTCTCCCGTCATCACGTTATCAGGGTCGAGTTTAGCGTCAACGTTTATCTTATACCCCCTATCAACAAGTTCAACGACAATTTCGTCGTATCGTTGTTGCAAATACTTGCCTTTATCGTAAAAGAACAGAACATGACCAGTGTTCAGAGTAAATTTTGATGGGATCTTCTTCAATATTTTTTCGGACGATTGAGTTCGAAGACTTCTTGCGAGTGCCTTCGGAATCATCTTAAGTTCACGAAATTCTGCCATGAGATGCTGGTCAGCTAATTCTTGAACCGGTACGAGATTCACACGTGTCATCTTTAATTTGATAGTTAGAATAATTATAACAATGAGAACATTTACAAAATACGAAAATATATATATTATATTTTAACCAGGGATAAATGACAAAATAAAAAAAAATACAATGTACGTAATGGACATCATAGGTACGATAGCAGTATCTTTCTTGGTTTCTTATTTGTATAACATCATCTATCGTCCGCCAAAGATAATATATTACGAATATAGCCCGCTACCCGTGTCATATCCCTGTAAATTTCCATAACTAACAAGTAAAAAATATGAAATCACCGAGGGCATGAAGATGATCTATTATCTAAGTCTTGGTGATCGTGGTAAAAAGTAACTTTATCATCGTGAATATTTATCACATATATGCTGTCAAAATCATTCTCTTTCCAATCAGGTACATTGTTCGGGTTTGCTCCGTATTTCTCAATCAATGCTCTTGCAATTTTAACGAGCTGAACATGTTCCCATGCCACAATTATGGTTTTATCTTTGCTAACGTACAGATCATCCGCTATTTCTTGTACCTGCGTGACTCCGTATTTAATGTCCACCGGCATACCGAGGGCTATGGCAGTTGGTTCTATGGTCGCCAGGGGGCGGATGTAATAATATTTTTCTCCCTTATCTTCTTTCTTTATAGTCGGGTCTGGGGCGTATATCTTCGTTGGTATACCATATTTACTGACGAGAACATCGGGAAGAGCCAATGACCTGTTAAGACCTTTGCAGTCTAGTTGACCTAACCCCAAATATGGTTTTTCTCCATGTCGAACGAAAACAATAGTTTTTCCACGGAGCGTCTTACCCGGATTCTTCGAAACGATTATGGTTATTGTTATGATAACGACTACTGCAAGCACCGCGACTATCAACAATGACGTGCGCATTTATATAACATCTGATTTTTATCTTCGTTTGAACGATCGTCAAATCAACAAACTCTAATATATAAATCACATGTATTTATAAACAATAATGGTTGACTCTATTATATCATACGCTACATATGGAAAAATGTTCTCCCGAACATCCCCAAAACCCGTTATGCCCAAGAATCTCAAGCCTCAAGTGGCTATTTTTTCTGCGGGAAATTATGTAAAGGATTTCATCAAACCGATCGAATCTATTTGTACCCCGGTATATATCGAATCTAGTCTAAACGAAACGACCGCGGCTCTTGCCAATAAATGTGACGCAATTAATGCATTCGTGAATGACGACTTGTCCGCACCGGTTCTTGACATTCTAAAAAATTGTGGAGTATCCTCGATCACCCTGCGATGTGCCGGGTTTGACAGGCTAGATATCGAATACGCGAAAGAGCTTGGTTTCAATGTGTATCGAGTTCCAGCGTATTCCCCACGTTCCGTAGCGGAACTCGCTCTTACACACATGATGGCACTGAGCAGAAACATTCAGCTTGTATTGCCACGAGTGAAGACTGGTAATTATACCATGGAAGGTCTTGTAGGTCGTGAAATTACTGATAAGACAATCGGTATTATCGGAACCGGAAAGATTGCGCAAGAATTCATTAAACTGGTTAAGCCGATGGCAGGTCGTATCATCGCTTATGATGTTTACGAAAATGACATTGTGAAGGAAATGGGTGTGGAATATATGTCTCTTCCAGATGTTATCAAGGAATCTGACGTTCTCAGTCTGCACTGCCCTCTGATGAAAAGTACATTCCATATGATCAACGAAGATACTTTGAAGACGATGAAGAAAACTGCAGTCATCATCAACACTGCTCGCGGTGGTCTAATCGACACAGAAGCATTGATTGACGCACTTGAGAGTGGGGTAATTTCAGGTTGTGCGATGGATGTATATGAACATGAATCTGGTCTTTTCTTTACAGACCGGGCGGTTCTCCCAATCGAGGATCGCATGAAGTTTTGGGACAAGAAGTTTGCACGACTTGCAAACCTACCAAACGCTATTGTCAGCCCTCACGTTGCATTTCTGACTAAAGAAGCTCTTAAAAATATTGCAGATACAACCATCGAAAACCTAACTTCAGCATTCAAGGGCGAACGTAATAATAATAATATGGTATTCTAAATTCAAGTGTAAAAATAAACTGACAACATATCTTTTTTTTTCAAATGGTTAATAATCAATTGAAAATGAAAACAACTATAATAAATACTTTTTAATACACTTTTCAATACATGTAAATTTCCTCCAATTTGGTCAATGTTCTTATCTAAGGAGTTTCTTGTTGATATATAAAAACGACAACACGTAAATGACAATTTATATCAACATGCATTGTAATATAAGTGATTAATACATATGATATGATACCAGTAAGGAGATATGATAGGCCGTGTCATATTTTTCCTAACGTTGGTTACCACAGCGTTTGCACGTCCAGAACCATTCACTACAAACCAAATTGTCACAACCCAAACTACCGTCGTTAACTCTCCCAAACCTCCTTCTCCCAAACCTCCTTCTCCCAAACCTCCTTCTCCCAAACCTCCTTCTCCCAAACCTCCTTCCCAAAACCTCCTTCCCAAAACCTCCTTCTCCCAAACCTCCTTCTCCCAAACCTCCTTCTCCCAAACCTCCTTCTCCCAAACCTCCTTCTCCCAAACCTCCTTCTCCCAAACCTCCTTCCCCAAAACCTCCTTCCCCAAAACCTCCTTCTCCCAAACCTCCTTCTCCCAAACCTCCTTCTCCCAAACCTCCTTCTCCCAAACCTCCTTCCCCAAAACCACCTGCACCTGAACCACCTGCACCTGAACCACCTGCACCTGAACCACCTGCACCTGAACCACCTGCACCTGAACCACCTGCACCTGAACCACCTGCACTTGAACCACCTGCACCTGAACCACCTGCACCTGAACCACCTGCACCTGAACCACCTGCACCTGAGCAAAACTTTTATGGAAAATGGACATATAACACTCTCGATGTTAATGCTCGTATGAATGGTCGTCCTTTTATCCCAGCGATTGAATTCGCCCTTCCAATCAACAAAGAAGATAAAGTGGTGATTGAAAACCGTGGAACCCCTCTTGTATTCACCACCCCTGGTGTGATTGAACTAAATTCCTCAGGAATTGGAACAGGAGACTTTATAACGGTAACAATTAAATACGAAACTAGTTCTATTGACTGGACGATTAACGAAATGAACGATTATGGAGTTGGTATTGCCTTCATCCGTAGTGATGGTGAGTTTTTCAATGTTCCACATGTATGGGACGATGGTGATACCGGTTACGATATTGTTCTCAGAGAGAGTCAACGTCGACCGATGGGACGCAATATCGAGCATACCAAAACAATTCAAATTCCCGAAGGTCCCGATCGCGTAGAAATCGCTCTCCTACCAATGTTCGGTTGGATGAATGATGGTGTACATGACTTTGTTCAAGGTAGTTTAACAAATGTAGAACTGTCTATCGAAATCAATGTTCTTACTTCACCTCCTGCACCCCCACCTCCCACTCCTGCACCCCCACCTCCCACTCCTGAACCCACTCCTGAACCCGCTCCTCAATACGAAATAACCGCAAAGTTCGAAGACCATCCATACTTAGATTATACTCAGGATAATGCGAATGTGAAACCTTCGTATTTCAACACAAAAGTAGTCGACGTTAACATTAAATATGATGTTGATGGTGTTTTTGAAATTCCATTCGGGTGTACTAATATGACATTGAAAGTTAACGGTTTTGATCTAGTAACAGATCGTCTGAGATGTATTCATATAAGTCTTCGTATTTACGATGATAATGATGTTGTAGTACAAGACGTATTCAAGATACCTCAGAGTGAGATTTGCTATAATAGTCCTCCGCGAGCTTTTGAATACATGGTTGATATAACCGAACAAATGAAATCAATTGTTTTCAACATCGCAGTAAACCCCGGGTATACTTTAAACGACCCCGTAGTAATTGAAAGTATGGAACTAATTTTTTCCAACATTTGAAATTGAGTTTAATTGTCAATTGATTAGTGTCATCTTGTATGCATTTTAATTAAATATATGTAATAAATTATACATTTTTAAACAGATAATATATATTTAAAAATGTTTACATTACCCTAATTTTCATCACTATGGAAATGGTACTGTATCAATGATTGAACTCCTATCCATCGGAAGACTTGTTTCTTGATTAACAAGTTGAGTATCATCGAGACGATGTATACATTCTATTTCTTGTGGGATTGAACATTTAAATTGTGACATCCAATTGTGTCGGATTACTTTCCCCTGTGGTGTATTAAGAATATCTGGTATATAAATAGAAAAACGTTCTGGGGATTTCAGGATATATTCTTGGAACAAATACATATCATACCAAGCCTTAGTTTTTTCTACTCCATGAATGAGTTCATTGGCATCTGCACGCCTGACAAACTCTTTGAGAATATCTTTGAAATACGGACTTGCCAAAGCAAAGAATGACCCGCAGTTAGCAATACAATGGTCTTTCACATAAAGATCCCTAGAAAAAGCACCATCTTTTCCATTATCAAGGAGGTCTTGCATGAGGAGTTCTAGGTCGGCTGTATGTTGGATCCATGCATCGGTATCTAGATACACAACGATTGTGTCCGGATCAAGTTCATCTACTACATCAGCCTTAACTCGCCAGCTCGTCATAATGGGGCTTTCGTCGTCACGTATATGGGGAGAGATATCAATGAACCGATAAGTCCACCCCTTGATATTGCAAATACGTGAATTAAGACTGCGTGTCGCAACGACCATGGGGTGGTCTGGACGATTGTCTGCTTGAACGACGAAAACCTTCATTTATTTTATTATTTTTATTATTTTTTTATTATTTTTTTATGATTGCGGCAGTCTTTCCGTTTCCGATGTTGAAAAAATGATACGTTTGGTTTCTACTTTCGAAGAAATCATTGGTCGCCTTCCGCTGCCCTTCCCAGTGGTAATAATCGTCAAAAATTATGATCCCACCTTTGACTACGTTATCGTACATACGTTCGAGTTCAATTTTACTAGATTCGTACCAATCAGTGTCCAGACGTAGAATTGCAATCTTTTCCGGGATGTTTTCGCTTTTAGCCAACGTTTCCATTACATCTCCTACTATGTAATGCAACTTATCCTGAGGATACCCGGTCGAATTAAGTTTATCACGAACCTTTTCAAGTGGAGTGTAGCACCAGCCGTTCGTTTTATCATTAATTATCTGTTTCTCCCATTCTTTATGAACTTCTTCTTTGCTCATGGTGTAAAACGTCGCGGTATCGCACGTATAATCATATTCCCCTGGTTCTGTCAGACCGCCAAACGTATCGTACATGTATATATCTCTGACCTGGTTATGTTGTTGCAACTCCTTTATCCATACATATTCGAAATGTCCTGCGTCTACTCCACATTCTACCAAACATCCTTCGATGTTGTTTACTATGACATGTCTTACAGCGTCTGCCCCGTCCATTGGTTTACACTATGTTTATAAAGTTTTATTGATTATATGACGAACCACTTTTTTCCCTCTTCTTCCCCGAAAAATTCGATCGGCATATTCGATTCGCTATTCCTCACGTACGAGTGGAAGATTTTCGGCACATCCACATTGAGTTTAGAAACGAACCAAAAGAAGGAGGAGTCGATACAATGAACTGCCAGGGCATTCTCAATTAATTTTTGACAATACACGGTTTTTATATTAAGATTTTCATCGCGTCCTATAAATAAAATTGGTACATTTTTTGGAAGAAATTCATCTCGAACGGTACCTATTCTCCCTGGTACATCGTGAACTATTATATAGTTTTTCCCTAGTTTCTGAACTACATCGTTATATGTTTTCTCCTCTTGTTCTAAATCTCGTATGAATGAAAAATTCGTCCACGAAAGCTCAAAAGGCAATCCCATATGTTCGTAAAAATACTTTGGGTTTCCGGGGGACGGGGGAGTCGTGCGTGTTCTTTGCCATCCGATTCTCAAAACTTGAGCTTCCGGGGGGAAAGTAATTTTATCTACATCTCTAATGTCAAAGAAAGATATATCCGGTATATCTCTTAAAAGAAATGCGGTGTTCTCTAAATTACCTTCATAAATAGACAAGTATATTTTATACGTTTCTGCGTATTTACGTATACCTCCGAGTTGGCATATTAAATCTCCAAAACCTACGTGAGTTAAAATTACGAGTGGAGGCCTCATTAATATTACAATTACTATTTTTTTAAATTATTAATTTAAATAATTAAAATTAGTATAAACAATACAATGACCACACCTTGTATTACGATTTTATCTGGCCATTTTCCAAAGGAAACTATATACGCAAGAAAGACAAAAGAACTTGTAGAGGAATACTGTTCTATCCATGGGTATAATTTTTATTACGAAGAAAGCGAACCACTCGAAACGGAAGAACACGCTCTCCACTTTAGGAGAAGTTGGATAATTCAACAGGCCGCTGAAAAATTCCCAAGTACCGAATGGTTTCTGTGGCTTGATTCAGATGTTTACGTGAACCCCAAAAACAAAAACAAACCTATCACGTCTTTCATAGATCTGAGTGACCCGAACATACTATATCACACTTTCCACGAAGCCCCGTGGGGCAGTTACCCAATAAACACAGGAGTAAAATTCGTACACAAAGACGCTCTTGAAATAGAAAAAATCGTGTGGAGTTTGAGAAACGAAGCCCCATGGAATACGTTTCCCTACGAACAAAAAACGGTTTATGAATATGTATTCCCTAGAATCCCCGGTCGTTATATAGTCCATGACCCATACACTTTGAATTGTATAGTCAAAGCATATCCGGAACATGTTAAAGATGCTTTATTCGTTCACATGTGCGGTACTTCTCGTGCAGAAAGAGACGAACATATGGAGATGGTAGCAACTGGTGAAATACAACTTCCTAAGAAGACAATTGGTTATATCCATGTATGCCAGAAGGATGGGTGGGAAAGGTCGTTTGGAATGATATTAAACGAAGTCAAGCGTTCCGGACTATATGACAAGACAGATGAGATACGGTGCGTGATCGTCAATGATATTGACCGTCCTTATTACAACGAAATGTTCGAAGATACCAAATTAAATCTCCTATACGCCGGTGAATCTCAAAAATACGAGAGACCCGCGCTATTGCACATGAAACAACAATCCGAGACAGAGTATTGCAATTACTGGTACGTGCACACGAAGGGTCTTCGGTGGTTCAACACACCGAAGGAAAACAATGTCGTTGATTGGATAAACCTTTTGATATATTGGAACGTTACCAAATGGGAAGAAGCGATTTCTAACCTAAAAACACACGACGTATATGGTTGTAATTTTACAGACACCCCAACTCCTCATTTTTCAGGGAATTTTTGGTGGGCCACTTCAGAGTACGTACGAAAACTACCCGCGTTTATATCATCAGGGTATAACGATCCTGAGTTTTGGTTGTTTTTGGGAAACCCTGTGTACAAAAATATCTTTTCTAGTGGGTTAGAAGGCATGGGGCATTATGATAACAGGTTCGAGAGAAATAAATACGCCCCCGAAGCCGATTTCGCCTCGACGGAGGAAACCCCCCTCGTTAAATCGGGAACGCTGGCAAGTCTGGTAGATAACACAAAGACGGATAAAAACACGACCCACAGTTATCTCAACTTGTACGAAGAAATATTGAAAGAGAAAAAATACAGTGCGAAAAATATAATCGAAATAGGGATTGGGGATTTTGGAGAAAAAAATGGAGGGAGTATCAAAATGTGGAGAGACTACTTTCCTAACGCAACTATCTATGGAGTAGACATATTACCCAAAGACAGAGTAATGGATGAATTGTTAGAGGATGAAAGAGTTGCTATATTCACGGAAACCGACGGGTATACCACAGACTTCATTAATCGCGAAATAAACAATATCAAGTTTGACTTTGCGATTGACGACGGACCTCATACGCTAGAAAGCATGGTACAATTCGTACGACTCTATCACACTCTATTGACGGATGATGGTGTTTTGATCGTAGAGGATATACCTCATTTAGAATGGTTAGAAATTCTGGCAAATGAAATCCCACAAGATATGCTACATTGTGTTCAAGGTTACGATTTAAGATCTGTGAAGAATCGGTTCGACGATATCGTGTTCGTGTTTGATAAGAGATGTGTGAATACACAAGAATAGCGGTATGTGAAAAATTAAAATGTAATGTCATTTTACCAAGGGAGAATGTCATTTTACCAAGGGAGAATGTCATTTTACCAAGGGAGATGACAAATGACAAATGACAATATTCAGGTATAAATAAGGTGTTTTGATAGTTGAATGTATCTTACTTATCAAAGCAACCAACAATGGCTCTTACTAAGACTCTCTTCGCTCTCTTCGCTCTCTTCACCGTTGCGAGCTCTCGCACTCTGAAGTATACAACTCCGACGATCCATAATAATTGTGGCCACTCCGTTACCGGGATTAAGCTTATTAACGCCCAACTCACAGGCGAAGATGCACCGGATTTCGAGTGTGATTATTCTGATAACGAACAAATCGTGCTGACTCCTGGTCCCAATTCGGTTGATAAGTGGGCCCGAGGTGTTAGCATCGTTGCCATCCCCGAACTCAAGAGCGGTGATATTCTTAACGTTAACGACCCTAACCCCTCCGGTAGTTCTCTCGGTGAATCGTGCTACACTGATGGTGTGATGATGCAAACCTTTGACATTGCGAGCGATAACGACGTGTACCTATGCTCTATGTCTTCTTCTGAGCCCTCCCCCGAGCCCTCCCCCGAGCCCTCCCCCGAGCCCTCCCCCGAGCCCTCCCCCGAGCCCTCCCCCGAGCCTACCCCCAGCCCCGAGCCCTCCCCCGAGCCTACCCCCAGCCCCGAGCCCTCCCCCGAGCCTACCCCCAACCCCAGCCCCAGTCCTATCCCCGAGCCAGAGTATAGCATCGTGACTATTGTGAACAACTGCCCTGGTGACATCCACATCTATCAACTTCCTCTGATTGACAATCTTTATGATTGTGACTATGCGATTGATCCATACAATTCGACCGTCGGGAGCTCCGTGGATATTGTTATGGAAAGTGATCATCCTGAACTGAACGTCTATCTCATCGCATATCTTTCTGATGATAATCTGCTGACATCCGACGGACAGCAGTTCAATGTGACTCTGCCACATGCTCTCAGTGAGAGCTGCAACATTGATTTCGGTGGTTTTGTGACGTTTACTGACATTTCGACTGTGACTGACGGGAAGCTGTATATGTGTTCGGTATAACAATTTAAATAAAATAAAATGTGAAACATAATGACGACGAACATCCCTATTTCCCTTGGTGAAGCATACGATCGTCTTAGCATTCTAAACATCAAAAAAGAACGTTTTGTAGACCCTAAAAAACTCGAATATGTAACACGCGAAATTGAAACACTTCCGCCAGTAGAAGAAAAGTACACAGAGTTATTCAATCAGCTCCTGGATGTCAACAAAACCCTTTGGAACGTCGAAGACAGTCTCCGTGAACTTGAGACACATAAAAAATTCGACGATGAATTTATTTTCCTCGCACGAAGTGTGTATAAACTAAACGATAAACGTTTTGAACTAAAAAACAAAATAAACACATTTTCCGAAATGAAAATTGCAGAACAAAAGCAACACCCTCTGGTTATCAAAAAACAAGAAATTATAATTTTCCCACATCTCGGTCTCGGGGACTTCTTATGCTGTATGAGTGCCATACGAATTTACTCTGAGCAATTCAAGGTTCATCTGATTATCAAAGCGGAATATGAAGACAAAATCAAATTCTTCTTGAAGGACATCACGGATCTTGAATATATTCTTGTTCACAATGACAGATACCAAGACCTTAAATTCGACCAAGGTATTCCGGTGATTGGAATTGGACAGCATCGGACCGGTCAACATATACGGGTTAGGGACTTTCCTGGGGTATTTTACTCAGATTTCAATCTTCCGAAGGAGGCGATGCACGACAAATTCTTTTTCATTCGTGACATGTTCGAGGAAAATAAAGTGTATGAAAAAATCGCCAAAGATAACCCTGAGTACATCGTGATTCATGATGACCCAAGTCGCAACATGACGGTCAATGATGATTTGCTTCCCAAAGGAATCTATCGGGTGTATCTCGGTCGTGAACATAAATATATTCCGATGATATATTCAAAAAAACTACTTGAAAACGCAAAAGAGATCCATTGCATTGACTCATCATTCTTGTGGTTCGCTGGAATGAATAAAATTAAGACGAAAAAGGTCTTGCACTCACATGCGAGAGGGAATTCGAAGGACGACCCGATTGTGTACTTTGGGATAGCCGAGGGAAAAACTTGGAATGTAATTTGAGTTATATCGGTTACTGACTATATTCGAGAATTTTCTGATACCAATAGTCAATCTTCAGTTTGTCTAGATTCCAATCTTTAGCCATTATTATGTCATATTGTTCGTTTAAGTATTCTTCGGTTATGTTCTCCCAGTCATTCACGAAGAGTATCGGAAGATCTGTAAACTGCTCCATCGCAATATGTTTTTTCACGATCGGGATGGTTCTGAGATACAACGATTCCCAGAGTCTATGAGTGTCAATGCCATTTCCACGAGGTGCAAAACAAAACTTGTGTGCGTACATGTCTTCCAAAAATTTGCGGTGACCTTCTTCGGACACCTCGCCTTTTCCGATGGTCACCCACGATTTATCACTGTATAAATCAACGATCCTTTGCCGTTCTTCCGGGAAATTCTTGACTGTTATGTTCATGTACACGAGATTCTTGATTTCTTTCGGAGTCTTAGATACTTCGAGGATTCGGTCGGTGTTTCCGATGATCCGATGAATTTCGGAATTCGGCTCGTCTTTATTTGTTATTCCGAGTGGAAATGATATGACTTTCGGATGTGGGATATTCCGATTTTGACAAAACCACGCTCTGATATTCGGTAGCCGTATGATGTCAATTTCACGTTCTGATATGTCGTAGTCCGAGTGACCAGTCACCAACACCGGGGTGTTTTCGAGAAATACTACATCAGTATCGTCACGCCATCCACAATTTGATACGATGTATTGGTATTGTCTGAATTTGATAAAATCTGTTTTAACGTATTTAGCGCCAAATATTGTAGACTTACAAAAATTAAACAATTTATCACTCGTTATGAAGTCGTCTGATTCAAGAGTAAGTTCGGCGAGCTTCATTACGATACTATGAGATAAGTTTCATAAGTTTATTTTATTATCATTTCAAATATTTTGATTTCTTTTTCTAAATTTGTGAAATTTTTTTCCAAAATGGCGACTTCTTTTTCTAAATTGGCGATTTCTTTTTTCCGTTCGGCGAATTCTTTTTCAAGATATGAAAGTCTTTCTTCAACTGATTTGAACCACGTGGGTATATCTTGGGGTATGTCTGTCATATTGTATATTAACACACTACGTTATTTTATATAGAATTTGTTGATATACATTCATTTATCATTTTTCCTTTCACGTTTCTTGCGTTCTTCTTCCATAGCTTTCTCAGTTTCAATACGAATGCGTCTATAGTGCGCCCACTGTAAACTTGTGTAAAACAGAACACCCGCTGTGATACCGTGTCCGAGAATCCGAGAACTTTCGACGATGTCGCTATGAGCGATTACACTTCTTCTGGGTTGCCGTTGGGTTTGTTGTCTTTGGATAACACTTGGTTTATGTATTGCCGAAACGTTGACTAGACGAGCGAGCATTATTACAATCGCAATATTTTTATTCATCGTACGTATCATCGTCGGCATCATACCCCGATGAATCTGGGTCAAAATCGCGACCAGGCGTAACACTTTTTTCAGCAAGATTGATAATCCCCATACTAATAATTGTAACGAACATAAAACCCGTTGTTACAATACCTTGATAACGGAATGTTTCCATAATATCTACAGACATTGGGCTCACGCGCCGAACCGTAGAAACCCTCGTTGGCCTAACGATGGGCCTGTGAATACCGGTGAATACCTTAGACTGGACAACAACAGACTTCATTTTTCTACTATTGTTTTTCTTACCGTATTATACATATATCTGTTGATATGATTGTCACTTTACCATATCAACAATATATAGTTTTAATATACCGCAAGCGCGAATACAATATATAAAATGTCTCGTAAAGTAACAATCGCTACCACACAGTTCGCTTGTACTCACGATATTTTTGGAAATATCGAACGCGCCGAGATGTTGGTGCGCAACGCCGCTGCAAACGGAGCGCAAGTTATCGTCCTGCAAGAGCTATTTGCAACAAAGTATTTTTGCCAAACACAATCTCCTCAATATTTTAAATTCGCGGACCCCGCTGATGACAGTGTGATTGTAGAAATTTTCTCAAAACTCGCCAAAGAACTGGGAGTTGTGATTCCGATTCCTTTTTTTGAAAAAGATGGGAACAATTATTACAATTCCGTCGCTGTCGCGGATGCCGATGGTTCTATCGTAGGTGTTTACAGAAAAACTCATATCCCTCAGAGCAAGTGTTACGAAGAGAAATTTTACTTTACACCAAGTAGCAATCCGTATGAAGTTTTTGAAACAAAATTCGGGAAAATGGGTGTGCTGATTTGCTGGGATCAGTGGTTCTCTGAAGCAGCGAAATGTCTGGCTCTAGAAGGCGCTGATTTTATTGTATACCCCACCGCCATCGGCTCGGAGCCAGAATTTCCTAACGGCGAATCTTACCTGCATTGGGCAAGGACCATTACGGGTCATGCAGCTGCAACCGGTGTTCCAGTAATTGTAGCCAATCGCGTCGGACGCGAACGCTTCGGGAAAACTAAGATTGACTTTTTTGGAGGAAGTTTTATCGCTGACGGAACCGGCGCCGTTGTGACACAAGTAGGAGGTGTTCCTCAGAAGAATGGTGGTGTTGATCCTGAACCTGTTGATCTTAAAGGTTATACGAAATATACATTCGATCTAGATGCCCTCGAAAATCATCGCGCATTCTGGGGTCTTTATAGAGATCGGCGGCCGGAACTGTATAGCCGACTCGTATTTTAACTCCTGGACATCCACCTCACCATACGATATATTCTAACACAATCTTTGCATTCGCACCGAGGTTGTGGGGTACTCGTGAAGAAATTTGTTATTTTACCCCACACAGCTTTAAATGACATTAAGTTATATATTACTTAATTATTTTAATTTATTTTATTAAACTAAAGTATAAAACTATTAATGCTTACAAGTATCCCCATTAAATCTTATCCGACAGGTCCTAAATGTCCGACAGGTTCCAGTCGCCATGCGTATCCGTAGCAAAATTCACAAAGCAAAACAAGTTTTCAAATTCCTAGATATCATCAGTGATGATGTGGTACAATGGGACAATAAAACCGATATGATGTCCGATGAGTTCAGGAAACAGACGGAAGATATTTTGGCAAATGCAATAACCAGGCAATCATCTACTCGTCGTTAAAATAATAAAAAAGTAGATACTACTAGATACTACATTTATTTTTTTTTCCTAAAAAACGTTATATAGATGTTTCAACGGGTCGCTCTTCAAAGCCAATGAACTCAAAGCACCCTGGGGAATTTGATTGTATATAAAAATTTTTATAATAATATTTCAAAAAAAAAAAAATAAACTGAAAAGTATTAGTAGTGTGCCGTGTGGGTTAGGTATTAATAGTATTAATACTTATTATTTTTTTTCTAAAATATTAACTTAAGGTTTCCATATACATCATACGATAAATATGGAAACGTTTGAGATTAAACTTCATAGTTGTAGTTGTGGGTATAAAACTGTAAATACTAGCAACGCTAACAAACATAAGAAAACAAAATGTGGCCATGAGATGAAATCGGAGACAAGAGAATTTGTCCTCAAAGATGATATCCACACTCCTGCTCCCATTGGTAATATATCAGTCGTTGGTGATTATGCGCACATTGGAGACAATAATTTCACGTTCAATCTCACAGTTCCTGATGGGGACACTAGAACCGTTATTTACAAAGCGTTGAAGTCCCCACAGTTTCAACGCGAACTGAACGGGGAGTTTCAACCGGAAAATATCCCCGCGTTGATATTTCGCCACACGAAGGGGCGGGGTATCGTAAGACCAGATGGGCAGCGTGCGATTCACGTAGAAGACGACAAAGTCCACGAAAAGGATTCCGGAGGTAAACTTACGAAGACTCCGATAAATAAATACGCGAAGCAGTTTATAAACGATGCTACGAGCACTCTCGAACGGAACACTGATGTAATACAACCAAAATTTGCAAAAGAACTCGTTGACGACCTGAAAACCGAAAATCTCCCAGGTCATAAACGTAACGAAAAGGTTTCGGGTGCCGAGGCGTTAAAAAATTATGCATCTGGTTCTCACGTGGTGTATAAGTATCCTGCGGAAACAAGGGGGTTTGTTGATAGAGCAGTGAACGCCGTGAAGAATGAAATTAGAAACGCGAACGGTTAGGGGTTAGAGTTTTTGAAAATGATAGTTTCGTCGTTGTCTTCTATTATTACGCTCGCCGCTTCAACGATAAGATGTTTGTCTCCTCGTTCGATTATTTCCTTTATCAGTCCTACCGACGATGCAGAATTTAAATCAATGAGTCTTTTGGATTTGTCGCATAAATCCGTGTACGCGTCAATGTCTTCTGCGTTCAATTTCCGGCGAACGTAAAAAGTGTTCATTACTTTGGGATCTGCCAATTGAACAGACCATTTCGCTCCGTTGTATACATTTTTCAATCTCAAGAATTCTGGAGTCTTGTATGTGACAAGGCCGCCCCAGAGATATTTAATACCACTTTCTCGTTTCTGTTTGTATCTTACGAAGTCTCCTACTTGTATATCATCGTGGTGATTGCACCGAACGTACCCTCTCATGAAATCGTTGGAATAAAATTCTTCTTTCGTCAGTGTTTTTTTGTCTTTATCAAAACGGATCCCCGTTGTGTTTACATCTTCCTTTTTGATTCCTTGTAATGTGTTCCTGAGTAGGTCTAGCCTACTGTTCAAGCTATTGATTTTATCCATGTGTTGCTTTACAAGATTATATTTAAATTATGAAATTGTCGATACGAGATTATTCAGAATTGTCATCGTCATCAATCATTTTAATATCCCACATTCTGTTAAAATATGCGTCGATCTTTGCGAGGTCCTTCGTTACCACGGAACAGAACGGGAACCTGTCTTCTGCTGCATCTATGAAATCGAGTGCTCGTGTCATGCGGTCTACAGCGTGTAATTTCCTCGGAGCATCATCAATGACGCCAATGAATTCATATAGAAAACTACGAATGGCGCTATGTCTGCCGTATTTGCTCCAATTGTAAGAATCACACTTGACTCGCTGATATCTCATACAAATCATCGTATACACCGAGAATACCATATGTGCCAAGATAGAACCCATTTCAATATGAGACACGGTCCTGATATCAAAATCAGTATTTTTTGTAATTCCGTCATAACACACATGATTACGAAGAGTCTTCATTAGTTTCTTCGTTGTCATACCAATGGGCGGCTCTTCGTAATACTTGATATACTCGTCAGAAAGCAGTTTCTTCAGAGTCTTCCTGAAAGTTACGAACATTTCGACGCTAACCTCCTCCTTGTCAGTGTACAACTGCACACGGCTGTACATATCAGAAGGATTTATATTTGGCTCTTGTTTATTGGTTTTGTATATTTAATTCACGATATTACAAACAACATACTTAAATACTACAGGTCATTCCGTGGACAAATGATATACATGTGAGAAATGACAAATAAATTTATTTCGTACAATAAAATGGAAACCCGAGAATACTTGTTGACGATATTGTTCGTGATAGCTTGTTTCATGGTATTAAATCTCGAACGGCGAGAGGGGTTTGAAACCAGCGATCGTCCGGGTGTTTGTGATGGAAAATATTACGAAAAGATTGATGGATTTTTATCTGATATTGAATGTGATGTATTAATCAATGCAGCAATTAAGAAAGGGTTAATAAAATCAGAGGTAGGCGGAGCAACTGAAAATGATCCTATAAAACTCGATCCGAAGAGTCGTAACTCCGAACAAACATGGTTTATGCCCGGCGAACACGAAGTTATTGATAAAATACAGAAAAAGACAAGGGAATTTTTAAACAGTAAAAAACATTGTATTGACAAATATAATTTCGAAGATGTTCAAGTAGCTAGGTATAAACCCGGGCAATACTATTATCATCATTACGACGGAGATGACTGCGACGATGCATGCCCGAAGGACCAAAGATTAGCTACGTTGATGGTGTATCTTAAAGCTCCTGAAGAAGGTGGTGGTGGTGAGACTGATTTTCCGACACTCAAAACAAAAATAAAACCAAAGAAAGGAACTTCAATCTTTTTTTGGGTTGCGGATCCTGTAACGAGGAAATTGTACAAAGAAACTTTGCACGCAGGACTTCCCGTGAAAAGTGGAGAAAAAATCATCGCGAACCAATGGATCCGTGCTGTTAAATGACATTTATCGTATCAACAAACTTATGTATAAGTATGATAATAGTGAACATATTACAGATGTTTCACGAAGTTCCCGGTATAGTTTCGAAATCAAATTTGAGGTATGAAATTTCCGACGAGTGGGTCGTAGTTTCAATTTCGTCAAAAGGAGTTCGAAAGGTGCTGAAACCATATGCCGGTCAAGTAAATCTTGCCGGAAACTCCTATAAAATATACGACGTTGCAAAACTCGCGAGACTCGAACCTAAATCGTGGCCGGACGATGAACTTTGTCACGAATGGGAAGAACTGAAATCAATCAGCGATGGCTTCGGATTTAGATACAGAATGTTCAAAGACGCACGAGTACAAAAGATGAATCAACACGGAGATGTTACGTATCAAGAACATACGAAGAAAACCGATGGATATTACACCGTTTCAATTGCTGGTAAAATTGTTCTCATTCATCAGTTGATGGGAGAAACACGATTTGTCCCGAAACCATATGGTATGCCGTCAAATTGGACGGTACATCATATTGACAACGATCCGTCGAACAATCATTGTGATAATCTCGTGTGGGCATCTCCGGAGACACAACGCAAAGAACAACGTCCTATGGAGACACATAGAATTGTATCGTGTCCGGTTATTGGCACTGCTCTTTGCGATCTCACACTCGTTGACGGGACGATGTTGAATCAAGGAGACGATACGCAACTTTTTGACAATACATGCAAAGCCGCGGATGCTGTCGTTGGCGGAAATCGTGAATGTATATCACGATGTATCAATAGTAAACAAAATTCACATGCAAATTTCACATGGAAGACACCATCTAACGACGAAGACTTTGTTAACGAAGTATTTAAATCTATTGGTTCTGGTATACAATACGAACGTTTTATTAGTAATTATGGTAGGGTAAAATACACGTTTCACAATGGATACTCTAAAATAATATATGCAAAAGACTTGCTCACCGAACGTAACCAACGAGAATCCTATAAATATCCATACATCAAGATAGACGGAAAAGAATTAAAATTCCATCGGAAAGTTGTTGAATTATTCTTTGGAAAATTACCAAAGACAGTCGAAATAAATGGGAAAACACATCATCTGATAGTCGACCATATTGATGATGACAAACAAAATGCACGTCTCGACAACCTCCAGCTTCTCACTAATCAAGAAAACTCAAAGAAACGCCATCTGAAGAAATATACAACATCTGTTTCATCTTCGTTCGAAGGAAGATATGAAAATCACGCGACTCGGTTAGCGGCAGTAGAATACGTTAAAAATCAAGGATATCCTGAGGCAACTCTTGGTGAACTGAACAAGTACGTAAACACTCCGAACAAGGTGTATGGTCGCACATGGATTCGAGCACATTTCGAAACGGTAGAATGATATTGTCATTTGTCATTTAATAAATGTCATTTTACTCCGGAAATGACAAACAAAAAAGTCTATAAAACACGAAGTGAAACATATTTTATTTATCAAACAAACAAAGCAACCAACAACAAAGCAACCTAACAATGGTGTCCTCCAAGGCTCTTGAGTACGCTACTCGTTTCGGGATCACAATTGAGGGTGTCAACGCGATCGTTGATTACCGCAACGAGTGCAAGAGGATGTATGCTGAGATGAAGGACAACATTCGGAATTTCAGGGACGAGCTGAACCTGAAGGAGATGTTCGATCGCATTCACAAGCTTGGTGAGGCTCGTGATTATGTGCTGGAAACGATGGACAAGACTTCCAAGACTTCCAAGACTTCCAAGACTTCCAAGACTTCCAAGACTTCCAAGAACGTCAAGTATGACATCTTTTACGACGATGGTGACTTGTCTATCAAGGTAGACTCCAAGAGTTATTTCAAGAAGACTGAGGCAGACCTGAAGAAGTATTCGAAGAATGTGGTAAAGTATATCCTGCGTTTCCAGGGGCTTGGTATCCCGAAGAACTCAAGTGATATTGCAAGTGCATGTGATTGCATTAATGCGATTGAGGAGTACTCCGAAGAGATCGGGACAGCTCAGGGGGATGCTTGTGAGGAAATTGATAACATCAAGAACATGCTTCCGTGCACTCAGGGCTCGGAAAGGGCCGAGCTCAAGGCTAAGATTCAACGCAGGAATGACTTTATCAAGACTACCAACGAATCGTTGAAGGCTCTTGAGAAAGCAAAGGAGTACTTCGAAGGTATTGATGAGACCATTGATTATTACAAGTTGGAGGTTGCAAATGCTTCTGGTGACTATGATAATGAATATGTTGATGAGTGGGAAGCAATTGCCGGCCGGACTTAACTTTATTTCTTAATAACTTTTAAAGAATATCTTAATATTTTTTAAAAATTTGAAAAAACAATTGTCATTTGACCATGGATATAAATATTACGTTATTTTATGGCGAATAAACCGTACGCTTTAAAACCATCGCTTGTAAAGATGAGTCCGTTTCACGACGTTGCAACCGCACGAAAGGAACTCCAAAAATACAAACGAGGTGAGAAGATTGGGTTTACTGCGAAGAGTAGCTTGAAGTCAATGGGTTTGATTCCGAGAGCAGACGGGACGTACGAACTCGGGGAAAAATACAAAAGCTTAAAATAAATGAATAATAAACCACATGGATTCTCTTGAGGAATTCAAAACAGAAGTGAAAAAGTTAATTGAACATTTGAACGAAGAAGTGAGGAAATACGAATTCGAAAAAGAGGAAGAATACGATCCTATAATTGGCAAGATCATTTATGATTATTGTAAACAACGTGATACATTAATACTTGATAGTATAACACATGATGGGGTTAATCTTAATGATTCTGATTTTTATCTGACGGAATATCATGGTTGCGAACCAAAGTTTCACTGGATGCCTAGAGATTTTTTTGGGTATGTTGTGAGCAAAGATTATAAATATGAAGCTGGTTTTGGAACAGTCATTTACGACAAAACGAATTTCCTTGTATACCTAAAAGGAAAACACCCAACTTTCATATTAGAACATATTCATTTAGTATCTGATAACAATAAGATAGTATATAGACTATCAGATCTAGAGTTGACATGTTATAATTCTTGTCATCTTTAATATATGTAAATCATAACATTTTCAGGTCAGTTACTCTGAAATTCTTGAATCTACCATTGACAAGTACTTTCATTTTTCTATTACGCCCGGTTATTTCAAAGTCGCATGGAGGTAAGACAATTTCATACTCACCATACGAACCGAATTTGTTCACAGGGGCAATGAAAAGTGCATGCTTGCCTCGTGATATCGTTATCCGCTGAAGATGTGGAGGATTTCCGGTCGAGTATTTCACGGCCTGCTCAATATTATACGCAGTTGATGTGAATTGATTTGATTTGAAAACTGAACCTTTTTTGAGAACATCTGTCGAAATTCCTCTGTACACGACCAACGGTTTTGTAACCGGCGGTGAATCATTAATGATTCTTGTGAAATCGTTAACATACATCTGTAACGCGAGTTTGAGGGCTTCATTCGAGAACACGTTTTCTTGAGCAAGTGAGATATAAATAAAATACTTGTCAACGATAGTTTTCGATTCCGTGAACGCTGTTATATACGGTTTGAATTCCGCGACTTTGTTTGGTTTCAATACGTCGTATCCTGCATCTATTATAGATTCCATTTGCGGGAACAATGGGAATATCATGTCTTGTCTGAACTTTGAAAACTGAACGAGTATCCTTCCGGAGCGTTGGTATGGTCCAAGCCACCAATGTGAGTAATGCGTATACGCGGCTACGGTCATCAAGTCGTAAATATTCATATTTTTTAAGTAATCCGTTTGATCTGCAAGGTAATCAACATGTCGTATATTATTTTTTTGAGTCGCGACAACCGCTCGTGAATCTATACGTTTACCCTTCGCGGTCTGTATTGGGAAAATGAAATTCGAATACACCTTTTTGAAAGCACCTGTATTTGTTGCCTGGATATTGATTTTCGGGGCTACCATTTCGAATACGTTCGGGTCGTAGTTTCTGCCTTTTCTGAGAGGTTTCAAACGATTGTTTACCTTTTGTTTCCAAATTTTTGCAACTTTTCTCACTACGGCATTTTTGTTTTGAACGGGTGGGATGACAGGTTCGCGTATGATTTCGCGTTTGGTTTCGATTTTAGGCGTGAATAGTTTCTTCACGTATATCTTTTTATCCCCTGGTTTGACATATGTACGACCTTTAGAATCTTTGTAAACGACGCGTTTCTTTGCGTTAATCTTCCCAGTTTCTGTCATCGGACTTGTGGATTTATTTGCTTTGCTTTTTTCAACTGTTTTCACCGGGATTTTCTTTCCAGTTGGCCCGATAACGTACTTACCCCCACGCGGTCCTGTAAGAATCTCTCGACCTTTTGAATTAACTTCTGTCATTTATTATTACATTTATTTTTTTGTGTAACTATGATCAATCGCGAATGCCTGAAACCCGCACGTAGTCTACGTCTAGAACTGCAGGGAAAATATCATTCAATGGGATACCGCCCCATGCGGACCCGATAGATGTATTCAGAATAATATAAAAAGGTCGGTTGTAAGGTGCATCAGTATCGTTTGCATCGCATTTTCCAGCCCAGATTTCTTTTCCAGTCACAAAAACCGGGGTTTCAGCGTCACCCGCATAAAATGCAATATAATCTGCGTTCCATTCAACGGCATATGTAACGTATTCGTCACAAAACTTATCATAACTTTCCGTGATCGTGGTGCCATGCTTTGAGATACCTCTTGGGACATCTTTGTTTACGTACCACGTGCCCATGGATGCTCTTTCGCAGTATGGCGTCTCAAAAATATCAATTTCTGGGAAGCAACTATTGTCAATAGGTAGCATCCAAAAAGCACCGACAACTCCCGGACCTCTCGGCGCCTTTAGCCGCGCCTCTACTCGAATGGTATTCCACGTTGTACCATTTACCTCCATCCCCGGATACCAATGTCCTCCAGTTGTTTTTGTGTTTATGCGCGCTGAAGTGTAATATGTTTGATCGTAGTTACTCGAGGTTTCGTTATATTGCACTTCACCAGGGTTATTGGCAATAATGTGAAGTGTATCGTTGGATACTTCTATTGTAGAAGGAGAATCAATATAATGTTGAATCTGTCTATTCCCGGTATAATAATCAACAATATCGGGCTGGATGTACCATTTTGTACGGTCGATTTCTTCGCCGTCAAACTCATCCCACCACATGGCTTCAAACCCAGCCTTTGGTTCAAACGGCGGAGGTTCGTCAATATACGCGCCTTTGTAAATAAGGGCTGGTCCTGGCGCTGGAGCTGGGGCCTGGTCTGAGGAATTATCAGAACTCACCACAATTGCTGTGGCAATTGCTCCCCCGAAAATAAGGATCGCCATGCAAATAACAACACCGCGGACAATCATATTTTTTTTGGGTTTAGATTCAATAACCCGTTTATTGTATGGGAAAGTGTCGATATGTGTGGGCTGATGGTTTTCGACGTCTACCACGGAGTCTACCACGGTGTCTACTTGAGACATTTTTTATGGCAATAAGAATGGCTACATCATTTTATGTTATTTTCTTGTTTGTCATTTGTCATTTGTCATTTGTCATTTGTCATTTGTCATTTATTTTGAGATACTATAAAAGACTTCTTGAAAGTTACAATGGGTAAAAATATAATCATAATGGTTTCGTGGTACACCATCATAACTTCAAATCTAATCGCGGTTGGAGGAGCCTCTCTAATCTTGGCTCCGGCAATTACTGGGTATGTTCTACATTGGAATATTGCTCTCTCGACAATCTGGGGAGTATCAGCTTATGGTATTTTCGTTTTTGGGTTTTTCCTTGCACAAGTTTTATTTTCAGAACTGAACAGGAAACGTCTTCGCAAGTGGATTTCTCTCAGACCTAAGGGTTGGAATGATGTTCGTTTGGCTGTGATCATTGCTGGATATCGCGAGGATCCTTATATGTTCCAGAAGTGCCTCGAGTCTGTACGTGACTCTGATTATGGCAACGTTGCCCGTCTGATTTGTGTGATTGACGGTGATGAGGACGATGATATGAGGATGGCTGCCGTTTACAAGGCGATCTACAATGATAATATCAAGAAGCCCGAGTTTGTTCTGTGTGAGTCAGACGACAAGGAAGGTGAACGCATCGACTCTGATTTCTCTCGCGACATTTGTGTCCTCCAGCCTCATCGTGGAAAACGGGAGTGTCTTTATACTGGGTTTCAACTTGCAAAGATGGACCCCAGTGTCAATGCTGTCGTTCTGATTGACAGCGATACCGTTCTCGAGAAGGATGCTATTCTGGAAGTTGTATACCCACTTGCATGCGATCCCGAGATCCAAGCCGTTGCAGGTGAGTGTAAGATTTGGAACACAGACACTCTTTTGAGTCTTCTCGTCGCTTGGCGGTACTATTCTGCGTTTTGTGTGGAGAGGAGTGCCCAGTCTTTTTTCAGGACTGTTCAGTGCGTTGGGGGGCCACTGGGTGCCTACAAGATTGATATCATTAAGGAGATTAAGGACCCCTGGATTTCCCAGCGCTTTCTTGGTCAGAAGTGTACTTACGGTGACGACCGCCGGCTAACCAACGAGATCTTGATGCGTGGTAAAAAGGTTGTGTTCACTCCATTTGCTGTTGGTTGGTCTGACAGTCCGACCAATGTGTTTCGGTACATCGTTCAGCAGACCCGCTGGAGTAAGTCGTGGTGCCGCGAAATTTGGTACACCCTCTTCGCCGCGTGGAAGCACGGTTTGTCTGGAATTTGGCTGGCCTTTGAATGTTTGTATCAAATTACATACTTCTTCCTCGTGATTTACCTCTTTTCTCGCCTAGCCGTTGAGGCCGACCCTCGCGCCCAGACAGCCACGGTGATTGTGAGCACCACGGTTGCATTGATTAAGTGTGGGTATTTTTCATTCCGAGCCAAGGATATTCGGGCGTTTTACTTTGTGCTTTATACATTTGTTTACTTTTTCTGTATGATTCCGGCCAGGATTACTGCAATGATGACGCTTTGGGACATTGGCTGGGGTACTCGCGGTGGAAACGAGAAGCCTTCCGTTGGCACCCGGGTCGCTCTGTGGGCAAAGCAATATCTCATTGCATATATGTGGTGGGCCGCGGTTGTTGGCGCTGGAGTTTACAGCATCGTCCATAACTGGATGTTCGATTGGAATTCTCTTTCTTATCGTTTTGCTTTGGTTGGTATTTGTTCTTACATTGTTTTTATTGTTATTGTGCTGGTGGTTTATTTCACCGGCAAAATTACGACTTGGAATTTCACGAAGCTTCAGAAGGAGCTAATCGAGGATCGCGTTCTGTACGATGCAACTACCAATGCTCAGTCTGTGTGATTTTTCCTGCAAGACTTCTTGTTTATTATTTGACCCAGGGGTTGTCATATCGACGTTATTACAAATATAATGTAACGCGATGTAACTCATAATAAAAGATGTGTGGCATCTTTGGAGCAGTGTCAAACAACAACTCTATCGAGGTGTCAATCAAGGGTATTCAGAAGCTAGAATATCGTGGGTATGATTCGTGCGGTATTGCGTATACAGATGGGGGTGCGATTGAGCGTATACGTTCTATTGACGGCATTGACGATCTGCGTAAGAAAACAATCACAGAATCATCACCAGTGGCCATTGCTCACTCGCGGTGGAGCACCACTGGAATTCCATCAGTGGTGAACGCACATCCTCATATTTCTCGCGGAACCAGTGGGTGTGAGTCTCGTATCGCGGTAGTCCACAACGGTATCATTGAAAACTATCAGCAGATCCGAAAATATCTCATCAATCTTGGTTATACGTTTGATAGTCAAACGGACACAGAGGTCATTGCGCATTTGATTGATTCTCAGTACAATGGGAATATCTTGCACACCGTCCAAATGGCTGTCAAGCACCTGAAGGGCTCTTATGCCATTGCAGTTATGTGTCATAAAGAGTCTGGTAAAATAGTCGTGGCGAAACAGAAGTCACCCCTCGTACTTGGAATCGGCTCAGATGGTGCTTACTACATCGCTTCGGACGTGCTGGCGCTGCCGACAAATAAAGTTGTTTATATTTCAGACGGTTTCTCCGCAGAACTATCTCCAGGGAGTATGACCATTTACGATCTTGATGGAAATAAAGTAGAATATGAAGTAGAGGACGTTGAAATGGAACAAACTAGTATGTCTCTCGATAACTTTGATCATTACATGATTAAGGAAATTAATGAGCAACCAATCAGTATTCTAAACACTATAAAAAATAAAGGGTTCTATGCAGAAATATTCGGTGATTTGGCTCATGAAATCTTCCAAAAAATAGACAACATCCTGATACTGGCTTGTGGTACAAGTTATCACGCCGGTCTTGTAGGAAAACAGTGGATAGAGACCATCTCGAGAATCCCCGTGGATGTTCACATCGCGAGTGAATACGAACCTACTATTCCGAGAGCGAACACATTGGTAATCACTATTTCACAGTCGGGTGAAACTGCGGACACGATAGCGGCTTTGCAACGGGCCCAAAACGCCGGGATGATTTATACATTGTGTATTTGCAATTCACCAAAGAGCACTCTTGTTCGTGAGAGCATTATGAAGTACATCACGAAATGTGGTTCTGAGGTGTCAGTGGCATCAACGAAGGCGTTTACTTCTCAGCTCGTAGTACTGTACATGCTGGCAAACGTATTGGCAAATAAAACCGATGATTTGCTGGGAGACCTCCCACAGGCAATAGAACGGGTAATTTGTTTGACAAATGACGAAATGAAACGATGGGCCGACGAAATTTGCACTGCGAAATCCGCGATCTTCCTGGGAAGAGGACTAAACGCACCAGTTGCCTTTGAGGGAGCGTTGAAGCTCAAAGAAATCTCTTACATTCATGCAGAGGGCTTCCTGGGAGGTGAGTTGAAACACGGCCCCCTCGCACTCCTTGATGACAAGATTCCTGTTATCGTAACCGTAGCAGATCATGCTTATTTGGACCATATCAAAGCAAATATCGACGAAGTGCTTGCGAGGAACGTTACGGTATACGCCATAGTAGACCAGTATGTGAACATCGAGCCCCAGGAACGCCTTCACGTCGTCAAGGTTCCGTTTGTATCCAAAGAATTTTCTCCGATAATTCACACTATCCCGATGCAACTGCTTTCGTATTACGTGGCAATTAAGCTTGGAAAGAACGTTGACAAACCAAGGAATCTTGCAAAATCCGTGACTACCTTTTAAAATTTTGGTACCGCGTTCCCAAGGTAAGTGTACGCATATTTTTTAAAAATTTGAATTTATGTTCGTCATTTGACCCAGGTAAGATAAATGACAAAGTAAGGTAATATAAATTTAAGGTCAATCTAAAAACATAATTATTAAAAATGGTTCCTCCCACAATCAACACCGGCAAAAATATCACTACCGAACGCGCCGTCTTGACGCTCAACGGTCTGCAAATAAAGCTGCATAAGGTTGTCGGAGAATCTCGCGATGATATCGTTGCCAAGATGAAAGATCTCGCTATGGACGACCATAAGTTCCCCAGGCTGCCGGGTCCCAACCCGGTTAGCATTGAGCGAAAGGACTTTGAAAAATTGAAGCAGAATAAATACGTCGTATCGGAAAAGACGGATGGTATTCGGTTCATGATGTTTTTCACTCGGGTTTTCGGGTTCAAGGTGTGTACTATTATTGACCGCGCGATGACTGTATACCTTCTTCCTTTCAAGAACATTCCCCGAGTTCTATTTCAAGGTTCTATTTTCGATGGAGAGTTGTGCGTTGACATCGTCGAAAAGAAATTTGCGTTTGTTCTATTTGACGCCGTCGTGGTGAGTGGTGTTACCGTGAGTCAGATGGATCTTGCAAGTCGCTTCTTTGCGATGAAGAGGTCTCTTAAAGAGTTCAAGAATGTTCCCGAGGATCCCGCCATTCTTCGATACAAAGAATGGATTCCACTCGAGCATCCAACTATCATCAAGGACCATCTCAAAAAGGCCAATGCTATTTATCATACCGACGGTCTTATCATAATGAGCGTTGACGAACCTGTTATTTATGGACGGAATTTCAATTTGTTCAAGCTGAAGCCCGGGACCCACCATACTATTGACTTCATTATCATGAGCGAAGATGGGACAATCGGCATCTTCGATCCTAATTTGAGGAAGAATGTTCCCGTCGGAAAACTTGATGGTTATTACAATAAGGGTTCTATCGTAGAATGTGGATTCGCTGATGGAACGTGGAAATATATTCAGGGGCGTTCTGACAAAAACCAAGCAAATGATCGTTTGACATACGAAAAGACACTACTGAACATCGAGGAAAACATTACGATTGACGAATTGCTTGATTTGTTCAAATGGGAGTGATATGGTTGTTACTAACTATTAATGTCACGTTTATAAATTATCATTACCGCATCTTTTTGGACAATTGAATTGATATCATAAATTTGTGTAACAACTTCATCGTCATATCTGAACCATTTATTGTGGTGAGAAGCGAACGTAAACCAGTGACCACCATGTTCGTTTCCAGAATGAACCAGAACAGCAAAGAGATTATAATTCACGTTAGAAACAGTCAAACTCGTATCATAGTGGATAAATTCTTTAGAAGCGGATTTTTGGAAAATTATAGGAAGAATCATCGGCAGTCGAGTGAATTTCCGTTCGAAGTTTCCGTCACGAAGATATTTGTCAATTCCCGAATCTACAGAATTGCAAATGTTGAGTGTGAGAGCAGTGAAATGTTCGTATGTGACACTTCCGTTGTAATTTTGTTCAGTTTGTCCGAGAAGGATGTCGCTCAAAAAACTATTCCCTGTAATTTCAACGTGTTGTTTCCACGAGTCGATGTTACAACCTTCGAACGATATAGGGTGATTCGTGTTGAAAGGTTTGGTGATGAACGCTGTTTCTAGTGTTTCCAACATTGCCAAGAATGCTTCGGACGCGTCGTACATCTTTTTACCTGCAAAATTTCTGTTAATCTTTGTGAATAACGTCAACAGATTTGTTACGTCAAACTGTTTTTCGAACTCGAAATTTGACCAATACATCTTCGCGATCTGTGAGAGCTCAATCGAAAAATCGTGAGCGTTTTTTCGTTTCTGGACTAACATTTTCTCGAACATTTCGTGACGAAGCATATTCGCGAACTGAGGTATGTGAAGCAAAATATGAAGCGCCGCCGAAAACCAGCATGTATTTCCTGTGTTCTTAAAGCTCAACATCTGTTATTGTGTTTATTACATTTTGTTAAGCTTTTTTAAAAATTAATATCATATTCTTTTCTGATAAATGTAATACATTTTCCAATACTTTGTGAACATACGCCTGTAGCAACTGAAATTTCCCTCATATCAACGTCTATGGTATTTGATAGAGCACATATGTAAATTATTGATGCCACGATCGTCCGTGGTTTCTTACCGGTATCAAAGATACCAGATATTTTATCAATCATTTTGTTGCTATCCCGGCGTAGCTTCTTGATGTCTTCGTTTGAGATGTTCAACCTGTCAACAAACTGGGTGACAAGCGCATAGTATTTGTTATCGCCATTCGAAATTTCCATATACTTCGTATCCTTCAGGGTTTCCTTGATTGACTTGATCGCCGAATTGAGAAGCTTCATGTCGATAGAACATGCCGATGAAAACATGCGTATTTCCCTATCTGAGTTATGAAGCTTGCACGCAAAGTACACACTCATGGCGATAGAAGCAATTTTCTTCCCTCCCGAAAGATAAATCTTATCACGATGGAGTTTAGCAATTTCTATGGCAGTATCGTAAATGATATGCGGGATTCTGATGTGAATAGCCTGGCAAACCTGAGCTGCAATATTTTTAATTTCGTGTATGATCAGGTCGGGCTTATCTGCCAAAGAAGCTTCTAGGCGTTTTGTTAGTGTATTTTGTGTGTCGAGGACCGTTCCTAGCGAAGCATCTGACAAGCCATAATGACCAACATCGGTGCCCGATTCGTCATATTGATACTCCGGTGTTTCGTCAAGAACCATTTCCAGGACTACTCCACACGTTGTGCACACATCAAAACCAGTCATAGAATCGTATATTGTTGTTGGAACTTCGCAATAGCACCCGCCTCGCTCAAGTTCGGGAGCTTTGAAGAACATGTTGAACGTTGAGTATTGAATATATTTTAAAAATAATACAATGAAAACACAAATATATACCCGAAGTGTGTTGATATGATTGTCATTCCTGGGTAAATGTATTGTCAATTTTTTCTGCAACTATCGCACGTATGTCCAGTTCAATTTGACGAATTTCATCTCTCTGTAGGAATTTATGTTTCATTTGACCACGTTTAAAATTATCTAGCGAAGATGGAGGAGTTGCCATGTCTAGTTTACAATGATACCCTCCTCTCACGTTTTCATATCCGAAAATGTCTGCATATTCGAGAGTTCGCTCATTTTCCGCCCCCGGTGGTGCATCATATGTGATTTCTAGAACTCGTTTTACAGGACCATGTAGTTTCACCCATTTTGCAGACGATTCGCTCATCTCAAAATGGCTCATGAGACGCGAATAAATATTTGACGTGTCTCCGACGTAAATTTTATTATTCTGGAGAAGTAATGCATATGTAAAATACCTATTCCCGTTATAGTATTCCCTGTCCATCTTTTTGTATTGGTTAGACACTCTTACATTTGCAATTGCACTTTCGCGAAGAACCTGTAGAAGTTCGTGGTCCATCACTATTTTTTAAAAAAATGTTTGCTTAAATTGTTAAAGTTAATATGATCAAGTGTCGTTTGTTTCGTATCGACAAAACAAGTATAACAATTTAAACAATTGTATTATTGTATTATAGTTATGACGATCGTAGGTATTACCTTCGGGACAGAACAGTATCTCGGTTCCGCCGCAGTCCTCCGACACTCCGCATTAACCACTGGTGAATTTGATGAATTCAGAGTCTTCGAGAAAAAAGACATCAGTTGGCTAATGGATACGTATCCAAACCATTTCGAAAATTCACGTGGTTTCGGATTCTGGTGTTGGAAACCATTTCTTATTCGAAACGTGATGAACCAATTGCCGGATGGTGATGTGGTAGTGTATTGTGATTCTACTATGTATTTCGAACGTTCTATTAAACCATACATTGACCATGTTGAACATAATAACCCTATCGTTCTGTGCCGGCTCGGAGGTTGGTCAGACAATAAAAATGATTATCGTAACAGACGTTGGACCAAAAAGAGTGTGTTCAACAGTATGGGCGCTGGTAATACTGTAGCTGAAGAAATTCAGCTAAACGCGTCGTTCCAGGTATACAAAAACTCGCCTGAAACTCGTGCATTCGTTGATCAATATTTACAATATTGCCTGAACCTCGATATTATCAACGACGAAGGGAGAGATGGTGGAATTTTTGACACTCGTCATGACCAGTCTATTTTGAGTATAATGGCTTCGGAACACCCCCGTGTTACATTTTCGAGGGATGTTTCCCAATGGGGAAAACAAGACCCCCCGTGCTCAATTTCTCAACCTACTGGCGGTGCCATTGAACTTGACGCCCTAGATGAAAACGGTGTGATGCATAATCTTGTCAACCACCACCGGCGTATGATGAAAATTCCCAAAATTGCTGTTATCACCCCCACCACGGGTGGTAAGTTTCTTGACGCTTGTATCAAGAGTGTGCAGTCTTCTACACTCCCAAACATTGAACACTGGATTATCGTGGATGGTCGCGAGCACGAAGGGAAGGTTGATATGATTCTCGAAAAGTATAGGCACAAACACCCCGTTATTAAACTTGTTTTGCCAAATAACATCGGTAGCGGGGGTTGGAACGGTCATCGTGTGTTCGGTAGTATCCCGTGGATAATCAACGCGGATTATATCTCATATCTAGACGATGATAATATTGTCGAACCAAAGCACTTTAAGGATTTGGTTTCTAGTATTATTTCTACTCCTAACGCAAAATGGTCTTATTGCCTGCGGAAACTCATTGACAACAATGGAAATCTAATTGGTTATGACAATTGCGAATCTCTCGGGGGTATTTCCCATACTGTTGCAGGACGCGGAGATTATCTCATTGATACAAGCTGCTACATGATCGATAGAGACCTGGCTATTAGTGCATCTCCTGCTTGGAATGCGAGATTCCGCGATCCAGATGGAAAGCCAGAGCCTGATCGCGAACTGTCCAAATGTCTTCTTTCTGCAGCTCCATACGGAGTCGTTAGGAAACATTCACTTAATTATAGGATCGGGTCTACCGGGTTGTCCGTTTCAAACAATTTCTTCGTCCAAGGAAATAGCATTTTCGGTTACGATTTCGAAAAATATGAAGACATTTATGTGTTCCACTTTTCCGAAAAGGCAACTGCGGATTTCATGAATGCGAGGAGACAGTACAAGAATCGTAGTTACGCTTTGGAAGAATGGCAGATGACGCTACTCAAGGGTCTTGATGGTATGAACGGTGGTAAGTACAATCTCCTGAATGGGTTCACAAATTTCCCAAACATCCCAAATAAAGCTACAATTTTGGTCAGTTTGTGCAACCCGGGCGATCTTCCAATGGATTTTTTCAAGGAGCGGGTAGATCTACAACGAATTGTTTATACCCTAGAATCTCCTAACATACGTCACCAAGGCCAGTGGAACTTTAACTGGCTTACGCAACATTTTGACGTTGCACTGACGTATTTTAAACCCATCATTGAAAACAAGAGTATTCACACCATATTCACACCGCATAATACACATCATGGCGACCTCGACGACCCACATGATGCCACCGCATTGCTCCGGGTTAATAAAGGTGTTGGGAAAAGTGCTGGTATGATTCTCGAAAGACGTCCTCATTTGTTCCATACACGAGATTATGCTATCAATGGTGTTCATCTGAGGTGTCTTGACTATCTCCGCGAGGATCTCGTGAGAGGACTTGAGGACGTTACTGTGTTTGGTATTAACTGGGGTGAAGTTGCAGATGGAAAGAAAATCAAGTTGGGACATGCAAAACACCGTAGCCAAGATGAAAATTCATCTGTTGATTTAAAATCTAAGTTTGTGTTCGATATCGTCGTAGAAAATTGTGACGCCGAGGGGTATGTATCGGAAAAATTGTTCGACTCTCTGAGTGCAGGTTGTGTCCCTCTGTACTACGGAAACATGTATGACGAACTTGGTGATCTTATCCCAGAGGGCGACGTATATTTCGACCTGAAGAAGAGAAATATAACCACTGGGAAACAATTGCAAGAATTGCTCGATACGCTAAGCGACGAACGTGTCGAAGGGATGAGGAAGAACGTGATTGATTATCGGGAGAAAGTTCTTCGTTTTGCTGGGACGAAAATGTTTGCTAAGAAAGTCGAAGAGGCTATTGAACTTTCCAAGACCACCAAGAAAAACGTAGAACTGGTGTGAACTGACATGATTTAATAACTTAACAATTAGTATGAGTATACTTCAATGTTGTCTAAAGTTGCATTAGTGACTGGCGCCACTGGTCAAGATGGGACGTATTTATGCCCATTCCTCGTAAAAAAAGGTTACACTGTTTATGGTCTTGTTCGTCATACGTCGAGCGAAAACCCGCGAGTTGAGGAATTGAAAAGTCAAGGTGTCGAGATTGTCCACGGAGATTTAACTGATTCAGCTAGTTTGATTAATATAATTACCAAGATTCGTCCGGATGAAATCTATAATATGGCTGCTCAAAGTTTTGTGGGAGATAGCTTTCACCAAGCTGAAGTGACTGCAAATGTAGACGCTCTTGGTGTTCTGCGTTTGTTAGACGCCGTTCGTATAGCAGGTTTGAACTCTCGAATTTGTCAAGCATCAACATCTGAACTGTATGGAAAAGTTCAAGAAATTCCTCAAACAGAAAGGACTCCGTTTTATCCTCGTAGCCCGTATGGTGTTGCAAAACTATACGCTTACTGGATTTGTAAAAATTACCGCGAGTCGTATGGAATGTTTGTATGTAACTCGATTTGTTTCAATCACGAGAGTCCCAATAGAGGTCATCAGTTTGTGACTCGTAAAATTACGAAGGCGGTTGCAAATATTTTTAACGGTGTCGAAAAATGCATGTATCTAGGAAACATAGACTCTAAAAGAGATTGGGGATATGCGGAAGATTATATCGAGGCTATGTGGTTGATGTTGCAACAAGATACTCCAGATGACTACGTTATTGCGACTGGACAGACGACGAGTGTCCGTGAATTCGTAAAAATAGCGTTCGGTGTTCTCGATATCGTTGTAGAATTCTCTGGAGAAAACGAAAATGAAATTGCATATGTTGTATCATCACCAGAAGCATCTCATGTGAAAGTGGGGGATGTCGTTATGAGGGTCAATAAGGACTTCTATCGTCCCGCGGAAGTTGATCTTCTCGTAGGAGATGCCACGAAGGCTAAAAGCGTATTGGGTTGGGAACCCAAAACAACTTTGAATGAGCTCGTGAAAATGATGGTAATTTCAGATACGTTTGGAAATAAATAATTGAGTGTAATATACGATGCCTGTGACTCTGACAAAGATGAAGTCGGGACCGAAGAAATTTCAGGCGATATTTTATAATAAGGATGGGAAAAAATTGAAGACAGTTCGTTTCGGCGCCAGAGGGTATGAAGACTACACGATTCACCATGATAGAGAACGGATGAAAAGATATGATATGAGACATAAGTCAAGAGAAGACTGGACCAGATCAGGGAAATACACCCCAGGTTTCTGGTCAAAATGGTTACTTTGGTCAAAACCATCATTTACAGACGCTCTTAAAGTAACTGAAAAAAAAATAGGTGATAAGATAACGTATTCGCGATCATGAATTGTAAAAATGTCATAAAAATAACATTTTTATATATCAAATAACTAAATATGGGATCGTATTTTGTCCCACCGGCGAATTATTTTTTCAAAGATATTTTCGCGTCAAATGTTGGAAACATAGCAAACGTAATTTTTGATAACGGTAATGTTATAGCTGCCGGAGGTCTTGGTTACTTAATAGGTAACGGCGCATTCATCACGGGAGTCACATCAACTGCAATAGCGAACATTCCAGCAGTAGTGACCGCAGATATCCGCGGAAATCTCATCGGTAACTACGCCAATGTCAACAATATAATTGCATCATCTGGAAACATCTCTAACGTCAGATTCGTATCGGGTGGAAACGTGACGGCATCTTATTATTTCGGAGATGGGTCTCAGTTGACTGGTATCACCGCGACTGCTAATATCCCATCCATAGTGACTGCAGACATCCGAGGTAACATCATCGGTAATTACGCAAACGTCAGCAACGTATCTGCAACCTTCGGAAACATCGCGAACGTGCTGTTCAACAACGGTAATGTGACGGCAGCGGGTGGTAACGGGTTCTTTATAGGAAACGGATCGCTGTTGACCGGAATCACCGCGACTGCTAATATCCCATCCATAGTGACTGCAGACATCCGAGGTAACATCATCGGTAATTACGCCAACGTCAGCAACGTATCTGCAACCTTCGGGAACATCGCAAATGTGTTGTTCAACAACGGAAACGTAACGGCAGCGGGTGGTAACGGGTACTTCTTCGGGAATGGGGCGTTGTTGACCGGAATCACCGCGACTGCTAATATCCCATCCATAGTGACCGCAGACATCCGAGGTAACATCATCGGTAATTACGCCAACGTCAGCAACGTATCTGCAACCTTCGGGAACATCGCAAATGTGTTGTTCAACAACGGAAACGTAACGGCAGCGGGTGGTAACGGGTACTTCTTCGGGAATGGGGCGTTGTTGACCGGAATCACCGCGACTGCTAATATCCCATCCATAGTGACTGCAGACATCCGCGGAAACATCATCGGTAACTACGCCAACGTCAGCAACGTATCTGCAACCTTCGGAAACATCGCGAACGTGTTGTTCAATAATGGAAACGTAACGGCAGCGGGTGGTAATGGGTTCTTCATCGGAAATGGGTCGTTGCTGTCTGGTATCACCGCGACTGCTAATATACCATCCATAGTGACTGCAGATATCCGAGGTAACATCATTGGCAACTATGCAAACGTCAGCAACGTAACGGCAACGTTTGGAAACATCGCAAATGTGTTATTCAACAATGGAAACGTAACGGCAGCGGGTGGTAATGGTTATTTCTTCGGGAACGGGTCCCAGTTGACCGGTGTCACTGCCACTTTACCTTCCATAGTAACCGCAGACATCCGCGGAAACATCATTGGCAACTACGCAAACGTCAGCAACGTAATCGCAACGTTCGGAAACATCGCAAATGTGTTATTCAACAATGGAAACGTAACGGCAGCGGATGGCAATGGTTACTTCTTCGGGAATGGGTCCCAATTGACCGGTGTCACTGCCACTTTACCTTCCATAGTAACCGCAGACATCCGCGGAAACATCATTGGCAACTACGCAAACGTCAGCAACGTAATCGCAACGTTCGGAAACATCGCAAATGTGTTATTCAACAATGGAAACGTAACGGCAGCGGGTGGTAACGGTTACTTCTTCGGGAATGGGGCGTTGTTGACCGGAATCACCGCGACTGCTAATATCCCATCCATAGTGACTGCAGACATCCGCGGAAACATCATTGGCAACTACGCAAACGTCAGCAACGTAATCGCAACGTTCGGAAACATCGCAAATGTGTTATTCAACAATGGAAACGTAACGGCAGCGGATGGCAATGGTTACTTCTTCGGGAATGGGTCCCAATTGACCGGTGTCACTGCCACTTTACCTTCCATAGTAACCGCAGACATCCGCGGAAACATCATTGGCAACTACGCAAACGTCAGCAACGTAATCGCAACGTTCGGAAACATCGCAAATGTGTTATTCAACAATGGAAACGTAACGGCAGCGGGTGGTAACGGTTACTTCTTCGGGAATGGGGCGTTGTTGACCGGAATCACCGCGACTGCTAATATCCCATCCATAGTGACTGCAGACATCCGCGGAAACATCATCGGTAATTACGCAAACGTCAGCAACGTAACGGCAACGTTCGGAAACATCGCGAACGTGTTGTTCAACAACGGAAACGTGACGGCAGCGGGTGGTAATGGTTATTTCTTCGGGAACGGGTCCCAGTTGACCGGTGTCACTGCCACTTTACCTTCTATAGTAACCGCAGACATCCGCGGAAACATCATCGGTAACTACGCAAACGTTAGCAACGTAATCGCAACCTTTGGGAACATCGCGAACGTGTTGTTCAATAATGGAAACGTAACGGCAGCGGGTGGTAACGGGTACTTCTTCGGGAATGGGGCGTTGTTGACCGGAATCACCGCGACTGCTAATATACCTTCTATAGTGACTGCAGACATTCGAGGTAACATCATCGGTAACTATGCCAACGTCAGCAACGTAACGGCAACCTTCGGAAACATCGGAAACGTGCTGTTCAACAACGGTAACGTAACTGCAGCAGGCGGTAACGGGTACTTCTTCGGAAACGGAACTTTCCTCAACTTTTCCACTATAACTGCCGATATCCGCGGGAACATCATAGGCAACTATGCAAACGTCGGGAACGTTATTGCAGGTAACGTATCAACAACCCTCGGAAACATCGGAAACGTGCTGTTCAACAACGGTAACGTAACGGCAGCAGGCGGTAACGGGTACTTCTTTGGAAATGGTACCTCACTCACTTTTTCTACGATAAGAGCTGATATTCGCGGAAATATCATTGGTAATTATGCCAACGTTGCAAACGTGATCGCGGGTAATGTCAACTCAACCTTTGGAAACATCGCTGGTGTTACATTTGACGCTGGAAACGTATCATCGCCCGTGGACATTTTGGTGTCTGGTAATGTATCTGTAGGTTCTGATGGATTATTCAGAGGTCCAACTAACCAATCAAACAATGCACTAATTTTAAGAGGTATTGGAGGTACAAACACTGTTAATCTGTTCAGTATAGGTGCTCCTTCGGGTCAGATGAGATTCAGCGTTCCTGCTTCCGGGGTTGCATTTTACAACTTTTTATATGGAACTAATCAGGTTGCCTCATTAGGTCCTCAAGGATTTTATAGCCTTTCGTATGATTCTTCGGTGGTCGTAGGACAAGTCGTCTCGAACAGTACTACATATTCTGGGACTATCTTTAAAACTGAAGCGAATAGAAATAGCAGTACAGCATTCAATCACATATCTTGCACAGGGTCAAATGGAAATGTATTCAGAGTACGAGGGGATGGTACGACATATGGAGTAGGTGCTTTTCAGACATCCGGTGCAGATTATGCAGAAATGATGGAATGGGAAGATAAGAATCCTACATTCGAAGACCGTAGAGGATATCCTGTCGTTTTATCTGGAAATGGTAAAATACGGATTGCTTCACTTTCTGATGATTATAATAATATTATTGGAGTTGTTTCGAGCAACCCAAGTATGCTTGCTGACATGGCTTGGGACCAATGGGAAGGAAAATATCTCAAAGATAAATTTGGGATGAGATTGAGTAATACTATTTATTACTTAGCGAATATTTCTAATGAGAATGAATTTACACGTGTAGGTCCTATGACAACTCCTCCCCAAGGATATTTCATAAAGACTTCGCCAGAGTATATTTTAAATCCTAAATACAATCCGAATGTTGCGTATGTTGAGAGAAACGATAGGCCCGAGTGGGATCCTGTGGGTTTCGTTGGAAAATTACGTGTGCGAAATGGTTGCCTAGTACACCCTTCGTGGAAACCTCTCAAAGTTATTGATGATTATGCCGACGTTGGAAATGCTGCAGCTCAAGTTACAGAGTATCTCATAGGTGTTACACCGAACTATACTTTATCAAAAAAGGTAGAAGACTTGGAACAAACGATTAATGTTCTCAAGACCCAAGTTCAAATGTTATTGGGAAACATTTAATTTACTGTTTCCACCTGCTTCCACAGCTATGACATTTCGCGAATACTGTCATCACGTATACCCTCCCTTTCGGGATATTTAACGAGATCTCGTGTCTCAGGGGTTAGACTATATCTTAAGCCTGTGCTAAGCACTGACCCATCGCCATTTAGTCGTTGAACCTTCCTCATGGGAATAAATTTCCTTTAGAGGCTTGGCTGCGGATTGTCCATATATACTATGAATTTTTACTATACCCGAGTTTTACTCTCGGCCATCACACGGTTTCCCATGTAATTTAGTATCATAGTCTTTAGGAGTTTCCCGCAATTTGACGATGTTGCAAAATCAAAAGATTTTACTAGCGGCTGTATAGCACAAAGCATTTACATTGTGCTGTGGAATACCAACAGGTTTTTAGAAGAACATATCCACATAGTTCTCCACTGACCGCTTTTCCACCCATGATGTTTAGGTTCGTCGGCACTCCTAGTTTGCATTTCATAGTAGCTCGTTTTACGAGATTTGCATTTACCGCATTGAAGCATTCCGTCCGGCATATCTTTAGGATCCATTGCCGATGCATCCGTAAACCGCAATGCCTTCTTTGCGGCATCTTCAAATGCCTTTTCCCATTTTTCGGGACATACTTCCCACGGTTTTGAATTTACGAAGTTTTTTATACTCGTTTCCCCGGTTTTCATCTTGTCTAGCAAGTCTTGACGAAGACCGATGTTATATCTGACCGACAAAATTTTTTGCGTATATCTGTTTCTGAATGTAAAGTTATCCCATTTAAGATCGTGACCGAGTTTTTTACAGATGTCCATCGTGTGATTCCACGAAGCCATCTCGAGATACCTCGAAACCTTTGGGTCCTTGACGACCACATCAAGCATGTCTCTGGCCTTCTGCCGAATCTCCATTGGTTCCGAAACGGGGTTATAAACGTGCTTGGGCGCCATTATTTTGTTAAAAATATATTATCGTTATTATAAATGAATAAAAACGTCGATACGGTGAATGCTAAAAATTTGAAGTCATTCAACGGAACTCCTACAAAAGCCGCGAGGGGTGTTCCGAAAATGTCTGGTTCTGAAGAACCATTTACGGATTTTGTTTACGGTACGGATCGGTGGGGTAAACTACAAAATAATTGTTATGCATTCGCGATTGATTATTTCAGGGGAAATATGAACAAGAAATTACAAATGGGTGAACTTGCTAAGACTCTCAAACAAGGAGATGATTTGACCGATCCAAAAACTCTTAAACAGAGAACGCTCGAGGACCTTGCTATTAAAAAGAATGGCGGATATGCTGCAGGTCCGTGTGAAAAGTGTAAAAAAGGATATTATAAAATCATGGCGTTTGTTGACAAATCAAATGACTTCCATTGGTATCGGCAAATGGGAGACATGATGATTTCGTCTGATGGAAAGAAAACAGTTGCCAACATTGCAAAAGAAATAGGAGTCAATAAAAACCAGATAGATTCTCCTTCATCTAATAAACCGAAAGTAGGAGAACCCATTCTCATAAAGAACGCTGGACTATTCGCACATAAACGAGGCTTTGCTGAGTTGACTGTTTTAGACGCCTCTGGGAAATTCATCACTGACCCTCGCAAAGCTAATCGAAACTACGGAGACATATCATACGATACGTTCGCAGGAGCGTTCTGCGTTAATTCTGCGTTTGGAAGGGGTTCTAAATTTTCGTGTGTGAATAAATGACATATTATCGTATCGACGAATTATATTCTTAAAAGTAAATAGATTCTTTATCTTTTAAAAATGCCTCGAAAGAAATGTCCATGTGGCAGATGGAAAATTTATGGTCTTCAGGGTGATACACGACCATCATGGTGCAGAACGTGTAGAGATAAACCTTCAGAAGCGATCGACGTTGTATCAAAAAAATGCAAGTGTGGGAAAGGTTATCCTATTTATGGGTTTCTGAGTGATACACGACCAATATGGTGTAGAAAATGTAAACCGGATGAAGCGGTTAACGTCAGGGATAGGAAATGTCCGTGTGGAAAACACCCAATATTTGGTCTTCCGGGAGAAAAAGCGACGTGGTGTGGAAAATGTAAACCAGATGACGCGATTGACGTAAAGAATAAGAAATGTCCATGTGGGAAAGGTTATCCTATTTATGGGCTGCTGAGTGATACACGACCAATATGGTGTGGAAAATGTAGAGATAAACCATTAGAAGCAGTCAATGTTGCGAGTAAGAAATGTCCATGTGGAAAAAGTTATCCATTTTATGGGCTTCCAGGTGATAAACCATTGTGGTGTCCAAAATGCCCTAATAAACCAAATGACGCGGTCAACGTCGTTAATTCTATTTGCCCTGGTTATGATGGAGTTCCATGTCCCGTGAGAACCCAACTTGCAACCGGTAAAGCGTATTGTCTCTCGTGTGACCCGGACGAGTCACGGAGATTACCTCGCAAAAAAGACGAACACGCGTTCTTTGTTTACCTTGAAAAAAACAACGTCCAAGTCACTCAAAGAGAATATCGTATTGATTACAAATGTGTAGACACGTCGAAGTCTCACGCGTTCATTGACGGTGTTATCATCACACCAGACATCGTTTTGTGTTTAGAAGTTGACGAAGATGCCCATCGGAATTACGAATGTGACGAGGCACGGACGAATTTTGCTAGCACCGAATTACTGTTGGCATTCCCTGACCATCACATTGCTTGGGTCCGTGTGAACCCTACTGTTGGTAACTTTGACCGCAGCGACAATGCGTTGAAGATTCGAGATGAACGATACTCTCAGGCTGTTTCGTCGATACGAGAACTCCTTGTGAATCCAAGGACTGATATTATTTACATCGGATATGATGAATAAATTATATTACAATTATAATAATGCTTTCGACAGTGAGCATATTTCACGTTTTATTCACCGGACCGTTGTTCGTATATTTAGGTAAAGTAAAACCACAAATCCCACTTGTATACCATATTATTCTTGCATTGGGAATCGCACTCGGAATATATTTCTTGTATAAAATATTAATTGAAAAACATAAATCCCCTTGGATTGTTCTACATCTCTTACTTTTTGTACCACTCCTTGTATGGATTGGGTTGATGGGAACCGCTGCACCTCCGTTTTTATTTTCGATACTCGTGGCAATTGGATGCGCTGCAATAGGGTATCATGGTATCAAACTATTCACATAATCCAGTCAAAGTTTTCACCGAAAGCAGATTCGTCGTAAACATTCGAGTCCTGGATGTGAATAGGGACCGTCGTCACAGCTGGAAGGACACCGTTAATCTGGAGCGTTGAAATAGTCTTCAGAGCTTCCAGTTGTTCGTAAATGTATGTGTAGCGCTGACGCAGGAAATGCAGATGCTCTGTCATCTTCATCAAGTATGCGTGGTTCTCATGACATTCCGCGTAACTTTGCTTCAGGTACTCCTGATCCTCCTTCGGGAGATTCTCAAAGTCCAGGAAACCCATATAGCCAGGGGTGTACTGGTTGACGTTCCTGAACTCTGCACGAGAGATCTCGGTGATGCAGTACTCGATGTCATGAGCGATCTCAGAGAGCATCTGCTTGTGGAAAGCGATGGTGTTCATTTTAGAGTTTGTTGCTTTGAGCTTTGGTTGCTTTGAAAATGGTAAAGAATATCAGTTTTCAATGAACTCATATACACTTCTTAAAAATGACATTTCCTTGGTCAAATGACACAAAAATGACAATATATACTTGCATCAACATTTATATTATTTTAAGATTCCAAATTGGAAAATTAAATATCATATAATCATGAAGGCGATAACAACATCCCCACCTACTGTTTCAGATACAAAACGTATATTTTATGCAAATTACAAAAAATTACTTCTACCGCTGTACAACACTCCTATCCAAAATATGCTCGTTAAACAACACATACACAGGTATAATAAGAACTATACATATTCTGATGTATCCGCTTTGGGAATTGTGACCACTCTTGATAGTGTATTAAATACCTTCCCCGATGATGAAAAGACTTCTATAAAAAACGCGTTTATAATCTCTCTGAACGAAGATCCAGAAATGTACTATAGTAACATAGAGTCTTTGAAACCATATGCTAAGTCAAGTCACCTGGGGCCAAACAAACATGGTAATACACTTCAAAAATCTTTATACGATATTGCGATTAACGACAAATATGTTTACAGTTCATTTGCCGCTGTTGGTATATTCAAACTATTGCAGATGAATGGAAATTACACCGGCAACTCTGTTAAACATTTATCTGAATCCATTGGGTTCAAGGGAGAACTAGTTCATAAAGATATTGCAACGTTTTTCTCGCTTCTGAAATATATTGAAAGTTCCCAAAAACTTGCAGACGATATTCGCGAAGAATCTCTTAAGAGGAAGTCGAAGTCTTCTTGATGATCGGGAAATCTTTGTAAATAGATGTGTCTTCTTTTCTGAGTTTCGTCTTTGGCAACAATTTGTTTATTTTTTTAGGAACAAATTCCGGGTTCAAGAACTTCTCAAACGGGTTATTTTTCTTCGGTTTTGGGTCTATGTCTATTTCGGGAAGTATGATATCTGGAGGAATCTTAGGATTTTCGTTCTTCTTTAGATTGTATCCATTTTTTATCGAGTCGAATTTATCGATGAAGAAGTTCTCCCAGAAATCGAGATATTCAAGCGGTATATTACTCTTTAAAATCCTGGCGTATACTTGATCTTCGGGAAATTTGTTCAACGCATTTTTCAATTTCACGCAATTGGAATCGTCACGCAGATGCTCTCTCATTCTCTGTTCGAAATTTCGTTTCGTTTGGCCTATGTATCTTTTCTCGTTCGGAAATGATATCGAGTATATCACGCCGGTTGATTGATCGCACAAAATCATTAAAATATTTGTAATTTACATTTTATTTTTCTTAAATTCTTAAAAAAATAAACGGTTATGATATAACCGGTGTGTGCAATGGCTCCTGTGAAAAAAGTAGTAAAGAAAAGAGTGACGTTTTCGAATGCCTCTGGGAAACCTATTGCGTCCGTCAAATATATAAACAAAGAAGGAAAATCAATTAAGTTGACTCCCATGACAAGAAAACAAATCCCTGCGAAACTAGATGCGATGCATCTGAAAAAAATGAGAGCCGAGGCCATCGCGAGAAAACGCGTAAACGATGCCAAGGAACAAGTTGAAATGGTTAAGAAAGCCGAAAAGAACATCCATGCACTGGAAAAGAATGTTGCTAAAAAGATGAAGAAGACTGTGAAACCTGCTGAAATCGCACATCTAAAAGCGCAAGCGAATCGCTTGAATGCAATGAAAAAATCTATAAATGCGAAGAAGAATGAAGTTACTATATCATTCAATATTGCAAAAAATAAATTGAGAGCACAACAAAAATCCGGTTGATTTCGTATCGACAAAAACACATTTAACATTTTGTATTATCATATTATAACATGTGTGTATTCAACCTATTTAGATTACGGCATAATGATAAGAGGATACAAGTATTCGAAACGATGACATATGAAGAATTTCATGATAGATTTCATCATAGTTTATTTCCAGGAGTATCTTTAAAATCGTTGATTCGCGCCAATAGATATAAGAGAGCATTCATCTCTCCCGTAATTCGACCAGGGGATTTTGTATCATTCCCTCGAATAAAGTATTAATTTAAGATACACTGTCATAAAATATTACATTTTAAAATGTGTTTATCAATATTTTCAGTAATCTTGTTATTATTTGCAACTGTAAATGCAGATGTAAATACAACCGAATATATTATTAAAATTCATAATAATTGCGAGGCTACTCTAAACATCAAGATTTTTGATATGAACACCATGCCATATATTAATCTTGAAAGTGATGGTAAGTACGTGAAATTATTCAATACTATTAAAATTGATAAGGGGGTATCGGAAATTAATGTAAGTTCTGATTTTGATAGTTTCATGTACGCATCCGTTGATGTTTATGACAAAACTGGGGAGTTATTACCTCTGTTGAGTATTAGCGATATATCTAACATTGTTTTAGACGAAAGTCTTAGAACAATCAAATTCTATCCTTATACAGACTACGACGAGCTATGGTTATGTGTTCCGAATACAGACATTGAAGTAAAACCAATAGACATGACGCGTATAATTGAAATACAAAATGATTGTGATCACGATGTGTTCATCGGGCAAGCTGTATATTCTTATAACATTAATAGTCCAGTAGAAATGGTATGTAAACCTCGTAAACGACTTGTTCAAGGTGGTGTGATAGAACTTTACATATACGATGCTCCGTTTATTAGTTTTTTCTCAGCGTACGATCCGTATAAAAACACGAATGTAGATGTTACTTTTGATAAATTCGTATCTATGGGGATGGTTATTAACAGAATAATAGAAACTTCAAAACCTCTCATTGATTGTAATGATTACATATCACGGAATGAAGTGTTTTATTTCTATAACAAGCACGTTGTATTACAAAGAGCTATACTATGTTTTAAATCCCAAACCAACACTTAAGTTTTTACATATTGAATACCGAATTTACATTCTATTTGTTCCTTGAGTTTAGGTGTGAGTTCTACCAACTGGCCACTCACCCATGTTGTATTGCAACCAACGTTGTTTGGCTTTCTGCACCGCAATCCCGTGAATGGTCCGGTACCGAAGAAGGGATATTTTTCGGCTAGTTTTTTGTCTTCAACGATGTTAGAATAGTAGATTTTCATGAAATCATTCGGTGCATTATAGTCGCTCCATCCTTCTTTTCTTGTAAAGTTCCAAATTATAACTACAACTATTAGCAACAATACTATGTACACGATTGTGTTCTGAACCTTCATGTATATAGTATAAATTATATAAATATTTTCGTTTGTGAAATTAAAATAAATAAAAAAAATAAAAGTATTATAATAAGTAAGAATGTCATCTGAAGAAACTGCTCGTTCCATAGGTGGTCCGTTTCCCATGAATGCAACTATCAGAGACGTATTCGAAGAATCAAGGTATTCTCCTCTGGATTCTGCACCACTTCACCTTGCACCAAGTGCCGCAGTTTCCGGGGATCCTAATGTGAAGATCTGCTTCACAGAAGCGGAATTGGCCACGAAATGCCCTAGCATCCTAATCAAGCCTAAACCCAAACCACCGGCGAGCAACGTATGCACTGGATACGAAACCGTGGCCCCTGGTGACGGCTATGAAAAGAATTATGGTGACAATGATGATGGTGGGTTCGCACCTATGATTCCTGATAACAAACTCGAACCATACTATTTTGGCAACCCCCCGCAACAAGGTTCTCTTCCGTTGAAAGATAATACAACAACGACTCTCAAAGAAAGTAATCTAACAATCACCCTATTACCTCGCGTTGCTCAAGCAATTTCAAGCATTAAACTAGGAAATGTAGAGTTCCTGAATACACCCGGTGGAACTATGTTCAGTTCCGCTGCTACAGACGTGCCGAAAGGGACGAGCGATAAGTTGACTCGTGTTGACGAGGCTGGGAACAAAAACCCGACGAAATCAACGAGCAAAGTGATGAAAGTCGCGGCGAATAAAAATAGCGCGTTCACTTCAGTCCAAGCATCATACTATCTCCCCCCTGGAAGCGTCCTCGGTGACAAACGCGTGGCTCACAAGTCTACTCTCAGTAATACAGTTATATCCAAGAGGATTTCTATTGCACCTAATAAAGTTGTTAGATACACAACGGGTATATCTATGGAACACCCTTTCATCAGCTCTCGTATGAACGTTCCGAAATACAGCCTCAAACCTCAATTCAAGAAGATTTTGTATTATAAGAGGAGCACGAACTCTTGGGTTACACCGACGCAATCAAAAATCCACCTTGGTGCTGACCATCGTGCTTTCATTTTCACTACAACCGACCACAAAGTCGCTATGGGAGTAAGACCTATAGATTTTCCTAAACCTAAAAATTTTGGTTCAAAGTTCTATAACTCGTTCGAAACCCATATCACCCGCGGAACAAAAGCAATAAATGTCGCTAGCACTCTCGTGGTGGGAAGACGCGGGGGCATGGCATCCAAATTATGGGCACCCTCTGGTACATATTCCGTGACACAAGACTACATTTTCGGTACTTTTGCCGAAGTTCAAAAAATACTTAACAACGTGTTTAAAGGCAGTAATGGTGGTAAATGTCCTACTGTCTGCCCCCCGAAACCACCATCTGGGACAAAAATAATACCCGGTAAGATAAGAAATGTCGTAAACGCAAACAAGTTTGTAGTGACGTATGAGAATAACATCACCAACAGTTATGTTGCGACGAGGGTTACGAAGGCTAAGCACGGATTCAAGGCTAACGAACCTGTTAATGTTACCGTAGATGCACAGACATGGGTAGTGAAAAACGTTACCAAGAGAGGTGCTGGTAAACCCACGGTGAAACCCACGGCACCCGTTGGAACCATCATTATCGCAGCGAAGGTGACGGCGGTACCAAATGCCAATAAAGTAAGCCTGCAGTACACCAAACCAAACAAGAAACTGACGAAGGTGACTGTTACCAAGACCAAACACGGGATGAAGGTCGGAGAAGCTGTTGACGTCGTTGTACGTAACAAGGATCCGTATGCTTTCGTCGCGGTGTACAAGAAGGGTGCTATTAAACCCGCACCCAAACCTGCCGGTAAACCCACGGCACCCGCTGGAACCATCGTTATAGCCGCGAAGGTGACGGCGGTGCCAAATACCAACAAAGTAAGCCTTCAGTACACTAAACCGAACAAGAAGCTGACGAAGGTGACTGTTACCAAGACCAAACACGGGATGAAGGTCGGCGAAGCTGTTGACGTCGTTGTACGTAACAAGGATCCGTATGCATTCGTAGCGGTGTACAAAAAGGGTGCTATTAAACCCGCTCCCAAACCCGCTCCCAAACCCGGTCCCAAACCCGCACCAGCAGGAACCATCGTAATCTCCGCGAAAGTAACTGCCGTTCCGAACGCTAACAAAGTAAGCCTGCAATACACTAAACCGAACAAGAAGCTGACGAAGGTGACCGTTGCCAAGACCAAACACGGGATGAAGGTCGGTGAAGCTGTTGACGTCGTCGCGCGGAACAAGGATCCTTATGCATTCGTAGCAGTGTACAAAAAGGGTGCTATTAAACCCGCGCCTAAACCCGCACCAAAGCCTACAAATACCATCAAAATTAACGCAAAAGTAACTGCTGTTCCGAATGCCAACAAGGTAAGCATTCAATACACAAAACCCGACAAAAAGATCGCAAAACTCACAGTCAACAAACCAAAACACGGAATGAAGAAAGGGGAAACTGTGATCGTTGTCATACATAAAAAGGCTCCCTATAAATTTGTATCTGTGAACAAAAAGAACGCTCCTAAACCCGCGCCAAAGCCTACAAATACCATCAAAATTAACGCAAAAGTAACTGCTGTTCCGAACGCCAACAAGGTAAGCATTCAATACACAAAACCCGACAAAAAGATCGCAAAACTCACAGTCAACAAACCAAAACACGGAATGAAGAAAGGAGAAACTGTGATCGTTGTCATACATAAAAAGGCTCCCTATAAATTTGTATCCGTGAACAAAAAGAACGCTCCTAAACCCGCACCTAAACCAGGTAACAGACCGTCTGCAAATACAAATTGGTCAAAAGTACAATCCGAATACAATGCATTGATAAACTCTAAAAAATCACATGCGGTGGCTATAATAACACTCCAAAAGAAATGGCAGGATATAGGACCTGCAAATGAAGCAAGACTGAAAAAAGGATATAAACCCGGAGGCAAACCTGCACCGAAACCTACAGACACCATCAGAATTAACACAAAAGTAATGGGAGTACCAAGTGCTGATAAGATTTCTTTGCAATACGTTAAACCTGATAAAAAGATCGCAAAACTCACAGTCAACAAACCAAAACACGGAATGAAGAAAGGGGAAACTGTGATCGTTGTTATACGTAAAAAGGCTCCCTATAAATTTGTATCCGTGAACAAAAAGAACGCCCCTAAACCCGCTCCCAAACCCGCTCCCAAACCTGCACCCAAACCCGCTCCTAAACCCGCTCCTAAACCCGCACCCAAACCTGCACCCAAACCCGCTCCTAAACCCGCTCCTAAGCCCGCACCGAAACCCGCACCCAAACCCGCACCCAAACCCGCACCCAAACCCGCACCCAAACCCGCACCAAACCCGCACCAAAACCCGCACCAACCCGCACCAACCGCACCAACCGCACCCAAACCCGCACCCAAACCCGCACCTAAACCCGCACCTAAACCCGCACCTAAAAAATAAATGAAAGATTCGTAAAATTATAAAAAATAAAGCATTTTGTTGTTGTATAATGTCCGTCCCTGTGCAAGAATTCATTGTTGGTAAAGATATGATTATCGACGATGATTCAGTTAGTATTTCAGCTACAGGTAAGTGTAAGAGTTTGTTCGGTCTAAGGTATAACATGAGTGTGCCTTGCACGATAGTTTCTATTGAAAGCCCCAATCGGTTGACTATACGTTTCAAAAACCCTTATGATGGTGCTAAAGAATCTACCCGGACGTTTAACCAAGAAGGTCATTGTTTGACTGTCAAATCTACACGCCCCGCAATTGTGCTTCTGAAGACCCCTGGCGTTGCCAGTAGAGTACCTATTATTGTTGGAGCTATGCGTACGTCGTAGGTTTTCCGAATGCCTTTGAGAGTATGTTATCCACGTCAAAATCATCAGTTTCATTACTTGGTTCTTCATCACTTTCGTCATCACTTTCGTCATCACTTTCAATACTTGATTCATCATTATTGAAAGATTTATCATACACAGTACTTGTAATTTCTTGAAACATCTCCTCGAATATGGCATTAACTTTCTTTTTGTATTTAGAGATTACATCAGTTGACACCGTGTGTCGCGAATCATCTTTTGCAAAAATGTTTCCATTCCGTTTGCAATACGAACATGTTTCTACATTGTATTCACAAGGAGGGTGGTCGTGAACAAGACCCTCAACGTTCATCGCGAGATGAAAGGGTGAAATTTTAGTTTTCTTCGAGATATTCTCTATCGCCGCAGTTGCAACTTCTGAGATAGCGATTTCTGAAATCTGAGAAATAATTTCAATCATTTTGTGTTTCTTATTTTGGTTTGTATAAAGGATATGTTTTGTCGATACAAAATTTATATCGACAAAATAACTTTAATAATACATGAAATACGTAAATTTACATATAATGTCAGTTCTTGAATCAGAATATGTAATCGGTAAAGATATAATTAAAGATACAGTTAAAGGTATAGTTGAAGATATAGACCCCAAATTGTATGGTGCAAAATTTAGCAAGGCTGTGTCATGTAATATAAATGTTTTAAGTGCGGATAGTTTAACCGTGGAATTCAGAAATCCTTATGATGATAATAAAATAGCTACTCAAACGTTCTTTCAAGAAAAACATTGTTTGTCTCCTGACTCTAGGAATCGTATTCTGGTATTTCTAAAGGATACAGGAACCATAACGCCAAGTATTGTTGGAGTTATCTCTGGACCTTTTTTGCTCAAAGGTCCTTGGTCATGTATGTCATTTTATTGTGTACCAAGTAAAAACAAAATAACTTGAATAAACGAATATACTCTTTATATCGACAAACTCGCTTTAATAATAGATAAAATACATACAATCTTAATATATTTCATGAGTCTCCCTGGTGTTTTATCCAGAGAAGGTGTTAAAATTAAGATTGCAGATCTAACTGAACAAGAGAAAAAACTCATCAACAGAGAGCTCACAGTTTCCCCTTTGACCCTCGAGCAAGTATTTCCGAAGAAATTCAAGGTTTTCAAGAATGATAAAGGCCACGTATATCTCCCACGATATTGGGCAAAGGAAACTCTCGAACGACTCGTCATCAAAGAAGACTTCGGAAATATCGTTCCTATGGGAGACGTCAAATTCACTGGGACACTTAGAAAGGAACTCTCACAGGACAAAGCAACAGATGCTTTGCTAAAAAGTCTAAAAGATACCGGGGGTGGTATTCTTTCTCTGGATACCGGGTACGGAAAGACGTTCTGTTCGATTTACACGGCCGTCAAACTCAAAGTGAAGACAATGATTCTCGTTCACAAGACTTTCCTGGCCGACCAGTTCGAGGAATCAATCAAAAAACTCGTACCAACGGCAAAAATTTCGAAGATTAGAGGAGATGAATGCGACACATCTGGTGATTTTATTATTTGTATGATTCAGACTCTTTTGTCCAGAAAATATAATGCTTTTGATGGTATCGGGTGTTTGATTTTGGACGAGGCACATCACGCTCCTGCTGAAAGTTTTTCCCAAGCAATGTTTGGAACATCATTCAAGTATGTCATTGGGCTCACTGCAACTCCGTTTCGTAAAGACGGACTATCACGTGTCATGCATTGGTTGTTCGGTAAAATAGCCTTCGAAGTTCGAAGGTCTGGTCAATCTCACGTAAACGTTAAAATTACACAATTTACACATCCGGAGTATCAGAAGCCGCCTCCTATAAACCGCCGCGGCGATCTGTGCTATACATCTTTGATCACGAAGATTTGCGATATTCCGGATAGGACGGTGTTTATTGCCGAAGAAACGAAACGTGTGGCTGAATCCGGAAGATACGTTTTAGTTTTGTCACACAGACGCGGTCACGCTATGGCAATATGTGAAACTCTTAAAACCCTTGGAGTAGACGCAGGAACGTATCTTGGAGGTGACAAAATCGCCCCAGATGTGCAAGTGGTGTGTGCGACTTATTCACTCGCGTCAGAAGGGTATGACAACCCCCGACTTTCAGCTTTGATTCTAGCCACACCTTCGAGCGATGTTGTCCAGGCCGTTGGGCGTATACTTCGCGGTGGTAGTGGAAATGACCCAGTTATCGTAGACATCGTAGATCAGTACTCCTTATTTTTCAGCCAACTAGCAAAACGGAAGAATACTTACAAAAAAATTGGATTCAATATTATTGGAGACGATAAAAAATCCAAGAAACAAGAAGAAAAAATTGAAGAGAAAATGGAATCAATGTTCATAGATGAGGACTAATATCCTATATAAACTATGTCGGTTCTCGGGGTTTGTATGAGGTCTTGTATTGACGAAACAGCATCGAGGTAACGTCCATCTCGAAGACGAAGCGCCTTGTCGCTGCGTTCAAAGTTACCAATAGTAGGATTCACACGGACCCATGCGATGTGATGTTCAGGAAACGCAAGGAGCAATTCGGTGCTTGCAAAATTCGTTCGTACCTCATCGCAAGCATACGATTTATGCGCATCTTCGTCGACTTCGAGACACACCACGATATCCGGAGTGATGATGACTCCGTCAATGAACGCGTGAGACTTCGACGTGTCAACACATTTGTAATCAATACGATATTCTCTTTGAGTCACGTTGATGTCGTGCTTTTCGAGGAAGCAAAAGAACGCGTGCTCGTCTTTCTTGCGGGGCAAACGTCTCGATTCATCAGGATCGCATGAAAGACAATATTGTTTCTCGTATTTGAGTTGAGTTCTTACGGGGCACGGAATGTTGCCATATCCAGGACATATTTTATTGACGACGTCGACCGCATCTTGCGGTTTACATTTCGAACACCAAACACGTTTTGTTTCACCCGGGAGACCGAAAATTGGTTGAGATTCCCCACACTTACATTTTTTGTTCTTTACGTCGACCGCATCAGTAGGCTTACAATCCTTACACCACGTTGGTTTCTGCCCCGGAAGACCGAAATATGGTTGAGCTTTTCCACATGAGCATTTTTTATGAACGACGTCGATCGCGTCCTTGGGCTTACAACCCTTACACCAAATGGGTTTTGTATCTCCCGGAAGCCCAAATTTTGGATGAGCTTTTCCACATAGACACATTTTACTAACAACATTGATTGCATCACCGGGTTTACAATCCTTACACCACATTGGTGTTTCGCCTGGGAGACCAAAGTTGGTTCGTTTTCCACAAATACATTTTTTATGAACGACGTCGACCGCAACATCTGGTTTACACTTTGAACACCATGCTGCTTTTTCCCCCTGGAGACCGAAGTTTGCTCGTTTTCCACATAAACATTTAGACATTTTAAGGATGGTTATCCACACGACCTTAAATGAATATTTTAGTTGTCATTTAGTTGTCATTTAGTTGTCATTTAGTTGTCATTTAGTTGTCATTTATTCATCAAATGCTTCGAAATCGTCATCTGATTCAGCACCGCCAGGAGCCGCATCCTCAGTGGTCTCAAGATCTCCAAGGCCGGTTTGCACTTCCTGTGCGTATTGAGGCGTAACGGACGACATCATGGGCTCTGCCTCTTTGTCTAGGGATTCTTGAATATTCCGCGCGTACACTTGGGAATTCTCAACGCCCTTCACAACTTCGGACTCCTTGTCCCTTGACGAAAATTTCTTCCACAAGAAGAATATGGCGATCAGTGCTAGAATAACTACTGCGAAAATCACTGGTTTGGGGATACTTTGATATATTTCCATTATACGGTCCATCATCGTTATTATAGGTATACTATTTTATTTTTTTTATTTGACGCAATTTATACGTATGAATATTCAACAACATCACCAGGGTACAAGCGGTTGATAACTCGGACCATCTCAGGTGTTAGGTTATCAATGATAACATCATCTACCACATCAGGAAGTTCTCCGTTGTCAAAACCGCTTGTAGGATAAACCAGGGTTTCTTCGTCAGCGTCAAACATCCAGTCATTTTCCTTATCAAGGAACTCATTGATATCATCGTCGTATGAGACATATGGTTCATACTCCACAGAGTCAGTAACGCTTTCGACGTCGCTAGTGTCAACCATCTCGCGCTCGAAAAGTTCGGCTTCGTAGTTGTACACCATTATAGATATTTATAATTTGATGTTAGGTGTGACCAAGACGCTCCTTTTATGTCTATTAAAATGTCATTTTTGTGTCATTTTTGTGTCATTTTTGTGTCATTTTTGTGTCATTTTTGTGTCATTTTTGTGTCATTTGACCCAGCATTGTCATTTCAAAGAAGTGTATATGAGTTCATTGAAAACTGATATTCTTTACCCTTTTCAAAGCAACCAAATCCCAAAGCAACCAAATCCCAAAGCAACCAAATCCCAAAGTCATAATGAACACCAACGTCGCTACTATCGCTGCCAACAAGGCCAAGATGGAGGCAAGCATTGCCAAGATGAAGGCGTCTTTCGAGGCGATCGATAATGCCAAGACCCGCGCTGTCGTCTTGGACGCCCCTGCACCAAAGTCAACCGCGGGTTTTAAAAAATACATTAAGACTGAGACGGTGAAGACTGAGACGGTGAAGACTGAGACGGTGAAGACTGAGATGGTGAAGCCCCAGCCTTCTGCAACCGCCGTACTAATGAAGCAGCCCGTCGCAACGGCTCTTCCCGATATTATTAAGAAGAAGAAGAGGGCAAAGCGCAATAGCAAACTGACCAAGCTTGTCAAGGGAAAGACAGTATTTGATTTTTCAAAGTGATTACACAACGCTTTCGCTCGATCCCTCGGCTTCATATTTCTCTAGATCATCTGGTGAATGTGTTTTTGGTATCACCATTGAATTATCAGCTGAAAATTTCCTTTTTAACGTAAAACGAATGATAGTTATCAAAAACAGGAGTGTCATGGGAATGAAAAACAATAAAAATACACCATACATGCTGTTTAAATTAATTGATTGAGGTTGTTCCGTACACGTAGGTGAAGTGAATTGTCTGTTGACACTAGCCATTTGTATTTGTGCGATGAGTCTTCTAATATTTAGCATACCTGCTTTAGTTGCTAAATTCACATATTTATATATACCTGGACCGTGAATGATAGTAAGTTCTGATGAGCAATCTTTAAAGATTTGCAGAAATGTTCTTTGACCTATGATAGCGTCAAATTCAGAAGAATCTATAATCTCCGGTATCTTTGAGGAATCGATATATAATAAATCATTAGGTAGTTCTGAAAATGAGTTTGAAATAGTGTTATCAATGAATATATCCCACGTTGGTTTATAACTATATGGTAGAGAAGAAAGAGAGTAGTTTTTATACAATACGTAAGCTACCAGATTCGAACTATACAAAGCAAGCATTATAATTGCGAATATGTTTATAAACACAGCGAGTGTGTACGAGGTATTATTCGTCATGCTTTCGCTACTTATTAAATCTATACCGAGGTGTGCATGAATACTATCTGGTAAATATTTTATAAAATTTCCTACTACTGTTTCTCCAGTGTCATATTCTATTAAAGAAGTAACAAGCGGTGTGATTATACACATTACAATAATTAACATGGCCCAAAGTTCCCATGAAAATGGCTTGAGGAAATCCCACGGGATGTACGATTTATCCGGGTTGAATAAAATTGCAGGAGAATCTACATCATAAAGCACACTCTCTGCCCAATAATTACTCTTATTAGTATAGGCCAATGGATTTGGTTCTCCGTATAGAATATCACAACCTTGTCTTTCCGCATCGGTGTAACTAGTTACACATTGTCTAATGACATTAAAACATTTAAAAGTCCTGGGTATGATATGGGTTAAGTATTGATCTGCATAACCGAAAAAATTACACTTTGGGTCGTATCTAATGTTCGACACACTACATGTATCGCCGATGTTACACCACGCTTCTGAAGATGGTATGAAGCATGCAGTTAAATTTGTTAGTGTGCTAGGTGTACAATCGTATATATTGTCAATATCTTCCATATATTAGTTTAAGAATGTCTTAGTTTAATTACTTAAACTAATATGTCAGAGATCTGTTTCACTGATTATGTATACCCAAGGTCTTGTGGCACTAAACGATGGGAAATAGTCAACATTCTTATGGATGCATTTAAAGAATATAATAACGAAGAATCTACATTTCGTTGTTACTCCGGAGATATCACATTTGAGACTGATTTGACAAGTGGGTATGTATCAAATTGTTCTGTATTACTTGGTCACGAAGTGTCTACGTATGCCCGAGTCGTAAGATTTAATAGTTTTACAATTGGTCCGGCGTATAATCACTCGTACGCTCTTGTAACACCCGTTCAAAATTCTCCACATGAATCTATGAATAGTAACGGTTGGGCATTCGTAAATCCATTTACACTACCCGTGTGGTTACTCATTCTAGGAGTCATCTCGTTCGCTTTTATTATACAGTTTTTGATGAGAAAATATCAACTCGGTGTTTCTACATCGTCTTTGAATGAACGCAATCCGGAAACACTGTCAAGATCTATTTTATCCGCAACGGGGTCTGTGAAATTATATGCATCAGATAGCAGAGTGTTAACTCGAGAGTTGATGTCATGTTGTATGGCAATATTTTCAGTGTTCATAATGTCGTTGTATTCGTCTAACCTGATTAACTTTTTTTATTACCAATCTCTTTCAAACCCGATAGCTACATCGTCTTCAGATTTTGTCGTCATTCACCCAGCTTATAAAAACATTATTTCATATGAGGATCTCGGAGTTTATAAAGGTTCTCACCAAGAATTAACTTCTATTTTTATGATACCATATGGAATTTATTCACCTGATGTAATTCCTGTCATACCCAATACTTGGGGTGGAACTCTCGAGAATTCTACGACAAGTTTGAGTGTTGTTGGATATTACAAAAGCGCATATCAAATCCTATACACGAAGCTTGTAACCCCGTCTGTTATTTCATATATAAATAAATACGTAAACGAACGATTGAACGAGTATAACACGATATATACCGTATCATCGGATATAAACTTGAATGAAAACCGATCGGCAGCAAGTAACCAATTAACTCTGAAGAATACGTGGGGTATTTTCGTAATTCTGGGTATAGGGTACGTACTTTCGTTGATCTTTAGAATTGTATGGACAAAAAAAACCGGTCTTGACAAACTCGTGTTTTTCAAACGGGAAGATGAACTTGTAGAATTTATGCCTACCAATAATAGTAGTATACGAGACAATTCTTCTATAAAAAATAAAGAAAATAGTGGTGATAAAAAATCTGCAAATAAGAATAGTATGGACAAGTCCCCTGGTTTCATGGAAATAAGCATAAATTAAATATTTGCGTATTTTAAATGTGGAGAATATTATTGGTATTATTCTTCGTCGTTCTTGGTTTTTTAATCTTGAGAAAAAAAATGAAAAAACCAACGTATGATAAGACCGACGAGCTCGTGGATTATATAGATATAGAGGATGTTGATGGTCGTGATATTCTCGACCATCTGTGTGACAAGATGTCTAAATTCACTTAAAAAAAACACGTGAAGCAACGTTTACAGCCATCATAGTAAAGCAAACCATCCGTGCTTTCTTTTTAAGATCCTTCATTTCATTTTCGAAGCTGAGGCGCATATTTTCCATTTCTTTATTAATATTCTTTCCGTTGGTATCTATCACCATTTTCAAAGATTCCACTTCTTTACACAGATTATCTCCAGTTTTCAAAATATTAGTGTTGATGTCCTCTCCATGTATGTCTATAATATTGTGCATCACCTTGATTTCTTTTGAAATATTATCCCCGTGGAAATCTATCTCGTCTCCAATCCGGGAAACGTAAGATGGAAACGACATGAAATCCATTATGATATCATCATTTATTATTTTTTTTGTTAAGTTGTTTTGTTTCGATATTGTTAATATTAATAACAAGATTTGAAGGTATTCTGATTCTTTGTTTACCTTCGGTGTCATATATCCTATACGATAACAGAATTTGCATAAGCGTCTCTGCAGATGGGAGTTCCGCCATCACTTTTTTTAACACTTTACTTTCATTGTCTAATTGCAATGCCTTTATTCTCTTGGTAACTTTGGTCGTATATGCTTCTATGTCAATTTTAGCATCTTTCAGTATATCTTTTGATGACATATTTGCCGATGGTTTAGAAGAATATTTCTTCACGAATTTAACGTCACTGAAAATATCATCTAAATCACTATTTGTCGTATCAGGTTCATAGTGTTTTATCCATTCTTTACTCCAGTGAATGGTTTTCTCGAGACTGGGAGTATATTGAATAGGAGGTGCAGTTCTTAACATTATTATTGTATCAAAATATATTTTTAAAAAATGTTTCGTCATTTTTCGTCATTTTTCGTCATTTTTCGTCATTTTCGTCATTTTCGTCATTTTCGTCATTTTTTTTTACATTTATAAACTTAACATCACGACACTTACAAATAAAAATGTCGGTGTATCCTCCACCAGATGATGTTCGTATCGACGAATTACATCCCAGTGTGCAATCTCTATTCAAGAAGAAGCAATGGGTACAGCGAACGCATGAGTGGTATGAAGTGCGGAAGGGGTTGATGACTGCATCGGATGCGGCAGGTGCTCTAGGAATTCCGCCATTCAAATCGTTCAAGGGGTGTCCGAGAGAAGAACTTCTTCAGAAAAAGTTGAACAACGCACCCGTGCAAGGAATGGCTCTAGAGCATGGTGTTAAATACGAAACAGAAGCTGCCGAATATGCCATGAAAATAATCGGGGGTCGAATGTTCGAATTCGGTCTTCTCATTCACGATGAGTACCCATGGCTTGCGGCATCGCCTGACGGAATAACGGCCGACGGGCATGCCATAGAGATCAAATGCCCTCTGAGAAGAAAAATTATCCCAGGGGAAGTTCCTCATCACTATGAGGCACAGATACAAGTACAATTAGAAGTTTGTAATCTTGATGCGTGCTGGTTCATACAATATAAACCAGGGTTCATGAATGAAGATGGCGAACCATTCGTGGACATAACGCTAGTTAAAAGAGACAGAGAATGGTTTGCAAATAATAAAGACAAGCTCTATAGTTTTTGGGAGGAATTAATGAGCAGACGAAAGACGCATATACCCGAGAAAGTAGAATCTGAAGTTATTTTACTGATAAATGACGACTTATACGACGTGCCAAGAGAAGAATACGTCAGAGAACTTGAAGACACGGACGATTCTTTGTTTCAAGAAGATGAAAAGTGTCTTATCACAGATATGTACTAATACGAAAAAAAAAATAAATATATTTTATAAAGTAAAGTATGTTTGAAAATACAGCGATTCGTGTTATCGTTGGTTTGGTCATCCTGTTCCTTGGATTTCTATTATTGAAATATTTCAGCGCTGATAAAGAAGACAGTATCACGGAATATGCCGCTCCTGTAAACAGAAAGAAACCTACGATCCTGAAAAATTCTAAGGGAATCTTTAAAAAACTACAACAATCTCCTCCACAACCCAAAACCGTATCTTGGGCGCCTTCACCTGTAGATGCCCATATTTCAGAATACGGTGAATGGGACACTAACAGAAACCCTCCCAACTTTGTGACGAATGTCGCTAAAGGGTTTCCCGAAAACGACGAGGGTGCTTCCAACGCACCTCTGAGCAAATGGTCAATGACACCCGCGCAGAAAATGATTACACCTACAATTCCAGATGTGGGGATGACCGATGAGTATTCCTCACTTGGTATGCAACTTCCTGATGTGGGTTATGACAACGTATTTGATGGTGAATTCGGAGCGTCTCTGGATAATTAAATAAGAACAAGCATATAATTTAGGGTATTATTCAGGATTAACTTTCGTCGATACGAAGAATGGTAATATATATCGTATCGACGAATTGTATATTTAGTTCACACTATTTTTAGTGTAATAGTTCATAATGATTATTCCCACACTCACCCCAGGTGTAGAAAATTTTAACGCACCAGTATGGTTCCGCGATCCAGTGAAACACATTGTGAAATCTCAACAATTTTCGAAACAAACTGTACAAGAACTGTGCATACTCGCTTCAGAATTCAAGAATGTTAGAAATGATTCTCTTCGTGGAAAGAAGATGCTCACGTATTTCGAGGAACCATCTACGAGGACGAGATTGTCATTTGAATCCGCAATGTATGATCTAGGAGGATACGTAATGTCCGTTGAAAATGCAGTCAATTCATCCAAAGCGAAAGGCGAAACCATTGAAGACACTGTCAGAACTATTGAAAGATACGCTGACGTATTCGTCATTCGGAGTAATACGGCGGGAACCGCAGAAAAAGCAGCAAGAGTGTCGGGTATCCCGGTGATCAACGCTGGGGACGGTGCCGGTCAACACCCCACACAGGCCCTACTGGATGTATACACTATTTATGACAAGTTTGGTGATTTGAACGATTTGACGATCGTTGTCGTAGGAGATCTATTGTATAGCAGAACGGTACATTCCCTCGTATATATGCTATCGCTGTTCAAAGTTCGTATGATCTTTGTAGCGCCGACTGAATGTCAGATGAAATATGACCTAAAAAATTATCTTCAAGATGTGGGTGTGGTATACGAAGAATCGAACGATCTCGAAAGCGTATCTAAGATCGCGGATGTTGTGTATATGACGCGTATCCAAAAAGAACGTTTTACTGACAGACCAGATGATTACGACAAGTGTGTTGGAAAATACATTATGAGCAAAATGATTGTAGAACAAATGAAACAAAATTCCATCATCATGCACCCTCTTCCTCGTGTTGACGAAATTTCACCAGATGTGGATACAAACCATCGTGCCGTGTATTTTGACCAAGTGGAACGTGGGTTGGAAATGCGCAAAGCGTTGTTGTTTTCTATATTTTACAATGCGTTTTAAACATTTTTAAAAAAGACAAATATATGATATGGAAAGCGCAAATAAAAATTGGTCTAAAGTTCAAAACGAATACGATACTCTCATATCATCTGGTAAAAAACATGACGACGTCATTCTAATTCTCAGAAAAAAATGGTCCGATATAGGTCCTATGAATGCGAAAAGATTACAAGACGGATATAAACCACAAAAACCAAAACCACCCGCACCAAAACCCCCAACACCAGACCCCAAACCTCCAGTACCATCGCAAAAACAAACCGAAGCGGGGCTGAAACCCGTAGTGATCACAGTAGATGGTCGTCAGCATGCATATCAATCACCCGCAAATCCAAAGGGTCTTGTAGTGTTTTTACATGGATGTTCCAGAAGTATATTCGGAGCATGGCCTCGAAGTTCTAACCCTAAGTTTTTTGGCTATTCAGAAGATGTGTCAAGAACAAAGCAAGCTTTGAAAGTAGGATATGCCATATTGTACATTTCCCCTACGGACCAAAAGAATAATTGTTTCTCTGCAAAGACAGACCCCGAAACTATAAAAAAAGTAATAAACCAAGTAAGATCTGGTCTCCGTTTGAACGACAAACCTTTGTTCATCGGGGGTTGTTCCGCGGGTGGTGGGTTGGCACAACGTTTAGTAGCATCTGGTTTTTTGACATGTAACGGGATGTTCAACGAATCTGCAACGTCTGCGGATCCCTCGAGTAAAACGCCTGCGAGTTTATGGACGGTGTTGAGCACGCCTAAAGAATTACAAGTTGCCAATGAACGAGTTAATGTATTGAGACGATTTGGAAAACCCGCCGGTGTTCTGGTGTCCGGGAAACGTAAGATATACCCGGAATATTTCAGCGATCAAATCGCGAGCATCTCCGTGCAAAACTCGATTAAAATGGTTGACGTTTTGAAGAAGGTTGGGTTTATCGACGCCTCTGGAAACATCAAGACAGATCCCAAGGATGATAAATCTTGGTATTTTACACTCGGAAAAACAGTACCTATTCCAGAAACAACCATAGGGTTTTGGGATTCGGGAGTGGTGATGAGTGTAATGGTCGCATATGCAGTTCATGATGCAGTCGCGGTATACATGACAACGTTCTTGAAATGGGCGGAAAGTGGATTCAAAGCGAATATTAACGACTTGAGTAAATTTGCGGTGACCAAACCTGCATATTTTTCAGCAATTTGATCAGTTATTTTTTTTAATAAAATCCCTTGTCTGCACAACTCCATAACCGAACGCCTTTTTCAGTGCCTTGGGGTTTTTAAAATCTAATACAGTGATATTCTTGACATTGATTTCTAGAACATTAGAGTTTTTTGAAAATTTGTCTTTCGTCGCTGTGACGATGAGACTCTGGAAAAATTTATCAATTGTGTTTATTTCAATCGGGCTCTCGTGTTCTTTTGAATTATAACGAATACCTAAGGGATTTTTTACATTTGGGAGATTCTTGACATAATCATACGGAAATGCATCCGTAAGAGCACCGTCTACGAAAATACAATCGTTGTATTTTATCGCGCTGAAATAAACAGGGATAGAACAAGACATGCGTATAGCCGTCCTGACGTCCATGTCGGGGGTTTCATCCGGAGAGAAATATTCGGGACAATGTTCGGTCAAATTAGTAGCGCATATCACCAAAAAGATTCCGGTTTCCTCTAAAATGCTTTGAAACGTATACGGTTGATTTCCGAGAACGATGTCTATCCATCTCGAAAGGTGAACCCCGGTGTCGAGCCCAAATGTGTTAACGAAATTAGATATATCAAACGACGGTTTATATATCTCATCAATGAACGCTTTACACATACTCACAGGGTCCTTGTTCAACGCAACGCCGGCAGCGACGATACTTCCCGCGGAAGTACCCGCAACTACCTTTAAATTTTTTAGTTGACCATTTCGTTTTAAAACGTGTATAGCTCCGAGACCGCTCATCGACTTAGCACCACCTCCTGCTATGACAATAGCGTCCGGGAAATTGATGATGGGGGGTTTAACCAGAGACATTATTAAAACGTAATTATAATTATCATGTAAATTTTTCATAAGTTCTTAATATCTTTTTGCAGGGTACATCTTATTCAAATGAGCAAGCATTTCTGGGAATGGGTGGTTGTTATTGTTGTTATTGTTAGTTTTCTTTTTGGGAGCAGATTTCTTCTTGAACAAAGCCATCACGCCTTTCCGTTTAGGGCTAGATGCGCGTTTAGGGCTAGATGCGCGACGCTTAGTGTTTTTAGTCGGAGCCATATATTTTTACCAAATATATTTTTTTCGGTGGGTAAAGACAATTAACCAAATCTATATTGAACTTTGGGGAATGTTTTCCTCACGTATACTATTCTTTTACCATCTCTAACATAAAAAGTTCCAGTTGGATCTCTGTAAACCTGTCTTCCAAATCTGTCAACTCTTGGAACCGCACCATCTACCGCAGGTACTATTTTCATTTTCTTTTTCGGCACCGCTCTCGGGTTGGGGGCGATTTTCCTTGGTGGCATTGTTTTATATATATACCAATACATTTTATTCTAAAAAACGGCGCTTAAAAGCCAGTGAAACTAAACGTGTTCTGGGAAGTTGGTTGTATATAAAAAAATTTATAAGAAAAAAACTAAAAAATAAAAAAAAATATTTAGAAAAGTACATGTAGTTTCAAAACTGCTATACCGCATTGGTTATACTACATGTAGTCCATGTAGTTCATATTTTTTTTTCTAAAAAATAACTTAAATAACAATTAGTATCCTATGGTAGATATGAAAACTTACAATATTAAACTATATACTTGCGGTTGTGGTTATGAAACAACGGATGTTGGAAATGCTAGTAAACATAAGAAAACATCGTGTGGTCATCAAATGACTTCCCAGACGGAAGAATTTGTAAGAAAAAGAGACGTGAGTAATGTTCAACCTGTTCATACTACATATAACTGTGGTGATTACGCGTATATTGACCAGAAACAGATTACTTTTAACCTCACTATTCCCAACGGGGATACGCGGACGGTCATTTACAAAGCGTTACAGTCTCCTCAGTTTCAGCGAGAATTGAACGGAGAGTTCGAGGTTGAAAAAATACCGGCTTTGATATTTCGGCATGCTAAGGGGAGTGGGTTGACGAAGGATGGTCCGGATAAGTTCGTGCGCGTTGAAGATGACAAGGTTCATGAACGCGATATGAAAGGGAATATAACGAAAACGACGCTTAATAAATACACGAAGAAGTTCATTGGCGATGCGGCTACCAGTATTGAAGCGAATGAACATCTCATAGAATGTAAATATGGTAAAGAACTCGTGCAAGAATTTACTGCGAAGACGTTACAAGGTCATAAAAAGGGAGAGAAAGTGTCTGCAGCAGAGGCTTTGAAGAATTACTCCACCGGTTCACATATCGTGTATAAATACCCCGCTGGTACACGGAAGGTTGTTGATTCCGCAGTTGGGTATGTGAAAGACGCAATAATAGATGCTGCGAAAACATAACGTTAAAACAATAATAACCCGGGGTCAAATGATAATTTGAATGTGTGTATAACAATCCCAATCTGAAATGAAATATAAAATTAATAATGAAGACAATCAATTTCAACGGATACACCATCGTTGCGGGACAAAATGCTAGAGAGAACGACATGCTCACACTTCAATCATCTGGAAACGACATGTGGTTTCATGTTGAAAACATCCCGGGGAGTCACGTTATACTGAAAGACGCTGTTGAAGTTACAAAAGACGTTATTAATTACGCCGCTTTTATCGCGGCGAGTATGTCGAAAGGTAAAGGAAATGTCAACGTGATTTACACAAATATTTACAACGTCGAGAAAAGAAAGTTTTCGAAACCAGGGGAAGTTTTTGTTGAATCATATCAACATGTAAGTATAAATTTAAAATAATGGTGGTTTAAAGTATAATGGCGACCGTACCAAGCACAAAACTCGAATTAACCGTTTCTAAAACATCCGACTGGAATACCGGATATGACGGACAATTCAAACTTGAAAACAAGAATGATTATGATATTCTTCAATGGGGGATGACATTTGATTTTCCTGAATCTGAAAACTTTACATGGTTCAGCGAAGGCGACCTTGTTCGTAAGGGTAACAAGGTGACTATGATACCAAAAGATTGGAACATGTCAATTCCCGCGGGAACGACGAAAATCATACCTTTTGGAGGTGTGAAAGCTCTCCCTGGAAATCTTAAATACAACCAAATCCTACCACTCGTAGGTAAGGATCCTTCTTTGGCAAAAAGAGGTAAATGGTCTTCTAAAGCCGTAGCCCCGTACGTAGACGCTTGTGCTTTCCCAACTCCAGATCTCCCCGCGATCAGTAAAGCAAGCGGACTGAAATTCTTTACTCTTGCGTTTATCACTGCTGACAGCAATAACAAAGCGAGCTGGGCGGGAACTATCCCTCTATCGAGTCAGCATCTTCTATCCCAGGTGCGCCAAATCAGAAGTTCTGGAGGTGATATTTCTATTTCGTTCGGCGGTGCAAACGGTATAGAACTTGCGGATGCTATTAAGGACGTTGACGCTCTTGTAGCCGAGTATAGTAGAGTAATCGACTTGTATTCTCTGACACGTATTGACTTTGATATCGAAGGTGGTGCGGTCGCTGATACCGAAGGAGTTGACAGACGTAACAAAGCTATCAATATCTTGAACAAGAAGTACCCTAATTTGCAAATAACATACTGTCTCCCCGTGTTACCAACAGGACTTGCTCTCGCGGGTGAACTCCTGGTGCGCAATGCCAGAGTGAACAATGCTATAATACATTCATTCAACGGTATGTCAATGGATTTTGGAGATTCCGCGGCTCCTGACCCGGAAGGTCGTATGGGAGATTATGTAATAATGTCTTGTCAAAACCTTCGAACCCAAGTTTTGTCCGCTGGGTATGATTCTCCAAACATAGGAACCATTCCTATGATCGGAGTTAACGACGTAGAGAGTGAAGTGTTCAGAATTTCTGACGCAAAGAAGGTGTATGATTTCTTCCAGAGCATCCCCTGGATGACCTATGTCGGTTTTTGGTCCACAAATCGCGACAATGCAGGCCAGGGTCAAGGTGCCAACCCATTCAATTCGGGTATAAAACAAAACCCGTATGACTTTAGTAAAACTTTCCTCGGAAAGAAAGTACTCGAATTAGACCCCAGTCCTAGACCAAACCCCCCTCATATCCCACCCCCTGGTGGAGATCCTAACCCACTTCCACCCGTAGGCCCCGTTGATCCCAGTCCTAAACCTCCTACGCCGAAACCTCCCACACCAAATCCTCCTACCAATCCTGAAAAACCCCAGAAACCAGTTCAGAAACCGAATGTGAACGCAGATTGGTGCAACGTGTCTCTCGAATTCGTACGCAGGTGTCGTGACGGCGAAGCCCCTGATGCAGTAATTAAGGATCTTCAAACAAGATATTCTGGCCTGGGTCCGGAAAATCAGAAGGCCCTCAAGAAACTTCTTGACCCCTCAAAGCCCGTTGACCCTAAACCCGTTGACCCTAAACCCGTTGACCCTAAACCCGTTGACCCTAAACCACCTGTTAAAAGCAATCGATTTTTCACACCATACACAGAGTCTTGGCAATATTGGAGTGGGTGGAACAATGCCAAGACTCTAGAACAAATTCCAACAAAGAACGTGACTCTTGCATTCGTATTATACGCCGATGGTGTTCCTAAGTTCGACGGGACTATGGACGCGAATATTTATGTTGACCAGGCGAAAATAGTCCAGACTAAGGGCGGAATCGTCCGTATTTCTTTCGGTGGTGCCACTGGAACTGAACTAGCACTCGGTATCAAAGACGTAAACAAACTTGCTGCTGCATATGAAAGCGTCATAAAGATGTACAATACCAGAAATATTGATATGGACATCGAAGGAGGCCCCGCTTCTGACATGGATAGTATCACTCGTAGAAACAAGGCGCTTGTCATTTTGCAAAAGAAGTATCCAGATTTGAAAGTCGACTATACTCTCGCGGTGATGCAAACAGGTCTTTCCACTCAGGGATTGGATATCCTGAAGGATGCGAAAAAACAAGGTCTAAAAGTCCACGCAGTGAATATCATGGCTATGGACTATGGCACTAATGAAAAACAAATGGGAAAAGCAGCGATCAGTGCCGCTACTGCAACGAAGAAGCAGTGTGATGACTTGGGCCTCGTTTATGAAGGTGTGGGCATCACCCCGATGATCGGTCTAAACGACACATCTCCGGAAACATTTACTATTGATAACGCCAAGGAAGTCGTCGATTTCGCAAAGAAAACGTCTTGGGTAAATTTCTTGGGATTTTGGGCGACCGGGCGTGACAATGCCAAAGATACCAAAGTTAAGCAAGTGATGTGGGAATTCACAAATATATTCAACACATTTGCGTAAAAAAAATATGTCGGTTATGTATAACCAAACATGTCCATTAACCGTTCTATGATCGACGCCGGTATTCTCGCACTCATCATATGGTTTATGCGCCGTGACCTCACACTCGCCCTGGCTGTTGCCGTTGCGAGTTACGTTCTCCGCATGCTTTCTTTCTAAAATTGTCATTTATCATATCGACACGAATTGTATATTTAAATAGCATTTCTAACTTATGATATCATAATTTAGAAATACAAGTGATCATGACTGACATCACGATTTTTCCCACCGACTGGCGTGCGGAGGACGTCGTTCCTGATAAGGGTGAATCATTCTTCAGGATAAACATATTCGGAAAGACCGCTGAAGGAAAGACAGTGTGTGTTCAAACAAAATTCACACCATACTTTCTTCTGGAGGTTCCGGAGTCGTGGAGTCCTGCACGAACTAATTTGTTCATCACGGAAACCGCTATGAAATACGATGCCGTTCGTCCAATGTGTTTGTCTACAAAACGCAAGAATATGTGGGGTTTTGATGGCGGGAAGATGCGCAATATGGTCCAGTTTGTGTTCAAGACGCAGGCGCAACTGAGGAAGGCAAAATACAGGCTGAAGGATCAGTATCAGATTTATGAATCATCAGTTGACCCGATTATTCGTGTGTTTCATCTAAGGAATATCAATCCTGCAGATTGGATTCGAGTTTCGAAGGCGTATCCCGCGCAGACACGTATTTCCAATTCGGATATCGAAGTCGAGACATCCTTTCAACATTTGGGACCTGTTGAAGACAAGACAGTTCCTCCACTGGTGATTGCAAGTTGGGATATTGAAACTTATAGTAAAGATCGTAAGTTTCCGCTTGCTGAAAATCCAACGGATTATTGTATCCAAATTGCAACGACTTTTCAGAAGTATGGTGAGCCGGAGCCATACAGGCGTGTTGTGGTTTGTTACAAGCAAACTGCACCGGTAGAAGGCGTCGAAATCATCAGTTGTCTCGAAGAATCAGACGTGATGAACACTTGGATGAAGATTCTTCAGGACGAAAAAACTGATGTGTCTATCGGATACAACACGTGGCAGTACGATCTTCGGTATGTTCACGGTAGGACTCAGATGTGTGTGGATGATATGACTGGGGAGGATAAGGTAAAATTGAGTAATCTTGGTCGTCTTCTTTCCGGTGGTGGTGAGGTGGTTGAGCGTGATTTGAGTTCCAACGCTTTTGGTCAAAACAAGTTCTTCTTGCTTGATATGCCTGGTGTTATGCAAATCGATCTTTTGCAATGGTTCCGGAAGAACAGGAACTTGGAATCTTATTCGCTCAACAACGTTTCTAAGTTGTATCTTGGCGACCAGAAGAATGATCTCCCGGCAATGCAAATCTTCGAGAAGTTCGAAGGCAATGCTGAAGACCGGGCGATTATCGCGGCATACGCGGCGAAGGACACGGACCTTCCTCTCAAGCTTTTGAAGAAGATGGCGATTTTGGAAGACCTTACCGAGATGGCAAACGCGGTGAAAGTTCCAGTGGATTACATCAACTTCCGTGGACAACAAATCCGTGCTTTCAGTTGTCTCGTCGGCAAGGCTCGGCAGATGAACTACGCAATTCCTGACGATAAGGCGTGGGCAACGGAAGGTAAGTACGAAGGTGCAACTGTTTTGGACGCTAAGAAGGGTGCGTACTTTACACCTATCGCAGCTCTCGATTTTGCGAGTCTGTACCCATCGATCATCCGGGCGCATAATATGAGTCCAGAAACTCTGGTGATGGAAAAACGTTTCGAAAACGTCCCTGGGGTTGAGTATTACGAAATTGAGACTGGACTGGGAAAGTTCAAATACGCACAAAAGAATGATGAGACCGGTGAGGGTCAGGGTGTGGTGCCCGCTCTATTGGACGATCTCGCGAAGTTCAGGAAACTAGCGAAGAAGCATATGGCAGAAGCTAAACGAAATGGTGATGATTTCAAAGAAGCGTTGTACGATGCTCAACAACGGTCGTTCAAAGTTGTGATGAACAGTGTGTACGGTTTCCTGGGGGCTTCGAAGGGATTCATTCCTTGTGTTCCGATCGCGGCGTCTGTGACTGCAACGGGCAGAAAGATGATTGAGCATACTGCAAAACGCGCGGTGGAACTGCTACCTGGGTCTGAGGTTATTTACGGAGATACAGATAGCGTGATGGTCAAGATGAAACTTCCTGATGATAAAGTTCATGATATGGACGAGCAGTTCAAAATGGCAAAGTGGCTTGCCGGGGAGATTACGAAGGATTTCCGAGCACCGAACGACTTGGAGGTGAGTTCAAAAAACAGCGAGCGGGGATTGTACAATTTTGTGATTTACAACCCAGACTTCACGTTTCTAAACATTCCATCGCGTTCTGTTCCTTGTTGCAGTTCGAGAAAATCTACTATCCGTACATCCTCTATAGCAAAAAAAGGTATGCTGCGGTTAAGTTTGAGGAGCCAGATGAAAAAGGTAAGGTTGACGTCAAGGGTCTTGCGCTTGTGAGACGAGACTTTTCTCCTATCACGAGGGATATTCTAAAGGAGTCTTTGGACACTATCTTGTACAAAAAGGATACACCAACGGCAGTTTCCGAAACTCTAGAACGTATCCGCAAAGTGCTTGATAATGAGTATCCGATGGAAAAATTCATGATGTCGAAGACTTTGAAAACTGGATACAAGAACGAGTGCCAACCGCATCTTCACGTAGCGAACAAAATTTACGAACGAACTGGTTTTCCTGTTCCGAGCGGTGCTCGAGTCCCGTTTGTATACATCGAAGACAAGAAGAATCCGGATATCAAACAGTCCTTCAAAGCTGAAGATCCGACTTTTGCTCAGGATAATGGTCTCATTGTAGACAGACTTTTCTACATTGAACACCAATTGCTAAAGCCTATCTGTAGTTTGTTCGAACCTCTATTGGACGATCCCGAGAAAGAGATCTTTGGTCATAGGTTGATCAAAGAAAAAATCGAAAACCTGAAGAACGTCTTTAAAGCAGACTTGAAAGTCGCAAAACGTGTGAAGAAAAACATCGCGAACAACCAACGCGAAATCACGAGTTTTTTCAAAAAAAAATGATAATACATCACGAATAATTATATGACTATATACTAAGAATAGATGTCAAGCTCACCATTAACATCGTCATCACCATCTCCATCGCCATCACCCGGTGTAAATAAATCAAATTATAAAAAGCTCGTTAACATCCGTCAAGGAGGTACAGAAGGTGGACAGCACGTTGAAGTATACATCCCGGATACTCGCAGGAAACGTTCTCCAGAGGCAGAAGCGAGAGCTTTGGCAAGGGCACAGATCAAGGAACAATACAAAGCAGCCGCTCTTGCTGAAGAACTCAAGTTGACAAAAAAGCAACGAAACAAACTTGTTGATAATCTTGCAAAAGTTGGGAAAACACCTTCTGTTGTCATACCAACGGAGGAGCCCAGTGTTTTATCTGGTACGCCAAAAACCTATGTATCATCTGAAAAATCTGGTGGAAAAGCTGGGACAGTTTTTGGAAATTTAGGAACCTCTCCCAGCGTTGGTAATACTACACCGATAAGTACAACGCTCGGGGGTTCCTACGACCCGTTGATAAATTACTCGGCCCCGATAGGACCACTTCCGAAACAAAGTGCGAGTGGGTCCGCCGGACTGTTTAAAAATAGACCGTTCGATCAACAAATAAACTATTCACAACCGATAGGACCTGCTCAAGGTCCCGGGTTGGGGATGTCTTTCAATCGTAATAGAAATTACTCGGTCCCGATAGGTCCACTTCCAAGACAGAACATGAGCGGTTCTGCCGGGTTGTTTGGCCAAAGACCATTCGACCAGCAAATCAATTACAGCGCACCAATCGGGCCCGCTCAAGGCCCCGGGTTGGGAATGTCTTTTAATCGTAATAGAAATTATTCTCGTCCGATCGGGCCAAATCCGAGAGAAAACATGAGCGGTTCCGCCGGGTTGTTTGGTCAAAGACCATTCGACCCGCAAATCAATTACAGCGCGCCAATCGGACCCGCTCAAGGTCCCGGGTTGGGAATGTCTTTTAATCGTAATAGAAATTATTCGGCCCCGATTGGACCAAATCCGAGAGAAAACATGAGCGGTTCCGCCGGGTTGTTTGGTCAAAGACCTTACAATCCTAAAATCAATTATTCTGCACCCATAGGTCCGGAACCGATGCCAGAAGACAGACCACGAAATGCTAATTTTATTCCCACTGCTTCATTTTTAGGACAAAATCGTTCTAGAAGATTGACAAGTGAACCAATACCCGAACCTGGTCCTGAACCTGGTCCCGAACCAGAACCATATCCATCTGCACCAATACAAAGTTATATGCCATACGTGAGTCCGACGACGAGCGAACGTGTGAAACGATATTCTCCACCAGAAGATCTGACACCTCACACCATACGATTATGGGAACGAGCGTTCGACTTAAGGTACAAACCTGGGATGAATATAATATACGTAAACAATGTGTATAAACAATTCAGAAAGAAGTATGCTAAAGACCAAAAAAAGCTGAGGATACTAAACAGGGGTCTTGCAGATGCTAAAACAGACCCTCGTCTGGCGATCCGAGGCCCGTTGAATCTAAAACCAGAGCAGCTTCTCCCCGGTAAGACTCTAGCAGAAGTAGAGAATTTGTATAAAAAGAAGAGGGCGAAGGCTCAAGCGGCCGGGAAGACCCAGTTTGTAGAGGCACTTGACAAGGCAATAGCATTGCGCCGCCAACAATTCGGCGCGAAATCAGTTGTTTCTACACCACAAACATCCCAGGTGTCTAAGCAAACCTCTAAGCAAACCTCTACACCGACGACGAGTGCAGAAAAGAACGCTGATATGTTACTCCCTGGTAAAACAGAAGATGCCGTGAAGAGAATTTACGCGAACCGCAAGACAAAGGCGTTGAAAAAGGGAGACAAAACTATGGCGGCGAGACTCAACAGGGCGTTACCATTGCGTCTCAAGAAGATCAAAACACAGAGTGCGAGTGTTTCAAAAATACCTGTAGAAAAATTGATTCCTGGGGACAATCTTCAGCAAGTCGAGGAAGTGTACAAACAGAGACGCGCTGCTGCTCAGGCAAAAGGACGGGTTGCTCTCGTCCAAGCACTTGACAAAGCTATTATAACAAGACGCAAACAACTCGGGGGTTCACCCGGGGGATCGCCTGGAAAATCACCTTCACCGTCTCGTTCGGCTATAAGAACACCAACTGGGAAAACCCCGAGTCCCACGGATGTTGAACGACGTGCAGAACAACTTCTACCCGGGAAGACCGAGCAAGCAGTTAGAAAGATACACGCTAGTCGCAAGGCAGCGGCTGTCAAAAGAAAGGATATGAAATTGGCTGCAGAACTTGATAAACTATTGCCAATAAGACTGCGTAGGATAAAAACACAGGGTGCGAACGTTCTAAAGATTCCGGCAGATAAATTGATTCCTGGGGACAATCTTCAACAAGTCGAGGAAGTGTACAAACAACGACGTGCTGCTGCAAAAGCGAAGGGTAGAGACGCTCTTGTGAAGGCGTTAGATAGGGCAATTATTGAAAAACGCAAAAGACTTGGGGGGTCGGCTCAACGTTCGCAAAGCGCGGGGAAACAAAGTTCGAGTTCTGCAAGAGTAAAAGTTCCAATTACCGCCTTAATCCCTGGGAATACACTGGAGGAAATAGATGCTGCTTATAAGTCTCGTCTGGCGGTTGCAAAAAAAGAAGGGAAAATGGAGCTCGCGCGAGAACTTACAAGGGCATATAAGATACGGAGACGTCAACTCGGAAGTTCCGCGAAGAGCGGTGCGATTGTCCCCGCGAAGAGCGGTAAGAAGTTTAAGTCCATGAAGAACGTACCCCCAGAAGTTCTTATCCCCGGTAAAACGCCACAACAAGTTGAAAGTGAGTATAAGAAAAGAAGATCTATGGCCGTTTCTAAGGGAAGGACGGAGCTTGTCAAACAATTAAACAGCACAATTCCTATCAGAAGGAAACAAACTGCTGGGAAATCATCACAACGCACCCCCTCTGGTTCTCCAATTAAATCTCCTAAAAAATCTGCGCTTCCAAATGATTGGAGAAAGGTGTTTGGTCCGGTAGATATGGCAAATCCCAACCCCAGGGCCGTATCTGAAAAGTATCAAGCAATTCGGAAACAAGCGGCTGACGAAGACGTCGGAAAGCTCAACGCGCTGTTCAAGAAAGCTATAGTTGATATCAAAACGATAAAGAGAAAAAAACAAGAAGAAACTGCAAGAAAGAGTGCAGAAATTCAGAAAGAAATTCAAAAGAAGACAAGTGAAGAAATTAAGAAGAAGAAAGATGAGGAAGAAAAAATTCAGAAAGAAATACGTAAAACGAGACAAAAACTTTCAAAAGCGACGACTGGTATACAAAAAGCATCTGCAAATGTTCAAAAATTCAGTAAAGAAGTTGAGATTGCAGCGAGAAGAAGAAACCAAGCGAAAGTAACAAAATTCACACGTGCTGCTGAAAGACGTCGGCAAAATATGCAGAGAGCCCAGGGTGCTCGTGAAAAATTTTCTTCGAACCTTAGACAATTAGAAAATAAACTGTCGAAGGTTAAGATGACCCCTGTGGCATCTCCACAAGGGCAAATTTTAGCATTAGAAGCACCTCCTCCAAAAATGAGAAAAGTCGCACCGACGCCTGTTTCCCGTCAGGGGGCGACGCCTGTTTCTAAAATGATTCAATCAAGTAAACAAATGATCTCTCCGGTAAGAAGTCCGATAAGAAGTCCAGTAAGAAGTCCAGTAAGAAGTCCAGTTAAACAAAGACAGAGTAGACCAATCGAAGATTCTGCTAGGAAAAATGATACCATGCAGAAAAAAATCAAACAAGATGAAATGAAACGTGCTCAAAAGGAACGTATTCAAAAGGAACGTGCACAAAAAGACCGAAAAATGAGAGAAGAAACTGCGAGAAAACAACGGATGATGAGAAGTCCTGTAAGTAGTATGAAAGTTCGACGAATGAGAAGAAGATGATGTTCTTTTAAGAAAGTATAGGGGCAATTACGAACTTGAGTGCACCCATAGAACCAACGGTATATTTCAAAATAAGTGGGTAACTTTCCTTCAAGTAAATTTCTACAGCAGACGACATCCCAGACGCTTTGCAGAAACTGGTTAAATATTTTAGACTGAATTTACTTTCATAATCCGTATCATTGTTGCATGTGATTTGACCATTGTCCGAATCACCTATTATCGTTTTTTGAGAAGCGAAATCAGTTACGCATGTATAATCCGAATTGAAAGATACTTCATCCCCCTTTTTTACTATTACGAGATGATCTGTAATATCTGACATATCACGACATATACGTTGGAAGTAATTCGCAGGCATGACGATGATAGTATCAAATTCGATGTCACCCACTTCTATTTCAACAGAATCTATTTCGATTAGTTTCATATTGAATTTCGTAAGAGAGTTCTTTTCAAAGTTTTGAATCGTGAGCTCAATCATGTGAGGATCATTTTTCAAATATCTAAACAGGATAGAATCATGACTTCCGGCACTGCGGAGCAATTTGAACATGTTCAATACGTTAACACCTAGCTCGTATGTGTGTTCGCATTTATATTCCTCGAAAGACTCAGAATCCAATTTCAGATGGACAAGAGAAACCTTTGCACCATCAAGGGCCGAAATGCGAATACCGGTCGGGCCAAAAGACAGCATTACATCGTGTAAGATCTCTTTTAAACAGTCGAAGAGACTTTTTATTACGTTTCCTTGGAGAGTTCTGATATGGAACAGAACGTTATCGTCGTCCATTTTCTGAAATACAAACAACAAAGTTTCTTAAGTTATTCTATCAACGAGTTCAAACCCATTTTTCTTTATCAATCTGAAAATGTGGAAAGTTTCAAAACTTTTAAGGGCATACAATATGGAGAAAAACACGATCCAAGAAATCAAAAACAACCAACCACACGGTATATTAGTTCCGTCGATACAACCACCTTTGGCATAAATTGTATAACCCATGAGACTTAAGAGAAATGACCATAATATACATCTTTTCCACGAACCGGATTGCTCATCATGGTTAAGAAGGTGTTTCAACTTCCGTTTGATGGTGTCTCTGTTGTCTCCTTCATTGTACCGCGTTCCTCTTACGTATACAGAGTTGTCATCAGAACATGCGGAAATAGATGGGTCAAAACAATTCGTACAACCGAGGTCAGATCTTTCATATTTAAATGCAGATATCAACACAATTGCGGAAAGCACGACCGCTATTATACGATCAAAACTCATTTATTGTAATTAAATATTATTTATTTTAAAAATATTTGAGTACATTAAATGAACAAGTACCTTGAAATCTTCTTTTGGACAGTTGCTATTTATCTTATTGCAACAAGCGTCGTTCATCTTGCCAACGTTCTGAAAGCGAGGAAGGACGGTGATAGTAATACAGAACTTATCAAAGCAATTGTATACGTAGCAGGTGGTATCACGATAGTGTTATTACTCCTCCACAAACCATTCTCTATAACAAAACTAACGAAAATATTACAAACACATCACAAACCCACTCTAACAGCGGAAACCGTGATGATCACAGCTTCTCTAGCAGGTCCTGGGTCTGCAATAGGTACATCAGTGTGATTTTACCCTGGAAATGACAACTAGTAAGCACTTAAGCAACTCGTTAACAGATTTTGTATCAAATAAATAATTGATACAAACTCCTTAAATGACACGCCTTGACGAGGCAATCGAATCTGCAATAGAACAGGCAAAGCGGTCTACGGGACCTTTCAAACACGGATGTGTCGTATTGAGTGGAAAAAAAATAATTTCAGAAGGGCATAATCACACGAGGAAGCAAATAGGAACATTTTCGGTCCACGCGGAAATGGACGCCCTCTGGAAAATTTACGACTCGGACTTGTATGAACACAAGAAAGCCGTTATAGTCAGAGTCAACGATTCTGGGAAACTTGCAAACTCTCGACCATGTGTTATATGTATGGCTGCTCTTCAGCAGCACGGAGTAAAAACTATTGTATACTCGACTCCGTGTGGAAGGCTAAATATGGAAAGGATATGACATATTTATCACTTCTTAGGTGTTGGTGGTATCAGTTTTGTCCTCCAGAAACCGAGAGCAACTGCAAATAATGTTACTAATGCAGCTGTTACCCAAACTCCTCCTTTGGCAAACTTATAAAACACACCTCCGTCAGCAAATAACGACTTTATAGCATCGTTCCACGATAGAGCAGCTACGATACCTGCAGCTGCCACGATCATATCCGCAAATCTGACAGTGAGATCGGTCGCTGTTTTTTTTGCGGTCTTTGTGACATTGTTTACACTGTCCGGAAATGCTATTAGACTCATTTATATATACAAACATAATTTATTGTAAGGAAGCATAATAAGAACCCTGAGACGAATAACCCATAGGATCGTTAACACTTGAAAAAGTCAACCCATCGGCGCACGAGTCAAACCCTTCGAACCCATCAGGTTCTACATTTCCATATTTTTCGTGAAGCCACTTAAAACAATCGGTTCCAACGAGTCTTTTTCCGCCGTTCAAGATGAGTGTTGGTACGGCATTGATTCCCACTCTTTGCATGGGGGTGAGGACAGAATAATCAACCGGTTGAACACCATGGTTTTTCACAGCACTGAGTGCATCAAGAAAGCGTTTGCAGTTCGTGCATTCGGAGCTGATTATAACAATTGCGGTTGACATTTATTAATAGTTATATTTTAATAACAAATAAATAAACGCAAAAAATAAAATAAACGTTAATAATAAATGATACTTGTTGGAATTGCAGTGCTCATTCTTCTCGCGGTATTCGCGATTTTGTATTATAAGCAAAAAGAAAAATTCGTAGTAGTTGGAAAATTCGTAGAGCCAATTCCGAGTAACCCTGGTCAGGATTTCACGTTACTTCCTATGGACCAAACGTACACATTCGCAGATCCAGTTCCAGATACCGCTACTGCTTTCGATGTGGTTCTATCAAGGTTCACAGATAAAAAAGCTCCCGCGGACTTGTTAAAAGGCGCTACTTTCCCAGAGGCAGCACCATATACAGATTCTGAAGTGGAAAATATATCCAAACTTGCTCTATCAAGAGTTAAGGGACCGGATGCTCCTGTCCTGAGCTTCATTTCCGTAGAATACGCTGCCAAGGGAGTTGATAATAAGAAAAACACACATTACGACATTGCGTTCATGGTGTACGATCAGGTGAAGAACTTCTCCTTGAAACTCGTGCTCGTTGCCGTTCTTGATGCCAAAAACAAATTGTGGATAAAGAAATTTTCAAGTTTTAACTCGTTCACCCCGAAAGATAAGGGTCCTAAAGGTGTAGAAAATATTGATGAAACACCGCTCGCGGAATTCATTCCAGATTTTGTACAGTTCAGTCGTCTTTACAAAGATAATGCGAACGTGTGATTAAAATAATATTAAGTAATATTAATATGAGTGCTTCTTCGACGAATAGTCTCGAGCGCATGCTCGGGTCTGCACTGAGATCTCCAAGTTCGAAAAGTAGGGCTTCTAGTTCCAAGAGCGATAACATGCCGAATATGAATAATTTGAATAAGTGGTTGGCATCTACACGTTCTCCCGGTAAAAAATCTCCTTCGGGGAGTAATTTTAATTTCAACAATTTGGCATTCCTCCCCCCTCTTTCACCTGTTCAAAAAACTGGTAGAAAGATAGCCCCAAGAGCAATGCCCGCGAGGAAACAAGCGCCAACTCCCAAGAGACCAACAAGACCGATAGCGCCGGCTCAACCTCCACAACGCGTTGCTTCTCCAGATGTCAAGTTTGCCCATAAATTCGACGGAACAAACTCTGGAGAAAAAGACAGCAGAGGTCGTATTATTTACCACGGGAAAAGAGGCGGGAAATATGTTATCAGTTCTATCGGGAAGAGAGTTCCACATATTGAGAAGGCTCTTAAAAACAAAAGTAACAAGGGAGCTCTAGATTTCACTGGTAAAATGGACAGAAAAGGTCGCAAAATTTATAGAGGAAAACGCGGTGGTGAGTTTGTAATTTCTGATAGTGGTAAGAGAGTAAATCCACTTGTGTAAATGGGGTTGTCGTTTTTTTAATATCAACAATAAACGTCTTAAATTTTTTTATTTTATTACAATACTATAAAAAATTGATGAATTCTGTTGTAAATAACATTCTTAAGGCACATCCACACCAAACTAAATCATTTTATGTGTCCTCTCCGAAAATCGTTGAAGACCTTATTGACCAATGGACTATTCTTTTCCCGAGAGTTACACCCCATTACGCAGTTAAGTGTAACAATGATGAAGTTCTATTGAAGACGATGTGCGATAAGAATGTTAATTTCGATTGTGCATCATCATCCGAAATCAAAAAAGTTATACAAATTGGTGTTTCTCCTTCTCGAATCATATTCGCACACACCATGAAAACTATTGACGATTTGATTTTTGCAAAGGATCAAGGAGTTGATATTGCAACATTTGATAGCAGTTTCGAACTAGACAAAATCCATACTTATCACCCGAATTGCAAAATGATTCTACGCATACGGTGCGACGACCCGAATGCCACCGTACAACTAGGGAATAAGTTCGGTGCTAACGAGGATGAGATTCGTCACCTTCTAGAGTATGCAAAACAACTAGATATCGAAGTCATCGGGATTTCATTCCACGTAGGGTCAGGTTCTCGAAACCCGGAAGCATACTATAGAGCTATTAAGAGCTCGAAGGAAGCGTTCAACGAAGCGATATCAGTTGGTCATAAACCATACATTCTAGACATCGGTGGCGGTCTTCACGCGGACATTGATGAAGGTGAACTTTCAACTTATATGTCAGATTATATCAATGATGCTATTAAGGATTTTTTCCCCGAAGACACAGTGACGATTGTAGCAGAACCTGGACGTTTCTTCGCCGAACATTACTCGGTACTCGCCACGCAAGTTATAGGAAAGCGAGTGAGGGACGGACTTTACGAATACTTTTTCAACGAGTCAACATATGGGGGGTTTTCTAACGTTATTTTTGAAAAATCTGTTCCAACACCCCAGCTTCTCAGAGATGTCCCGGATGATGAGGAATATGTACCATCTGTATTGTATGGTTGTACGTGCGACGGCGTTGACGTTATTAACCATAATGTAGCTCTCCCAGAACTCCATATAGGGGATTGGGTGTATTTTCCATCTTGGGGCGCTTATACGAACGTACTAACAACTTCATTCAACGGTTTCGGAGAGTATGACGTGTACTACATTTAAATGACAAATGACAAATAATTAGAAAGAAAAATGACAATTGCAAAAGTGTATAAATACTCTAGTCTCTATACACTTTTCATCAAAAAATCAAAACTATCAACAAAACCCACGACTAATATGGCTCCCAAGATGACCGATGCTCAGAAGCTCGCCAAGAAGCTCGAGAAGGAACTTGCTCGCGACGAGCTCAAGAAGCAGAAGGAAATCGAGAAGGAACGTATTAAGGCGGAGAAGGCTGCTGAGAAGGAACGTGTTAAGGCGGAAAAGGCTGCTGCTCGCGAGGCGGAAAAGGAACGTGTTAAGGCGGAGAAGGCTGCTGAGAAGGAACGTATTAAGGCGGAGAAGGCTGTGGAAAAGGAACGTATTAAGGCGGAAAAGGCTGCTGAGAAGGAACGTGTTAAGGCGGAGAAGGCCGCTGCTCGCGAGGCCGCTAAGGCCGCTGCTAAGACGAAGCGCGAGGCCGAGAAGGCCCGTGTGGTGATGGTAAAGAAGGCTATTCAGACAGGTCTTGATGATGATGAGGAAATTGTTGAGGAGTATTTCATCGTTGATGGTGTCAGGGTAGACCTAACAAAAGTGGAATTTGAAGTTGCTGATGACGATGTTTCTGACGATGATTTTGTTGAGGATTCTGATGACGATTCTGACGATGATTCTGACGACGATTCTGACGACGATTCTGACGATGATATCAACGATAATGATTTTGAGATTGATATTGCCCAGGCTCCCATTATTGATGCATTTGGCGTTCTCAACCCTAACGGGTTTGTACCACCGGAGCCTGATACCGATGATGACGAGTCTGACGATGACATCGAGACTGAAGCTATTGACAATGAAGAAGATACCGATGACGAGCACGTCGAAGTCGAGTTTGAGATCATTGACGACGAGGTTACTTGGGATAATGTCATGAAGTGGGACGAATTCAAAACTATCAATGAACTCAAGCTCAAGAAGTAATATATTATTAAATTATATAACATGCCAGTTAAACGACTTGTAAAAAGAAAAACCAATACAACGGAAAGGAAGCAAGTTGCATTGAGACAGATTCAGATAAAACATCTCAAAGCAGCGGAAAGAGAATTCAAAAAAGCGGTGATTGCGACACAGAAAGCACAGCGTTCTCTCATGGCATCGAAAGGTTAACCAGCTGCCAAGAAGAATATAGATACTACTGCTACTAGAAAAAATATCAATCCTAGTCCTCGGAGACGATCGTCGCGAGTGAGCAATTCTTTCAGAGAAACACGACCAGAGTTCTGATAAATATCCGTAGGAATTCCTGTAAGTGCTTCCCACATATCTTGAACGGCAATTCTGAACGTCAAACCTTTCCACGTTGATCTTTTATGTTTCTCTTCTGCGAGTTTATTCAGTTGATTTTGAAGCGTTGCAACATCTTCGGCCGTTGAAAGATTATTCAGTTCGAGACTCCCAACGTTGTCAAATCCTTTTGGCACTGGAAAATACGATAAATCTAGGAATGGGTCGTCATTCTTTACAGATTCTGGTGCTAATGCTTGGTCGAGAGAAGGAACTTTCAATTCGGGAGGAGGGAGGAGGTCTGTATCATACGTTATCGTGGTCATCTTTTATATTATAGGGATAAATTAAATTTAAATTTTTATTCAATAATCCCCCTCGGTGTCTTCGGTTTTCCGTCCCTTTTTCCCCCGAGGCTTCTTTTCTTTGATCTTCTTGATAGACAGAGACACCTTGGTCTCGCCAGAAGATAGACTATCCGCAAGCATCGTAACCATCCGTTCAACATGTTCCTGGTTAACTGTCTCCCCGATCATATTTTCCATCATTCCCTCGATCATCTCGAGGTCGATTTTACCCTTCTTTTCGGATTCTTTTGCGATTACGGTGAACCCATCGTGAGCATGCTCTTGGATCGCGTGACTCATCATGTATTCTAGAATTTGTTTGCCAAGAATAGTTTTCTCCTTTTTAGAATCTTTCAGAGCCTGGTTCGCACTCAGGATGTTCTGGTGGAGTTCGACAAAACGCTCAATGTTCTTTACGAATTCCATTGTTTATTGTAATTCGTAACAAACGTTCAGTTAAATTAATATATATGTCGATACGAACCGTTGTGTTATATCGTCATTCGTATTTCTTCATTTGGAAATTCGTGAAGTATGCTACCTGATTCTTTGGACTTGGGAGTGGACCTCCAAAAAATGTGTTCCAATCGAACCTGTTTATCACCAAATCAGGACTTCTAGACCAATTTATTCCTTTTAAGACCTCCTTCTTTCCGTTGACGATAACATAGGATTCGCCATCTAACTGAGGAACCCCGTTCTTGAAAGTATTCATCTTCGTTCCAATTTCTATACGATTCCATACGTCATATTTCAGCGCTTTTTTAAAGTCATCCTCGAAAAATCCGATTCCATGCCCTTCGGGGTCGAGACCACGGATCTTTTGTTTTAGATCAGAGGGAGGGTAAATGTAGTCTATGACACCTCCATCTTGTTGCCACATGATCCTATTCGATGCACCCGTTTTAGAATGCTGATATCCAGAAGCAGCTCCATGACCTATAAACGTTCCCCCGTGTTTGCCCCCTCGTGCAAAATCGAATCCTTTTGGATAAAATACTTCCCAAGCGAATGTTATGGCGTTTTTGTTAAGACCATCCGGAACTGCGGAAAAACTGAACCCGCCAACCCCGGGGTTTGCACTCGTCCCTGAGTTTTTATCATATACAGCCTTGACGACACGCTTGCCATCAAATGTTGTCACGGCACTTTTCTTCATGTTCACACCATCTACATTCCAAGAACCACCCCCCTTTGTTAACAAATTCAAATCTAACGTGCTTATAACATTTGTATTTTTTGTTGCCGGAGGGGATTTTGGCGCGGTTTTGGGAGCGGGTTTTGGAGCGGGTTTTTGGGAAGGTTTTATCTTTTCGTATTGGTCTTCTAACCTTTTTTGATTAACAGGACCTATGTCGGTATACTTACGTCTTATTATTGAAATTGTTTCTTGTTCATCATGGCCGTTTTTTCTAAGATTATTGTAATCTTTTACTACGTTATCCCAGTTGTCGTTTCCATTCATTAGATATAATCAATGTTTATATTATTTTATAACACGTTCTACACTTAATAACGCACCCTCAACATAACCTATACGTTTTGACAGCATTTCTCCTATTATTATCACACCCTTTGTTGGCCGCGAGAGTTTATCAAGAAGTTTATCAAATGTTCCTTTATAAGGTTTTACATAATGGACGCCATCAGTCCAATCCGCAGAAAAAATGTCATCTGGAAGACCAAAATCATAACCTATCTTTGAAAGTTCATCTCTGACGATTTTACGACGTTCTGACATAGGAAGACCTTTTACCTTTTTCCAAAAAAGTGCATTATTTCCATCAGAATAACTCGCCATGAGAACATTCTTATTGATTTTTATCATCTTGTCAATAGGACCATCAACCATAATGTAATCATCTTTTAACGAATATCCTTTTTCATAATACGCGTACATCCTACAAAACGGAGTAGAACCTATGTAATCGGACATAACAGGCATTTTGAACCCGATATATTTTATATTGTCAATCGTTGAAATTGTTAATGCAAATATAACTTCTTTCGTTTTTATATCATCGTTGATAATAAATACCTTCCCTTTTTTTTCTATTTTTTTTACTTCATAGTCTGTGCGAATATTGGGGAGTTTGAGTTTTTCAACGAATGATGACCAATCTACAAATATTTTCCCGAATGCAGCATTGTCAAGATCGTCAATATCATAGTATTTGAAAAGATACTCGAACGAACCGTCGAGATAATCGTGAAACTCGGAATGACGGATGAACTCGTCCGCGAACTCTTTTGAGAAATATTTGTACAAGATGTCGCGAGATGTCAGAGTTGACAAGTCTTTTTTGGTAATTTTCTTATAAACGATTTTGATTTGTTTCACGGCCTTCTTCATATCGAATGGTGGTAAACGGTTGTCTACAATTGCGGGACCCCAAATTACTTTCGTATTCATCCCAAATTTTTTTAACAATTTCACCAGAGACTTGTTCTCCGGTACTGCAATTCCCGCGCCACATTTGATCTTTGCCCCGTGAAAGTCGTGTTCTCTCGCTCGCCCAAATACATCGCTGTTTTTTTCTAACAGCAGACCATTTTTTTTCTTTTTTGTCAGCTTCGTGTTCGCATACAAACCAGCGATGCCACCACCTACAACGACGTAGTCTAACAAATCTGTCATTATACGATATGAACTTAATTTTTTTTGTGTCATTTATTGTCATTTATTGTCATTTGTCCCAGAGACAAAAAGAGTATAAAACACTAGTTTTTTTTGTAATTTGCACAATTTTAATTAAACAAATACTCTCCAAAACCATGGAAAACGAAAATACCAATTTCCAAAACATACCGTTGGATACACCTGTGGACACGTCTGTGGTTCACGATACAGTGGTTGTTATGACGGAACCACGAACGCCAGTCAAAGTCATGAAGAATCTGGTGAAAACGCATCAGAAGATTGCCATGGGCATTCACTTCGCGTTTAACTTGATGTCTTATGCTTATGTCGTGTATTTCTTCGTCCTTGCACTGATACAAGCTGAGTTTTCTCAGATTATCTGGGTGTCGCTGTTTGCGGTCATGCTGCTCACAGACATTGTCTTCCATTTGTGGTCTATTACCGTCAATCATAAGATTTCTGTTGTAGACTCTAACGTACCTGTCTCCGGTCTCCATATAGCGATGATTGTCACTAAGGCTCCGAGCGAACCATGGGATGTGGTCAAAACCACTCTAGAGGCGATGTTGGCTCAGGACATTGACCAAACATACGATGTATGGCTTGCTGATGAGGACCCTTCTGAAGACACGAAGGCGTGGTGTTTAATTAACGGCATTCGTATTTCTTCCCGCAAGGGCGTTGAAGGTTATGACAACGTTGATTGGCCTCGTAGGCGTAAGTGCAAAGAAGGAAACTTGATGTATTTTTATGACAAGTTTGGTTTCGAGCAGTATGATGTTGTGTTTCAGTTTGATAGTGATCATGCTCCGACACCAAGTTACCTCAAGAACTCTCTGCCCGCTTTCATGGACGATAGTGTCAGTTATATTGCCATGCCAAACATCAATAAGAAAGGTTGCAGTTGGATCAGCGATGCCCGCCAGACCCACGAGGCCTGGTACTACGGACCCTCCCAGCTGAGTTATTCTTATGATCACATGCCTATGTGCACTGGTTCGCACTACGCCGTCCGTACATCGGCACTCAAGGAGATCGGAGGACTTGGCCCGGAGTTGGACGAAGACATGAATACTACGATCATGTTTGCTTCTCGTGGAAAGAAAGGTGTGTACGCGGGTAATGCAATTGCATTTGGCGAGGGGCCTTTGTCTTTCGAAGATGCTGCTAAGCAGGAGTTCCAATGGGGGAAATCTGCCGTTATTTCATTCACACGGTGGCGAAGTGTCCTTGTCCCGAAGGGAAACAAGATGACTGCGAACTCTATGTTCAGATTTATCATTATGCAGATGTGGTATTCTCTACAGCTTTATTTCACATTGTATGGTTGGTTGTCAATCGGACCGACAGTGTTCTTTAATTCTTGGTGTTCTTCCGAAGATACATGTGTGCTAACTTTTGGAAGTCTCCTTGTATACTCTGGGCCTATCATGATCGCACAAATCGGATATAACATTTTCATGCGAAGGAACGATTGGCTTCGTCCTCGAGATACTCCTTTCTTTTCGTTCGATCTGTTCGTGTATAGGACGCTTAGACCTATCTGGAATGCGATCGGAATTATCGCAGGTGTCATCGAATTGCTTTTCAATGTGACTCCTGCATTTAGTGTCACGCCCAAGGGGAAAAGTTCTACTCTACCTCTTGGTGTGTTTAAGTTGTACTATTTCAACCTCATAGCTCTTTATTACGCTGCTTTTGTAGCTGCAAAGCTCATTTTCTACGACGATATCGTTCCTATAATGCTTCTCGTAATGTACCTCGCGGCTGTGTTTCTGCATGTTTACATCGTCTTCAAGCACTTCATGGACCAGAAGTTCAAGGCGTTGAACTGGCTGAACCCAATCGGTCATATTATGCTCATTTCTCTGTTCGTTGGTTCTTTTATAGCGACTTGTGTGATTTTCCATGATCGTATTTTTGTCGAGGAGAATTACAAGGTCTTTATTCCGTATTTTAGGGAAATATATGATATGTGGATCGTCATTGGTCTGAATTCTGCCGCGCTTCTTTGGGCAATTGTCCTAGTTTTCTTGTAATAATTTACTTCAAAGTCGCCAGATAAAGTGCTTGGTCTATCTCACCTAAAATTTCATCTCTGATGTTCAGAAGTTCACTATTCTTCGATATCAGTTTCTCGAGAGGACCTCTGAAGTATTCTTGTGCGGTCTTTAGAGTTTTTATGTATTTTGCCTTCGACATGTTCGAAACGGGAATTGAAGAGCTCCTCATAGCAGGACGCCCGAATGCCCCGATGTATTTCTCAACAAAACTGTCCGTCAAGTCCGTGATTTTCCCCAAGACTTTGTCCGTCGCCTTGTGGTTAGCGTAACTTTCTGTGTACCAGTGGTAAATCTTGATAGAAGTTTGGAACCAAAACATGAATAGTATCATTTTTGCACCGGAAGATGCATTCTTGAAATTAACGTTCACGTTGAAAGTAATATTATTGTTCATCGTTATTTTATGTAAACATATTAAATTACGAGAGAACAAAAAGCAATATTATCCCTGAGAACATACGAAGTCAAAGCAAACCCAAACAATAACACACTTGCCGCAAACGATACCATCGAAAACACTTTGTAGGATTTCTTTTCATGAGTTTTGACGCTCGACCAAAGAGCTATAGCGCCTGCAATAGTGCATATAACACTTGATACAACTTGACTACGACCGCAGAAGTCTACAGCTACAGTGTTTATATCCATTTTATTATATTTAAATATAATAATATGAATAATTGCCCAACTGATCAGATTTTTGACAAGGAAACAAATGAGCGTATTGATAGCGGTGTAGAATACTTATCCGCAAAGATCAAAAAAGTAGTTAAAAACGACGACTCTGATACTTCAAATTGTTTATCAACGAAGATAGACGATAGTGTGGTGATATTCAACATGATAATCCAGTACATCGTGATGTGTTTCATTGTGTTATCGGTTGCAAATCACGGTGATCAAAGTAACGTTGTAAAAGCGATCGTGTGGATATCGTACGTTTCATTGTTTCTGATTGCGGTTCAGTATAGAAGCGTCGTAGCTACCGCATGGAAATTGTTCGCATATGGTATAGACATCGAAAACAAAATCATCATTCTATTGTCGTTGTTCATCGCGTTTTTGACGATGTATATCAAGAAGGGTAATTTCGGGACGAAGATGGCCATAGCCACCGCGATGTTCATCATCGTACGTCTTGCTATTCAAATGAAGAACTTCTTACTGGGGGAAAAATCGACGATTCCGATGTTTTTGAGTTTCGTTGGTGAGTTGTTCTCACCAAAAAGAATTTCTACAATTTTCGGCGCCTTCGACCCATGATTATTTCCGAGTTTGTATTTTCTTTTTTAAGGCTTCGAGTTTCTTTCTTTTATTCTCATTTGTATTTTTAATTGTTTTTTGTATTGGGGTTGACATAGGTTTTAAGGGTTTTAAAGGCTTTTGTTCATTTTTTGGCACATACCCAGATTTCTGAGCGATGTCTTGACGCACATACACTACGGAGCTCCTTTTGAATGCTTCGAAACAAAATTCGTTCTTCTTCTTACCAATGTTCATGACACATTCGTTGGTATTTATACACATCGCCTTGTCCTTTACCCAGTCCGCTGGCATCAAAGCACACGGTGCGTCTCTTATCACCGGTGATTTTCCTCCAACGTTCATTGCTTTATCACTAGATTGCGCGGCCCACCCGTTGTACACATATCGCCCTCCGTTACAAGTTACACCCGCTATTACATGACCCATTGTACAAGCATTGGTCGTTACGAACGAAGGGAGTATACAAGAATCTATCACATATTTATTTTTGTTGTATGTAATGGTTTCTACATGTTCCTTTGAACTCAACCCATAAACCGTGTACATGTTAGGCCTGTATGTTTTCCACATATTTTGCAAATGAGATTCACCTGCTTCTCTGTGAATTATGATGATTTCTGGATACTCCGTATCGACAAAAGCCCCCTTCGGATCTAATGTCTCAACTGCTTTCTCCCATTTGTCCTCGTCAAGGGGGAGGTCGAAGTTATACGCTGAATATTTCGCGTCAGTGTGACCCCGTGGGACGGTAACGGATAAATGTGGGATTTCCATGAATGATAACATTTTATGCTGCATCGGTGCATAACTCGCGCCCGTGTCCGTTTCATCTCCTGGTCTCGAATTGAAATACACGGGATCGTATTTACGGAGGGCTCTGAGAAATGCTCTGGGTTCGATCTTACCAATGATATTTTTATTCAACGAATTAACTTCATAGTTTTGGAGTATTTTAAGCATTGCCTCGGCTATTGGTGTTTTCCAGGTGTCCTTCTTTACAAGTCTCTTCGCGTGGACAGACGAAACGACCCGCATATATTGACTGAAAAATAGCGTCATGATCAAAGCTGCAAACCAACACGTAGACCCCCTTTGGACTGGAGTGTATACTAAAGAACAAGCTTTTGGCGTAAACTTTATATTTTTCATAATATTAATAAAACCAAATATTATTCTTTCACGACGTGTATAATTTGTTATATAAATATATTACTTTGAGTTAGTTATGACTACCCAAAATACAACCACCCCACCGAAGAAGATCCGGAAACCATATAGAGGCATTCGGAAGTTTCATAATTTCACGGTGGACTATTCGATGGAAAGATTAATATTCACAGTGGACGTAGGAACGGAAAAGCTAAAGTGGCAAGTCGACAAAGAATACGTCAGAGCATACCCCAACTTCCAAAAAATTAGTGACTACGAAATGTGGGAGCATTATACTTATCACGTATTGCCTCAGATAAAGCAATATTATGCCTTTATTGAACAATATTATGCAGGTATGACGAAGACGGAACCCGTTAGTTTAGAAACAACCGATGTGAAATCATATCTTTAATTGATCACAAAATCTTTAGAAGACTTTAGTTTTCCCATGGAAATTTTATTGTCATCACAAGCCTCCTTCATAGAAACGTACACCTTACCACTGGGAAGATGAGTCACCGTTTTGCCACGGGTATTGATACGTGCAAGTTTAATCGTAAGATTTTCGATCATTTTTTGACTTACGAATTGAACGTCTCCGTTGTCCTGGCGAAGGAAATATTGTTTGAATCCCTTGACAGGATGCGCACGGGGAGTGACAGGGAACAAACGATCTTTACTATACACATTTGTACCATCAGTCACATAATCAACGAAATGCCGGATGCTAAACATATTGTAACTAGTATCAGCGTATACTAGTTTCTTAAGTTTTTTACGCAAAAAAATATATACATAATGTATATGAATTCAAAAAAGAGTAACCGTGATGTGAACGTTAACTCCAACGGGGCCAACTCAAACGTGAAGAACAACAGGTTCGTCAACGCAAACAAACTTAATTTTTCCGTTGACCTCGGTGACAGACGCATACTCCAGGTAGGTTGTGGTGGAGTTGGCGCGAGTATGCCTCCTTTGTACAAGAGACATCTCAAATTTTCCTCCGGAAATATTATCATCATTGACAAAAATAGAACAAAGATTGACAAATTTGCCGAAAAATACCCAACGATGAAATTTATCAATACCGAAGTAACGAAGAACAACTACAAAAATATCATCGATCAATACCTAAAGAAGGGGGATGTTTTCGTGGACCTCGCGTGGTATATGAACACCAAAGACCTGTTGAGATACTGCCACGAAAAAGGCATTCATTTCGTCAACACGGCTATTGAAAGTTGGTATGGTGAGGAAGATTGTAAGGCTAAGACCAAGGAATGCGAAACTCTATATCGCCATCAACACGATGTTAGAGAACTCGCGAAATCTTGGGGAAATAAAGGACCCACCGCCGTAGTTGGTCACGGCGCCAACCCCGGGTGGGTTTCTCATGCAATGAAAATAGGCATTCAAGATTGGGTGGATTACCTTTCAAAGAAGAACAGCTCGGACTCTAACGTCAAAAAAGCTAAAGAATGGCTCGCGAAAGGGAAGTATAACGAAGCCGCTAAATTATTGAACATCCAGGTTATACATATTTCCGAAAGGGATACCCAAATAACGAACGACCCCAAAAAAGTAGGGGAATTTGTAAACACCTGGAGCCCCACAGGTCTTATCGAAGAAGGCTCTCTACCTGCTGAGCTTGGTTGGGGCACTCACGAAACGATGAAACAATACGTAAAACACTTCTCGAAGGGTCCTGGAAACGAAGTGTATATCCCGAAAAGTATGGCGATGAACACCACCGTTAAATCCGTCGTTCCATCCGGAGAAATCGTAGGATGTGTAATTCCGCACGAAGAAGCCAATAGTATCTCATACTTCCTGACGACGACCAAGGGTGGTAAAGCGACATATCGCCCAACCGTGCATTATGCATATATGTTGCCCGACGTTGCAATCGCATCACTCCAAGAATACCAGGCCGATGGTTGCCCGGACTTCCTGAAAAAAGAGCGCGTGTTAAAAGACGATATCATATCCGGAAAAGACGAACTTGGCGTCTTGATGATGTCTCCCAAATATGGGAAGTGGTGGACGGGATCTTTACTCGACATCGAAACGTCGCGCAAACTCGTCCCCCACCAGAGCGCAACTATCGTCCAAGTGTCTGCAAGTGTCTTAGCTGCAATTATATACGCTTTGAAATATTCCAACCTCGGACCTATTTTCCCCGAAGATATGGACTCGGATTGGATCATGAAGAAACTGATCATGCCATATCTCGGGGAATGGAGGTCTGCGAAGATAGTTTGGGAGCCGTCTCTAAGCAATGTCCCGAAGAAGTATCATAAGACCAAAGATCTTATATTCGAAAAATTCTTGATCAACCCTCCTGTTATGGAATAAATTTACGTATCATATGCAAAATCATTGATGGCAGCTCCTACGGCCTTCAACTTGGCAGTCCAAATCTCGTAATCAATAGTCGCGTTTTCGAACATCTGCTTCGTAACTTCGTAGTCTTGATCTTCAGGGCCAATAACGGCCATAAGAGTTGTGATCGAACAAATTTCAGAACCCGCCTTGTCAATAAATTTATTCGCACGATCCAATGCCCTCTCATATCTTTCGATGATACGAGAGTCCACATCCTTCTTCATGTAGTTCACTGGGGTTTTGTGTCTGACGGGTACCGGACGAGTATCCGGTTTCGGGGGGATGATTTTAATGTTCTCAAGCTTCATACCACAGTAGTCAGCCCATCGAACGCTCTTCGGGATTATAATTTCAATGTCATCCTCTACATCTTGAAACCGTAGGTAGCCGTTGTAGAGTCGCGCGATAATGGCGGTCATTTTAGTTTGCGTTTAGATAACTTTATATGGGTAAATGTTTTTTTGGAAGTCAAGTATTTATACACGTTGAGTGTCATTTACATGTGTCATTTAAGTGTGTCATTTGACCCGGTAGTTGACGTAATGATACAAACTTAACGATGTGTCAACCAATTTGTTAACTATGGAAGAATATATTGCCGCCGGGTTCACGAAGAAGCAAGCCGAAATCCTTGTTAAACAAAACAAAAAACAAGTTATGGAAATAAAGAAACTCGCATGTTTTAGTTTTAGTCTATTTCTCATTCTCTTGTGTAAACATTAATTTGTCGATACGAATAAAATGACAAATAACGAATGAAGTATATAAACTTACGTTTCTCATATTTTCATTAAAATTAAAAATGAGCTTCGAAAGCACTCTCAAACATCCACTTGACGTTTTCCAAAAAGATGCCATCAAGTCTATGGACAACGATCACTCCGTATTCGTAGCAGCACACACTTCCTCTGGGAAAACCATTATTGCAGAATACGCGTATCATATATCCGACGGAACAAATGTGATATATACTGCACCTCTAAAAGCTATCAGCAACCAGAAATACAAAGATTTTAGCTCAAAATTCGGTGCCGATAATGTTGGCATCATCACAGGAGACGTTGTCAAAAACGAAACCGCAAAACTACTCATAATGACCACGGAAATTTTCCGAATCATGGTCATCAAACGTGACCAAAGAATCCAAAACGTCAAATGGGTTATTTTTGACGAAGTTCATTATATCAATGATAAATCCAGGGGTTCTGTATGGGAAGAGTCAATCATTTTGATGCCGGATACGATGCGCGCTGTTTTTTTGTCTGCAACGGTTCCGAACGCGGTTGAATTTTCAAATTGGTTTTCGAAATTGAAGAACCATCCCGTAGACGTCGTATCAACGAAAAAAAGACCGATTCCCCTGAAGTATAACGTTATTCACAATAGCGAAATTAAAGACATCGAAACATTCGATAAAATCCTCGCGGATTCCCCCGAGGAAATCACAAAAGATACGATAAAGATGTTGTATAACTCTAAACTGACGCCTTGTATCATATTCTCGTGCAACAAGAAGAAGATTGACCGCCTCGCTCAAAAGTTGTACAAATCCGTGAACATTATGACAACCTACGAATCGAAGAACATCAGGCGCCACTTCAACGACCTCCTGAAGAAATGTCAAGTTCCAGAAGATTCCGTCTACCACCAGAAGTACCTGGAATATGCGTGCGAAGGAATCGGAGTGCATCACGCAGGTGTAGTTCCATATGTCAAGGAAATCATTGAAATTTTGTACTGCAAAGGAATCATCCCGGTGCTAATCTCGACGGAAACTGTCGCGGTAGGAGTGAATGGCCCGGCACATTCTGTGTTGTTTGAGTCATTGTTCAAATTCGACGGTCTGAACAATCGTTTGCTTAGGGAACATGAATTTATCCAAATGGCTGGTCGCGCTGGTCGTCGCGGGTTCGACGAAGAAGGTCGGGTATTCGTTCTACACGATCCGGCGGTCGAACGTGGGATGATTTCAAAACTTATAAATGGAAAACCAGAAACACTTCATTCATCCCTCAAAATGTCCGCAAACTTAGTATTGAATTGTATTCAGCGGAATATGAACATTGAGGATATCGTCAATGATTCGTTTGACTCGTTTTGCCCATTTGTACCAACGGAAGAAGACCGTTCTCAGGTGTATAATTATAACAAACGTCTGAATAAGTGGATGGACGTTTTGTCACGCCCGGATATCTGGAGACATACAAAAAAAGGATATACTTGCACTATGGATTCCGGTATTGCGGGAACATTCACTGAAATTTCCCACAATGGTAGATACAAAATATCGGGCGAAGATGGAAACGAATACTACTCGGGAGTCGTCGAAATCCTCGACCCGGAGAGGAAACCTCTGGACTTTAAAAAAATGAAAATCAAGGACTTTGTATCCGCATGTGCCATCACCGAGTTGAAGAAAATTCCATTCACACCTAAACACCCCGATTATGATAAAGTAATGGAATACGAACAACTAAAAGAAACCAACGATCACCTTCTTCGCGAGTATAACGAGTACACCCAATGGCTCGCGAATGAAAATATGATGAAGGATGGTTTGCTAACACCCATTGGGGAAATTGGGTGTTCTATTACAAGTATTTGCCCTGTTCTCGGGACAAAACTTTTGGACGATACTCTAAAAGATACTGATATCGTGATGATGATAGCGGCATTTTTTGCAGAACTTGACAATTCGTCTATCGGTAACGAAATCGGGATGCCATATAAATTTTACATTCCGAAATTCGTTAACTGGGACTTGATTAAAGCTGCAGGAATGTGGTATGAAGGGAAAGACATTCCTGAAATTTGTGAAGAGCTCGGGCTCTTTGAAGGGAACTTGATTTCTGTTCTAATTCAGGTCAACAACACTCTGAATGAACTCATTGCCGCGAAACCCGATGGAACAGAAAAACTAGAAAACATACAAAAACAACATTTTAGAGGAATTTTGAAAACTTCATCGCTTTACATTTAAAATAATTCGAAATGAACGTGGTTCCATGTGTGTCTACTTGATAGCGTTGATACGACAAATGATAAATATATTAATATTTTTGTGTATTAATTTATATTAATTTATATGACTTTGAAAGAAGATCTAGAAAATGTATCACATAACATAGGTTATTTATACACACCCGGTAGTCATCATACTACGACACGTATTATTCCAGCAACAAGATTATTTTCAAATGTTCATAAGAACAGATTGTCTCATGGGAAAAATGTTTTGAAAACAAAATTAAATGAGTTGCAGAAGACTAAAAAAATGATACTCAAAGAACATTTACCAAGAAACAGGAATATGAAATTATTGGATGTGCGTCTCAAGTATAATCTCCCGTACATATACAGACGAGAACTGAAATTACATGACACTTTGATGGCACGCGAGTTTGAAAAAGTTCAATCGGTAATAGTTTGGAATTTTAGAGCTATCTTGGACAGGATAGGAGAACTAGATAGACCAGGGTCATTCATGGATATATATATAAAAAACGGGCCTATATGCTCTACAAAACCAATGAAACTAGAAAGAGGTGAGTCTGTAGAAAAAAAAGTTGCGTATCGCGATGAAAAGAAAAGATGGGAGAAAGATAATAAAAAAGGGTTTGCAGCTTTGAGAAATCTAGAGATCCATGTTCATCAGATATATTTTGCATCAAAGCAAATGGATGTATTATTCAATATCTATCAGACATATTTAGATTTGTATGGTCAGAAGAGATCTGATAAATTTAATGATATTTATAGAATATCAAAATGGATATGCGATAGATATACTATATTAGAAAACCATCTCAAAATTGCCACAAAATGCAATGCAACAGAAAATGCTCTATTTCATGAAACATTGCAAGTCTGGGGAACAAACAAAAATTACAAACTCTTAAAATCATTCCTTCTTAAAAAGTATGTAGGATTCTATAACAAAAATGAACAACTTCGATATCTTGAACAAATAAACTCGGTCAATAAACATCTATAATTATGTTGATTCAAATTAACAACACATTGAACGGAAAAACTAGAAAACATACAAAAACAACATTTTAGAGGAATTTTGAAAACTTCATCGCTTTACATTTAAAATAATACTTATTATAACTGATATAATGTCTTTGCTTCCTACCGGAACGTTAATATTATTGGTTTTATTTATATTAGTATTAATTACAATGACCAAGAACACATCTTCATTGAATGTTACAAAACCAGTGTCAGCGATTGCCGTCTTAGAAGGACCCGTGAAAGGAACCGTGCGCTTCGTGGAAGAAAGTTCCAAAGTGAAAATATCCGTGGACATATCCGGGCTGAAACCGAATCGAAAACATGGTTTCCACGTCCACGAAGCCGGTGATCTCACGGACGGGTGCACGTCTGCTTGCGCTCATTTCAACCCCTTCGGAACAGCGCATGGTGGACCAGACTCCAAGATACGACACGTAGGAGATCTTGGCAATATTCTGGCGGATAAGAACGGAAAAGCCAAGTATTCGTTCTATGATTCCATGATAAAACTCAGAGGAAAATGCAATATTATAGGTCGTGCAATTGTCGTCCACGCTGATACGGATGATCTTGGTTTAGGTGGCAACGCTGAAAGTTTGAAAACCGGGAACGCAGGAAAACGAATCGGATGCGCTGTTATAGGATATGCCAAAGAAAACTTTTGTTAAAGTATATTTAAAATAATACGTAAAGTAAATATGTCTGTGTTCCCAGAGAGAACATTGGTGGGTGAACAATTATTATTTCCAAAATTACCTGACACACGTATTCAACCAATACGACCCGCTCTCAAACCTGCGCCTAAACCTGCGCCTAAACCTGCGCCTAAACCTGCGCCTAAACCTGCGCCTAAACCTGCGCCTAAACCTGCACCGAAGCCTGCACCGAAGCCTGCACCGAAGCCTGCACCGAAGCCTGCACCGAAGCCTGCACCGAAGCCCGCGCCGAAACCCGCGCCGAAGCCCGCGACCGAAACCCGCGCCGAAACCCGCGCCGAAACCCGCACCGAAACCCGCGCCGAAACCCGCACCGAAGCCTAAACCGAAACCCGCACCGAAGCCTAAACCGAAGCCTAAACCCAGATCAAACCCCGCTTCTAAACTAAAAATGCCTTCTTCGTGTAAATTATGGGGAGATGCCTTTAAAACTCCTACTATTGTACCAGGTGGAATAAGTAAAAAGGATGTGAGAATGACATATCATTATTATGCACCGAATTATGAAACGTCGTCTTTGGCATGTGCTGATAGATTTTGGGCGGACAAGGATAACGGTAGAAAATTGCTCAAATATCCTTGGGCTGCATATTGTTTGGATGGGCGAAATTTCAAACAGTCAACGTGTGGAAAATGTTTCAGAGCCACAAATCGAGCGAATAACAATTCGGTTATATTCAGAGCAGTCGACTTCGGGGGCTGCAGCGATCCAAAAGATCAAACGGGCATTGACGCAGACCCTTGCTTATTCAACGCCTTGGATGCCGGTAGTGGTGCAGGGATACGTGATGGGGCCATGAGAGTTGACGTGATTGAAGTTGATTGTGGCGCTGATGCAACATTCAAGTGAGGTTCATTTGACCCCGATAATATTCTTTTAAATGACACTTATATATATTTAACTTATGTTACTTGCTTAATAAACTATTATACAAAAAAGATGAGTTACTACACAGAAGAAAAACTAAAAATGAACGAGACATATGAAGAACTTAAAGAATGTATTAGAGATCATAATATAGGAAAAATTAAGCACTTGCTTGCCGATTTCGACGTGAACTATGTTTTCTACGATGGTTATAGGTCGCTTTTACAATATGCCTTGAGTTGGGGAAGACATGGAAACTCGAAAGTAATCGAGTTGTTATTAAAGCATGGAGCGAACGTCGATTACAAAGACGAAAAAAAGAAAACACCTTTAATGTATGCCGTAGAATGCGGTGGATCCTTTGAAAACACGAAACTTCTTGTAGAAAAAGGAGCTGATATTCATGCCGAAGATCATGACGATTGTAACGCGTTGTGTTATGCAATGTGCTATGATTATCCAAAGTTCGCGATTCTAAAATATCTTCTTGATAATGGAATTCGTATCAAACATTGTCATCTAGATCGAGATAATATACAACTTGTAGAATTATTCGTCAAATACAATTCTTTCGTTGATGTCGCTACAGAATTCATCGATCTTCTGTGGTCGGTCGAAGACTTACAATACGTGAAACTATTGGTCGAAAATGGTTGCGACGTCAATCATAGAAGTATGAACGGACATACACTACTACTATGGTCTGCTGAGAAATCTAAGAATATGGAACTCGTGAAGTATTTGATACATGCAGGAGTCGAGATTTCTCAACAAACCATCGGTGAAATTTTCAGCGTAGAGTACGCCGAACTACTTATGTCTCTTGGTTATGATGTCGTGAATCATGTTTATGATGACGAACAAGGAGTGACAATTATTCATCGCACGGACAACGTAGAACTTTTACAATATCTTTTACGTCACGGAGCAACGATCAGACATAATATACTATTCTATCATGTTATTCGTGATAATTACGACGTAGTCAAGTTTATTATAGATAATAAACTCGTAGATATAAACGAAAAAGACGACGAAGGAAAAACGGTCCTTCACAATACAGTCCAATACCATCACAAAATGTTCAAACTGCTCGTCAACAACGGGGCAGATATCAACGCCAAAGACAACGATGGAAATTTGCCGGATGACCTAACGTCGGACAAACAAATTATTTCCTTTTTGAATAAAAAAAGATTGCAACTTCGAAAGAAACGTGCATGAGATACTTTCTTCTTTTTTTTTGACTAATGATGATTGTCATTTGACCCCGTTAAATGACAACCAAAATGTGTATATATTCCGCATGCTTGTGACATAACTTACTATTTACAAACACTTATCATAACAAACTACCATGGCATTGACCATCAACACGTCCGTTGACACGTCCGTCGACACGACCGCAGTCATGGGTCGTGACACGCGACCCACTGAAGTGAAAGATGCCGAGCGTATCTTTTACGCAACGTATAGCGTTGTTACAGATTATGAATTCGTAGAAAAAATCGCATCTGGAGGATTTAGTACTGTGTGGTTGGCGATCAATAAAAAAACGAATGAAAAGTTTGCGATTAAAGTTTCTAAAGACGTGAAAGAAGGAAATTCGAGCATGCTGAATGAATATACGGTTATGGATAAGCTTGATAACGCATATCTAATGAAGGGTGTTTCTTTCTATCATGGGATGAATAATTCACACCTTGTTATGCCATATTACAAAAACGACCTATTTTCATTTATTCAGGAAAGTGATCTCCTTCGCGAAGATTATATCAAAGTTATCCTACATGACTTAGGACTTGCTATTCGGCATATGCATAATCGCGATCTCGTTCACCGAGACATCAAACCAGAGAATGTCATGTTTGATGATACCACTAATAAGTTTATTTTGGCTGATTTTGGGAACACGGAACACGAAAATAACATGACTATGTCCAAATTGCGTGGAACACCATCTTTTTTTGCACCTGAAATTGTGCATGGATTTAAGAACAAGTATGAGGTATTTTTCAAATTTGGTAAGCCAATTGACATGTATGCTCTAGGTGTGACGCTGTATATAATGGCAACAAAGAGTTCTCCAGCCCCGGTTCCAAATAATAGTAGAAATATTCTTCGTTGGGTAGAAAATCCAGACATCCTTCAATCAATTGACCTAATAAAAAATCGTTCTGAAAATTTGAAGGACCTTATGCGCAAACTGTTGGACATAAATCCAGTGAGACGGATGAAAATTGGAGAACTTTTTGAGCACCCATTCATGATTCTTAAAAAATAATTGTAAAAATGTTTAGTATGTATATGTTAGTATGTTAGTGTTTAGTAAATTTCTAACGCGAACTGAACCATTCATGATACATCTCTTTATTCTCGCAATGTTCGTGATGATCTATAAATTCTTCCCGGGAGGGTTCGAAAATAACTTCTCTGTTGCAAACCCGGACAAAAAGGCATCATGGATAGATTGTATATACTTCGGAGTAACGACACACTCTACTGTCGGATTCGGAGATATACTGCCAAAGACGACCGGCGCAAAGCTTTGTACGATAGCACATATAGTAACAGTGTTCTTCATCGTTCTAACTTTATGATTTACATAAAGTTATAATGTCATTTATTCCCATCGCGAGTTGTTCATATCGATAATTATAAATTTAAGTATTACATCAAATCAGAATCTTAAAATGAATAGAATTGGTTATATTGGTTCCAAACTAAAATTGAAGGATTGGATATTCGAGGAAATTTCTAAAAGGACTGACGATACTTATACAAAATTTGCAGATTTGTTTGCGGGTTCGTGTATTATGACGCACGAGGCCCTCGAGAAAAAATACGAATGTATATCTAACGACCTCGAGACATACTCTTACGTTATTATGAATGGGTTGAAATGTCCGTTTTCCGATAAATTACAAAATATAATAGAAACTCTTGATGATCTAGACACGAAAGATATGGTCATTCCTGGGTTCGTGACGCTGACATATTCCCCGAGAGGAAACAGAATGTATTTCACCGAAGATAATGCTATGAGAATAGATATCATACGTGAAAATATCGAACGTATGAAGGAGCGTGTTTCTACGGATGAGTATAACTTTCTTCTTGCATCGTTGTTGACAAGTGCGGATTCCGTTAAAAATACGAGCGTTGTATATGGCGCGTATTTAAAGAAATTCAAAAAAACTGCTTTAAAACGCATGGTTTTTGCTCCTCTACATACACGTTCTACCACAGTGACATTAGAAACGTTCAACGAGGACGCAACCGAATTGGGAATTAAAACGGACATTGCTTACGTAGACCCTCCGTACAATTCCCGTCAGTATGGTGCAAATTATTTTGTGCTCAACCAAATACTAACACCGAAGGAAATTGGTAACGGAGTTACAGGACTTCCTGAATATAAAAAATCTTCGTTTTGCCGTAAACAAGAAGTTGCTATGTCTTTTCACAAGATGTTGAAAAATGTGTCCGCCCGCTTGTTCGTAATATCATACAGCTCCGAATCCCTTCTTTCAAAGGGAGATATGGTTGCGCTTCTTTCACAATACGGGAAATGCGAAGTTGTGGTTAGAAATCACAAACGTTTCAAAGCACAAATTTCCGCAGTGGGAAATGATGTTGAAGAATATCTTTTCTTTGTATATATTGAACAATAATGACACAGAAAATATTAAACCCTGTAACTGGACGTTTTGTCAAGGTAGATGGTTCTACAGGTAAAAAGATAAAAACAGGAAACATTTACGATGTCAATAATATATTGTCTTCAAAATTGACTAAAAAAATTTTTGATAAAATACGTCGTAATGATTTGGCAAAAGAAGAAAGAGAAACTCAACAACTGACTAAAAAAATAAGCAAAGGTATTTTTGATAAAATAAGGTCTGAAAATAAAAAATACGAAAAGAATACTCAGAAACTAACTAAAAAAATGGTTTTAGATATTTTTTCTAAAATTTATAAAGAAGATAGTAGAAAGTCTAAAACTCAATGTGTTGTCTCAGAAAAGAAAGACAATGGTGGAGTTTTATTGACCGAAGATTTAGGGAAAATATTTGAAAAATCAATTTGTATGCTATATGACACTCCGTATATTGGACCATATAAGTACGGCAACGAAAAACCGATGTTATTGAAAACAAGATTGACAAAGTTATTAGATTTTTTCCCAGAACTTACACACACTGCGGCCGGAGGTGCTCTCCACGATTTTACAACTAAAAACTCACGTTATCTAAGTGCAAAAACATCGAAGAAAAAAGATGGCAAAGTGGCTCCTCAAAAAATAGGACAACCAACGAAAAAGAAATTTTTAGAATTTTTTAATTTACCCCCTGATACAAGCAACGACGACATAAAGTTGTTTATTAAAAAAAATATAGTTCGCATATTAGATGAATATTTCAAATACACGTTTGACGACACGATAATATATTATAATGAAGTGAATAATATTATAATGCTCGTAAAGACTTTAAAAAAGGTTAAATTTGATCCAAATCTTATCGAGTTCGGTTGTAACAAACCAGGTAAGTCTTGGAAAGAATCTACTATATTGTTTTACAACAACAAAAGATTAGGAGAGTTCCAGATTCACACATCCAGAAGTTGTATTAAATTTAGATGGTTCTTTGAAAACATTCTCTTATTGTTCCCAGATAACTTTGAAGTGACTATACTTTGAAACATTATCATTTGACCCAGGTCTTGATTTGTGTATAAATACAAACATTTTGATATATTCATTAAAATTAATCAAAATGTCGACGATGGCACAAATAATGTCTCAACCAATTTTTGCTTATAACCAAAATAAAGTGAACGAAATTAGAAATTGTGTGTTTCATCATCCAGTCACAGAACCTGTAGAAACCCCCAAAGTATTCGTTCTCGACGATGAAGGGTGGAAAGTGTATAAAAATATGTTGGCGAGAATTGCAAAGGAACGCAAAACTTCTAAAGAAAAGAAAACAAAACACGAAAATAAGAAGTGTATTAGAGACCATCGTGATGAATCTTTTGTCCCCATCGAATTTTCTGTGAACGACCCGGTTGTTCGTATTTGCACTAACACGTTTTCTATCACGAAGTTCAGGAATTTTGAAGACGCTGTTGACGGGTACCACAATGTTGCCAAAAATGACGTTGTCAAGGCGATTAAAGGAGAAATATCAGATTATGACGGGTACTATTGGATACCGACGAACAAGTAATTTGTTGATACGATATTACACCATCATTATTTTATGTACTTCTTTTTAAGGGAACTGTGTTACTATGGGTCGTAAATTCGATCAGGCAGTGCAACGTTATCGTCAGCATATGGAAGAAGAGAGACGTGACCGACGACGACATACCCGGATACTACGCAACCTTCGAAATAAATATGACGAAAACGATTTGAATTATTTTGATGGGATTTATATTGTTTTTAAAGCTATACACGAATTCGAAGACATACTCATTTCTGAAGAAGAATATCTTAAGATACAGCTTAGAATACAATATACTATAGAAGATGTAAAAAAAGATTTATGTATTACCCACAGTCTTTCCTCAGATGGTATACAGGAATGTATAGAATGTTACACACAAGGTGAAAAACATGACAATGTACATACTATTGATGATGCCGTATATATTGTATCAGGAGGATTTGGTGATACATCGTGTCTCAAATATATTACTCTTCATTTTTGTCATAGATTTTACGGTTGGGAAGAGGTGACATTTTACGAGGCGAATGATATGTAAATAACTTAAGATGTAACAAATATCAAAATTATTTTTAAAAGTATGCAGTTGCAACAGATTAAAGAGATTGTTTGGAATCTGAAAGACATCAAAGAAAACCTTCAGAAGCAAATTGACGATATTGATAAGCAAATTTCATTGTTACTCGAAACAAACGGTATTGCCAAAGAATCTATTGCTGAAAATGGAAAGTATATTTATTATGTAGTTGATAATGATATATTCGAACGAGCGAAAGTAGGGAAAACAACTGGTGACAAATCTAGCCTCGAACATCGGTACAAAACGTATATGGGAAATGTAGAAATTGTGCGTTTTGAACGAGTTACGGATTGCGACGAAGCTGAAAGAGTCTTACTCAAAAAGCTAACGGATGAAAAATTGATGTGGTCACAACGTACTTCGAATTATAATTCAGGTACAGAACTTATAGGTAATACCAAGAGATCATTAAATATTTTTCAAGAAGTTGTTGAATTATTCACGTAAAAAATAATTTATACATGCTATGTTTAGTAACATCAATTGTTAAATTATCGTCTGTTGAATTTTCGTTTATTGAATTATCGTTTATTGAAATATCAATGGTGTTGTATATTTTTTTAGCATCTTCATTAATATATATATCATCATTATGGGGCCATAATATATCTACACCAAATCTACCGTCTTTGTAACATGGGGTTACGCGGACAGAACTATCTGTCGTAACACCCAATTTACGTTTTTCAACATATTCATATACATACGGCCTTCCGTACATAGGTGTCTTAAGTGTCTTAAGTGTCTTATCTTCTAATGTTAATTCATTATCGTTTACTAGTGTAAAATTTTTACCTGCCTTATCTAACTTTGCACAATACATCCCAACTTTTTTATCAAAATGACCAATCACTGTTTTTGTTGTTTTTATTTTACGAATTGTTTTTTTATTAAAGACATTTCCAAGTTCTCCTTGTTCCACTTTAGTTTTTATAAATTCTTCATATTCACTTGGAGCAATAGGTTTTACTTCTTTTAGAGATTCTTTATTAGTTATTTCCCAGTTATCAATTATAACGTCGTAATCTCTAGTAGTATACTCTATAAAACCAGAAGATCTTGATGTTTTTGAATTTGTTGATGTTCTTCCTTTTATCTTCTTGACACGGTGTGATAAAACCTTCATAGTTTCATTGTAATCATTTTCAGAAGCGGATATTTCCATAGCTTCAACATCTCCGAATATATAAATGGGTTGAAAATATCCACCATACGCTTGTGAATAATGTGCCACACGTTCTTGAGCCTGTGTTATCGTTGACACAGCACAAGATTCAAAATCCCTATAATCATGATACGCAAAAATACGATCATGGAATTTTAGTTCAGTTGATCTTGCACATACTTGATCTATTATTAGAATATAAACTTTTCCATTATCCACTGGAAAAGCTTCATCTATGGTTTTCCATTCGTCATCATCTGTTTTGATATTTTTTTCATCATGTTTTTCATTTTCTCGTTTTCCCCACATAATTCGTTTAAAACTTTCTGGAAATTCTTTTTTCTTTTCTGAAAATATATCTTTTTTAGCACCATCTTCGTCATAATAAAAACATATGTCAACATTTTGACCATTTATACCATAAATTTTACCCATTTCAGTACAAACAGTCTTGTTATCTTTTTCTTTTAATTCTGGGCGTATTTTACCCTTTGTAGATATACGAAGCATTATGATATTTCGTTTTGAACATTTTGCAACACATTCTTTTGCACCGCGTATTATAGCATTCCCTTGTTCACTAAAACGTAGCTGGTTATTAGTAAATTCAAAAAATGGCTCTGCCTTAACTAATAGTTTATGCTTTATAAACATTTCTGCACCACAATATCCATGTGGTGGTGTGAATGTTACTAGATGCTTTTTAAAATTTTCCATATCATTTGGTGTTATTGTATTTCCTATACCTGCTATAGTTTCATACGGAGTTGCACTGTATAACACAACACTTCCTTTAAAATGTTCTCCCGATAAAAATCTCCATATTATCGCCATTAACCCGTCTGAATTTGTACCATAATCGCTCTCATCAATATGAACTATTGGCGAATGATGATTATAGTCCATCTGTTCTGATTTCAGGTTGTTCATTTTATCTGCATATTCTCTCAATTGTTTGTATGTTTTAGACTCGCTCACTACATCCATATTACCTTCCGTATCCGAATCTGTATCATTCGATTTTTTTTTATTTCTTCGAACACGAACGTAACTATTAGGTAATTGTTGTTCACATTCTTTTAAATAATCTATTATTGATTTTTCCGAATTTTTGTCGTATAATTTATTTAATAATGTAAATACAGATGAATTTATTTTAGTTGTTTTTGAAGTTGTACTGCCTTTAAGAGATGACAATGCGTTTGTATCTATATTGAAATTCGATATTTCTTTTAATTGTTCTTCATCTGCTTTACGTACGAGAGAAGTTATAAAAAATTGTTTCTCATACTTACACATGTCTAAATTAAAATCCGGGTCTAGACCCATATCATTTTTAAGGTCTTCGTCGGGGGGTATTTTTGTAATACTCATACACAATTCGACGAACGACCTTTTACCTGATTTTACAGGTGCGTGAACTATTATGGACGTCTTCCCATCATTTTTTAGTATTTCCCCCAGTATTTCCCCGGTAACAGTTTTATATATTTCTTTTCTATATTCTTTGCAAAATTTTACGAATAATTTATATTCCACTGAAGTCGCATTTGAAGAAGGTAACGGTGGTTTTTCACACCCCGATTCAGATAATTTTATTGGTTCTCTGAATGGGAAGTTTTTAGATGGTGAATTATTAGGTACATATAACGGTTGGGGGAGTATTTCACTCGTGTAATCGAACATTATATATGTTTTTATTTTTTCGACATTAATATGAACTATGGTATGTTGATATATAAAATGACATTCGTTTAAAAAATACCTTTCACCACACCATCGAACCATATCGGAAACCCATCTGTTCTGAAAAACATTCTTTTCATATTGAACTCTTTATCATCTTTATAAACAGTGTAAGGATTCGGCCCCCACGACCCTCCTGCGTCTCTCATTTCCCGAGCCGAATATTTTGTTTCGAACGGAGCAGAAACGCCTACACCAAGAGACCACTCCTGTTCCCCGTTCGTCGGCCATAGAGGGGTGTTTTTTAAAGTTACTGTATGCGTCACATGTACTATACGCGAATACCCTCTATCCGCATTTCCTATGACCAACAATACTATCTTACCATCTGATAACCATGACTTTATGGTATTATGATAATGTTTCGATTGTTTATTACTCGCAGGAAATGCCCAAAATCTACCATAACATTTTTCATCACCAATCGTACAACACTTAAGATTATCTATTGTATTTGTCACATTATCCCAAAATTCTTCCCCGACAGTAGACCTGATAATTCTGATGTTCTCGTGGTGATAAATATCACTCATTTTAATAATTTATTATTTATTTTGGTTTCGACTTATGAAACGTATTTGTCGATATGGTGTTGATATGGTATCTATTCGTTTAGATTATAATGTAAAAATATTGAATACCAATATCAATGGCCCTTGCGAAACCTGCTCCGTATTATACGAGCCCCACTGGAAAACAGGCAATATATTACCATACTTCATGGAGCTGCTACGACAGAAAGTTCTACCCCGTCAAACTACCAATTGACAAACTTACAGACATCGCATACGCATTCTTCAACGTTGATGAGACCGGTAGGGTATTCTCCGGAGACGAGTGGAGCGACTACCAAATGCCGTTCAATGGTCCTGGCGAAGGCGTTGAACCTCAAAATAAATGGGATTCACCACCCGAACAATTAGGACAACTAGGTCAGTTCTTGAAACTGCTTAAAAAGGAACACAAGTTCAACATGCACGCGTCTATAGGCGGGTGGAGTTGGAGTGGTAATTTTTCCAATGCGGTTAAAACAGAGGAAAATCGCGAGAGGTTCGTTACCAGTCTGGCGGGAATCATGAACAGATACCCAGGTCTATTTAATTCTATTTCGCTTGACTGGGAATATGTGTCGGACGATGGTGTCAACTATGGTCTAGGCGGAAACGCCGTTAGCAAAGAAGACCCCGATAATTTTATGAAACTCCTAAAGAAAATCCGTCAAAAGCTCCCAGGTTTTAAGATATCAATGTGCACAATTGCCGCTCCAGAAAAACTTAAATTCCCCGTGAAAAAAGTAAGTGAACTTCTGGACGAGGTTCACGTGATGACATACGATTTCCTTGACGGGTCGTGGGCGCAAGGAGGTGGTCCAGCCACTGGACATCACACGAACTTTAGTAAATCACCACTCGTTCCCTACTCGGTAACCGACGCCGCCGAAACGATGCTCAAACTCGGTGTTGACCCTAAAAAAATATTCGTCGGTGTTGCGTTTTATTCTAGAGGGTTCAGTGGCACCGATGGTCTAGGAAAACCATATACAGGCGGTTCTACAGACAAAACATGGGACAATGGTTCGGTAGATTATAAATTTTTACCCCTACCTGGGGCACAAGAACTATGGGACCCCGTTGCAAACGCTGCCTATTCATACGATCCGAAAAAAAGGGTGTTGAATTCATACGACGAACCTCGCTCTGTAAAACTAAAATGCGACTTTGTTCACCAAAAAGGTCTCGGTGGTATCTTGGTATGGGAGGATTCCGCAGATCACCCGTACGATCACCCACGTTCGCTCATGAAAATTATTCACGATAATCTGACCCACGGGGAAAATGCCAAACCCGAACCGACCCCCAAACCCGAACCGACCCCCAAACCCGAACCGACCCCGAAACCTGAACCTACTCCAAAACCTAAACCGACCCCCAAACCCGAACCGACCCCCAAACCTAAACCGACCCCCAAACCTAAACCGACCCCCAAACCTAAACCGACCCCAAAACCTAAACCGACCCCGACCCCGAAGCCTGACCCGATTCCTAAAGAAGGTATTTGGGGTGTTGACGGAGAATCATTCTTTTATAATGGTGGTATTAAAATGAATTGTCCACCAGGGCTCGTATGGAACTCGACGAGTAAATCTTGTGATTGGCCTAAGAAATAAATATTAATTTAATATTTATATTAATTATTCTTTTATGAACGAATTAATTCTTAAAAACATCTGCTTGTTTTATGAAAAATATAAAAAAACAAGAGGATATGCTGAAGACGTATATAAGAAATATCTTAAAAAATTGTTTTACTGTAAAAATACTTCAGAGTTTGAACAATTATTATTTGAACTCATAGATTTCATAAAAAAATGTAGAAATCGTTCGTGGAGATCTATATGTGATACACGTGCAGAATTATTTTGGCATTCTGATTACGATTTCGGATATATGGATTTATTCAGCATCGTTTTCTTGAAACGAAAGGAACTTATGTATGTGTTAAAAGAAAACGAAATTAAATATTCTAATTCAAGCCTTGTTCATCCTCCAATATACAAACCATTGTTAGAACGAGACATAAAAAATGTAGATATACTAGTCAAGAATGGTTTTGATATAATAAACGAACACGGTTTTACATATTTTGAACGCCCCTATAGTGATGATGATATTATAGATATGGTAGAAATTCTTATGAATGAAAAAAATACGACGAGTATAAGGTACATATACGAAAATGTACCTATTAAAAATATATTGAAATACAACGAACGACGAAAATTTACAAGATATGTATACAATCACATATTGCCATACTAATTATGCATGTTTACAAATTTAAATTCACATGTATATGTTTATTTAAATGTTTATTGTTTTATAAAAATCATGGATAGTACTTGCACTGTTTTCCACCGTTTTCTCCATCGCTCCAAGTGAAACCCGTATCCCAGGTTCCGTCGGGGCATTGCCATTTGCCGTCTATGTACATACGACGTGTAAATACTTTATTGTTTCCGCGATCGCATTGTTGCTGTGCGGTAAACCAGTCGCTGTTCGACCAATCTTTACCGGTGTCAATTTCTGTATCAGTGCATCGCCATTGACCATCAATCAGTTTTTTCATAGAATACCCTTGTACACATTTTTGGTTCCAGTCATCACTGTTGTTAGGAGCGGAACCAGCAGGACAACTCCAACCCCATTCATTACCTCCTTTATTACGCCACATCATCGGTCCATATTGACTGACGAGGCATTGTTTATCCTCGGAACCCCAGTCAGTCGTCCCTTCAGGGCAAGCCCAGAATTTACCGAAGTTCACGCGGTTTACAAATTCTGGTTTGTATCCCTGTGGTTTTACCACGTTCACAACTTTACCAACAGTTCCAGTGACAGCACCCTTTACTTTCCCGAATATGTTTCCGATAGAGAAACCCTCTTTCTTTTTACGCGTCAACATGAAAATGATGAATACCACGACAACGGCGACGAAACCTAAGAGTATCATGTGCTTTGTTTGCAACTTCATTATTATACTTAATAAAATATAATTATTTATATACAACCATGTGGAAGCAAATAATAGTCGTCTTTTTACTAGTAAACGCAATTTTCTGGGGCCTATTTTCTCATAGTATTCACTGTAAATTTGCATCTATCTTTATGAGTTATTGTCCTCCTCACTATACACACGTAACATTTGGTGTCGTGTGTTTCTTGGCAGCGGTTGTAATTTCTCAAAGCAAATTGTTCAAACTAACGTCCTCCTAGTTGGACATACGCATTGTCTAACGTCCCAAAGTGTTTACAGCAAGATTTATAAAATCCATTGATTTGTTCACCACCGGTTTCGAACGTATCAAACGAACCGAGCAGCCCCTTCGCGAGAAATTTCAAACCACCTTGCGTGTAATTCCCGGATTTCATCTGAGCCAATGATGGTGTGACAGCTTTTATGTTTCTGATCGCAGCCGGTTTTCTATCATCGTTTAATTGGGGTTTTACATTGTTTAAAAACGCAAGAGAATGAAGCAGAGCATCCGCGAGGTCGTCCTTTTTCTTAGATTTTTCGAATAATTCTACGAATTTAGGGTCTTGTTCGGTGTTTTTCAAGAATGTATCAACTGTTTCGACGGACAATTTCTTACGTTCGTTGTATGTCCAGTTCATTATGTTTCGTTTCGGCCACCATTCAGTGCTGCTTGCGTACGATAATTTATGTTTTGCGTCAATGGTCATCACCCTACCACCATGCATCGCCACGAACATTTCGATGTAATGCTGAATACGAACAGCGCGCGGGTTTTTTGAGGGTTGACGTTCTATTACGATGTCCTCCGCGCCTTTTATCCAATCTTGAAAATTAATTTTAAGCAGGCCATCCGCAATACCCTTTGGGTCCGGAGATATATGTATCACGTCCCAGTTAAGAATTTTTGTCCCGTCAATCATACACAACGCCAAGTTAAGGGTGCCTGGGTCGATTCCAATAACTGTTCCAGACATCTTTTATCATTATTTATTTGTTTAAATTAATTGTTATTATTTTTACAATCTTATGTAATCTCAAATATGTCATTTGAATGTCTTCCAATACTAAGACATCGGTATACATAATTCATATGCTTTCCAAGTGCTCTTGATGCATCTGCTGCACTATTATACTCAACGCCATAAGCACATATTTTTTTAGAATTTCTTTGATTTCCTATATGTATTTTTACTTTTTCGTAATCTTTAATCGATATTTTACCATTATCAACCCGTTCAGTTATTCGTGCATTTCTCTTCATCATAGTTTCAATATCGTCCTCGTGTTTATCAATATTGCAATCAAAACAACACGATGAAACATTGTTCAATACATATCCTGTGGTTGGTATCAAGCGATCAACACCAAACCACGTAATAGGAGCTCGATGGCAATATGCACATTCTCCTTTGATAAGTTGTTCCCAGTCATCAGTTGTAAGTTCGAAAGGAACTCCCTTTTTGTTGGCACGTTTTTTATAAATATCAAATCTTGGTTTAATCTTGTGATGAAACCAAATATCGGTTTCGTCATCAATGTATTCTCCACGAATCCGATAATATGCTTTTCGGATAAAAGTATCAGGATCCGATGTTCCCTTTGAATTATTACAACCAGGGCAACTTGCAACACAATTATCCAATGTATGGTCAATATTAGAATTTATTCTGTCTATTGTAGTTGCAATGTCTCCACAATAAGCACATCCTTGGAGCATCATTTCAAACATAACGTTATTTGTGAAATTGTCAGAATATGGTTGATTATTATTTTTAGCACATCTTTTAATTTCATTACACCAATAATCCCATTTCTTTTTATCAATTATTTCACCGGATGTTATAGAATCTAATGCATTTTTATTTCGTTCTTGAATACGTTTTGAATCACACTCTCTTAATTTTTCTTTATTTTTAGAACGATACCACGTTTGATACTCTTTATACTTCTCAGGATCCTTGGGAGGCATATTTGTAAATATATAAAATCAGTAAGTATTAAACATCACAATTTGTCGATACAAGACAAATGACAATTTCAGTATTAAATGACAAATAAACTATCTACACCTATTACGGTGTTTCTTGTTTCAACCGGTGTATCTGTCGTATCAGTCATATTATAAAAACTTTCATTTTTTTAAATTCATACTTTGCTTTTGATGGTGTCTATCATACGCTTGATAATATCATCCCTGCATTTTTCGACCAGTAGTGGGTGCCACGAATCGGTATACACAACGAGATTCCTGTTGTCTGTTTTGTTGAAGAGCTCAATGTTGGTCATAAAGTCAACTTGTGTATCCAAAACGCTCTGGAAGCACGTCATAGGAACGTCAATAGAAGGGCTCAGGATGCGGGCAGAAGTACTCAGCTTCGCGAGTTCGTTAGCGGTATTAAACGTGATCTTACCATGGCGTGTCAGCGGGTCGTTAAACCAATGAGTGTTGAATTCCTCGTCAAAGGGGTGACTGTTAGGTTTCAGCACCCTCGCGTTGGGGAAGAATTTTGTCAGGAAAGGCACCACGACGAAACCGATTTTATTAACGAAAGTTTTAGGCAGTTGGTACATAGGAGAAATCAGGAAACCGTGGCGCGCGTCCTTTTCAAGTTCTAGCATCTTAGACGCCACGGCCCCACCCAGAGACGTCCCCCCGATAAAAATAGGTACGTTTCCGCATACTTCATCTTCTTTAACTTCTTGCACGAACTCCTTGGCAACTGAAACGATCTGCTCGAAATTTACTTCGAACCTATCACCATTGCTATGACCGTGCCCCGGGTAATCAATAGTAGCTATATTGATACCATTGCGTGCAAAAGGTTTCAGCACATGCTGGAGGTCGTTCATTGCATAACTTCCGTATCCATGGAAGTAAATAAACGTAGCGACTGCGTTGGCAGCGGGTACGAAATACTTGTAAACTCCCTCGATAGCCATATTGTAACTTATGAAATGAAAAATTTTCATCTTTTTATATCCTATTTTGTCGATTTGGTCAAATGACAATAACGTTTCAAAAAATTATAATTTCTCTAACAATTTTATCTCTTGTTGTTGAGACGCTATTATTTTTAACGCCAGAACTCTGAGACCAACGTTACCATCGTCCTTTTCGAGATATTTTTTAGACATATGCACCGCCATCGAGTGATGTGGAATCATACCGAGTCTGAATTGATCGCCGTTAACGAACATCTGCTTCCGTATCATAATAATCATTGCTATTGCTAAAATCCCTCCGAAAACACTCGTTCCGAGTTGCTTAAAGTACATACCGGTGAACAGGAACATCCACCCTGTCATTAACAAAACCATGTAGAGATCGTTCAAACCAAAACGAACATCTTTAATATTATCTACCCAGATATTCATGGTAGATAAAACTCCGGCGAGAATTGATATACCGAACATCACGAACGTTTCGTGTATATGACCCATAATATATACAAAATATTAATATTAATTTACGAATTTAAAGTTTTTACATGTCATGTGATATCTCATGATTACTGAATCGCCGAAGGGACACCCTGGTAATGACGCCTTTTTCCCACTAGGTCTTGACCTGAGTGAATTTGATATTATACTAGACAATTTATATTGCCCTGTTGATTACATTTATCGCACTTATCAGGGTGATAATTCGTTTCTCATGTGTAATCAGGATTTTACAAAAGACGATGAAGACACGGACATAGAATCAGAAATTCAACGTCTTAGAGACAAACATTACGAGAAAAAAAAGAAACTTGAGAAACTAGAAAAACGTTTGGTTAACAAAGATTTTAAACAAGACGTAGATGAGTATATAACACGTTTGAACACGTTTTTACATACGTATAGATTTGGAACGGAAAAGGAGTATGACGAAATAATAGAGAATTATCGCGATATCAAATTCAAAGACGAAAGAATTTACGTAGACGTTCCGTATGGTGGTGACGAAGAATCGTTCGACGTGGCAACCGCGGGGGGTGGGGCGTTAATGAGACCGCGAGAACATCATATTTATCTGTACAATAAAGAACATACGTTGGTTGCACTCGTATCAACATACACACTGTATGATGGAGAGTTAAATTATGATAGTTTTCACGATGAGTATGAATGCTTTATAACGAGTATGAAAAACAAAAAAGCACCAACGTTCTTTATAGAAAAGATATCTAAATGGGACGAAACGTTAAAAGAAATGGATATAACAGACGTTGAAACATATTTAGAAGACCGTGACAATATTCAATATTACGTTTCACCATTAAGAAATTCTGAATACACATGGGGTCTCATATAAGCTCGTATAAGTTGCGGTTGCCACACGAACTTCAATGCCAGTGAACTTTCGTGTGTTCTGGGAAGTTTGTTGTATATAAAAAATTTCTTATAAAAGTATTTTCAAAAAAAAAAAAAAATAAAGGGTTAACCCCTCAAAACTGGTATGCCGTATTTACATGTGGTTAACCTGGTTAACCTCTCATATTTTTTTTTTCTAAAAAGAACTTAAGATTTCATATATACCATATGGTAAATATGAAAACTTTTGACATTAAACTTCATAGATGTGCTTGTGGATATGAAACTGTCAATACAAGTCATGCAAATAGACACAAAAAGTCTTCATGTGGTCATGAAATGAAATCCGAAACGAAAAGATTTGTATTGGAAGAAGATATCCCTAAAACCACGGGGAATATTCACACTAATAATGTATCCGGAGATCTTGTTTCCGGAGATAAAATTAATTACATTGACAACAAGCAAATCACGTTTAATCTCATGGTTCCCGACGGAGACACTAGAACCGTGATTTACAAAGCGTTGAAGTCCCCACAGTTTCAACGTGAGTTAAATGGGGAATTTCAACCAGAGAACATCCCAGCGTTGATATTTCGGCACACGAAAGGAAGGGGTATCGTCAGACCCGATGGAGAAAAGGCAATTCACGTAGAAGACGATAAGGTTCATGAGAAGGATTTCGGTGGAAAAGTAGTGAAAACGCCGATAAATAAGTACGCGAAGCAGTTTATAAACGATGCTACGTGCACTTTGGAAAACAACACGGATGTAATACAGCCAAAGTTTGCGAAAGAACTCGTTGACGACTTGAAAACTGAAAATCTTCCGGGGCATAAACGAGATGAAAAGGTTTCAGGTGTAGAAGCGTTGAAGAATTACGCATCTGGTTCTCACGTGGTTTATAAATATCCCGCTGAAACGAGGGGTTTCGTTTCAAGAGCTGTAGATGCCGTCAAAAAAGAGATACGACATGCGAATGGTTGAAACACCGCGTGGTTGAGGACTTCGTCAATAGTGAGTCTCTTCACAGGGTCTGTTTCGAGCATCTTTATCAACAAATCCTTGAAATTCGAGGAACATCTCAGGTTAGACACTTTAGAACGAATTTCTTCGTTGGTTATGTTCTTCCCTTCAACTCCTACATTGGTCAGAGATATCATAAAAAACAACGTTGCACCTAGTGAAAAGATGTCCGACGGTTTTCCTACGAATACTTCTTCACACGCCCCAGCCGGTACTCTGCTTTTCATTTTTAGTTCAGGAGCAACGTATGGCTCTGTTCCCGCAAAATTATATTGACGAATATCAGACTCTTTTTCTGTTATTCCGAAATCGCACAGAACCACGTTGTCTAGATTCCACCCGTACAACACGTTCCCGGGTTTGATGTCTCTGTGGACGTAATCCTTATCATGGATACATTTTACCGCACGAGTCAATTGAAATCCTACTTTCAAAACATCTTCCTCTGGCATTCCATATTTCGACTGGATTGTATGCATGAGAATATCGTTTGTGTATAGTGGTAGGAGCATAGACGCTTCGTTTTCAATATTGATACCAAGCGGTTTTATGATGTTTTCGCAATCGAACATTTGTAGCATTTCATATTCTCGTAGAATAATGTGTCTGGCATGCAATGTTGATTCGTAACGCTTTGTTTTAATTGTCTTGACCGCGATTTTTTCTCCGGTTTTCCTGGTTGCTCTGTATATACGCGCAAACCCTCCGCGGGCGATTTCCGTGTTAATGTTGTATTCTTTTATCACTCTGTTATTCATTTGTATTTTTGCAACAGGCTTTGCAATCATATATACTTAAGCATCATTTTGTCGATATATTCATTTCATACCGCTTTTGGTGTGAATAGTTTCTTCACGTATACCTTTTTACCATCTTGCCGGACGTGTGTTCTCCCCTTAGAATTTTTGAAAACTTTACGTTTTTTAGCGTCTACTTTACCCGTATTAACGACGGGACTTCCCGCGGGTGCCGGTGCTTTACTTTCTGGGAGTGTCGCGCCGGACTTTTTCGGCGTGAATAGTTTCTTCACATATACCTTTTTGCCATCTTGTTTCACGAACGTACGGCCTTTCGTGTCTCTGAAAACCCGTCTGCCTTTAGCATTCACTTTTTCGAGCTCAGCAGTTGCCGGCGTGGGGTCTTTTGGCGTGGGAGCCTTGGGTGAGAAAACTTTCTTTACGTATACCTTTTTATAGTTGTTGTCATACACATGTGTGCGATCCTTTGCGTTTCTAAAGACTTTGCGTTTTTTAGCATCTACTTCAGTTGGTGGAGTAAGTTTCTTACTATCTATTTCTCCTCTCGTTTTTACATAATCATCTGCGTCTCTGTAACGAATTCTACGTTTAAACTTACGTTTCTCGGTTGGTGGTGTAGGTTCTTTGCGCGACACTGGGGTCGGGGATCTACGCGACACTGGGGTTGGTGATTTATATTCCGATGGCGTCGGTTCGTTTGCCCAGTATCGACCATTTTTCGGCACCCATTTCTTTGCAGGAGTTCCACGTATTTCTCCTGATTCGATTGAAGAGTTCGGGCTTGTTTCGAATAGTCTTTTGATCGGAGAACCGGGTGATTTAGAAATCTTTCTATAGAACTTTACGTTACGTTCTTCAGGAGCCATTTTACGCCCTGGTTGGGTTCTGACCCCCCACATTTGCGACCTCAACATAGGGATTAAACTACGTTGTTCGACGGGAACTTCGTTATAAAATGTTTGGAGGACCTTGTAGTCTGGATTGTACCACGAGAACCCTCTGCCTTTGACCACGCGATTAGTGTAATTGACGATTCTTATACCATTTACCGTTTCTTTAGTCCACAAATCCGCGAAGCTCCTTGGATTTCTTTCTTTGATCATTTTGGTTATCCCGTTAGCGATACCTTTCACGAACGGTTCTGGGAGTTTCAATGCAAACCCGAAATCAATGAGTTTCACTTCTCCGTTTTTATTTACCATGATGTTGTCTCTATGAAGGTCCCCGTGGACGTACCCAGCGAGCCACAAACTGCAGATGACTTTTTCGAAGTACACATAATACCGTGCGTAAAAATCTCTACCAGGTTTTGTTTTGCGAAGATATCTGAAATAACCGGTCGCTGTCATTTCCCCTGCAAAGTCCATAAATGTTACGCACACGTGTTTCTTTGAAGTTCCGATGATGTAACTCAAATAAAAATTGGGAACGTATTCAGATATACACGTCCCCTTTGATGCATCGGGGATTTTGTAGCAGTGTCCAACAGATAGTTCTTTGTGAACGACATTTTCTCGTGCAGATTCCTTGAAGAACACTTCGTCACTCATGTCGGATTTTTGCTTTGCAACTTTTATGATCACAGAAGAACCGGCTTTAGGGAGTTCCTTGAACACCTTGCCCCCACCATTGTTCAGTCCAATCTTGAGTTGTTCCATGAGCGAAGCAGTGACTTTTGCACTATATGCAGACCCATATACACCTCCCCCGATCTTCTTCCCGAACTTACTGGGTGTGAACTTAATCTCTGTTGATACAACTTTAGAGATTTTGTTAGCCTCGGATATTCTCAAATTCTTCATTGGACGCAATGTTTTAGGGATTCTATGAGACTCCGCCCTCCCAGGGGGTTCGGGTGATAAAGCATATGCAATTTGTCTCTCAGGTGTCGTTGACATTATACATATATGAAATATATTTTGTTGATATATTCATTTCATACCGCTTTTGGTGTGAATAGTTTCTTTACGTATACCTTTTTACCATCTTGTTTCACGTGTGTACGCCCCTTAGAATTTTTGAAAACTTTGCGTTTTTTAGCGTCTACTTTACCCGTGTTAACGACGGGGCTTCCTGAGGGTGCCGGTGTTTTACTTTCTGGGAGTGTCACACCGGACTTTTTCGGCGTGAATAGTTTCTTCACATATACCTTTTTGCCATCTTGTTTCACATGTGCGCGGCCTTTTGAATTTTTGAAAACTTTGCGTTTTTTAGCGTCTACTTTACCCGTGTTAACGACGGGACTTCCTGAGGGTGCCGATGCTCTACTTTCTGGGAGTGTCGCACCGGACTTTTTCGGCGTGAATAGTTTCTTCACATATACCTTTTTGCCATCTTGTTTTACGAACGTACGGCCTTTCGTGTCTCTGAAGACACGTCTGCCTTTAGCATTCACTTTGTTGAGTTCAGCAGTTGCCGATGTGGGAGTCTTGGGTGTAGGTTCTTTGCGCGACACTGGGGTTGGGGATCTACGCGACGATGGGGTTGGGGATCTACGCAACACTGAGGTTGGGGATTTACGCGACACTGGGGTTGATGACTTGTATTTCGATGGCGTCGGTCCGTTTGCTGGTTGGGAACGAACACCCCATGCTTCTGACCTAAACTTCGGAATTGAACTACGTTGATCGACGGGAACTTCGTTATAAAAAGTTTGGAGGACCTTGTAGTCCGGGTTGTACCATCCATAATCTCTGGCTTGGGCTACGCTATTCGTGTAATTGACGACTCTTACGCCATTTACCGATTCTTTAGTCCATAAATCCGCAAAGCTCCTGGGGTTTCTTTCTTTGATCATCTTTGTGATCCCGCCAGCGATGCTTTTCACGTAAACGTCAGGAAGTTTCAATGCAAATCCAAAATCTATGATCTTTACCTTTCCATCTTTTGTTACCATAATATTTTCTCTGTGAAGATCTAAGTGGACGTACCCAGCGAGCCACAAACTGCAGAGGGCTTTTTCTAACTGCACGTAGAACTTTGCGTAAGAATCTCCCCTTTGTGGAGATTGCCAGTGGGAAAACTGAAGATCTTTGGAATACTCAACCAACGACATTCTTCCTGCGAAACCCATTATCGTGATACACATGTGCCTCTTTCGTTTTCCGATGATGTAACTCACATAAAAATTGGGAACGTATTCAGATATACACGTCCCCTTTGATGCATCGGGGATTTTGTAGCAGTGTCCAACAGACAGTTCTTTGTGAACGACATTTTCTCGTGTAGAACTCTTGAAGAACTTTTCGTCTGTCTGGTTGGGTTGTTGCTTTGCAACTTTCATGACCACAAAAGAACCGAGCTTAGGGAGTTCCTTGAACACCTTGCCCCCACCATTGTCCAACCCAATCTTGATTTGTTCCATGAGCGCAGGAGTGACTTTCGCTGCATATGCAAGTCCGTAATTGCCTCCCCCGATCTTCTTCCCGAACTCTGATGCCGTGAACGTAATATCTGACGATTTCACGTTAGAGATTTTGTTAGCCTCGGGTATCCCCATACTCTTCATAGGTCTCGCCAACACAGGGACATCATGAGATTCATTCTGACCTGAGCGGTAGGGTGATAAAGGATATGCAATTTCTCTCTCAGGTGTCGTGGACATTATACATATATGAAAATGTTTTTTTTGTCCACGTGCGACCATATCGTATTTTATTCATTCCTATAGAGTAACTGATATGTCTGGGGGCGTGCATTTTTTACAATTTTTGTATGTTTTGGTCATTGTAATGTTTGAAAACTATTTCTTTTGATTTTATGTTATATATTACGGTATAAATAGTTTTTTCGTACACGTGTTTCCCCGTATTCATGTTTATTGACGCCACTACTCCTTTTGGAATATCAAAATTATTTAAAACATGGAACAACGTATTTACGGCCCCCGCCGACGTCCGTGGTATTTCTATTGTTTGTGAAAAGAATGCGAGACGTATAAATCGTGATGCGCTCGAAAAATCCCCTGGTAATCCGAGAGCGCCTGTCCCTTGACTCGCGGCATTAGGGTCGCTTATAGGACTGAGGTGTTCGAGAGCTTTCTTGGCGGATTCCATATGTTCAGGGAATGTCGGTGCATTCGTGAAAATTCCCATCGGATTATCAAACACAGTTAACTCGCCATTTCCAAGCGGTTCGAGAACTATAGATTTTCCAGATGCGTCAGTAACTAACCAATGCATCGGTGGAGTTTCTGTGAATGGGGGGTATGATTCGTGAATAACATTTAGAGTTTTCGCAATCGCCTTAACGTCTTTGACATTTTTCGCTTTCTGGAGTAGAAACAATGCGACTTCCGTTGGTTTTATGTTCAGTTTTGTTTGGGATGGACATCCATATTTGGCGTAGTTCTTAAAGTAAAACACGAATATGACGAGTCCGTGTTCGTTCATACCGTCCAGCAATTTTCCGTCGGGAGTCGATATTCCACGGATGTTACCGTTAACGAATTTTTTGAATTTCAAAATGTTTTCTCCGAATTCAAGAGTTCGTCCCACGACGACGGTTCCGTCATCGGCTATTATTCTCAGACCACTGCACATCGTATATAATATCAGAAATAAAATAAATGTTTCTGTATTATAAAATGAACGAAGTGTTAAACGTTAATAACGGTTCTTCGATTAACGTGATAAAGATATTAAAAACACCAGGTCCTGATATAATTCGCCCCGGTAAAACGTATAAGAAAAAAGATGTTTTCACTCCTAAATTTTTCAAGAATGGGAATGTGATGTATACGTGTAATACATTTTCATTAAATGTACCCGTCAACAATTCTATAGCAACGATAGATTTCGCAGAGCACGTGAACGGTGCCGTATTCAAAATAGAATATAACCGTGTCAACTTTATAGCACCATCGCTGTATCCTATAAGTGGTCTCGGGACAGCGGTGGTGTTTGATTTACAGAAGGGTGAGAAAGCTAGTCAACGAAAAATCACTGAATTCGGCAATAAAGATATCCGAATTGCAGACGAAATTTCCGATATCGCAGCGGATGATCATTCCGTTCTTATCACGACGAAACTGATGTCCGAAAGTACTCCCGGAGAACTATCACGAGATGTTGTTTTGAACGGAGAAATCGCTACCGGGAGAATAAATATGAACACGGGTTTCGTTTCGGATATAATACACACGAAAAAGATATCTATCATCGACGACGGAATTGTTGATTATTACGTCAAGATAAACGTTCCTGCGAAATATTCACACGGGATCGTGGAAGTAGTATCTGGAACGTTTCTGAACGATATAATGATCCATCTCGTCAGAAATAAGAACAAGTGGGCGTTGATGGATAGCAAGATGTATATCGTTAATAATACCAACGGGTTTGTGATAGCGAAGAATCCCGACACTGCAATGGGCGTATCGTTGTTGGAATGGCCACGAGGCGCCGTCGTGTTTCCACCATACTATAATTTCAAAAAATTCAAAAACGTGAATAAGTGGAGCATAAGCCAACAAATAGCATCATGTGTAAACACGAGTGTTAAAATTCCAGGGGGAGAATATTCCTGGAAGATACGATTATTCTTCGGTCCCATATGGCAAGTGCAAGAATCTATAAACTCTGTGAAAACGGTTCCTCATGGTAACGATTATATGTATCTTTATAAAGAAGAAATAGTGAAATACAAATATCAACGAAACACCAAAAGAAATTTTCATGAGTACGATTATGATTATAAGTTTTAATGAATGACAAACACTCTTTTTGATATGTTTGTATCGACGGATAATTATTTAAGTAAACACTATCATGTGAATTTAACTGATTTATGGGGAATTACGCGTATTTTTATATATGGATTCATAAAATATCCGGTGAAAAATACGTCGGAATCACGACTCAGGAAATACAACAGAGACTGAAAGCACATTGTAGAAAAGGTAATAAGTGTAGAAGACTTCGAAATGCCATACAAAAACATGGTGTTGATGCGTTTGATGTCGAATACTTCGAGTGGTGCGATCCATGGGATCTCGCGTATATAGAGGGTCTCCTCATAGATGAACTCGAAACTCTTTCACCGAATGGATACAACTTGAAAAAGGGCGGTGGTAAACACGGAAGTTTGAGCGAGGAAACGAAGAAGAAAATTAGCGAATCTAACATTGGCAAACAATATGACGAAGAAACTAAGAAAAGAATGAGTGACGCACAACAAGGTGAAAAAAATCATATGTTTGGAAAACAACTATCCGAAGAAACAAAGAAGAAAATGAGTGAAGCATTACGAGGTGAAAAACATTATATGTTCGGCAAACATCATGATGAAGAAACAAAGAAGAAAATGAGTGACGCTCAAAAGGGAAAACAACTATCTGAAGAAACGAAGAAGAAAATGAGTGATGCTCAAAAGGGAAAACAACTAACCGAAGAAACGAAGAAGAAAATTAGTGAAAATAATCCTAATTCAAAGATAGTGTATCAATATGATCTTGACGGAATGTATATTGATAAATTTAGAAGTTGTAGAGAAGCTGGAAGATCTTTAGGGAAAGGTCATAAATATATTACAGAATGTGTACGTGATGAACGACAAGACGTATACGGGTTTCGTTGGTCGTATGATTACGCATAAGAAGTAATAAACGGGTGTTTTAGAATATCGTCTGCTGTCATTCTAGTTTCAGGGTCCACCTGACACATCCCGCTAAGTATGTTCTTCAACATACTCGAACAATATAGTTTTTTGATCGCGAGGTCAATGTCGGTTTGTGTTGGGATGTATTTTTCATCAACTCGGTCGGTGAGAGGCAATGAGGTCATCAAAATGTATACCGTTGCTCCGAGAGAATACACATCCGCTGATTTTCCTACTTTATATTTTGTTTTGCACATCATGTTAGAATACATTTCTGGCGCACTGTATCGTTCAGTACCGCTTACCGTTGACGGCTTGATTTCGTTTTCGAATTTCGAGCCTCCCCAGTCAGCAAGTACACATTTCGAGATATCATGGTTCAACAAAATGTTTTCTGGTTTAATGTCGAGATGCACGATATTTTTGTCGTGTGCATGTTTTAGAGCACTCGCGATTGCTTTTATAAACAGTTTTACGTCATGATCGTCAAGATGTCCATTATCGTTCACATAATCAAGAACATCATTTTTGTAATACGGCAAAACCATTGACACTCCGGCGTCATAATATGGGAGAATCGTTGATGTTATTTCTTCGATGTTTAGTTTCACGGGTTTAATAATGTTAGGATGATCAAGCATCTTCAGCATTCGGTACTCCTTCATGAGCATCGAAGAAGAGTACACGTCAGAATGGGCATGTTTTATTGCTATTTTTTGATTATTTTCGTCATATGCCGAAACGACGAATCCGTAAGAACCCTTTCCGACGATTTTTTGGCGTTTGTAACTATTTTCGTTACAATTGCCAGTGAAGCAACTGAGAAGTTTTGTAAACATTCTTGTAAATATTTACAAATCGTTTTTCACGAGTTGCTTAAATGTATTCTTGAAAAATGACAAATGACAATGTTTTCCTCATTGTCAATTAGAAAGCATCCAACAAATAAATTAAAATTATGAAATAACTATGTTTTTACCCCAGTAACCATTGTAGCATTTTATCGGGCGTTTCAGCCCAACGTTTCCTTCTTTGAAGATGTTTGCCCAAAGTGTACAGCGATCTCCTGTTTTAGAAGTATCAAGATCTTGGAAACCAGCTTTTAGAAGTTTACGTCTTGTCTCGCAGAAATCGAGGAACCATTTCGCCTCGTCTTTCTCTTCGCGATTTTTCATTCTCTTTAGAATGTCGGAAAAGGATTCCATATTACTCCCGTGGTTCAACGCAACATCTACCATAAAACCACGTGTCAATGGTGACGTCATAACGGGCCCGGGGCGGTTTTTCGCACTTCCAGTCTTGTCTGAAAAATCGGCAGCAAAAGTCCAATATAATTTGACGTATATGTCCCACACCGCCGTTTGCCATTCTTTGTCGTCGCCGAGCCCGTTGATTACTTTCCCGAGATTTTCGAGGCCTCTGATATCATCTCCCTTGGTTTTCCTCATTGCGGGGATGAATTTCACGAGTGGGTGGTTAGGGTTTATTTTTTGCAGAGACTCCAATACCATCAACAGATCACCAGTCCCAGAGCATGCACCGTAAATTGTTACTGTCCATCCACGACCGTCCTTTAGACAACTTGCGTAATTGTAATTTTTCCACCATTGGGTTGTAGAGTTTTCCGGGAGCGCGATGAGTGATAAGATCGTGTCTGCATTTGTTGTATTGAAGCCTAGTTTTTTCAAAGGAGCTTCGACCTGTGAAGGAATATGTGTATCTACAGGAGGGGTTACTGGGGGGTTGACTGGGGGGTTGACTGGGGTTTCTCCGAGGGCCTTTGCAAGAGCTTTTTTGCAATTCGTCTGTCTGCCAGGACCGAACCCAGAATATTTGTTCGTCATGGCAACGAGTTCCTGATCGATACTCTTCATCATCCGTGATACAAAGTCGTTTTGAATCGTCATTTTATTATCGTCTGTTATTTCTATTTTGTTTGACATTATTAGTTCGTGTTAGTATATTTTATATAATTTTTTGTAAAATCTTCCACACACAGTTTTATATTGTCAATCAGTGAGATCTTCGGCTCCCAGCCAAGTGACTTTATTTTGGTCGAGTCGATGAGTTTTTTCAGAGTTCCATCGGGCATATAAGTATCGTAGATGATAGCGCCTTTATATCCTACGATGTCTCTCACAAGTTCCGCGAGTTCCGAAATTGACACGTCTGACCCGTAACCGATGTTTATTGGCCCAGGTTCGTTGTATTTCTCCATGACGATGAGTAGACCTCGCGCTAGATCGTCTACGTGAAGAAATTCTCTCCTGGCAATTCCCGTTCCCCATAACTTAACGCTCGGAACTTTATTAATCATTGCTTCGTAGAACTTCCTAATCAGAACCGGGAATACATGTCCATTTTGTAGGTCATAACGGTCGTTTGGGCCACTGAGGTTCGTCGGCATTACTGACACGAAATTACAACCGAATTGTTTTCTGTAGGCGTCGCACATTTCGATTCCGGCTATCTTCGCTATCGCGTATGGTTTGTTAGTAGGTTCGAGAAACCCGGTCATCAGGTATTCTTCTTTGATGGGGTTTGGGGATTCTTTCGGGTATATACAGCTACTCCCGAGGAAAACGAGTTTTTTCACATTGAATGTTTTAGAAGCGTGGATAACGTTCGTTTGAATCATCAGGTTGTCACGAATAAAATCACCACCAAAAGAATTGTTTGCATGAATACCCCCTACTTTGGCAGCGGCGAGAAATACGTATTCTGGTGTTTCCATTTCGAAAAATGCGGTCACTTCTTGTTGATTGGTCAAATCGAGTTCTTTAGATGATCGGGTGATGATATTTGTATAACCCTCTTTCTGTAGCAGTCTTACCAGCGAGCTTCCAACCATTCCAGTATGACCAGCCACGTAGATTTTAGAGTGCTTATCCATTATCATATAATAGATTACAATCTTAAATTATTATATTTTAATATAGTAAATGTCGAGTAAGATGGTATCTTGGAAAGGTTCCGAAAGAAGCGGTAGGCGAAGAAGATCAAGTTCTCCGTCCCCAGTGCGGGGTTCTTCGGCGAGAACTCCTTCGGCTAGAACTCCTTCATACAAAACTCCATCAGCTTCCGCCACAAGATCCTCCCAGAGAGTTCGTTCTTCCTCTGCACAGAGGCAGCAAAGCCCCGAGGGTTTTGTCGGGAATCCCTCTGCTTTCACTCCGAGAACGACGGGTGAATTAAGGACCAGAGAAGCTAAAGTAGAAAGGCGTCGGTTGCAAGCAGAAGCTAAAGCTCATAAATTGGCAATGCGTCAGCAACAGCAAGAGTTACGTCATATGAAACGAACTCAAGGGCTCGAATATGCAGCACAGCATAAGGAATTATATGGAATTTCACCTGCAACAAAATGGGGTTTACTGGCAGGCGCGGGGGCATTAGCTGGCTATTTCCTTATATTCTAATTTAAATAAACTTTGCAGTATTTCTCTCGTAACGGATGAAAATAATAGCCAATATACCCGTTGTCAACGTCAAAAGTGTTGTAACTTTCGAACAATTGTGGCGTTATTTTCCATAAAACGTTGAATACCTTCGTATCGACATTTAATGTCATAGGTGTACTATTCCAGTTTAAAACGGGAACGTCCAATTCTCTCGCGATGTTCACGAGCCAATGATGCTCCCAACAAATCAATGGTACAGAATGCTTCGGCAGAGATTTTATAAATCTCACGAGTGGTTTTATCTCTTCTCTCGTGAATATAACGTATAATGGTAGGTTGTTCTCTTTGGCGAACGTTGCGACCGTATCTACGCAACGAGTTGACGATGTTTTCTTCCGTGGTTTCATAGCTATTACGTGCGTGGGCATAGAAACATCGCTTGGTCTATGGTGTCTGAAATATTCCGTCATATTTTTCGAACGTGTGATTCCGTCTTCGGATAACACGCTTTTGTATTTTTCGCCGTGACGAATGAGGAGTATCTCCATTTAATTTAAAAGTTTGTTTATACATTCTTTTAAATTTTTATCTTGATTTTATCTTGATTTTATCTTGATTTTATCTTGATTTTTCCTTAACTTTCTATCAAGAATTGTTCAGGAACGACCAATCGAATAGTTGTTCAGTCGACCTCCTGTGAAATCCTTTGATATGTAGATTCTTTACCAGGTCATCTCTCACGTACACTATAGAGCAACCAGCGTGTGCTACGATAGAATATCCTTTCTTCGCCGCCATATCATTCATCGTTTTGAACGACGCACGTACCCCGATGCTAGGAGTTTGTTCTTCCGTCGGACGAATTTTGGGGTTGATAGGGACGACTACGATGAGAGGTTCGAACTTTGTTTTTTCGAAAATGTCATATTCTAACCCGTTTGCATCTATACTCATTACCGCAAATTCTTTTGGCATACCGTGTTCTTCGATCACAGTTTCTACATCCTTCGAGTTAGTTTTCACCACGGTAATGCGGAATTCTTTTTCAATTTCCGCGATGTCTGTCTCTGGGTCGAATTCGGTTTCTAGATATAGAACGTGCATTTCATGGTTTTTCATAAGGTTAAACGTGTTTGGTATAGCGATTCCGTCAGGAGCTCCTATCTCGACACACCTCTGGTTTCTCCTCAGACACCCGAGACGGCCAAGAATTTCTTCTACAATGCCTTCTGCTTCGGAAAATTCACCTCCTTTGAATTTTACAAAGGGACCCTTCACAAACTCGGCGAGCATATTGACGGTTTCTTTGGTGTCAGTCGTCATTATTATTATTCGTAAAGAATTTAGTTAAATTTATTATCCGCAAGACCTCGGAGAGTGGGGAATAGATCCGCAAGTAGTTGGTTGATATATTCAACATTACCATTTAGAGCGTCGTTCCCAACGTAATCACCATCATTTTGTGGGAAATTTCCGAAGATATTTGTGTAAGGGTCTACGCTAGGCCCGGTGTATGGAAAAACGTTGTGATAAATAGGATAGGTAAAATCTTGTTTCCCACGCTGCGCGGTTTCCGGAGGCTGGGTCGGAAGTTGGGACGTATCATTCGGCTGTTTTTTAGGAGCTGGTGGACAAATAGTTGGTTGAGGTTGGCGAACTGGAGTAGAAACATGTTCCTTTTCATCTCGAAAATCGTCTTGAGTTTTCCACGAGATCTTGATTACCGAACTACCTCCAAAGTCAGAAATTTCAAAACCTTCGAAAGGTCCGTCAGTTTGAAGGAATTTCGACTCATCATACAGACGTTCTTGAACCGTGACGAATCCGGGAATTATGCGTTCGAACATAAGTTCTTCTACCGACCATTTGTAATTTGTGTCAACACTACCAACGAGGTTAAAATCGATGAAATTCCCGCCTGTTTCCGCCTCCCTTCGGATAGCGTTCTTAATTTTCGTTTCCGTGAACTTGAAAAGGGAAACAGCGTCGCGTTCGAGCTCTTTGGAAATTTTGGCGTTCTCGTTTTGTGCGTTCTTGGTAATGTTTACGATTTCGTTGAAGAAAGCCATTGTCAAAGTATAATAAATGTGTAAGAATATAAATATATAAGTATAGACTTGTTGATATGAGCCCAGATGTCATTTTATCCGTTATGTACGACGAGTTGGAGCGACTTCTAGAGGACGAACAGACTTTCGATAACAGATTACGAATTATCGAAAAGGGAACTAACGTTGAGAAAAAAGAAGAATACTTGCGGATACTTTCTAAAATTCGTAAAGACATACACGAAATAACCCGACATATACAATATTCCGAAAATTATCTATTAGACAGACGAATATTAGGAATTAAGATTTAAGATTCTTGCTTTTCTTCGTGTTTTTTGTGTTTTTTGTATTTTTTGTGTTTTTTACAGTTTTTTTAATTACAAACGTTTCCTTTGTTTTTTTGGGTTTTATGACACCATTTTCAATAAGTTTTTTTTCGTAAGCTTTAAGCGATGATGTGAAATTTGAAGGACGGAATGTTTCGCATTTTCGGCTCCTCACTATGTCCATAGCCTCTCTTGCAGTGATACCTTTGATAGTCATTATATAAGCCGCTGTTACACTAGCGCTTCTATTCTGACCGGCTCTGCAATGAACGAGGACGTTACCTTTATATCTCGTGACATCTCGAATTGCCATACTAGAAACTCCGAGATACTTTGCCATTTTATCAGCATCGAAGGCCGCGTCATGAACCGGTACTCTCAACATCGGAATGTTTGAATATTTTGGTATGTCAGCCGTGCAGTTGACCACGAGTTTTATGTTGTTTTTTTTCAGAAACGCGGGGTCCGCGGCGGTTGCTTCAGAACCTACCCATACGTGATTCGTGATCTTTTTTGGTTTGTAGTATAGTAAACCTTTCCACTCTATCATATTGCTCGTGGGTCCAGGGTAGTCGCATTTTACATTCATATTTATATATACGAAAGACTTTTATTTAACATGCTGGTTTGCGACCCGATGAAAACTTATAGCAAAAGTCTACGAAATCCGAAAAAGTACACGCATCGAGAATTGGCAGACCTTGTGATTGAATCCAATCTTGCAAAATATGGTATGAAGTGGCAAGCTCCTCGCTCATGTAGTCAAACCATACTTCTGGATCATCTTCGTGTAACGGATATTCTTCTATTTCTTCCTCTTCTTCGTATGTATATTCTTCTTCCTTTTGTTTCTTGATGTCCTTGTTTTGTTTCATTATTGTTATGACTAATATATCTTACATATTTTTGCTTAAGTTAATCATAATTTACGACTACACACTCGTCATCAAGGCATTCGACTTCTACTACGATGCAATAATCATAGTCTACACCATCATCTGCCATATAATCTTTAAATTCGGGAGCAATAATAAGATCACCGTCTTGCAGTTCTATCGCATTGTCCCATTCGGAAGTCCTGCTTATAGAAACACTTAGCACTTCCGAAAAATACTGAGCGCTATCGCGATTGTTGAATAATATAGGAGTTGTGTCAACGGGTTTACCATTCTTAACATGACTCATGTTGAATTTATTTCGTTGATAGTCCTTTTCTACTATGACATAAGCCTTTCGCTGCATACCGGTAAGGGTAGATACGATGGCAGAAACCATTGTTATCCCTTGGTGTTTTGTGTAATATAATATAAAATCGATGAGTAATCAAGGATGTTATATCACTTTTAATATTGTCATTTCTTTCTTAACGAGTATGTTTTTATTTAATTTGATATTCTGCCGATATGATTAAATGACAATTATCTCGTTCCACCGAGAACACGACCATTCTGCGTAATTGTACTGCCACCACCTCGTGGAATGTAGTCTCCACATGTTAGTTGTATCATGAAAGAATGTTCATTACCTGCTGGAATTGTCAGAACATTTCCGTTGGCGTCTTTCAGTTTTATATTAAGTTTATCCATCGTTGCAACTGGATTTTGTAACGGAACGTTGGGGAAAGAAGAAGTCATCGTGTCCGCAAAAAAAACATTACCGGTCCCCGCTATAGACAAAGGGATTTTTGCAAGTGCAAAATTGACACCACCTGATGGAGAAGTAGAATCGATTGAATTGAGTTTGTCTATGTCTAGATAGACATATTTTTGAGGAGGGCTCACTGCCGGAAGTGCTATATTCACCAACATAGCTGACCATATGTTTCTGTATCTCTGTGGTAATTGTATGCTATAATTCGCCGGAGTCGTGTTTGCCGGGTCTGGTCTGTTTGAGCTCTCGATTGATACGAAGTGTTGCGTTGTTTCCACCATTTATAAGTATAATTATATTTTTTACATAATTTTTACATTTCAATCAATTCAATCAGTTATCAAAGGAAGTTTTGAGCTACGCGGGCATCGTCTTCGTCGCTCACTTCGAGAATTTCCTTGGGCGCCTCATCGTCATCGGTGAATGCAAACTCGTCTAGACGAGCGGGCTTTGACACCACTAGGATTTGCAGGGCGCGGAAGGTGATACCCCACTGGGTGCCACCAACAAACCACACAGATGCTACTTCGGTGATTACCTTTACGGTAGAACCCTTTTGGACATCATCAATAGTAATAGGGGTCTTGTCGGTGTCGAATACCTGTACATTGGGCTTGCCGTTTAGGATGGGGATTTTCACCTTCATTACGGGTGCGTACTTGCCAGAGGGGTCCTTCTTCGTCAGAGGACGGTAAGTATCCTCTAGTAGTTCACGAGACTTCTGCTTGCCGAACCAAGCAACAGAGTTAGTGTAAGCAGCGTCAATCAGGTGGTTGTCAAGTTCGGTGATTTTGTTGAACAGAGTTAGGATGTTCTCATCGGTCTCATAACCACGGAAAGACAGGTCAACGCTATAACTGGAAGGTTCAGCTTCGGGCTTCTCGCGGTATGCGCTGATACCGAAGGGAAGAGACATAGTAGGGGTTTGGAGGGTGAAACGAGTCTTGGCGCCGACTTCGTTGGTCAGAGGCACATACTTGCCACCGAGCTTGTTGCGTTCGGCTTGGCCGAAGAAGATGGAAGAGGGAGAGAACTTCTTAGCGGTCTGGATGGCCATTATGTTCTTTTCTTTGGGAATTTGTTTGAGGGTTATTGAGGTTTGTTTACGGAGAGCGTTTGTTTGTTTGTTTGTTTGTTTGTTTGTTTGTTTGTTTGTTTGTTTGTTTGTTCAGTAGTTGTTCAGATGGTAGTCCCGAAGGAGGAAGATGAGTTTAGTGTGAAAACAGTTGCTTAAATGCTTTTTCTTGTCGATATGATGGTTGTCATTTATTTGTCATTTATTTGTCATTTGTCATTTTTATGTATTGTCCCACACATCATGCACTTTCCAGTGGTGATACTCTCGTAAATTTTGATCAAGGTAATCAAGATAAGAACCAACAAAACCACGGATGCTATCGTCGCCGGCAACACCCAACCGGGTACTGGACCCCGTTTTCCTACCACACCGAAGTTATATAAAACAGGTCTCAAAACGTTCTCTAATTCTACTCTATTCATCTATACACTATCAAATTATTTTTTGTCGATACGAAATGTTATATAGTGTATGAGAAATCACAATATTTATATTATTATTGTATTATAAATATGGGAGCCTTTACATCGTTCGTTCTTATGTTGTTGTTCACTGGTATTATATTGATTGCTACAAACGAATTAACATATAATCGCCCTCGAGAAATTCAGTACAGATACTTGCCTCGAGATCTCGACAGCTTCATCCGGACACAAGAGATGCCAAGTGCCATTTTTTCCTCGATGTGGGACGTAGATACACGTCGTGGCGGCGACGGGGGTCCTAACCCCCCTGGTATTCGCCAGAGCAATTAATCTAACGTCGGTGTAGATGACCAACGAAAACCATAAGCAGAATTTCTATCACCACGAGCACAACTCGCTATACCACCATGAACTTTTCCAAGATATTCTGCTGCTTCGGCCACTGTTTGAAATGATTGTATGAAATTTCCATTCATATCGAATTGATATACACACTTGGCGCGAGGGTTTTTTTCACCCGTTCTGGATTCACTTTGTTTTTTGAGAGATTCCTCTGTGTGTTTTTTACCATAAAAAGAGTTATTAGTTCCCATTTGAGATTTACTTATTTTACTCTTAACTTCTTCTTTTTGTGGTTTACCATACATATGACTTTTTTCACCTTTTTGAGCATCACTTATTTTCTTTTTTGATTCTTCGCTATGATGCTTATTGTAAAATGGATTCTTATCACCTATCAATAATTTATGTGATTCACTCATTTTTTGCTTTGATTCTTCACTAAACTTACCCCTACTACCTCCGCCTTCCCGGAGATTGTATCCACCAGGTGCTAACGTTCCCATAAGTCGAATCAACCACGTCTCGTGTTTGTTTAGTTCGTCATCTGGACACTCGTAGTAATCTACTATGAAGTTGTCCCAACCATATTCTTTGATGGCTCCTGCAATCGCTTTACAACCACTATCTTCTTTTTGATGTTCGTCGAGTCGTTGTTCTATAGATCGTGTGGTTTGACCGACATACTCTTTTCTACTAGGCGACGTGAGTGTATAAATGAAACCCATATTTATGTTACAACCATACTATTTCTTTAAGTTAAATAAAAAAATAGTTGGTATTTATAAATGTCGACGTTCCCTACAGGGACACTCGTGAAAGAAGATTTATTATTCCCGGAATTACCAACTACAAATATAGCACCTATACGACCTGGGGATTCTCCCGCCCCTAAACCCGCCCCTAAACCCGCACCGAAGCCCGCTCCCAAACCCGCCCCTAAACCCGCACCGAAGCCCGCACCGAAACCTGCACCGAAACCCGCTCCTAAACCCACCCCTAAACCTGCACCGAAACCCGCACCGAAACCCGCTCCTAAACCTGCACCCAAACCCGCGCCGAAACCCGCGCCGAAACCCGTACCAAGGCCTAAGCCTGCACCAAAACCGAAACCCGTGCCAAAGCCTAAACCGAAGCCAGCTCCTAAGCCCGCACCGAAACCCGTGTTTTTGGGACGTCCTAAGAAAAACAGGCCAAGAACCACTGGTTTGTTCGTCTCTGTTTGGCACGACCTTCCGTCGATACGAGAAAAACGTATCCAAGGGCAGGTGAAAGAGTACGTATATCCATTGTTCCATTGGTGGGGAAAACCGGCGTTTGGTATAGACAAATACACCTGGTCTAACACGGCGATGATAGACTACCACGTGAAGAATTGGATAGAACTTGGTGTAGACTTTATCTTTTTAGATCTGACAAACGGCACTCAACCCGAAATATTGGCATCCGCGGATAAACTATGTGCTCGTATGGCCGTGGTCGGCGGACCTCGTATAGTTTTTTGGATAAAGGATTTAAAAGATGCAAAAATGTATTGGGATAGATATTATAACAAGTATCCAAAAGACTTGTTTTACAACCACCTTGGTAAACCTCTATTACTTGTAGCGGGACTCAGTGACGGGTTTTCTCCCGCCGCCACGAAACCTAAGCCCATCCCTACGGGAGGAATACTTAATAATTTCACCATGCGATGGATGTGGGCCCTTATTGTAAATTCGAACGTGATGTGGTCGTACAAAGACAGAGGAACAAATGCGAAACCTTTTATGTGGAAAGGAAGACCAGAACAGATGGGTGTAACTTTTGCAGCACAGACAACATACATGACGGAACCTAACAATGGTAGACGATGCAAGTCAAGCAATTTATTCCAACAGCAGGTTGCTAATATGAAAAAATACAATCCTCAAATAGTCACCATTGGGTCTTACAACGAATGGGCTGCACAGCATCTTGGAAAGACGGGGGGTCCACCACAATTTACGGATACGTATTTACAGGATTGTAACGCTGACATAGAACCGATGGCCGGTGGTTATGGAGCTAAATATTTTAAAATGACCAAAGACTTTGTAAAGTCATGGGCTCCAAATGCATACTGACACAAATATTCGTATCGACAAAAAATAATTTGGTAGTGTATAATATAATGGTTTCGAAATGGGTCATCATCACCATCGCTGCCATTTTGGTGGCGGTTTCTGTGACCATAGCTGCAATTATCATTATTCTAAAAAGAATGAACAAAGAGGAGAAAGTTAATGACGAGATTTTCCTGAAACAAAAGGAGGAACTATTGCGCCGCGCAATTGATCAAAAACTCGATGGTGTTTCTAACGTTGTCAACGTCGAATCTTCGAAAATTTTAAATATGGTCAATGACGGAACGAAAAAAGCTAGTACTAGTAACGACCTGATGCAAAAACAAATTAGCAGTCAGCAGAAAACTATCGAAACCCTCAAGAGAAAATACACAGCGGAGATGAATAAAATTAAGTAAATTAAAATAATTTTTTTAAAATTATATTGCAATAATATATAGGTATACTTAATGGTTGTCCAGGGCGAGCATAAAAATACCCGGCTTATGATATTGTGTTATATACTCTTCGCCATCACGAGTGTGGTGAACAAAACATATATGAACGGTTTTGCGGTAATGTCCGCTGCGTACGCTTCCAGATGCTGTGGTAAACCATCAAAGTTTTTTTACACGATGGCTGCGTTAGGATGGATTCCTTCTATGCGAGTCCTCGGCGTCCTTGGGTATTTACTCGAAGCCGCTGGAAAACCAGAACTTGCGAACCCGATATTAGCAATGCATTTCGGTCTCATAGCCATAGATGACAACGAATTATCAGCGGTCGGTCGTTTATCTTCGGCTGGTTTGGCATTGTCATACGCTATGTAAATTCGTCGATACGGTGTTTTCAGTTATTTCTCTAATACATATGTATTTGAGAAAAAATGTTATGGTTTAAATTGTTCACTGAAGTTGTATAGGGTTTTGTGGAATAACAGGTGTGTAAAATTGTTGTGTTTGGGGATAATAGTATCCCTGTGAAACCTGTGGTTGTGCGTATTGTTCCTTTCCTTTGCCAGAGTCTAGCAGGATGATTATGACAAAGAGCACTGCCAATATAATCATTATTTTTTCGGGTGAAGATAACAGATCATCAAAAAATGTCTTCGCTCCTTGGATCGTATCTTTACACATTCCCATTAATTTTATTTGCACTCTCTTGTCAAGGAGGTTCCAAACCGCATTGATTCCCTCCTTTTTATATAAATTTGCGATGTATTTTTTGACTTCTGAATTCGACAATTTACGGTCTTCGGGTATGAAAACCGGCGGGGGTTCCGTATCGACGGAATCTGAAACATCTACATCTTCTCCAAATACCTTATCGCTGAACGTGAAGGGTTTGCGGGTCGTAGCTTTAGTTTTTGGAGTTTCAGTTTTCTCATGTTCCAACGTATCTACACCAAATGCTTCCGACAGAGTAGCATAGTACATCGTTTTATATATCTATATAAAAATAATAAAATATTATAACTTAAATCTCTATTATCCTAGGAGTATTTTTACCTGCCCGGGGTTTGCGGGGTTTGCGACCTCCTGCACTTCCTTTAACAACCTTTACAGTTGTATCCTCCGGTGATGAAAACTCAGATGGGGGTGGTGATTCAAGATCGCTCGGAATGTCGGACAGACGTTCGGACATATCATCGTCATTATATCTCATCTCCATTATGTCACCTCCTCTGCTCTGTAGAGGCATCAAATCTTGCGGAGTAGGGATACTCTGTGGAGTCGGGGCGGTATGAGAGTTCATGCCAAACCCTGGGAATGCGAAAGAAGGTGGAGACATTTCTTTACGGACTGGAGGAGGTTGTTGCACATTGGTGTGTGCATTTTCCATCACCTTATCCCTGAGACCATTTTGGAAGAAATCAGAGAATTGTGGTTTTTCCATATTTTGTTGTTGTTGAATTTGAGGTGGTTGTTGAATTTGAGGACCAGGTGCTTTTGCACCGCCGCCCATTAGACCACCCATTAGTTTTTTCATGATGTCTTCCCCGAAACCACTTCCGTTGGTATCGTCTCCGCCAAGACTCTTCTGAACCTTCTTCGCCATAACGTTCGACATATGGAAAGTCATAGCGGAAGCGCCAAACATAAGTAGCAGACGGATTTCGGGAGGCGTCTGGACCTTTCCACGGTACTTGAAGAATAGTTCTTCGAAGACGGTATCGTACTCCTTTTGGGTGTAGACTGCCTGGTGCATCTGGTCGCTCCACCCGTCGAGTTCAAGATCGAGGACATCAACCTTGTCGTTGAGGAACTCGAGGGCTGCGGACAGACCAACAACCGCCTTGCGTGAGAATTTGAGAGACCGGTCGAGTTCCAAGTGGGTTTTTATCCTGTTCAATTCAGCCCTCATTTCGCGGATGTCATCCCTTGCCGAGAACTTCCTTGGTTCGATACCCTGACGCCTTAGGACTTCCAACCGGAAAAGAATATCGGCTTTCTCGTCGGCAATCGTCAAAAAACCCTGGCTCGGTTGGTCTTCCGGGTCATAATAATTTTTTGAGGGGCGTACTTCCCCTGGAGAATCACTTTCAGTGCTGTATAGGTCGCCATCACCGTCATAATCTGCATCTACGTTGCTGCTGCTATGACCACTCATACTTGACATATCATCGTCCGCTCTTGTTTTGTTTGGGTTTGCGATATCTTTCATAATATCTTTGAAATCACCATCATCACCGAAATCGGGAGAAGGAGATGTTTGGTATTCCTGCGAGAGCTTTTTATTGAAACGATTCGGTAGTTGAATCCCAACTCCTCCAGCATCTGAAGAAATGTTGACGGTCGGTCTCGAAGCTGTTAGTTTATCAATCAATACGTTTGCCATTGGACTATAATACCCTAACAAAAAAGTATAGTAGATATGACGCGAAATAGTATTTAAGTTCTTATTCACGGAGAACTATTAGGGGACATCCTCTTGTATCTGGACGGGGGGATATATTTCGAATCTGGAGACGAAGTAGGGCTTCTTTGCGTTTCTTTTTTCTCAAAAGAGGTCAGTGGGAATTCCTTGCACAACGATTTCCAATCTTCTGTGGTTATTCTTTGCAGGATAGCGTAGTTACTGTTGAGCGTATCTTCAAACACCTGTCTCTTAGGAATTTTGAGAAGCTCGTTAAAAGTAACCCACGCAAGCTCCGATTTTTCTATGAGGTTCGTCCCTATGTTTTTATATTTCATAAAGTTCATCACCTTCTTGAATTGAGAGTTTATGTTTTTCACAAACGGAACTTCTAATACAAACATCCGGTATTGGTTTTTATTCTTAGTTTCACCCATCAACATTATTGACATATTTTTTACACGGAATCTGACATCATATGGGTTATTGCACATACATCCTAGGGTTTCTTCGTAAAATTCTCGCGTGGCGGTATTTATAGGGTCACCATTATCAACTTTCTCGGTCTTTCCTCCAAAATCTGAAAACACGTTATCCCTTGAATCTTTTCCTATGAGGAACACTACTTCTCCATTGTCGTTTCTAGATATTGGTAATATGCCTGCGGAAGAGTTCATGATGAGCTACTACTATATGATGTCATATTTTCATTCGAAATTTGCCGACACTTTAAACGAAATCTTTTTCCGTCTGTACAAATGTTCGTCAAAATTTATGTACGATCCAAGACGATCTTTCGTAGATAATTTTTTCATCTTCCGTTCACTCATACCCGTCAAAAGCTTCAGTTCGTACCAACTGGGAGTACAATACTTTTTATCATGTATCTTGAAACATATTTTGTATCGTTTATACATCCTAACCGGGTATAACATGTAGTAATCATCAAATTCGTGTAATATATTCATAACTTTCTTGGTCATCAACCCACAATATCCTCTTTCCGTCGACGGTAGATCGCCATAATATGAGTATCCGTGGGGGGCGAGATACAAAATAGACTGACACTTTTTATGTCGTAACTTGATCCATCCGAGGAATTTCAGTTCAACATGTATGTCGTCCTTAATAGATGAGTAAATTCCATGCTCTGTCTCTTCCCACCCCGAACCAATGTTTTCTTTGAATACTTCCTCCATCTTTTTTGTCGATACGAAATTTTCCCATTGTACACCATGTTGGGTATAAAAACCTGCTTGAGAAGTTTTGAGTTTTAGAGCTTCGTAAGTCGCATTCAGGATAGTTGAAAAATCACTAACAGGTTTGAAAGAATCTATATCCAGAGGTATGGAAGTGTGTTGAATGTCAAACGAAAAACTGACGGGATCGCCGAACCTTATCGCATGATAGGGACTCGTCAACTTCACGCTGACGGATATAATTTCTTCGAGAACGGACGTAGAAAGATACAACATATTCCCACACAGGTCTACTTTCCAACCAATGAAAGCGTGGGTGAATTCGTGTTTCACCCGGTTCGTGATGGCGAAAACATCTGGGTGATACTGAAACCAAAATGAAGTGTTATTGAACACTCTGAGTAAACATATCAAACGACCGAACCACAGCGAACGCATCTTAATAGCGAATATTTCGTCATATAATCTTTGTTTTCGTTCTCTTATTATCCTATGGTCATTAATAGCTATGCACATATTTGCTACATCACGTACAGGCAATGACTTTGATATTTCGTTATAAATATCAATATTCATTTAAGAATAAAAATAACTTTTTTTTAAATTAATAAAATTATGCGGTTAATTATTTTTTAAAAAATATACTCGTAGATAATAACGATAATATGACGACTATGATGGTTCTATCTGTAGCCATTAACGCGATAATAGATATCATAGACGAAGCTATATTGAAAGGTAACAGTAAGCAAGCGGTTATAGAAATAATAGAAGATTTTGCAGCGGGGAAAGATGGTATTCTTGGCAATGCCGACGACAGAATGTCAACCGAAACCTTGAATATTCTTAAAAATATGGTCGAAGATGGAACGATGGGACGTATGGTCGAAAGAATGTATAGATCAAATTTCGTAAAAAAGACGATGTCATTTATTTTCCCAAGATGTTTTAATTAAATGACAAATGTGACCATTTTGTCATATCGACAACTAAAACAACTTAAGAAACAGCGATGCTTACAATTCAAGTAAGTATCAAAAGGTAAGCATCGCAACTCACATACATTAACTTAAGAAACATACTAACACCAAAAACACCATTCATTGCAGGTCCGAACCAATCTAAAAGATAAGTATTAATGATTATCAGAAATGTAATAAGTATCACAATTCACACATATTAACTTAAGAAACATTCTAACACCAAAAACATCATTCATTTGCAGGTAGTCGGCGGACTCTAATCGCGCGATAGGGTATGCAAGTGGTCAAAGCAGCTGGTCTCAAGATCCAGTCCTTCGGGTTCGCGGGTTCGACTCCCGTCTCTATCATCGCTGGCGAGCATAAAACGCAGCAGTTCGCTTAGCTCAGTGGTTAGAGCATTGGTCTTATGAGCCAAGGGTCACCGGTTCGATCCCGGTAGCGAACAAAGTCGGCGGACTCTAAACGTGAGATAGTGTATGCAAGTGGTCAAAGCACCTCGACTTAAGATCGAGTCCCTTACGGGTTCGCGGGTTCGACTCCCAGATGTGTCAAGTCGGCGGACTCAAAACGCACAGACGCCATAGCTCAGTTGGTTAGAGCGTTCGACTGTTAATCGAGAGGTCACCGGTTCGAACCCGGTTGGTGTCGTTTGCCCGCCTAGCTCAGTCGGTAGAGCGCCAGACTCTTAATCTGGTGGTCGTGGGTTCGAGCCCCACGGTGGCATAGTCGGCGGACTCAAAACGCATAGACGCCATAGCTCAGTTGGTTAGAGCGTTCGACTGTTAATCGAGAGGTCACCGGTTCGACCCCGGTTGGTGTCGTTTGCCCGTCTAGCTCAGTCGGTAGAGCGCCAGACTCTTAATCTGGTGGTCGTGGGTTCGAGCCCCACGATGGGCATAGTCGGCGGACTCAAAACGCACACTCGCCATAGCTCAGTTGGAAGAGCACCGGACTGTAAATGAAAACACATTAATCCGTAGGTCCCCCGTTCGAACCGGGGTGGCGAGAAGTCGGCGGACTTAAAACGCTTGCCCGTCTAGCTCAGTCGGTAGAGCGCCAGACTTTTAATCTGGTGGTCGTGGGTTCGAGCCCCACGATGGGCATAGTCGGCGGACTTAAAACGCTTGGTCGCGTAGCTCAGTCGGATAAGAGCAACAGACTTCTAATCTGTAGGTCGTGGGTTCGAGCCCCACCGTGATCGAAGACGCAAACGGTCTATAAACGTGTTCATGACGATCCCTTAGCTCAGTTGGAAGAGTTTTTGCCTAACACGCAGAAGGTCGCAGGATCGAAACCTGCAGGGATCATATTTTGTATAACAATATTTTGCTATACAAATAAAATAATAATCGCGTGATATATGGATTACAGACTTGTGTTAGTGTTAATTGTTATACTATTGGCAGTAGCCACAGGACATACGAAAGTAGCATTGGGAATCACTTCTTCTATCATTTTCTCAGTACTAGTTTTTTATGTAATCATGATAATCGCTTTGAGAAACTGGAATAAAAATAATTTGAGATGTATATGGAGTACAAACTAATTCTTCTGTTTATATGCGCCGCTATTTTAGTAGCACTTGCAACTGGTCATACTAAAGTAGCCATGGGTCTTGCTTCTTTTACAATCGTCGCTGTAATACTTTTTTACGCGATGATATTGTTCGCTCTGTGGAATTGGTCACATAGATCTAATCCCAACCAATAGTTTTCTAAAGTATATAAAAACTTAAAAATTAACTTATTTCTACTACAATGTTCATAGACGAACGTGATAATAACACACCTTTACATAAAGCGGTAGCGGATAACTCGTTGGCAGAAGTTTACAGATTATTAACAGACGGTGCCGACCCAAACGCAAAAAATTTATTCGGTATGACGCCATTACATATTGCTTGTATGTGTGGTCGTTGTGACATCGCGGAAGCTCTCATTTTAAACGGAGCCAATGTGGTCGAACAAGCGAAGTATGGAAATACACCGCTAGCTATTGCAATTTCCACCGGACAGTGCGATATGGTGAAACTATTGATGAACTATGTGACAAACATATTCGATATTCAAAAAACAGATGTGATTAATCTAGATGATGGACGATGGATATATCGCGAAGAACCCATACTTCACGTAATCACTTCTATCGGAAATGTAAATATGATGAAAACGATGTTAGATGAAGGCGCTGATATCAATGTTATCAATCAGATAACTTCGTATACTCCTTTACACTTGGCGGTAGAACGAGGGCGTGAAGAATTCGTAGAACTCCTTATTTCACGAAGGGCGGACATCAATATAAAAGATTGTAATGGTCGCACGCCATTCCGTATGGCGTTAGAATGTAAACTATATAACATTGCCAAAATGCTCTTGGAGGCGGGCTCTCATATAGACGAACCTGGAGGAAAATGTCATAGTTTGTTGTATTTAGCGGTGTCAAATAATTTTGTCCAAATCGTTAACATGCTTATAAAAAGAGGAGTAGATCCAAATAAAAGCAAAGGTAGAGATTCTGTTTTACATGTGGCGGTAAGACGTTCGGAAGAAATGTTCAGGATGTTAATAGAAAATGGCGCATGTTTGTATATAAAAAACGAATTTAAATTTACGCCCATGGAAAATGAGTTGTTCGATGGAAACGATCTTGGGGTTCGTATGATTTTAGATCATTACAAAAATGTTGATAAACTACTTAAAGACCTGAAAATAGGACGTAAAAAGATAGAAAAGTTTATAGAAGACGATTATTGGTGTTCAAACAAGAGTGAAGAATTGGAAAAGAAAATGCAAATGGTATATAACTTGATAATAGAAAGATGGACATTAACAAAACAACAATGGGAATTGGTCCCGTATTACGATTTCTCAAAACACTTAAAAATGTTCGAACCAGAACATACGAAATTAAATGAAATTACAAAGAGATTGAGTAATAAACAAAGAAAGTTTATCTTTAATAATGTCAGGAGGAAAACAACTCTTTTGTGTCTAAATAAAATATTTCATATAGACATCGTTCAAACAATTATGTCAAAGTGTGATCTATATTAAATCTGTTTGAAACACATTGTAAATATCAATCACACGGCAGGTTCATGAGTTTCTACAGACGAATATCTGTAAACATATTTTTTATATAAATGAAACCATGCAACGTCAATAGCATACGCACAAAAAATAAATCCTACAACGATAAACAGGATTATGGTGGTATCAGACGTGTGTTTAGAAGGTTCTTCTTGGGTAACTGTATTCATTGAAAGTACAGCACGAACCCTAGGTTTGGGCCAATTACATGCGTTTATAGACGTATCCCAAACAGTACCACCGGGGCAAGGCATTTTTGTAGGTTCTACTCTCCCTGGCTCACATACATAATAGAATGGTTCTTGGTCATTACCGAATGGCATCGTTCCCTGTGTTTCGCAGGAAGAAGGTTTCGGGGAAGGGGAAGGAGAAGGTTTCGGGGAAGGGGAAGGAGAAGGTTTCGGGGAAGGGGAAGGAGAAGGTTTCGGGGAAGGGGGAGGAGAAGGTTTCGGGGAAGGGGGAGGAGAAGGTTTCGGGGAAGGGGGAGGAGAAGGTTTCGGGGGAGGAGGTGGACTTGTGACACTCGGGTTATCATTAACGATACTTACATCGGCGCAATTCCAAAATTCTTCGGGTACAGCACCAGGTTCTCCACACGCTCTCATATCTCCTTTGTCTCCAGGTGGTAGACAAGAATTTCCCGTAACCCACCACCACCACAACACGCATTTCTCACAAACGAACATTGGGGGTAATTCGAAATCCATCGTGTACCAACCTATGCGCCTGTCAGCCAGGTCCCAATACCTTAAACCTGTTTTAGCATTGGTAAGCCATTTTTCAGCAAAACATTCGGGTGTAGGTTTACGATCTGATGGACACAAACCAAAGTAGTTATGCCCCCTGTGTACTGCGGTGTATGTTACGTTGATTGTTACAATTTGTCCGGCTTTCCATGTGACTTGAATTTCACCCGGTTTGTTGTATTTCTCTCGCCCACATATGTAATGATTCCCACCACCGCCAAATTTCCACAAACCATCTGGCCACACCATAGCGGGACCGCCCCCTGCGAGAGACATAGGGTCCCATTCCTGACCATTTCTATGAGCTATGAGGTTGCGAGACGCCGGGTATGCAAGGTAACCGTGTGAATGTACTGGTATCGGAGCTATAATTGCAACGAATGCAGTGAACAATTTCGCGATAAAACCTAGCTTTCCCATTACAATATTTAATAATTTTTTGTTAAGTTAATTAATAATTTTTTTGATAAAAATATTAAATAACTATTTCGTAGTTTTATCGGTTATTATTCCATAATTTTACGCAATCTGTAAACACTTATTTTCGTGTCCTGGGATATATCTTCAATACTCTTCGTCAGTAGCTGTGAGTTAATCCAACCACTGGTGGGTCTTCGCTTGTTCACCAGGACATGAGCAAAGTTGAATTCTTCCTTGATGCTTTCTGCCACCATCTTACCAAACTCATTCAAATTTTCGTTAGAAATGTAGTTGATTTTATATTCCCCATCTACAATCTTCATATTAAATTGTGTATATCCCCCATGTCTGAAAGACAGACTGCCATACTTTCCAGACCCATCCTGCCTTACCCACCCAAGACACGACTTCATAATACTCAACCTATCTGATGACGATGAGAATGCATGTGATGTCCTATCGTCACAACTAATCTTCAAATAATCAACAACTTCGAGAGCAGCATTCCTGATAGCAGCTTTCTTCTTATCATCGTTCATAAGAACAATCGCCTTTGTGTAAATGTTGCGGAGAATGTCATTAGGCAAATTAGCAAACATAAAACCGGTTGACATATCCGTTGTTTCACCATGTTGACACAAAGTTTTTTGTTCAGATATGTCCTTTATTGGAATTGTATGGATAGATGGCAACATTATAGTATCTATGACTACTTGCTTTTTTTTTTATTTTTATTAAGGACCCTTTCCGCTTTACGTTTCATAATAGCTTCAGAGTGTTCTATTTTTTTGAAATCCTTCTTAACTTTTGAAAACATTTTTCGCGCAAATGTCTTTGATATCTTATCACATTCCCTTTCATACTTGACAGATTCCGACAGACGTGGCCTCGGCATTTTCAATGTTTAATGTATATGTATTTTTGATGAATAAGACAATCTCACGTATTTATATGGTTCATTTGTCATTTTTTTAAAGAAAGAAATGACAAATAAATTTGAAAATTTTTAAAAAATTAAGAAGTGAAAATCACTCCATCGGGAAAGTACTGGATGAGTACATCGCATACGATTTCTGTATACTTGTCAGTTTCAAGACTGTAAATACCCATACAGCACTCTACATCATCCTCTTCAGCCCCGTATCTGGTATAATGAATCGAATACTCAACAGAACCCAGGGTAAAACCGAGACACGTGGACTTGACATCATCAACAGGAGTTTCTGTGTAAAACGAAAAGACTTCAAGAGATGCACCGGGGATAATGATATCCTCGAAATTGAAATCGTTCTTGAACAACGAGCCGATTAGGTCGAAAATAGACCTGCGAACCTCGTGATGGACGTCTTCATCCCGGAGCTTGACAGCAGTGGTATAAATACCACGGGTAATGTCGGCGGGGAGGTTGGAGAAGATGCTCATTGTTTGTTGTTTGTTGTTTGTTATTACTTTGTGATTTTAATTAAATGGTGTTGCCATCGAGATTGTATTTATACACAAATCATTTGTCATTTGTCATTTGTCATTCCGGGGTAAAATTCACTTCCTCTGTTGCTTGTTTTTTTGCGCTTGTAGTTGCTTCCGTTTCCACAGAGGTAGCATCTTCATATCATCAGTATTGTTAGGGATCCATGCCTTTGGCTGGAAATTCTGTTGTTTCATAGGTTGTCCGGCGTCGTAATCAAGGTTCACGGTATTCGTCACATCTCTATTGAACTTATTAGCTGCAAGCTGGTTATTCGCAATCTGCAGACTTGCGGGGTTTCCCCAAGGGTTGTTGACATTAGACTTTGTACCAAAGCGATCATCGTCACCTTGAGCCGCAGGTAAGAACGTTTGTTCGATCGGTTCGCTGACAACGTGTTGGAGAGCGTTGTATGTAGGATGATCTTTTAGACCATATGCACCTTGGGCTGCTGGGGCAAAATTGTTTACTCTTCCTGCACCTGGTGTATATGCGCGGTCTTGACCAGCACGTTTGGCATGTCTGCTTTCTGGTTGAAGTTCCACGACGTTCATTGGTTCAGTGGGAGTCACCGTCGTACCCGCGGGACCTGTGTAGTAAATGTCTTCGTATTGTTCGCGGATGGTCGTTTCAGGTACGAATTCAGGGCGCATTTCTCCACCTTGCTGAACAACGCCTGTTACTCCCGGGGGAGTGATGTATCTGTTAACGAGACCTCTCTGAGATTCGAGAGTCATGCTACACATATTTTCGGTGACATAACTTCCAGTTCCATCGCGTTCACCATTAGGGTTAATGATAGGTTCCGTGTCACCGTCTCCAGTGCGAGGGCGGCCGCGAGTTTGATCAAGATATCTTGCTTGTAAGGCACTGACATCTGCCTCTGCAATTCCTTCATAATTCTTTTCGTAAGGTCTGAGACCCGCGTAACCACGAGGTTGTTTACCATATTGGGTAGATGCCAAAATAGCTCCGTTGGGAGTTGCTTCCGGGGGGCGGTCATCATAATTGAGAACCAGTGCATCTGGGTTGTGATTGACACTTGCAATCTGTTGTATTTCACCCTTGCCACCTGTGGTTGTACCACCCGGTACAAGTCTGCCTGGTAGTTGAGTGAGTTTGTACTCGTTGATGTTGAGCGGAAGTTGTCTATAGAACTGGTGGAAACCTCCGGTCGCCGCGACTTCGGGGCCGACGCCAAGACCTGGACCAACACGTAACTGTTCAGTTGGAAGTACGTTATTGTATTGGTGACTATTGACAGAGCGCGCCTTCAACAATTCGGTATCACCAGGGGCATTTCCTACGGTACCATCGGATGTTACTCTGCCCTGGGGGGTCATGCCGAACATATTTGCTGCTTCTACTTTGTGCTTGTATGTACCTGAGACCGAATGTCCGTCTAACACACCACCTGTGAACAACTCCATTTTACGTTGTTTGTAATCCGTATTCGTGTTCATAGATTTCCCACTTGTGAAGTAGGGCATCACTTCAGAAGGGCGCATATTAGGGGTTATTATACCAGATTCCTTCGGAACTTGCGCTTTTTTCCAGCGTTTTTCGGCCTTCTTGCGATATTTCCTTACCATGTCGGTCGGTTTCACGTCATAGTCTTCGTCGAGACCTTGACCAGAACCAAGCGCTTCTGCATATCTGTTTCTATCAGGTCTTGTTTCGCGACCTTGCTGTGACGAAAATAGTCCATAGCCAATGATGGATGCAACTGCCAATAATTCCATTTCTATACTATTTGTATATAAAAATAAATTAAATTTTACTCGTTTATAATAAGTATTACACATAAAGTTGTATCAAAAACAAAGTCACCAACATATTCTTTTATAAAATCCATGTAAAAAATTATATAAGAATTTCAATTAGTTTATAAACAAATGACAAATGACAAATGACAAATGACAAATGACAAATAGTGTGTATATAATACACCCTTGGTGTTCGTCATCATCAAATTAATCACAATGCCTTTTGCCACGATGCCCATCAACTCTGACGAGATGTATCGCATTGAACTCGTCGGGAAAAAAAACAAGGTGACATCTTGCGACGTCCTCGGATCTCGCATCCTCGAATCGCGGAAAAAGTTGGACATCGAGCCGTTCGTCGAGATGCTGTCCGGTCTTATAGACCCAAAAACCAAGGAATACTATATGACGGACGCGCATCAAATCGTCGCGGAATTCGCGATGGGAATCATCACCGTCCCGATCGCGCGCAAGAAGTTGTCCCGGATTTATCAAACCATCTGCAAAGCGAACCAAGTCGCGAAGCCAGATGCTCAGACGATTACGGTGCAGAACGTGTCGACCAAGCAAATCATAGAGATGGATGTTATACCGTATGAGAACGAATGCAATAGGACTACCGGCAAGAGGATGTTCAGAAATCCTAAAATTCACAATGATTTTAATGATTTGTATCGCGTCATTAAATGCGAATGATCATCGTTGCACTCTTTGGAATTTAGTCATAGTATCTGTGTAACTATTGTCCAATATTCTTTGGTTGTAATCCACAGGAGCGGCAGTCAACTTGGCGTTGGCATCGCCGGTCACATTAAGTTTCACCTTCGGCATCACAGGGGGTTTTACGTAGTATACAGTGAGAGCGTTGACAGTTTTTTCGACCTCCTTCGCGTTCTTTTGGAGGAATGCGCGGTAATCAGAATCGTCGGGGGTTTTGAATTTACCTTCGAGATAGTTGTTATACAGACCGCTGGACACATAGTTTGTAAATGATCTTCCGTCTGCCATGGCGGGAGATATTCTACTCATTTGTCCTTTATATTGATTAAATATATTTTTTAAATTTAAATTACATGGTTCGTAATCTCGTATCGACAAAAATATTCGCGAAGTGTAAAGAATGAAATGGGAAGACGCAAAGATGTGTATAGCACTCGACAGACTCGATCTTCTTCGGCGTTCGCCAGACGTTCTGAAGCAGTACAATGAATACAGACAAAATCTTGCATCGAATGGTATAAACATTCGCGATGTTATCCTAAAAAAAATGAGAAAAAGACCCGTTAAATGGTTGAAGAATGATTACCCTTATAATGTAGAAGGGACAAAACATTACTTGATATGGAGTATGACGCCGTTGGAAAACGACCTCATACGGGACTTCGCCGATAAATATACCGGAGGGAGGGAATACTTGACGTTCGTGAACCCAGAGCATTTGAAGAGCATCCCGGACATATGGCACGTTCACGTCCTTGTCAAAATGTAAGACCTCAATATTCGTCTAACCTTTTCTGTGTATTCAGGTTTATCCTTCGTCAAGAACTTTGCCGCTTTATAAGCGGTTTCATACTCGTCAAGAACTTTTTGTAAATTTTCGTCGCTAATATCAATTCCTACCAACGCATATTCCTCTATCTTCTTGTTGCGTCTCGTTTCGGTTCTCCGGTCGACTTCTTCTATACTTTTCTTCTTACCTATCTTAGAAGCACTTATGTTTTGTTTTGCTTCTTCGGTGTGTTGACCAGGTCCGCGTTTATCATCTAGACCTTCAAGAGTAATATTATGTCGTTTTGAGTATTTTCTCATAATTATTCTAGAACTACCAAACTGGTTCCCAACGAGTTCTTCTACAAGCGATTTATTCATCATACTCGCAAAATCCTGAGACATCACCCAATTCAATGCGTCATCTATCTGGTCATCTGTACAAATCCTCCTAGCATCTTCAAACACCATACCAATTCGTTTCATATGGTCTTCTATGGTCGTTTGGGAAACATCTAACAATTCTCCTGCTATAATAGCAGTCAAACGTTTTGACATACCCAAATTCATCATTTGAACCCAGTGTATAGCATTTTCTATATCACTAGCGGATGCTGCTGTAGGTTCTTTTGGTTTCCTATATTCCCTATTCAAACACGCCTGTCTATGTCTCTCAATTGCGTCTCCTACTAAAACCCCACCATCTCCCCCCTTGGTTAAATTATAACCATTTTCGGTGATGAGGGACTTGTGAGTTTTTATGTATCTCGTTTCGTATTCGTCCGCTTCAAGTTTGCTATAACATTGGCGAACTTGTATCATAAGCATTTCAAGTCCTTCTTTAAGAAAACTACGTATAGCATCATATGCTGCGGGACATTTCTTTACTTTGACGTGTAAATCCCATCGTTCTTCTAAACTCGTCGTCGTCTTTCCCACGTATGTTTTCCCATTTGGAAAAAATATGATGTAAATTATATGTGGTAGTATATGCCCATCCTTTTTGTCCTTTTTGTCCTTTTTGTCCTTTTTGTCCTTTTTGTCCTTTTTAGACATACCATAAATATCTAAAAACGATTATATGTTTATTTTTTATACTTACCTTGTAAATACAAATGTCGTTTGTCATTTGTCATTTGTCAATTGTGTATATCAACACTCGCCGTTATTTAATAAACTATTTAACCGAACAAGGGTTTCTGATATATGTTAGGGTCAACTGAACTCATCATCCAGGGGCCCACGTCAGCCTTGGGGATAATGGGGTCAGCGCGGAGATCGTAGTTCGCGTTCTTCAGGGAGCTGCCCTGTGTGTTGACACCGATCCATTGAGTGGCGGTGAGGAAGTTTTGTGCTTGTAGGTTTTTGGGTGCGAATTGTGCGAAATCTGCTGCCTCCGGGCTAGGCTTGGGTAGCAGTTGGGAAGAGGGGGTCAGCAGGGGCATCATGGGTTGCTGAACCTTGGGGACGTCTTGTTCCATATCAGCGGAATCGTCATATGGTTCGTCTTCCGCGTCCTCGATGTCGTCGCCTTCTTGGACGTAGATATCATCGTCTTCACCATCGTACATGTCGTCGGTTTCACCGGTGTAGATATCGTCATCTTCGGCGTCGGTTTCGGGGTAGTAGATGTCGTCATCTTCGGCGTCGTATTCACCACCTTCAGCACTGTTCATATATTTTTCGTAAGGGTTTTGAATTTTAAGAGGACTTGCGTTGGGTTTGTTCATGCTCTCCCACAGCTTGTAAACAAGGAAAAGTACTGCTAGAATTGCAACTACTTTGACTATCATGTGCATATCCATCCTACTTATTATTATATTATAGAAATAATATTATTTTATTTAAAAAAACGAAAAAAACCTAATAAAATGACAAATGACAAATACAATAACTTTTATCTATAAATTAAAGATTTTGATGTTATATAAAAATGATGAAAACTTTATTATATGACAATATTAATGGGTGTCATACAGTATATGATGAATATACAATTGATACGTTCGGTACAATTCGTGATATGAGTGGAATTGTTAAACCTCCTTACGCAGATAACGAAGGATATCAACGTGTCCATGTGAGAAAAAATAGAAAAACACATAGTTTGTATGTTCACAGAGCGATTGCTTCATCATTTATTGGAAAACCTCCTACACTTAAGCACACCGCGGACCATTATAACGGTATTCGTAATGATAATTATATTGATAATATTCGTTGGGCTACTCCTGAAGAACAAGCCAAAAATAGAAATATGCCTTGTACAAACAAATCCGCCTTAATTATCGTGAAAGACGGGGTAGAGAAAACCGTAAAAGAGTGGGTGAAACATCTCGAATACGAGAAAACTCCATATGGAAAAATGTATACAAATGGTGTCATAGCACATTATGCTCAACGAAAACAACACGGGTTTTCATATAAAGTTTTTGACGATCTTCCGGGAGAGATATGGAAAGTCGTGCCAGGGGCAAATATAGAAATTTCGAATAAATTACGTGTGAAACGATACTCGAAGTACGCAACGAATGTGATTGATGTATCACAAATGCATACTTCGAACGGGTATCCTATGTTATACGTAAATGGAAAACAACAAAGTGTACATGCCATATGTTTCCAGACGTTTTTTCCAGACGAATACAAATTTATGACACCTAGTGAAATTATACGTCATAAATATGATGATAAACTCGATTTTCGTCCAGAAAATCTTTTGATTGGTACGCAATCTCAAAATATAAGTGATGCACATGATAATGGTAAATTCAATGATACTAAAATCATGCGGAAAAAATGTGTATCTTATATTGATGGCGTAGAAGAAAAAGAACACAATAGTCTACATGATGCAACTCATTATCTACGTGAACATGGATATAACAAAGCGGCACCAAGTAATATTAATATGGCGATGGGGACAACCAAAATACGATATGGTCGTACATGGAAACGTGTTTATCCTTGACAATTATACAAAATCTCCCGAGAAATTCGTTCCACTCGTGCGTTTTTCCCTAGACGCATTTATCACACACTTGGGAATTTTCGTGGTTTGCACTTGGGTGAGAGTGAACATTGAGCCAAATTCTAGTTTACCAAAGCAAATACCGGTCAATTCAAGAATACAACGCACCCCGACGGGTGTTTTGAAGTTATTTTCTATATAATTTCCTTCTTCATCAAAAGAAGTGAGCTCCTCAGAAACCTTGACCTTAAGATCGTTTTCGTTCATAAACGATTTGAATCCCTCTGTTATAATCTCGTTTGTCAGTTCTGTTCTAAACCAAGAACTCTTATTGACAAATGCTGCGTTTAGAATCGTCTGTTCAATTTCCTTCACAAACGTAGCGAAACCCTTGGTGATTTTGAGAGTCACGGATCCGCTAGTAACAGACTCTGACAACTTGAACACGGGTGTCTGAACTACTAGTGGTTTTTTGAAAGGAACGAAATACACCCCACCTTGTTTCCTCATTTCTAAGAAGTTATCAGCAAGCAAAATGGGATTTGCATCAGTGAAATACACCACTTCATGATCATCTTTTTCACAATCTTCGGTAAAGTTATCAGATGGTGAAATTGGCGTAGGCGCTTCCGTGGGTTCTGAAATGGGTGAAATGTGTTCGGTTTCTACCGTACCAGAGACAATAATCTCGTCCTTATATTCGAGCGAATTTTCATTGTCAGGTTCCTTTTCAGTTGTTCCATCTGGTGAGGTTTCTCCAGGAAGTTGTTCATCACTATCAATATCCAAAGGTTCTTCGGGTTTAACCTCAGATTCTTCGGGTTTTTTTTCATATACTTCTTCAATATTATTTTCGTTTTCTTCTGGAGATTCTGACATTATAGAAATATTATCGATATCATTTTCCTCAATCATAGGAAGTTCTTCGGGTTTGTCAATGTTCATCTTGCCAAAATGAAGACTTAGCGGCCCGGGGCTCGGTTCGACCATTGTTAATTATAAATCTTAAAATCTTTAAGCTTATTTTACACAAACTTCAAAAACTTTAATATTTTATATATATAAAGGATGTCTGAGAAAAGTCCGTCAGCCCGGACAGCCCGGTTAAGTCGGTCAAAAAGTCCTTCATTCAAAAGAAGTGTGGTGAAAAAACCACTAGGTATAAAACCGCTCCCTGCGAGACGTAGATTTGGGAAATCCCCCGTCACCAAAACACCGTCTAAAACAACAGATAAAGAAACAATACCTCAACCCAAAGATCATAGATTTGCACAGGGAGAAACCGTGATAGTTTATTTTGACGACAGGGCAAAAAAGATAATCGGTGTCTACCCTTGGAAATCGGGGAACCCGCCCTTGAGTAAAGTTTCTACATATGGTAAGATTATCCAGGCTTCGTCTTCGCAAGCGACCGTCGCGTTCCAGAGGCCGAGTGGTTCATTTAGCGCAAGACTAAAGGGAACTACACCAATGTCTGTAAACGGTGGAGTTCCCTTGTTCGCTTTGTTAAATTCAAATTTCGTTCCAACGGAAGTTGAACGGTTTCAAACAAAATCTACGGCTGGTGTAGGAAATTATATAAAGGTGTATTTTGACCCTATTTCGGGAGAAGCTGTAGAAGGACCCACGATGTATTCCGTTCAAGGAAAGATAGTGAAACCGGGTATAGTAGAAGCTCCTAAACCCGAAATAAAAACTGTAGTCGTCAGAGGAAATTTACCGGTAGGAAAGCGTGTTGAACTATTCGTAGATAACGGTAAAACATCCTTAAAAAGAATGAGCGAAGCTTCGGTAAGGGTCCCTGGTACCGTTCTGTCTTCCAAAGATGGTGTATCTACATTGAGCTATATGATGCCAATGAAAACTTCTGGTCAGTACGTCCAGCGTTACTCACCCACTGATGTGACTGGTAAACTCGTAACAGACCCACGGTTTGTGAGGAGACTTTCCCCGGAACAGCAGAGACAGATAGCAATGTATAAACCCCCCACACCCCCCTTATGTGTTGCAGAAACTTTTAACCCGAGAGCGAGTAACAATTGCTTTGTCAAAGGGATGGAAGAACGACTCAAACCAATCATACAGCTCAAAAGTAAGTTCAAAGGAACCGCAGGGTCTGGGAATGGAAATCCATTCTGTGACTTAAGCAATCCAAAAATACAGGCACACCAGATGGCAGTATACGAATACGCACGTATCCTCGCGAGCAGATCTCCTAAAGAAATCGGAGGCATCCGTGGCATGCTGTGCTATCATAGCGTGGGTAGTGGAAAGACCGCGACTTCGATGGGTATCGCCCTTGCCTTTTGGAACACTAAACGCAACATCGTTCTTGCAACAACCCCTGAGAACAATAATGACAATAATGCAAGTGTGTACGCGGAAAATTTATTCAAATTCTACCCCGAACAGGTAAAGATGGTGTTCAAAGACAGACCTCTCCCCGAATTCACGAGACCGCCCTTCAACCGCCAGGTATCCGCTTTTGGAAAAACTATGTCGGCAGGAGATGCCCTCAAGGCGTGGTGCTCGGATAAGAAAAACATAACCCCTGTGTCTAACAGGATAAAGACATTCAGCTTCACGACTCTCGCGTCTGCCCTTGGGTTTCAAGGAGCAGGGGCTGTAGGCAGAGGCGCGCCAGACGGCGAACAGCTTTTAATGGGTAAACACGGTAGAATACACCCTGCTTCTAAAAAAGGCGATAGCAAAGCAATAGGCAGTGTGCTTATAATGGACGAAGTGCAATCTCTTTTCAAACCGAGTGGAAACAGTCAGGATTACATCAAGGCGGCAAATTGGTTACGCACCGAACTCACACAGGCGAAATACAAAAGATATATGTATGTCTTCGCCCTTACTGGAACACCAGGTGGTAGTGTAAAGGATATTCTTTCCGTGGTTAACTTTGTTAGACCACTTAACGTACCCAGGATTAAACCACAGGATCTGAATAAACACCCAGACTGGCTCAAAGGGTACATAAGCTACGTTGAACTGCGAGGAGATACGACTGTTTACGGGAAGAAAAATGTTCGGAACATCTTTTCTGAAATGGATCCAAAGTATTATGCTGGTTTCTTAAAATCCGTGAAAACCCTCACGGAAAAGGACCTGAATGCTGAGAAACGCCCTGGTTTCATGAAGAAAGCAATCGGCGCTGGAGATGCATTAACCACAAAAGAAGCCATCAAGGGGGTTTATACACCAGAAGAAATAGAAAGACTCATGAGGCGAGACATGACTGGGGGGGTTCCGGCTGCTGTTAAATTCGGTACTAAGTTGAGCATATTATCGCCGAAACTGCGAGATGTGATAAATAGAGTTCTCTCCGCGAACGGGAAACAATACATATACGTTATAAACCCCGCAACCGCGTTTACCCTTATGGCAATGTTCGACACGATCGGGTTCTCTGCGGTTCATCCTAAGAATCCGGCGGCAAGTATGTCATCTACGGGAAAGAGATACGTGTTTTACAAGACGGGAAGTTACACATACAAAGGTAAGAAGTTCGAAGTAGAAAAGAAAGAATTAAATGGTATAAAGAAAGCTCTAGCATCTCCCGCGAACATCAACGGGGACTATATAAAAATACTTATAGCGACCGGTACGTTCTACCAGGGACTTGACACGCCGGGGCTAACAGGAGTCCATATAGTAGACCCGTTACATGACACGTCAGCAGATATTCAAGCAGTGGGTCGTGCCCTGCGCATGTGTGGTCATAGATTGTCAAAATCAAAGGAAGCGAATGTATATAGATACTTTTCCACGGTACCGAGGACATTCGCACACGATGGTATTGCCAAAAAATCACTCCCCGAACTCGAGCGTCTTGCTAAAAAGATACTCTCCTTGAACCTATCCGCGGATATGTCTTCTGTCAACGGACCCCCTGGTAAATTACCACCCGGTGTCAATAGTTATGTATTCGCAGATGCCGTTCGTAGAGGAACGCCGGTCGTGCAAACTGAAAACCTCTTGAAGGCGATGGCGGTAGATTGTCAAGTATTCAAAAATGTCTTCCATTCGAATCAGAATTTCCAATGCGGTAAACCAGTTTTCGTAAACGTCGAATCTTCAAAGTCCCCACGAACACCTGCGAAGAGAACAAAATCGGGTTTAATAGAACTAAGCCCTCTTACAAAAGTTAGGTCTGGGTCGAAATCCGCGTCGGGGTCTAGGACGAGTTCGAGGACGAGTTCGAGGTCGGGTGCGAAATTAAAACAATTGTCAAGATATTCTCCCGGAGGAAAAGGAAGGTATGGTACGGCGCCGAGAGCATCGCCTATAATAAAGGGTGGAAGAAGAGTTCAAAGCGCACCTGGTATATATGACACCCGGTCACGTGTGACAAGTTCGAGAAAAATAAGATCATCAGGAAGCCCGAGGGATGTCGTGACTTCCTCAGGAAGTTCGCGGGGTAGTGTACCAACATCAAGTAGTTCAGGAAGTTCAAGAGGCACATTACAATCTTCGGTAAGTTCGGGAAGAACAGGGAGTTCAAATAGTGAGAAGACACTGACATACAGGTCGCCCGTGTATTCGTCAAATAGAACTTCGGGGTCAAACAGGTCATCTTCTAGACGTTCGAGAAGTAGTTAATAATTAAAATAAAAAGTGATTTTCTTTTGTGATATTGTTTAATTCTGTCTCAGTGTGTTCTTCGAATTTTCCTACAATTTTCTTCAATTCGGTAGGAATTTTATGATGAAACTCTACCGAATTTTTTGCATTTGCAGAAACGGCATCCTTTATAGCAATTTCCTTCTTTCCAATCGTTCGTTCTTTTTCGAAATAGTCTTTTACACCCTGGGTAGGAGGATTCTTACACAATGCGTCAACGGCTTCGTATGTGTACAATTTTATCGCCTTTTTACGTCCCATAACGCGTTCCCCGCCCCCGGGAAGTTTCTCTACGATTTTATCACCTCGTTCCGTAATCGCACCGGGATGTTTCTCAGGATTTCTGGCGTTATATAACAACCGCGACGGCATCTTTATCATTTGATGTGCAGTCGGTGTATCGGTCAACGTGAGAGTCTTAAGAAATTCTATCATATCTTCTTTCAGCGTATTTTCTGGAATGTATACGTTTATATTATTTACTGTAACATTACTAACCATTACGTTTCCATAATTAGTTCCAATAGAAGTTGAAACACCATTGACAACTGAACTCTTACTAAGAAGTTCTACCATATAATCAACGGGAATCGTAGGTACTGATGTAGTTTTCATAACACATCCTTCACAGCTCTTATTCTTAGAATGTCTGCTAGCGTGGCTACTGGTTTGTGTCTTATATCCACATTTATCACAAACGTATAATTTCACGATTATTATCTTATCGTTATCAATATCCATATTTACCATAAACGTTATAATATCTTAAGTTATTAAAAAATAATTACCGGTCCTACCGGTCCTACCTGATAAACGCGGTATAGCAGTTTTAACCGGTCCTACCATTTTTATTTTTTTTTATTTTCTGAAAATTAATTTTCTAAGAAATTTTTATATGTAACCATAATTGTCTACAAATGTAAAAGCTCGCTGAATTTCTCTGGTTTGGAACCCGTGAAAACCGAAACTTTACATATCGGTATCTGTATCATAATACAAAAAATACTTAAATTTATACAACAACTAATTCGTCATCGGAATTCGAATACCATTCTTCGGGATCATAGTCTTCGGAGTCCCAACCATCGTCATCATCGTATTCAGCATCTTCGGGTTCATCGTCATCTTCATATCCAATCCAAGCAAAAATTTCTTTGTACTCCTCCCAAGAATCAAAATAATATCGGTCGTCATTGAACGACCTTCGTGATTTCGTGAATCCTGCGTTTGTCAGTTCACTTTCTACAAATGCCTTTTCCTTCAAGAGCTTTTTAGTAGGTTTGATGCGTTCATCGTACAATTGAATATGATAATATCGTTTTCGCGAACTAAAATCAAGAGAAAATATGGATTCACCATTAGAGTTCGAAAAACGAACGAACCAAAATAAGGTTCCGTGTCGCCATGCAACTGTAAGACTAATCGGTATCATCTCGTGTTGAGTCGTGAATTCAACGCTTTTGTCATTAGTCGCTTTGAATTCCCACTCGGGAAGAATGCACCGCAGACGTTCGACCACCGAAGAGCCAAAGTTTTCGATGCTCGTCGAGTGCCATGCTGGGATGTCTCGTCCGTGTAAAAATCCCGGGAGATAACTCGGGGACCACGACTGCAACCTATTCAAGTGCATGCTGATTGCAACATCACCAGCGAACATAATACGTTCGAAAATATTATCGGGTATTTCTAAGAATACCTTTTCGATGCTTTTTTTGATGATACACGCGTATTTGAATCTGTGATGATTCGGTTTCAATATAATATCATTGGTTTCTTGTAAATATGGTGTCAAACAATGTTCACCTGCTTCATTATATATCGCATCGTGGATGTTTTCATAATAATCATCTTCGTCCTCAAAATCGTCTTCTGTTTTTTTAATTTCATATGGAGACATATCAGGAGTCATTCTGAAAGTGTCAAAGTTCACCAATACGTCTTTGATATCACGTTCTACGACGTGTTCTCTGAGTACGCCCTTCGAATTGTACCCATACGTTTGAGTTTCAGTCACTTCATCATATTTTTTGTACCAGCGCATTAAAATATCGTCTTCTGTATACGCTGATATGCTCGTGATAGCAATACCGAGCCAGTTGTACCATGGTTCGCGTCCATATGATCCGGTAAAGCCTCCGTCGAATGTTACTTCTAAAGTAAAATCGTCTACTTGCGTTATAAGATGCATCACTTTTCCTGTTTCCGGCTCCCTATCGAACGTGCTTCCTTCCACCCAATCGGGATAAACGTGTTCTATAAATCGATCAAAAACTTTGTCCATGAGATAAGGGTGCATGAAATTGTCATAAAACTGAGTACCTTTGGCAATCGACTTATTGACAAACATTCTGACATCGTTCAATCTCTTTAGTTTTGCCAGTATGATATGTTCAAACTGACGAAAACGACGTTCCTTCAATATTTCTTTAACGCCATCGTGAAACTCTTTTCCTGATCGTGATAGATTTATCACGTCGACCGTATTGAGGTTCTTTGCGATCTCTTCTAGTATGTCTTTATTCATTATCAATGTTGTGTCGACACATACCACGTATATATAGTTTGTACCGATATATACAAAATGACACCATGGGTAAAATGACACTTTTAAATAACAATCTATTTGTTTCGTTGTGTATAAATATCATCATTTTAATTTTGTTCATCCAATCATAAAGAACGAGCAAACAAAATAAAATGAACGTGAAGTCATATCGCGGTTGTCGTCGGTGTATGACGTGTAACATAATTTCATACAATCATGAAGTTATTTCATGGCCAGGGTTCGTAGATACAGAATCATATTTCGCAATAAAAAGATTTCGCATGAAGATGGTGAATCCCGATGTGTTCAATTGGGTTGAACAAGTATCAAAGACGAATGAACTTGCAAACAAAAGAAAAGTTCGTTTGTCTGTGCGTATACCGGACACTATTGGAACGGGGCTTAATAGTACTGAGTGTGTTAGTATTGGAGTTATAGAAACGTGCAATAGTGACATTTCAATCAAAACGACAGACATAAAGGATACTAAAGCACCTACTCGAAAAATTACATATGAAACGACGGATTCGCAAAAGATTCAACGTAAAGAAACCACGAAAATTTCTAAATCATTTAGATTTTCGTGTTTTTCGTGTTTTCTATTTTTTTAATGATTAGTGCTTAACGTAAAAATATAATAATATAATATAATGGACTCCGCAGTAATTTCAAAATATTGTAATTTTAGGATGACATCGGGAGCGATAATTGCCGGAGTAATCGGTATAATCCTATTTTTCGTTGGTGTATTCGCTTCAAAAATTGTCGGAGATACTTCAAGTTATGTACTCACGGATGCGGTTGTAGTCGGTGGTGACATAAAAACAGAGACGGTAAAATCTGGAAATTCGTATAGGACATACTTTGACGTCGTATATAACGTGGAATACGAAGTGTCCGGTAAAAAATACTATGGAACTACGAAGGATAGGTTTTATTCGTTTAGTCAAGCAAAGAATATATTAGATTCTTCAAAGGGGTCAATCAAGAAAATATATTACGACCCTATAAATCCTGTAAAGAACTCAGAATCAAAAGGAACAGAGAGTTTCGTCCGTTGGGTATCGTTCGGGTCGTCAACGTTGTTGTTTGGTTATGCAGTGGTTGCATGGATGTTGAGAGACAATATGGCGATGTGTGCAATAACAACTCTGGGAAACATTACGAGATGAAAATACATCACCATTTCTTACGGTCCCATGAGTTCCACTTGTTTACACACTTTGTACCGTTCCACTCGAATCCTTTGCTGGTATCACATACACAGTCCTTACCGTTCCACGCGACTCCCTGGGAGTAATCACATTCGCATTTACTTCCATTCCATTTTTGGAAACGAGGACAAGATTGAGACGCGGGTTTAGAAGAGGGCTTAGAAGAGGGCTTAGGTTTAGGGTTGTATTTCAGCACTGGCGTCGAAGCAGTGCGACCATCCTGTTTGTTGCGACATCTCTTGGTTTTGCTGTCCCATTTTAGTCCTCTGGATTTGTCACAAACACATTTCGAGCCATTCCACGTCTTACCTGATTTTGTATCGCACACACAGTTACCATTATACGATACTCTGCCTCCGGTGCACGTGAAAGTTTTCCCGGATGAGTCTTTTCCGCGATAGGTTTTATACCAGCTCATAGATTTCTCACATTTCCCCTTGTGTTTTCCACTTTTTACTTCTTTTGTGCGTGGAGGACACTGCCCTCCTACTTTTTTTACAAATTTGCTGCCGGTTTTTTCCTCATATTTCTTTCCACCCTTGTCGTATTCATAGTCGTAAAATGTTTCTGTTACATCGGTATCATCGTCATCAACAGCGTTTATACCATCGGCTAAACCTATTTCATAACCTTCATCGATAGCTTCTTCAACTGATGGGCAAACACATTTCGTATCTTTCTTGAAATACATAACGGCAATGACAACCACTGCAATAATTGCAAGACCTAACAATAACATCTTGTTGTTCATAGTTTTATAACTCTATATAATATATTTTTTTTGTTTTATTAAATCTTGTAAAAATACTTGGCATTGGGGTCGTTGTATTCAAACTTTACTTTTGAAAACATACACATGTACGTTGATTTCTTTGCGGTCCGTGTATTATTCATATTGCGAGGAGTATTATTCTTTGTGTTCCAAGCATAGTCATAACTTCCGAGCAGTCGGGTCTCCCACATAAGACCCATTAGGTCAGCCTTGGCACGAGTGATCTCTGTGAGGTTGGCGTGCGGCACGATGTACCGAATACGACGATGAATGAACAAACCACTGTCGAGCGATTCTTTCATCAAGTGATAGATATGGTTAGTAGGTCTCAGTACAATATTGCTATCAATGTACTGTCCGTGCCTCTGTTTCATGTTCACTGTTTGCCCGAGATACACTTTGTATCGCTTTCCTCCGGTGGGAGACAAACTCACTGCGAACTCATACACAGCGGGGATTTCGAGAAGTTTGCTATTGCTATTTGCAATTCGCTCATTGAAAGAAGGGCCGCAATCGGAGGGAACTGCGAAGAGGTCCCATTTAGCACCTCGGAAGAACTTCCGATACTTTGAGAAAAAACTCGGAGAAATCTTCTCGCGTGGGTAGAAGTCAAAGGGTGCGATCGAGTATTTGGCAGACATTTTGTTTTTATATAAAAAAATAGATCCACCTCCGTGTATTTATAGACATTTGTAAAATGACAAATGACACTTTACAAATTTTTAAAAATCAAACTAAATATTTTATTAATTTAAAAAACATTTGATATTATAAATATAAAATTATGGACCCTACGACACGTTTTAGAGGTAGCGACGTACCTGTACATAACGAAGACCATATGGTCTTTGCAAAACCATCCGAGATTGGTTTACAAGGAAGACAAGGGTTTTATACGAATACGAACGTTGTGACGAATACATACAATCATGTATATACTCCACCGGGGGGTCATACAGGGGGAAAATTCACCCAAGACATTTATACGACCGATTTATTAATCGCGGCAAAGGATGAGAAAGCAGATAAGATTCCACTCGACAAACGTATGGATGGAACTTTTTCAGAAGGCACATTCGTGCAGTTATTGTCACGCGGTCCGCAAGATGTTTATTTGACGTACAACCCGCAGATTTCATTGTTCAAGAGAAAGTATAAACGATACACGAACTTTGCGATAGAAAATTTTGAAGAGAGATTTAGCACTGTCGTAAAATTCGGTACGCGGAATATTTGTCAATTATCAAAGAACGGAGATCTAATAGGAAATATGTGTTTTCGCGTGACTCTTCCTAATTTAGGAATACCCGGGGGGACATGGGCGCCAACAATGGGGTATAATATTTTCAGTACCATTAGGATGAGAATAGGTGACACTATCGTTCAAAGTCATGACAGAGTGTGGTACGACATTGACGATAAAATGTTTTGCGATAGTACGAAGATTCAAGGTCTGGACGAACTCATCAAGAGAAATGTTACGTTGACAACGGACCAAGAATGGGAACTAATAATACCATTGAAATTTTTTTGCTGCAAACGGAACACAGGAAAACAGCAATTCCTACCGATATTGAATATGGATACCAATATAAACGTTTATTTGGAATTTAATTTGCTCCCATTGAATTCGTTGGTCACTCTACCCACAGGATCTATACTTCCGGACATTCAGTCGATTGATGCAAGCGTGTGGGTCGACTATATTTTTTTGGATGATACGGAAAAGTTCCGTTTTGCACAAGACCCATGTGTTTATTTAATAGAACAGACAGCGTCCATGGATTCTTTATCATACGCAACGACGACTAGTGGTCAAACGTATAACAAAACGGATGTTTACGTTGACATGAAAGAACTCAATAAACCCGTTAAATATGTAGAGATAATTGCGTACGAACAAGGAAGTACAAGTTTCGATTACGTTGACATAATAGAAAGTGCAACTTTTTATCTCAATTCTGATGAACAATTCAAGACGCGCGCCGGTGAATATTTTTCATTGGTGCAACCATATCAGCATTTTAAACGTTCGGATCCGTTCGGCACCGACGGAGAACCTCATTTTTATCAATGCGAACCTGGGCGTAACGCGGCAACTAAAATGCCATGCGCATCAGGTCTCGTTTGGGATAATTCGACGAAGGGATGCAATTTCCCCAAGTAAATACTTGTGAAACATCGTTTTATAATTTAAAATGTGATATAGACATATTTTAAATACACGATACGCAGGTATCTTCTTAAGATTGGTCGATAGGGTCGGATAACACACCTGAACCACCCATTGCTCTGTCGACGACATCGAAATGGTACACTTGTTCAATAGACATTTTTTCTTTCTTACCCTTCTTCATCTGAAACCAGAAGAAAACTATAGCGGCGATGGCAAGTATTGCGAGGAATATGTACACCTTGGGAATCATTGTATATTATTAACAAATAAAATTAATTGAACAGTAATTTCACGAGTCCAGATTCGAATTTAACCCAATTTAGGCACACCGCGAACAGTCTGATCACGTGTGGAGTGGTTTGTGGTTGAATCTTGAATGCAAACCTGGTTCGAACGTACGGAGCGAAGTTGAGATATCCATTCGGTTGAAAACTTCCGGCATCGAGAGCAAAAGAAAACGTAGATATGTTGCTTGTAGGATCCGTGGCTGTTCCGTCACATTTAGGATTTCCACTCGTGTTACCCCCAGGAGGTGGGACAAGATTAGAACCGTCTTTTGGCCAGTCACACACATTGTTGGCAGAGTTCCATACGGTACCCTTGGCACAAGGCATTTTAGTAGGGTTGTCCCTTCCAGGTTCGCACTGATAGAAGAATGTTTCCCCGTCGTTCCCATATGGTTCACCTCCTTCTTTACCGCTACATTTTCCGGCAGGTTTCGGCGCGGGTTTTGGCGTGGGTCTAGGTCCTGGTCCTGGTCCTGGCGCGGGTTTAGGCGCGGGTTTAGGTGCGGGTTTAGGTGCGGGTTTAGGTGCGGGTTTAGGTGCGGGTTTAGGTGCGGGTTTAGGAGAACCTTTAGAAACCGACACGAATGTGTACGGGATTGCGGCTTTCAACGTCACGGTTGCGTTGTCGAACAACTTAAACCCGTGTTTTGGTTTCACGACTGTTTGTTCTACCGTGATTCCATCCGGACGCGTGTATCTAACGACGATCTTATCTATGGACAATACATTCGCTATTTGCCCTGGAACGGTTACGTTTCCTGTAGGAGGTTTGGGAGCGGGTTTAGGGGCGGGTTTAGGGGCGGGTTTCGGTGTAGGTATTACTGTTTTCTTCATGCACCCGAAACCATCGCTTACCCAATTATTTTTAGTGTCACAAACACAATCTTTACCATCTGATACAAAACCTTTGCTGGCATCGCAAACACATTTGCTACCCGAAAGTATTTGGTTTGGTTGACATGACAGTGATTTTACACATTTGCTGCCATCCCATGACCACCCCCCATCATAGTCGCATACACAATCGTTGTCTTTAAGAACAACTCCCTTTGCCGGGTCGCACACGCACTTTCCATTTTCGTCCTTTTTCTGGAATTGTGTACAAACTACAGAAGGCGTTAATGGTTTTACGGGTCCTAGAATGTCAACGCAATTCTTGTCGCGTGCACATTGTTTTTCTCCATCAACCGTGGTCCAATTACGCCCAGTGTCGATTGTCCCATCTGGGCATACCCAATTTCCATCCTTTTCAACCCGTACGAGATATTCACAACCACCCCCGGGTTTTAATACGGGTGGACCAGGATCGGGACATTCGGATGTTCTGCATTGTTTGTCGCCATCGATATGTTCCCATGATCTTCCAGTATCTATATATCCCTGAGGACAAGTCCAACTATCACCATCTGGTATCCTTAACGCGTATTGACACGTCTTCTCTACTTTCATAGCATCTGCACAAGCTTGGTTATATGCGCATTGTTTTTCACCGTTGTCATTATCCCACCCCCTTCCGGTATCAATAGTTCCCTCTGGACATACCCAAGTTCCTTTTCCATCTTTGTCGATACGAGTTGTGTACTCACATTCGTCTTTTTTAAAGAAAACCCAGTAAATACCATAAATAATAAGAATGATTAATGCTATTAAAAGACCTATTACACCAACCTTCCTAAGAGAGAACCCGGATGCAGTTCCAACGAGTTTGTTATATATACCACCGATGAACGAAGTTTTTACGGCCGTATCCGCGGCGTTTGCAAAGTTGTTTCCGAAGTTTGAAAAATTTTCCCCAAAGTCATTCCCAAAGTTTTCTACATTGGTTCCCATGTTTTCTCCAAAAGAATTTACATTCTCACCTATATTATTTAAAATATCATTGAAAATATCGTTATTCGGTATCTTACCAGCCATTTATTAATAATAAACATTATTTTAATTACGTTTATATTTGATATTTTTTTTGATACTATTACTTAGATATGTCCTACAGTATTACACAATTCGACCCAAGGTCGATCAAAGATGGAGCTATCGTAGGTGTTGTGGGAAGACGTGGATCCGGTAAGTCCGTCATCATAAAAGACCTCTTATATTACAAGAGAAATGCGTTGCCTATTGGTCTTATTATGTCGGGAACTGAAGCAGGTAACGGGTATTTCTCTTCGTTCGTCCCCGAAATATTTGTGTACGACGATTTCAACAAAGACGCCCTCGAAAAATTATTAGAACGTCAAAAGAAAGCTGCGAAGAAAGGTAATATGTCTAAAGTTTTCGTCGTGTTAGACGACTTGGCGTTCGATACATCTATCATGAAACAACCGGTGATGCGTTATATTTTTATGAACGGGCGACATTTGAACATATTTCTTATTTTCTCAAGTCAGTACGTGGCCGATTTGGGACCCCCCGCCATTCGTGCGAACATAGACATTCTGTTGGTGTGCAGAGAAGCTATCCAGGCGAACAGATGGAGACTGTATAATATGTTTTTCGGTTGTTTCGAATCCTTTGAGGATTTCAATAAAGTGTTGAACGCTTGCACAGAAAATTATGGAGTGTTGGTCCTAGACAATACAAAGCTCAGTAACGACCCCCAAGACTGTGTATTCCATTTCAAGGCTTCTATGCGGGACAACTTTAAAATGGGTCATCGTGCATTCTGGAAGTTTTCCAAAGAAAGAAAAAGGGATGATGACTCTGATGATGAAGCCGATAACGGAGTTCGACTCATAAAAAGCAAAGACTCCAAGAAACGTTGACATTTCTATTACTTCGTATAAAATTCGTATCGACAAATAATATTTTGATACGCATGCAAAATATTAAAACTTATAATATGATAGAATATAATGTCAAATACTATAGACACAACTTTATTTGGTTCGTTCGACAATCTAAAGGATATTCTCGTTTTTTACTCGACCATAATAGGGAATACAACTATTGACGAACAAACCAAATTGTTTTCTCTCCTTAAAAAAGCGGTGGCGAGGGTAGACCCGGATTTCACGTTCGACCGCGACGACCCACCGACCGCATACGAAATATTTCTTATCGTCGAAAAAATAGATAACTCATTACCATGTGAAACGTTTGATTCCCCAGAGGGATATTACGATAATACTATGGAATTTACAGTTTGGGACCCTTTGAAACCGATAGATGACACGGAGCAATTTCCCGACATGGATTGTGTATCTACGAAAGATAGGTAAATAATAGTTTAACAATTATATAACCAAAACGATAGAATGAAACAACAAAAGAGTACAGAAGCTCGTCTAAAGGAAGTAATAGAATTCCGCAAAAAATTCGATGAACTAGGTCTGCCAAAAGATCATCCACAGATCGCAGAACTACTGGAAACTATGAACGCGTTTGTACGAGGCACCGGATTTTCAGGACATATAGACCTTGGTGATTTCGGACGCACCGCGATTTGTAAGTTGTCTCTCCAACCTCATTGCGTGTCTACGATCGTTCTACGGGCTAAAAAGTAGTTTACTTACTACCACAGTTGCAATTTAATGTACAACTCTTGCATTTGTTGCATTTCCTGTTCATCACGATATACAACATCACAAAAAGTATAGCAACGGACACGGCAATAGTGACTTTATGCATTATTTATATAGTATACAAACATTAAAATTTGAACACGAGAGCGATTACGGAAAGAAGTACAAGGTAGTAAAAATATGTGTTATCAGAATTTGCGTACACGTTCGTGCTTGTGTAAGCATTCTTAAAAAATAGGAAATCGTTCATGTTTGCAAACATTCGATCTTGAATATCATCCACATCAGGAGACTCGTATTTCGTAAAGTTTGGTGTATTAGTATTAAACACGAGTTCCATCCTTTCGTCGATACGAAGGTTGAAACGCAACTGATTAATTTTGATAATCTCATTACGTTTATTATACGAGTCGAGGATATACCTCGATACATTTTGTTCGCGCTCAGTAAAATGTTTGTTGATGAGAGTATGTTGGTCAATTCTATGGCGAAGATCTAGGTATAACTTCGCAGTTTCGTATGCAGTATGTTGTTTAATCTGACTCTGTAGTTGGTTAATGAGGGCGGTTTGGATATGGGAACTCATTTATATATATATACTTAAAATAATCATATAAATGAACTGAAATACGAGAACGTGTTGATATATTTGTCAATTATAACTTCTAAGCAACTACCAACCAACTATTTTGGAATCGTGAACGTTGTATAATTTAAAATAACTTATAAACTTAAAATCAGTATATACTTTAAATCAGATGACACATATATCACAGACAGATGATTACAAGTTTGCGTTGTCTCTAGCTTCTAAATTAGATGATAAATTTGGAAATACACATGTTGTATGCTCCCAAACTAGACAGCTTTATCGAGATGCATCTTCAGATCCATATGTACTAAAAGATAATAGAGAAGTTATAGACCTTATAGAATGTTACTTGAAAGAAATATTACCAATAACATACTCATATAGTGTAAATATATACGATGATTCGCACTACAGAACCGTACGTATTAATATAATTAATAAAGTTAGTGAAATATATCTTACTCTTATAACATTTGTATATTATGAAGAAGAAGAAGATGGTTTAGTATATAGTATGTTTAAAGGAGATAATGAGGAATATCCATTATTCATAGTAGTACACGAACTACATGAAGAAGATGAATGGGCGGATATGACAGATCTCAAAAAAGCTAGATACAATTAACGTAGTCGCTTACCACGACACGATGCGCGGTGCTAAAAGTGTCGCTGCTTTAAGTCCGAGACCTGAGAGTGCCGCGATCGCCAATTTATCAGAGAAAGAATCGGAAATCATACGAGCAGCAACCGAAAATAAGAAGAACACAATGGCGAATTTGAGTATGTTGCCAAGCACTGGCACTTGACCACCAACCAGGAAGATTATGGAAGAATACGCCATCAATAGGAACAACGTTTCGATCATGGCTTGTTTTCCACACCCGATGGGGTTCAGTCTGCACCATGCAGTGGTGTTGTTCAGGAAGTTATTGAGAAGCGGTTGTTCCATTTTCCTAGAGAATTTCTTTTCAAGATCGTTTATTGTGTCCATTTATTATACATAATATATTTTCTCGCTGCGAGACAACCCCCCGTATCGACAAAATTATCATTTAGTTATATTCATTATTGGTATACAATATGAATATCCACATTCCTTACGAAAAAAATGTGGGGTGTGTTCAACCTCTCAGAGGGTTTCCGAATATAGTTCATTTCGGAAATACCGTGAAAATCGTTTACACGGATGCCTCTATTCGTCAAAAGAAGGGTGGTATAGGGATCTGCAGCAGATCTTCGGTTACTGGTTTCGAGCAGTGGGATACTTTTAGGGCATCCGTAAATGAAACTAAAGATATAAATCGTAACGAACTGGGTGCAATATTCGCGAGTATATCTATGACAGATATTTATTCCGACATCGTCATTTACAGCGACAGTCTAACGTCCATTAATAACATAGTTCATCGGACAAAGAGAAACAAATATGACAAACTGTCCTCCTTTACGTTACAACTTGTAAAGGAAAGGAAGGGTAACGTATACATTTCTAAAGTTAAGGCGCACAGTGGAAATATTGGAAACACATTTGCTGATAAACTTGCCAAGGATGGTTCTGAAAGTATTTACGAATTTGTTATGCCAGATGAGTTTTCGAGCATTGACGAATGGGTGAAGTACAATAATAGTTCGTGTAGTTCAAGTGTTATGTGTATGCTGCGGTAATTAACTTAAGTAAAATTTACTTATATATATAATAATGGATGCGTCTACACAGATTTTCAAGGAAAGCGTGAAGGAATTCGTGGACATCCATAATCAACTCGCAGAGGCAATGAGAAGTCTAAAGGAAGTTCGCAAAAAGAAGAACGAACTCGCCGAAGTAATTCTAGATTTTATGGACAAGAATAATTACGAGGTTTGTGCTTCGGGAAATATGAAACTCATCAAAAGGGAATCTAAGAGACAATCAGGCATGAAAGACGAGTACATCATCGCTGCTATTAAAGAAATGTATGGTGACGTCGATGCAAATAAACTGATGGAAAATATTTCTTCTAGGAGAGAAGTGGTCGTAAAACCAACATTGTCTTGCCGTGTTCAAAAAACGAAATAAATAACTTAACAAAAATAAAACCCTACAAGTAACAATGACAGATATCGTAGAACTTCCACAAGGTGTTGTTGAAAGGAAACCAGTTAAAATAAATGTTATCAAACCTGAAGTCAAAAGTACCGCCGAAGTTCATCCTGTAAAACCAAGCATTTATCTAGCAGTCCCTTGTTATGGATGTCTCATGATGAACACTTTTGCAGCGAGTATCATCGCTCTACAGGCCTTGTGCGCGCAGAGGGGTATTCAGATTTACATGGATTTTGTCGGGAACGAGTCTTTAATCGAACGAGCTCGTAATATTCTCGTAAAACGTTTCCTCCAGTCGTCTGGTTTCACTCATTTTATGTTTATTGACGCGGACATTGGATTTAACCCAGAATCCGTCATTCGTCTACTCGAATTCGACAAGGACGTTACGAGTGCTGTTTATCCGAAAAAAGCGATCAACTGGGATCACGTAAAACAAAAAATCGCTGCTGGAAGTCAAGAAGATATTCGTCAAATGGGGTTAGACTTTAATATCAATCTAACCACGCCCCAACCGCCTATCAACGGGTTCGTGAAAGTATTGGACGTCGCTACAGGGTTCCTTATGATGAAACGTGGTGTACTCGAACGCATGTATAAACATTATGAGAAAGAACTATATGCAGTAAACGATATTCAAGGACAAGACGTAAAGGACTATGTTGCTATTTTCGCGTGCATGATCGACCCAGACACGAAACGATTCCTCAGCGAGGATTATGCTTTCTGCAGGAGGTATCAACAAATGGGAGGTGACATCTGGGCAGATATATCTACTCCTCTGTCTCACACTGGAACCCATGTATTCAGTGGGGACATAAAGGAGCGGTTTACAATGTGATAAAAGCTTAACATATTTAATATTTACATTACACAAGATGCAACATCAGAAGGTAATTCTTGCTATTATAACCGATACTCGTCCTGATATGACTCTGCAGTGTTGCGTATCTATCTTGCATCTACAAGCACAACTGATCCAAACTCAGAATGGATTCCAGGCAGATATGCGATTCTACAATAATATCAACGAGGCTATTTCAGATCTATACAGATCGAAAGAGTTTACAGGTATTTTTATAATCAAATATTCAGCCGGCGTCCCGGGGCCTTTTGCTCTAAAGGCTTGGGCATCCAAACACGACGTCGTCGTAGGAATTCACCCTATGCAGTCTATAGATTGGGAACGTGTAAAAGAAAAAATTACAACCACCACGGAAGACATTTCACACACCGGTATCGTATATAATCTAAAACTCAACGGAATGCCAGATGCAGAAGGTTTTGGAACGGCAAAAGAGATTAAAGCACTCGACGTTATGTTTGTAAAGAGAACTGCAATCGACTATATCGCTAAAAATAACCCCGGGTCAGTTTCCGAAGATGGTATGCATTCCTCGATATTCCTAGAGGGTGTGTACGATGGAAAATATATGACGGGTGTAGAAAGGTTTGTAAAATTGTATGGAAAACCTATTTACGCAGATGCCAACCTACAATGTTCTAAAAGTGCGTGCCAAGATTACGTCGGTATCGTTGGTAACAGGTCTCAATTGCGTTAAGGGTATTTTCATACAATAATTTTTTAATGTTTATAGTTTATTTCAATCGATTATCAGTATCATTGAAATATTAACTTAACAAAATATGTATGTATAGAATACACGATGTCTGATAACTCTAGAGATATTAGCAGTCTTACACCCGAACAACAAAAACTCCTAGCAAGGGCGGTCTTTGAACAATGGGACAAGGATACTACCAAGATGAAGGAAGAAGCTGAAAAACTGAACTTTACCAAAGATACAAAGGTAGATCCCAAAGATATCGGCGTTCGTTTTGGTCCTGTCCTTGATGAAGCAACGTTCAAAGAATATCAACGTCGTAAACACGGTCGTCTTAATGTAATTTCTGCGGAACAACTTCAGAAAATGATGGGTAAAAAATGATGTGTAAAAAATGATTAAAAATATATTTATATTGTAATAATAAGATGATGGCAGTAGAAAAATATCTTACTCTAGAAAATATATTGAAAGTTCTTCTCGCCGTAGCGGTCGGATTTATGCTATATAAAATTTTCTTCAAAAAAAATGAGACGTATTACAATTACCAATCACCAGATGGTGATGAATCGGGATATGCTTACCCGATGGATTACGAAGACGAACCACAAGAAATGATAGACGAATATGCAGCAGAGGATGTTCCAGATTACGAAGACGACGAGGTCGTAGAAGAAGTCGTAGAAGATTATGAGGATGACGAGGTCGTAGAAGAAGTCGTAGAAGACTACGAGGAAGATGATGAAGTTGTCGTAGACGATGACGCTGATGATGCAGAATATGATTATGAAGATACAGATGCTTATGATGACAGCGCCGAACAGGTAGATGACGCAGGAGACGCAGAAGACGACTTCGAAGTACCAGACGAAGTTTACGAAGAAGCAGACGCAGAGAATACAGATGCTTATGAATATTTATACGCAGATGATGTCGCTGACGAATTACAAGAAAATTTTACATTGTATTCTAATCTAGTAGGTGTAGATACTTCTTATGACTGATAGTTTACGACTTCTCGGGTGGAACCACAACAATTATTATTTCTTCGTCTTTTATCTTGATCAGTTTATAGATAGCATTTGAATCCAATACAGTATCTATTATGCCTTTAAATCTTACCAAGGTTTCATTTGAAGGTATATGTTGCATCGTATCTATAGTCATTCTTTACTAAATATAATATATAAAAATTATGTTCCCATTTAGTAAGAAATTTATATGGGGACTATAACAATTCAAGCAAAAGTAACAGGAATCCCAAATACCAATCAGGTTTCCTTAGAATACATGAAACCAAACAAACAAAATACGAAATTAACAGTTGCGAAAACGAATCACAATATGAAATTAGGAGAACAAGTTATCGTGACTACAAGAAATACCGAACCATATGCATTTATTGGTGTTAATAAAATAAACGCACCCGCACCGAAACCCGTGCCTATACCGAAACCCGCGCCGACGCCAGCGCCGAAACCCGCTCCGAAACCTGCGCCGACGCCAGCGCCGAAACCCGTGCCAGTGCCTGTACCGAAACCCGCACCTAAGCCTGCACCGAAGCCCGCCCCTAAACCCGCACCGAAACCCGCTCCGAAACCTGCACCGAAGCCCGCACCGAAACCCGCTCCGAAACCTGCACCGAAGTCCGCACCGAAACCTGCACCGAAACCTGCACCGAAGCCCGCACCGAAACCCGCTCCGAAACCCGCTCCGAAACCCGCTCCGAAACCCGCTCCGAAACCCGCTCCTAAGCCCGCTCCTAAGCCCGCACCGAAACCCGCACCCAAACCCGCACCGAAACCCGCGCCAAAGCCCGCACCAAAACCCGCACCAAAGCCCGCACCAAAGCCCGCACCAAAACCCGCATCGACTGGTCCTGAGTTACTTCCAGTACCAGATATAAACGATAAAGCTCCTATGCTCCCAATAGAAGATATACCTTCGTCATTTCAAGACCAAACACAATTTACATACTCTATCACACCAACCGCTACAAATATAGATTTACCAGGGTATGTCAAGACATCTTGTCTTATGAGTTGTATATCTAAATGTAGTAAAGATAAAGATAGTGTTGGTTTTGATCTTGGAGATGATCCTGAATACCCCCTCCCCTTACCAATGGCGCAAAGAGAAACGTTCAACAACGTGTTTATTCGTCATAAAGATCAAACAGATGATTATGACCAAAATGTGAATTATCGAATGAACATGGACTATACGATTGATTATGAAACATCTTTAAGTACTATAGATAAAATACCATTTGAAGAGACGAAGTTTAAGCCTAAAGATATGCTCGGAGATAGTATACCTATAAAACCGGACGAAGTGGTAAATAAGAACCCGTTACTTGATGTTTCAGAACCTATTCTACCAGTTAAGGAAGCTAATAAAGAAAAATCAAAAGCTGATATTCCTATTTATGATTTACTTTCCGAAGAGTATAAAAAAAACGGAAAGGTTGTTACAGATTATGCTAAGATGGTGAGAGAGTATGGTGCAAAATCAATGAAAGGGTATTTAGATATTGTCCAAGGAACTGTAGGTAATATTAAATTCACTGATTTTTTAAAAGATAATGTAAAGACGGTCGCCTTGTTAATAGGGATATCTTCTATACTATTTATGTTTAACAATTTAATCACACTTGGAGTTGTATCTGTTGTTTTCATTATAGCACTAAAAAACGCCAAAAATATATTTTAAACTAACCATCGCGAGTTGCGAATGCTGGCGTGCAGGCACTGGGGTCCTCTTTGCATGTTTTTCCTTTGCTTCCATACAAAAACTGACCAAACGCCGTGAGATCTGGAGCGGCAGTTGTTACAGGCATTGTATAAAACTGTCTTTGTGAATTTTCAACTTCATAAACATCGTCTAAATTTCTAAATAGACCTTTGTTGAAATTTTTCCTCATGGTTGATGCCATATCGTTGTCGTCATATGAGCAAGCGGGAGGTCGTGCTTCATTATCTAAAAGCGCGCCAACTGTGGCGTTAGAAAACGGGTTATTGGCAGATGATTTAGAACACGACTTTTTGCTACGTTTTACACTATAAGGTCTGATATTTCCATATGCCTCGTTGCTTTTAGTCTTTTTCGCACCGAGGGCGTATGCAAGGGAAATGATGGCGATAATAGCCAGTCCTAAGATTGCGTACAGATAATTTTGGCGGATCAAAGCCACTGCAAATGAGCAGTACAACACAAGACGAACCATGGCGTTTATACGCTCTGAATCAGATTGGTCACGCGTTGGTATTATTTCTGAAGGTCTCTTAAAAATAACGCTAAGGTCTTGGAACCAAACTGGATCTTGGTAAAGAGTTTCTGTTTTCATTTTAATATACTATTTTATTTTTTTTACACTTTTTATTTATGTTTGCGGTGCTTCTTCCCGGATTTTGAATCCTTGGTCTTCTTTTTGGGCAGAGACGTAAATCCTTGAGGGGGTTTTGCGCTTTCTAGGAGTTTTAGAAGGTCTTCGCCATCTTCTTTACCACCGCCCATAAGGGAGGAAACTGTGTTGAGAAGTTCTGGGTTTATTCCACCCATCATGCCACCCATCATATTTGCAATTTCAGAAGGATCAATACCCATCGACTTCGTGAGAGAAGAAATATCCATATTTTCGAGAGACGAGAGGTCCATCTGCTGAACGCGGTTCATTACCTCCGACATCATGTTATCCATTGTCATCTCACCGCTGTTCATCTTCTGCGCGAATTCGATTGCAAGTTCTTCGATGCCCGACATAATTTCGGTAGATGTGCTGTTCATTGTCGTGCCTATGAGCATCAACGTGCTAATGTATTGCCATATGGCCTGTTTTGTATTATCAGAAATGTTGCTATTCCACATAGATTTCACATCGATGCCGGGTATTTTAACAATGTCGAAAAACGTATCATCCTTAGCTGTCACGAGGTGAGCGTTGTCTCCAATTACAGACGTCATAAATTCAAGAGGTTTGTTCGGGTTATCAAGAATATACGAATCAAAATTATCAATGCATTTTTTTAGCATAGGCTCTTCGGGAAACACTTCCGCGAGCTCCTTGATAAAGTCGAGAACCATGGAATTGAAGCTGTCTGAAATCATAATGGTATCAGTTGTAATTATAAATACAATATTACTTAAATTAATACGCGATGTATCACTGCATAGCGAGAAGTAGCAGATGAGAAATGTATTGCCAGATAACATTCTTGGTGTTTGCAGACACGGTATCGTCGAACCACAGTTTCTTGAAATCAATCCCGGGGAACTCCATCTTTAGAAACATAGTCTCGTCACGGTTGGCTACATATTCCGCATAGGGAATCATAGATTCTACGAACATATTCAACGGCTTGCGATAGTTAACTCGGACAAGTTCGTCAAACGTCTCGAATGAGCTCTGGATAGCAGCATCTTCCGGAAAGACTTCAGACAGATCGGAAATAAAAGACCGCATAACAGTGTTGAAATCAGTGAACTTCTGGGACATATTGGTAATAATGTGGTATACGAGTTTCAAAATGTTAAGTTAATACGGTATGATGTTGATATGACATTCGTGTATTTATCATAATAATATTGATAGTATTACCTAAGAAATGACAATACTAACCATCGATTCTGTGAGTACGGTTGCAAGAAAAGAATTGAAAAAACTACTACTGAATAAAAACGGGGTTTATGCAATGGATATGGAACCTCGTTATGACGATATATCCCATATTTTTTATTGTTTATCAAAATTCTTCGAGACGATGACGAATGAGGATGATTCCGTGTACATATTTCCTTTGTCTCTTGTATATTTATCAAAAACAGAGATATATAGCGTTGTCATGGATTTGATGAAAAATATAATACCTCCAAATACATCTCAGTTGATTGTATTGATAGATGGGGATGAGAATGAAGCACTCAGCGAAATGTTCGACATCGGTGACAAAAATTTACTATCACTGCAAGAAATAAAAGACATCAAACAATACATACACGAAGAAGAAGTTCCTCAGAAAAGCGTGTTAACGAACCATCTAAACAAAGTGATACGCTCAGAGTCTTTGTCATTTATTGCATCTCAAATCTGTATCGACAAACACAGCATCTTAAGGTAAAGGGTCTACAATAAAATATAACAAATATTATGGACTTTCGTGATATTAGCCCTCGCTCTCTAATTTGGCGCCGTGGTGCTAAGGGAGTTATTTACGCTAACAGGAATTCCGGGGATAAGAAAATTCAATTTCAAATTCCAAAGTGCAATTGTCAGGTTTCTGTGCATTCTCCGGGGATGTTCAGGCTAGAGATGAAACTAAACCCGACTGACCCCATTCATCAACAGTTCATTCGTTGGATTGCCGACCTGGAGGAATCTTGCAAGGGTCCATGGGGTAATCTCAGGAAATCATCAACGATCTATAATAATGGTATCAGGTTCATGTTCTTTGCGGACACGAATGCTTTTGATTCTTCCGGGACTCTTTCCGCAGATTACCTCAACGCAAAGAGCGCAGGGGCCATTATTTCTCTTGTGGGCCTGTGGACAACTCAAGAGAAATATGGTTTGAAGTTCAAAGTTGATCAATTTAAATTTGATACGATCTCTATTCCATACCCAGATATTGATGAGCACGAAGTAACACCAAATAATGAAAATAAATTTCTATTCCTTGACGACGAATAGTTATATACCTGAACCATAGTTTCTTACGATTTCTGTGACACCAAGGAATATACCACCCGTTAGTATAGATAACACAATAAGTCCTGAAGGAGTAAATTTACCTGTAATAGAATCAACTGTCCAAGTTACTCTACGAGCTATCATAGGGGCACCCCAGGACAATAAAGCGAATACGATTACAGCCACAAGAATCGCCGGTTTTACTTTAACCATGTCAAAATTGAAAGGTGTTTTTTTCACCGGTTCCTCAATTTTAACAATAGGTTTTACACGACGTTCTTTTAAAGGTGGTGGCGGAGGCTGGAAAAACATAGGGTCGGGAAGTAGGTTACTTATCAAAGGGGACTGTTGAACCGCCATTCCTTGAACATTTTGAGAAGCGGAAATAGGGGCAGACTGAGGCATACCTCCCATATATGAGGAAGATTCAGTTTGCATCGCCTGCATTATATTTTTCGGTGCAGCAGGCGCCATCTGTTGCATCTGTTGTTGCTGCATCTGTTGTTGCTGCATCTGTTGTTGCTGCATCTGTTGTTGTGGCATTTGTTGCTGTTGTTGCTGATTTTTCAATTTATTGATATCAAGATCCTTTATCAAATCCATATAGGAACTAACTTCTTGCGTTCCTTTACTTTCTGTGTTTTGCGTGGGAGTTGAAAATCCCATTGAAGATGACATAGGAGGAGGTAAGTTAGATATGAGAGTCGCATTCTGCATATTGTCGTCAGAATCCATTGTATATACTAATGATTACTATTAAAAAAATTAAAAACATTAAACGCGCAAAAAAATATTATATATATTTAACAATGCTGTCAGTCAAAACACAACTAGTGCTCTTTACCATACTAACTTTCATCATAATAGGTTCTCCAGCGATGTACAAACTGACGAACGATTTGATCGGGAAGAAACTTAATACACCATTCGTAACTATGTTAGGCGTTCCTACGAGCACTGGCCTATTCGTACATTCGATTGTTTTCGGTCTTCTGACGTACATATACCTGAGAACATTCTCGGTTTGATTTATCGATACTATGTTTATCACTTCTTCATATTGACATTATATAGTTGATAAGAAGTTTTATTTGTTTAAAGTAAATGATCATCTCGGTTGATGGTCTCATGGGTTCGGGAAAAACAACCCTGTTAGATAGATTGGAAAAACGAGGATTTAAAGTATTCAGGGAACCTGTGGGAGAATGGAAATTCCTCAACAAGTTTTATAAAAATCCTAAAAAATATGCTCTCGCACTTCAACTTGAAATTCTCGTTTCGTTTACGAAATATACTTTTACCGAAGATATTGTGTTCACGGAACGGTGTCCACAAGTAAGTCACTATGTATTTGCAAAAATGCTATCTGCCAAGGGTACGCTCACAGATGAGGAGATGGCAACGTACAAAAATTTCTACGATAAAATGAATTTGTGGAAACCAGATGTACATATTTTCCTAAAGTGTCCCATAGATGTCTGTGAACAAAGACTCAAACGACGAAGTGATTCATATACCATAGATACAGAGTATATGGAAAGACTAGAAAAGTATTATTCTATTTTCAATAAGTATACAAATTCTACACCAATAAAATTTATAGACGCTAGTAAAAACGAAGATGAAGTCGAGGAAGATTTCATGAATCAAGTCAAGGATTTTGTAGAATGACGTTCGAATATCTTTTTAACTTTAGCGTGTTTGTATGGTTCAAATCCAGTCCGGAATAACAAAAGAATCTCTTCTTGCCCCCAAGGATAACACGTGTCTATAAAATCTTTCTCGTCACTATTTATCTTTTGTTTAATAATATACCTGACATACGACAACTCTAAAACATCTAGAAATGGCAGCCCGTTCTCGGCTCTAACCATTTCTATAGTGTTGATTTTTTTAGAATTTAACTTTTGGTTATTTATCTTAGACCAAATAGTGCCAAACTTCTCTACTTTAATAGTATCCTTAGATCTACTACGACGTCTTAACATTGCAGTATTGCATACTGAATGAGCACAATGACCGTACAATTGGGACCAATTTTGTTCTATGTTAATTTTTTCATATATCACATCGCTAACCGACAACCCGTCTGCTATAGAGCTCACAATGTCAATCTCACTTTTGTGAAAAGAATTTATATAATTTTCGTAGACACCCATCGAGATCATCATCGGTTCTTGTTCGTAAATTTTATAAATTTTATTAAAATCATGTTCATTTTTTTTATTAAACATAAACTCGATTGAGTCTATACCATCAACAAAAATATCACGAGAATTACTACCATTTTTAGTTTGTAGTTTCAGTTCCATTTCTAATGTATTTATACAGCTTCTGATATCACCAGTGGGTTGATTAAAAACTATTTCGCGTATACAATCATCAGGTAACACACCCGCATTTATACGAATTAATTCTTGAACAATACGATCATTACTCGGTGTTTTCAACTGAAAGTTTTTCCATTTTTGTGCGAACTCGTTTGATTTTGTACTCCTTCCATAATGTCCGGCGCATAATATTTTATTTGAACTACCCTTTATAACGTGTTCAGAAATCGTGTTTAAACATCTTTTATCTGCAGAAGTAGAATCTAATCCGTCTACGACGATTATAATTTTCTTACCTGTAACAGAAGTATTCGTTATATTCGAAACATCCAATTGGTTCGCGAAATCCTTCTCGTTGTGATTGATAAAATATGGTTCCAAATTTAACTCAGTTAAAACTGTCTTTATGAGAGTCGAAACACCGCTCCCACAAGAACCGCATAGGAAACCTGCGTCGTTTACACCATTCATAAGCCACGATTTCAATTCTTCAACTTCAGGTGAATATAACACGTTATCCACGGACTTCGAAGGGGCTGATGAAACTGCGAGAGGTTCGTCAAATTTTATCTTCTTATTTTCCTTTATTATGAGTAATTTATCCATAAGAACAAAATAAACGAACGATTTAAATTATTATAAATTTCTTTTAATCTCCATTATTATCAAGAATATGGTTGCAAGACATTGAATGAGGATAAGTATAGCAATCACCTGAAAAAAAAAAGTAACAGAAGTTATTTTCGTATCGACATAATTCATACATGGTTTTATAATATCATCAAGAGCATTTTTCACATCCGGCTCTGACGTCGCTGTCTTTATAGACTTAATGATATCCGCAAGCATTTAATAATACCACACTTTTTTTTTAAAAATATTTACATATGTAAATGCACAAAATAACACCCTTCCTTATAGCGGCGGTAGTCGCAGTGATAGTATTAGCAGTATGGTTATTTAAGAAGGACAACAAGAAAGAAACTTGGTTCAGCCGCGATCTTAATTATGGAAAAGCGAATAGTAAGATATGGAATGCCACAGTCGCGAAAGGATTGAAAGGAATTGCCAATGAAAATGCAGAAATAAGGAAGATGTATCCGTACCTTGGGTACGGTGATTTCACGGGTGCAATCTGCAAAGGACCAAATAACCAGGGGTGTACATACTATGCGAATTATACCCGTTGATATCAACAAAATAACTTATTTATTGAGTTTCTTTTCATTTCATATGTAAATGTGTAATGAATGGAACGATATACCAGGTATTTTATCGGCGAAGAAAATATATCAAGCGTCTATATTCGGTGATATACGGAGTGTAGATAAAACTACAAATAAAACTAAAATTATTTCACAATATGTAAATTCTGGTTATTTGAAAGTGGGGATTAATAAGAAAATACACCAAGTTCATAATCTAATTGCTCTAGCATTCATAAAAAAACCAGATGATTTTAATGAGACTTTCACGATTGACCATATAGATAGGAACCCTCTTAATAATTCCGTTTCTAATCTTAGATGGGTAAATAAACACGTTCAATTAGAAAATCGTAGAGACATTTGTAGAATACATATACATTCGTTACCAGTTATTGCTACAAATGTATCATCAAAGGAAGTATCATACTTTTCTTCTTTACACGAAGCTGCAGAAAAAATAAAAGGAGCAAATTTCAAGCATATATCAGCTTGTATAAACAAAGACAGAAAAACTCACGCGGGATATATATGGTCACCACCTGAAACTTTGCCAGATAAAGAAGGGGAAGAATGGGAATTTATAACAAAAACACCTAGATACAACGTTTTTATAAGTAATTATGGTAGAATAGGATATGAATTTAAATGCGGATACACTAAAAAAGTGTCTTCAAATGATATGCTTACAGAACGAGGGGTTGGACGTGATAGATACCCTTCTATAAATATTTCAAAAAAAGAAGTACCAATTCACATCCTTGTTTGGAAAACTTTTATGGGTGATATTCCAGAAGGGGTAATAATAAATCACAAAGACCATAATAAACAAAATGCTTCTCTTGATAATCTTGAAATACTTACAAGAAGTGAGAATGCGATAGCCGCGCACGATGCTGGTAAATATGACGATAAGAAAACAATGCGAATTAAAGTATCTATTGATGGTGTAGAATATAAATCTCTGAGCGAAGCATCTAAAATTCTTGGAATATCTCGTCAAACTATTACATATAGGACCGAATAATATAGGTTGCACCGCTTACGCAAACTACACTCGATGAACATTTAAAAATATTCAATACATATAAATGCTCCATTGGTTTCTCTGTATATTCATAATATGCGTCCTTATTTTGATTTTCATCCCAAGAAAACCAGAAGAAGTTCCTACCCCCAATCAAATAATTCAAAGGAAAAAACAATTGTATAAGTTATTTCTAAAAGAAGAAAAAGACACCAAGAGGTTTTTCGAAGATTATAGAAATCTTTTTTTCTCTTGAGTAAGTAATGAACGCTGTATGGTTTTCCTTATTTTTCGCAGTTTGCGGTGCTATTTATTTTATTAAACGATACCCATCGTCGATGGTCGAACATAACCCCCCGACGAAGGGAGATAATAAAAAATCCCCAACATGCGAATCTATTTTGTTGATACAACGTATTTTAGACAACTATAGAATTTCAAAAAAATATGAGACTCTAATTCATTCTATGACTCTCATGCTATATCAAAGTCGTATGGATGGTGACACAACTTTGATTGATATAATACCATCAAATCACGAGGATGTTCAGGAAATAGGGAAAGAAGTTATTGAAAAATACAAAACATTAGATCACACGAGCAGTGTTTTATATCATTTCCTGGCAGGAATTGTAGAAACAGAAATGGAAAACATAAGACTTGATCATATGATACCTTACCAAGAAAAACAAACAATAAGGAAATTAATAGATGTGTTTTATTTTAAAGAAATTTAATTGTGTATATATAATATACAATGGGTGTTGGAGGATCTAAACCGCAAACAAGTCGTGTGAATAACCGTCGTGTGAACAACAATAATAATAACAATAACTGGAATAACAATAACAATAATAACAATAACGGATGGGACCCGAACGCGTGGAACAATTGGAATAATTCAAATAATAACTATTCAAATAACTGGAATTTTGAAGAATGGGGCAACTTCAATAACTACAATTGGAATAATAACGGGAATAATAACGGGAATAATAAAGGGAATAATAGCGTCAAGAAAAACAACGTCAAGAAAAACAACGTTAAGAAAAACAACGTCAAGAAAAACAACGTAGCGAAGAAATAAACTTAAGAACTTTACCATAGCTCATATCAATTATGGAAGGGGAACATCAGACGGTCGAAAGGATGTTAAAAGTTCTCGTATATCGCATATTAGAAGCAAATTCGTTCCGAGAACTTTTAGTACCCGAAAAAATAAAAGACACTAAAAAACAAATTCCTCAAATAATAGATATGATATGCTCAAATTACAATCTCAATAAAGATAAATTTGAACAATTGAATGTAGACCCTGTCGAAATACAAAATCTACAACCTTTACAAAATCATCTCGAAAAGTGTTCTACTCCAGAACTCGTTCATCTTGCAGAAATTGCAATTTTTATAATGGAGAGAGAAACGTTTAAAATAAATAACGCAATACTCGAATCACAAAACTAAGTTTATTCCCAATGCACGACGACACAATCATCATTAACTACAGGTTTTACGAGTTCAATAAATTCGTCATATTCCTTTAGACCATTCATACGCGCCACTGGTTGTTGTTCGTCAATGAAAATAGCAGTAGGCAAAACGCTGACATTAAATAGCTTACCAATTTGTTTATTCTCGTAAAAGTCTACATCAAAAACTTCAACTGGGATATATGTTTCCGCGATTTTCTTTTTGAATAGTTTACAAGGATTGCAGTTTTTTCCTGTAAACTGAATTACACTCGGGCGAGTAGAAGTCATGATACGCTGTGTAAGTTGATGAGACGTGTTAATTTTAATAATGTTCATTGTAATTGTGATTATCATCAACTACAAAGAAATAAAAGATACAACAAGTCGATATAAAGTGTCATTTATGGCATGAAAAACGCAGCAGGTACCGGGGAAACAGATCTGTTAAAATAATTTAGAGAAGATTCTGGGTGGTACTCTGGTTCTGCTATCACATAGTGTTTTGGCACAGCAGGGGTTACAGGGGTTTCGGGTACAATAGGGACTGATGGTTCGCCGGGGGTAGATGGTTCCGTAGGGGTCGTTGGCACCGAAGGAATTTCAGGGGTTTCGGGTACTTCGGGGTTCTCTGGTACTTCGGGGTTCTCCGGTACTTCGGGGTTCTCTGGTACTTCGGGGTTCTCCGGTACTTCGGGGTTCTCCGGTACTTCGGGGTTCTCCGGTACTTCGGGGTTCTCCGGTACTTCGGGGTTCTCCGGTACTTCGGGGTTCTCTGGTACTTCGGGGTTCTCTGGTACTTCTATAGTTTTGGTTTTTTTAGATGTTCTTGCTCTTGCCATGTTACAATATACTAAGTATTAATTTTTAATTTTTCAACGCGTATGAAACAATATCATTAATATGTTCCTTTTCAAGATTATATTTCCTCAAAGACATCAAAATAGTGTAAACCTTAGATTGAGCTGAATATGACATTAGTTTGAATGCCTTAGCAGCTTCTTTTTCAGATCTTTTAAGAATAATTCCGAAAATATTAACAATCTTGGGACAAGTTCCATAAAATACGTTCCAATACGTATCATCTAGAGGAGTATATTTCAAACATACTGTCAAAAAATTTTCTTGATCAACCTTATAAGATTTTTCACCCACACCCATTATACCATAATCCAACGGGGTGAACCCATCATTATTTTTTTCAAATAGTAGATACAAGTATTTTTCAATTATGAAGTCAACCACTTTATACCAATTATAACTCTTGTAAAAACAAATTTCATGAAGAATGTTATTGTTATTGTTATTGTTGACGATAAAACTATCTGGATTTGCAGCAAACATTGTATACATATAAGACATATACGGCACTTCGTAATTCCTACTCATAACCATTACAACCGTATCTCCTCCTAGATTCTGAATACTCATCGCTTCGGGGTGAGACCTAATAATATCCTGAAGAATTTCAGTCGTATCATATTGGGATTGAACAAATATATGAAGAGGTGTATTTCCTTCGTTGTCTTGGATATAAATACCATTTGGAAAATAATTATATACTTGCGTAAATTTCCGAGGTGAATACGCTGCATAATGAAGAGGTATTTTTCCCTCGTCGTTCGTATGCTCTGTTAGACCTTCAGAATTTTCCAAAATATCTTTCAAAATAGATATATTATGCGAATAGATTTTGCAAGCCAAGTGGAGAATGTTATTTCCATTAGGATCAACATAGTTGTACCCTTCTGGGATATTTTCTAGTATAAATTTAGTTTTGACAGCGGAATTAGCCATTGCCCCAAGTAGCAATTTGTCATAATTTATGTGTTCTTCATCATAATGCACCCACATTTCCCTCAGAATTTCATCAGAACCATATGAAAAATGTACTTCCCTTTGAAAAGCACAATCCCCATTTTCATCACCAAGATAAAGCAAACCGGGATCAATATCTAGGATTTTCTTCACCAATGATACGTTTCTGAAATCAACGGCGCTCATCAAAGGGGATTCAAACATATCATTTTCCGCATAAATAATATCAGGATACTCAGAAAGGATATAATCCTGCAACTTTTCGTATTTTCTACCGGCATACGTATGCAACAACGTATTCCCGTGATTGTCAGTGCATTTGAAAATTTCTTCCTCTGGACTACAGCTTTTAAGATACTCTATGATCTGGTCTTCTGTGTACTGAAGCGTAGAATCGAAAGAAAATTGCATATTTATTTTTAGATATACAACTATTGCAATAGAATAACTATACAATATGTGTTGATATACAAGTGTCATTTAACGATACTAATGTCATTTATCCGTAGATATTGTGTAAGAGTTGGTTTAATTCAAAAAACTGAGTGAGAATTTTGAAAAGTTGAAAAGTCGAAACACACATAAAAACACAATACGATACGATACGATCAGTTGGCATAAGCTAAGCCTCCCATGCCACTCATTATGCGAAGGACGTTGTAATTTTTGGCATAGATGTTGAGGGCAGTCAGGAGAGTGGCGGTGTTGGCAGTCACGGTTTCGGTGTTGCCGAGTACTGCGGCGGGGGAAGTGGCATCGATGCTGCAAGTCTTGTAAGTCAGAGACAGAGTGGCGTTATCAATGCGGGAGAAGTTGCAGGTACCGGAGGGTTGGCGACCAGCGGGCTTCAGGGCGAAGGAGTACAGGTAGACACCGGCGGGGGTGACGCCACCGATGCTCTGGTAAGGCTGCACCTTGTTGAAGTAAGAGCCCTTGCGGGTGGCGAAACGATCTTGACCGTTCAGCTGGATCTTGGCAGAGTCCAGCACGGCAAGCTGTTCGTTGTAGGTGCCAGTGTTACCGTAGTCGGGGGTGGTCACGGTAGCGGCGGCAGTACCGGCACCGGAGCAAGCACCGGGGATGTTAGCCAGAGCAGTGTATTGACCATAGTTGGTGGGGTTGTTGAAGTTCCATGCCAGGTACTTGGTGGGGTGGTTGAAGTTGAGGCGGATGTTCTGGCTGGCTTGGGTGGTGGCGGAGGGGGTGGCGGTCTCGGAACCAGTGAACTGTAGCTGTTCGATCAGGTACTCGTGGGGTAGCTGGGCGAAACGGGTGCGTTCTTGGGTATCCAGGAAGATGTAGTCAACCCACACGGACATAGTAGGCTGGGCGGCACCGGCGATGGCACTGCTGCCGTTGTAGTTCACACCCTGCACCTGGCTTGCCAGGGTGAAGTAAAGCTTCACTTCGTGGTATTGCAGGGCAATTAGGGGGAGGGCAAGACCAGGGGTCTGGTTGAAGAAGAAGATGAGGGGCACATAGAAACGCTTCTGGGCACCGACAAGTTCGTTGTTGACCCAGTCGGTCATACGACGGTAGTTGTAACGGTCGTCGTTCATGCGGAACAGAGCGTCGTAGGTGCGGAACCAGTCGTTGTAGTGCTTGTCAATGCGCTGGCCACCGATTTCGAGCTCAACATCCTGTAGCAGCTCCTCAGCGGGGTAGTAGGTGGTACCACCGTTGCCACCCTTGGTCAGCACGAACTCAACCACAATGTCGGTGATCAAGTCACCGTTACGGGAGATCTGGGTGCTCACTTTGTTGCCAAATCCAACCGAGCCATTGATCGTTTGTTGGATTGATTCAATGGCGAAGTTGGTGTAACGGCGGTAAACCGTCTTGAAGAAGGTAATCTGGGGGTTGCCGGTCAGGTAAACGTCCTGGGCACCGTACGCGACGAGCTGTGAAAGTCCTCCGGCCATATCGAGTTATTGATACTATTACAAAAGATTTTTTTTTCAGATTTTTACACGCAATTTTTACGATTGTAAGGTCTTGACAACCCAAGACGTTTCCTAGATAACTTCCACCTTGACATTTTTTCTTCCATCGTAGTGTTCAAATTCCATAAGACATTAATATCAGTATCATCCTTATAAAAATATCTTGTCGATACGAGCCTTGCGAAAACAAATAAATGACATTTGTATATTGACGCACTACACATTTAACCAACGGGTCATCCTTAGTAATTAAAATTAAAGCATGGAAGGAAGCTTTTTGAAGACGTTGTCAAACGTTGTGAATGGTGCGAAAGCCATCGAGGAATTTACCGGGACCATCGTGGGTTCCGCAATAGAAGACGTTCTACTGTGTGTTGCGCGAGATTACGGCTTGAATTACACGAAACTCCTTGAACAATACAAAGATGACATCCTTGATAAACACGCACTTCTCGGTTCTGGGAAAGCGAAATGCAAAGGGTTGACGAGTACGAACAAACCTTGTGGCAGACGTGCTGTGTGCAAAGGGTATTGCAGAGGTCACGCAGATCAATGCTCAAAAAACGAAACGAACGACAGAAAAGCGATTGCGTACGCAGTCAAAAAAAAGGATACGGATCCGCTGTGTGCAAAGGGTATTGCAGAGGTCACGCAGATCAATGCTCAAAAAACGAAACGAACGACAGAAAAGCGATTGCGTACGCAGTCAAAAAAAAGGATACGGATCCTATTTTGAAAACGCTACAAAGTATTGGTTCTCACATCACACCCGTAAACGAGTATATGGTATCTAAATGCGACCCGATGTTCTAAAAGAACCTGCGCATGGGGGATCTTGCACGACGTGTTGGGGACCTCGCGCGAGTAGAAGATCCAGTCGCGGGGGCGAGCTTAGATCCGTTACGGCCGCGTACGAATTCGCCTCCACGAGGGCCTTTGAAAATAATACGGCCTTTAGCATCTTTACGACCGGTCGGGACTGATTTCTTCATAGGAGCCATTTTGTATAACAATTAGAAATATTTTTATTTATTCTTTGGGAGATCCTTTGCCCTTCTTGTCGGTGTGGACAACCTTCACGAACTTCGCCTTGGATTCTTTCTCGATCTTCACGGGTTTACCGGCGATCATCACTTCTTTGGGAGGAGACAGTTTCTTCACAGACCCGGTGTAGTGACGAACGCGATCGTGCACGCCAGTTTCACGGAGAATGATGCTCGTGTGGCCAGCAGTAGCGGCCTTCTTGGCGGCAACACCGGGGGTAGCGCCGGTGAAGGTGCCAATAGCCTTACCAGCTGCGTTTTCCAGGATAAAAGTTTTCTTGTTTCCGTTGGGTGCCATTGACGTGATTATATCATACTGATAGATTTTATTTTCTTAAATGTTTCACAAGGTCGTCGCAACCACCAATTAAACGCGAACCATTATACACACGAGGAAATGTTAAAACCTTGGGAATTCGGAGTTTATGTTCCTTCAATTTCGCCTTAAGATCGTCTACGTCTTTGCACGACACTGAAATGTACTTTTTTCCGTGTTTCGTGAGTTCTCTTTTAGCTTTCGTAGAATAGGGACATCCCGGGCGCACAAATAATTTAAACGACATTTATAAATATATCATATATTATAAATGTTGAGTTGTATAATATCGTTAATTCACCTACTTGTTATTATCTGGGCACTATCAGCACCTTTCGTAAAATGCTTACGGCCGAGTTATGTTCTCCTTATGCCTTTCATAATGATTCACTGGATTCTGTTGGATGATACGTGCATTCTTACAATTATAGAAAACAACTTGCGTGGTTGTGCAAAAGAAGAGACGTTTATGCACAGGCTTGTCGGAGGTATATATAATCTTCCAGAGGGTATTCTTGGAAAACTTATATGGATTTATGTGATTGTTACGTGGGTGTACGCGGTGAGTAAAACATCATGGGGTGATATCAAGAAAAGTCTTTTACATTAATATACGATGTCGGGAGCTCTGACCCAACTGGTAGCGACAGGTGCACAAGACGTCTATTTAACCGGGGGTGATATAGATTACGAAACAAATAACAAAACAAATAAGTATTTATTAATTTTTGGTATTTCTTTTTTTATTACACTTGTATTTATTTGGATACGGGGGACTATGCGTTAAATTTCGTACGTATCTTCCTTGGGTTTGCGAAAGCCATTCCTATTTTATCCCCGGCGTCTTTCTTTAGCAAAATAATTGCCTGTGATTCAAGCTTCAGCGCTTGATTTTTTACTTTCTGGGCATTGTCGAGAGTTTTAAGTGTATTTTGAGGCGTCTTCTCTCTCCCCGCAAGCTGAATCATTTTCCTATATTTTTTTTCGTACTTTTTAGACTGAATTAGTAATTTTTTTGCGTCTTTTGTATATTTTGTTGACATTTATAAATACAGCATTTTTTATTCCCAGTAAACAACAAGGGTGTTCTTGTTGGTAACCCGGTCCCAATGATGATCCAGGTGGAAGGGTTTCAGACTCTGCCACAGTTTATCCATAAGTGGCTCGAAACCGTAGTCGGCAATCTTTTCGCGGAACTCGCGGTCGGCGCCACCGAGGAGCATAAACAGGATAGAATGCCCCTCGAAGAGTTCCGCACCGGTAAAGCTCATAATTTCCGCGCTCTTCGCACCACTCGCCGCGGCTTCAAGAACTGCTGGCTCCACAAGACTCAGAATGTGTTCTTGCAAAAGTACCTGAGCGTGCTGGACGTTGGACACCAGTGTAGTCATTTCGTCGAACTCCCGCAGATCATCGAAAGCAACTGCCGCATTCGAAACTTCGACTGCCTCGTTATAAAGGTTAGTGAAAGCCATTGTATGTTATTACTGAGTTATTTAATTTAGCTTGCTTAAATGCTTATCGTGTTGATATGATAAATGACAAATGATACGCTGTATCAACATCTCAAAAGATTAATACGAAGATCTAAACACTACCCATAAAATTATCAAAATGTTTAGCTCAAAACCACCGAGGAGGGCGGTAATCGTCGATGGTGCTATTCAAGAGAAAAAAAATCACCCTGGGTCAGTAGAAATTGAGGCAATTTCAAAGCTTATGGAACAAGAGTGTGAGAGACAGGGAGGTAAAAGCATTCCAAGGTTTACGACACAACTAATGGAAAAGGCAATTTCAACTAACGATGCCGACTGTTGGGAGGCAATGTGCGATGATATAGATACAGGTGACTTTGATTCATCAGCGGTTACGGCCTTGTTTTCTCAAAATGAAACGCTGCCAGTGATGTTTATCACGTGTCTGGTAACATCAAAGGACATTAATCAATTCATGATGATGCTGAGGGTGTTTTACGTCATTTCTAAAGATTTTACGGAAGAGATAAAGGACGTGGTTAGCAAAACGATAACGTGTCAGTCAAAGTCTTTCCTTGATGTTCTCATCAGGTTTGTCCCATACGTTAAACGCGATCTACGAGACGCGGTTCTTGAAGAAATCTCTAAATTTATAAACGTAACAGAACTTGGTGTCGGTTCTATAGTAGAGATGATAACCGTGGCCATAAATATGAAGAAATTCGAATTTCTAAGGATTTTCATGAACATAGATACGTCGAAGTGTTTCGAGAACAACAAACTGTTCGAAACTATAGTATCTAAAGTGAAAAATACACCGGCAACACAAAAACATTATATAATCTCATTTATTGCAAAAATTATTACGGAAATTCCTACCCTTGCAGATGAGTTTCAAACTCAACTGAAAGACATGATCACACATACGCTAAACTTGAACATTCAGTATGGATACAGCGATACCAGAACCGTCGGTGCTATTGGCTTTATTTCCGAAAAAGTATTTGACGATCCAGTGATCAGAAATCTAGGAACTCTGTTGTCATGGTCTGTGAGTAAAAAGTAATATATATGACTTTTGTTTAAGAAACTTTCCTTATACTTTTCATATTTGAAACTTTAGCATCCTTAATAATAGGATCCTAAAATTACAATTCATTTAGTTTACATTGTTACATTGTTATATTGTTACATTGTTACATTGTTACATTTAGTTTACATCTCCACCATCTTTAAAAATGATAATATCATCAATCTCGGTGTAGTCTGCACTTGTCGTGACATCAATAGAAGTTTCGTCAAAAATGGTTTTAACCTTTTCGACGTCTTCGCGGGCGATCTTATCCAGTTTCTCGAAGAAACCCTTTAGACTATCGGATGCTTGCTGACCACGAGCTTTAGACTGCTCGTTAATTTTATCAAAACCTTTGCTTAGTTTTTTTACGTCTTTTTGTACACGTTTTCCAATATTTTTGGTATCAAAAGAAGATGACATCATCACAGGGGAGCGTGCAAGTGTGAGCATCGTTATTATACATAAGAATAATATTTTTAAGTTAATATCACAACATTTTGATAATTTCAATCAGGAGAAACATTGCAAACCCATAACGCGCAATCTTTTTTGCATCTGCGATTTCGGTTGAAATTTCGTCCTTCATGGAAAAGACTAAATCGTTCATATTCTTCAAACTCGCGGGAGTTGTGAGGAAATCACCAGCAATCTCTTTTACGATATCTATAGCTGGAACTTCGACAATATCGTCAATGATGTCGTTGTACTTCTTTATGTACTTAGTAAGACTGAAATCTCTATCGTGATATGAGATAATCCCTTCGACGATAGTGAGCGACCTAATAAGATAAATATATCTCGTGGTCAACTCGAAGATTCGGTTCTCGTTGCTTGTAAACTCTGGCAACTTAGATAGTTCTACATTGAAATCTTCAGATTCCATTATTTTCTTAATTTTAGGGATAGCCTTCTTCAGTCGCGCTACGCTCCCCCCTGACTTAATAACACCCATGTCCTCTAGAGACCTAACAACACCATCAGTATCTCCGATCACCACAGATTTTAGACATTTGGCAATATATTGTTTGGCGTCTCTCACGTCAATAATCGCCCCGAAGTCATATAGTACAAAAGTTCCATCCTTCTTAATTCCGATGTTTCCAGCGTGGGGATCCGCGTGGACGAGACCGATGTCGATTGTCATGTATATGTACAATTCGAACAGACGTCTCGCTAGCATTTCGTTAGGGTACGCCGCCGTTATCTTCTTAGAAGGAACGTATTCTGAAATCATGTATGTCTCCCCCGCTTCGTAAACCGTGGGAATTGTCAACCACGGGATGCTTGCAAACTTCTTCTTGAAGAGACTCATCGCCTTTGCTTCCAGCTTCAGATTAAGTTCTCCGAGTAGCACGGGTTGGCACTCCCTTACGATTTCTAGCATATTTTCAGCCCCAGGGACGCCGAAGAACTTTGCAATATCCAATACGATAATGAAAAGAGGAAGATCCTCCATGATACGCTGTTTCACTTCCGGCCGAACGCGTTTCAAAATAACATCACTGTTATCCGTTTTTCGTTTCCCCTTATACACAGTTGCGATAGACGCAGATGCAATAGGTTCCTTATACCACTCGTAAAACGTGAAATCGGGAGGAGACTCTTTCTCCGGGGGTACCTCGGACTGCAGTCTTTCAATCACCTTGAGAGTACGTTCGTCTACGATATCACTCCGCGCGGAAAGGAACTGACTCATTTTAACTGCAATGACGCCTATTTCTGAAGTATCTTTTACAAAATCCTCGGCAGCCTTGAATGAATCAGGACCCCCTTTCTGAATACGCTTGACGTTTTGATACGTCCTATACATATATTTACCAATCTGGAGCCCGCGCTGCGTTAGACGGAACCCATTATTGGTGAGTTGTTTGTTCATATTATTTTTAAGAGTAGTTTATATTTTTAAAAATAAATATCACAAAATGTCGATACGGTTATACGGCTCACTTATATTGACGGATAAATTGAACGATTTTATTAGCTTCACGTGGGCCGTTGAACTTATGCACGCGGCGGTTCTTATCTACCACAATAATTTCGGGGAAACCATTGACCTTTAGAGCCTCGATGATCTTGCTGTTCTTTTCGGCATCAACAACGTAAACAGGCATCTCGTTTTTCAGGACGGCTTGAACTTTTTTCATCGCAGGTGCTGTTTGATGACAGTGTCCACAATTATCCCATTTGCAAAAAAGAACGGATGGGAGCTTTATGTCTCTCCTGAAAGGGACGAACCCCTTGAATGATTCATGCTCTCTAGACATTTATACCATATCGTAATATTTTTACACAATAATTTTGACGACTATTAGTTGTCATTTGACCAGGGGATGACAAGTGTGTATATATACCCACCATTCCCATATGAAAACTTAACAAATTATAAAACTATACTGTGAAATGGCTACCCCTAAGTCCTTCCGTGATAACCTGGCGGAGATCCTGAAGACACACGACTTCAGGACAGTTGAGCTTGAGTTTCGTCTGGGATTTCAAGCTCCCGGTGAATTTATCACGAACATAAACAAGCATGTCTGGACAACCGCGAAGGAAAAGCTCGGCACGCCCGCGCAAGAACTCGTTATGGTTGACAAGTATATCAGATCGACTCCAGGGGAATCCTCCAGGTATGTAGTGTTTCCAGATGGTCAGGGGTATTGGGAACACAAGAAGAAAGTTGCAAAAGAAACCACTACTGGAGGAAAGTATGGTGTCCGGTCTGCCTTTTCTCTCGAGCGGAGGGAAAACGGAAAACCACCGGTAAGCTTTCGCATGCAGCGTACAAAGTATAGAACGACATTCGTGAAGGGTCCGTGGAAAATTGATTTCACGCGTGTAGAGTCTATCCCGGCGACCGACAGAGACTGTGAATCCACGTATGAGATCGAAGTTGAATTGTACGATATGTTTTACCTCTTTGAGAAAGAACTTGACATTATTATTCAAGAAGGAAATAAGCTTGTTCAAAGTATCGTTATGTAAATGACACCAACCATACAAATCATACCAATCGTATCGACAGAAAGAGGAATCGCGAGACACCGAGATTAGTCGCAACTCAAAACCAGCAAACTTCAGCAAAGTTATGTGTGTTCTGGGAAGTTGGTTGTATATAAATTTTTTTTATAAAAAGTATTTTCAAAAAAAAAAAAAAATAAACAGGGCACCCTGCCCTACAAAACTGCTATGCCGTATTTATTAGGGCACCCTGCGCACCCTGCCCTGTTTATTTTTTTTCTAAAATATTAACTTAAATATTCCATATATATCACAAGATAAATATGGAAACTTTCAAAACGACATTATATATCTGTGGTTGTGGATATAAGACCTTGAATAATGGAAGTGCAACAAGGCATAAGAAAAGTTCATGTGGTCATGAGATGAAATCGGAATCGAAGGTTTTTTTGCTTGAAGAAGAAGTCACGAAACACTATGGAAACGCCCAACCAACACCGCAAGTAATCAATAATACTGGAGATCATAACATTAATTACATTGATCAAAAACAGATCACGTTTAATCTCACAGTTCCCGATGGGGATACAAGAACTATAATTTATAAAGCACTGAAGTCACAACAATTTCAACGAGAGCTGAACGGGGAATTTCAACCGGAAAATATCCCCGCGTTGATATTTCGGCACACGAAGGGGCGAGGTATTATCAGACCCGATGGAGAAAAGATGATTCACGTGGAAAACGATAAAGTTCACGAAAAAGATTCGGGGGGTAAACTGAAGAAAACGCCACTGAACAAGTACGCGAAGCAGTTTATAAACGATGCTACGAGTACCCTCGAACGAAATACAGATGTAATACAACCCAAGTTTGCAAAAGAGCTCGTAGAAGACCTTAAAACAGAGAATCTCCCGGGGCATAAACGAAACGAAAAGGTGTCTGGCGTAGAAGCGTTGAAGACTTATGCGTCTGGTTCTCACGTGATGTATAAGTACCCTGCCGAAACGAGAGGATTTGTTGACCGTGCTGTTGACGCTGTGAAGACTGAGATTCGAAATGCGAATGGTTGATTTTTACACAATTTTATATAATTTCAAAGATCTTGATACCAATCATTTTCGCGCATTGACTTCATTGCAAGGTACTTTTCTCCAGCTTTTGTAATGGTCTCTATCGCCATTTCAGTATCATCTTCAAGTTCGAAGATTTCATCGTAGATTTGTTCGATTGCTTTGTCAAGAATTGACTCAAGGTATTTGATATTCGTCTTGTTGTCTTCGATGCGCTTCTTCTGCTCAGAAACGAGCTTCAGATAACTTTGAGTAGATTCCATTGTTAAATAATTAATAATGGAATCTCCATAAATTGTTATATACTTACTTTACCCCCTTGGTCAAATGACAATCAAAATTAATTATTCGTCAAACCATAATTTATGGCTGCCCACTCCGAGGACGGAGTTGCAGTACCAGGTGGTGTCAGAAGGTCTAGTTTTTCATCTACGGGGTATCCTTGTAGTCCTTCGAAAAGACTTTCATCCACGAGATCTTCCACCATTGGGGGTGGTTCGTTTAGAGAACGCATGGGTAGTTGAGTGTGGTGTTTGCTGTTGCGGATTTGATAGCTCGGAAGTTGACATTCTGATTTTACGACCTTTCCGTCCATAACCAACCGAGCTCCGTTGGCGTCGTAGCTATTCTCATACCCTTCTACAGAGATGTCTGAAGAAATTTTAGCGTTCGTCTTTGGTATTTTATCTTCCGTTGAGAACGCGGGAGAAACATCGTCCGTAACACCAAATGTTCCGAACTGTGTGGGATCGGAAAACTGAACAGGGGCGGCAGCAAGTGCAGGGTTCATGACACGAGGGTCTGCGTACGTGGGTGGGCGAATACCTTTGATCATTCCTTCGACGGTTGTTTCCGCTACAGGTACTCCTTTGAAATCTGAGAAAGGTAGATCTTCATCGATCACATTTTCTAGACCATTAGCACCTGATACTACGGTTGTAGAAGCTTTAATGTGTTCTATCGGGTTTGTTAACTCCGGTGCCTTTGGAGCGGATTGTTTCTGTTTGAGTAGTGTTTTGATTTCTTCGGTTTGTTTCTTTACAGCTTCGGCAACTTTTGCAAGTTTTCCAGCGCTAATATCAACGGGAAGTGTAACGGCTTTCACTCCGCAATTTTTGCATACAGGTTTGGAAAACAAGTATTTCGATTCCGAAACAAGTATTGTACCTATCATTGCGACAATAAGTAGTACCAATATAAAGTTCATCATCCTTTTTATTATACTAATATAATTATATTTTTAGAAAAGATTGGCATCCTTTGCCTTTGCAGATTTTAGAGACAACCCTTGGATGAACTCTGTGTTGACACTTTGGCCACAATATTCCAGCGTTTGAGTGCCTAGATACTTGATACCATACTTTTCGAATGGTCCTGTGAACACGTCCGCAGTTAGTTGTTTCGTATGCATAACGTTCATCGTCGCGTGTTCGCGTAGAGCGGACTTGAAGTCTCCGAATGGGCAGATTTCGTTCTCCCCCAGAATAACATCGCCAGACGCCATGAAACTCTCGATGAAGTTCGTAGCCCGAGCCAGAGCCTCGCGAGTATTGATGAAATACTCTGGTAGCACCGACCAAATGTTCACATCAGAATACTTACCTGCTAGATCTAGATATGCCTTGTTGCATTTTCTAAGAATGTACGGAAGTTCCTTATCTAGTTTCTCACCGAGTTTCATATCACCATTCCGGACTGGTTTCTTGAACTCGAAGACCACCATACGGCGTTGAATACTCCCTCCGTTATCGGCCCAACCTGGGACTTCGTTACCTGCCAATGCCATCGGGACGCTCCATTCCTCTGCGAATGCTTTCTTGTGCTTGACGTTGACTTGTACGTCTTCACCCGAAACCATGGACTGGAACTCGGCCTGTTCGATCGCCAAATCACTTTTAATTTCTGGTGCAAGAACACAGTATTTGTCATGGAAAGCGGAAATACCGAACTTTCGCTCTACGTTGTTAGAAAGAATACCAACATCCACAGTTTCGAAGAAGTTTTTGATTACCTTTAGAATAATTGTAGACTTACCTGTAGCAGCAAGACCCTTGAAGAATGGGATAACCTGCCAAGAGTCCACTTGGTTAACTGGATATAGAATCCTTCCAAGTAGAGCAAACAGCCAACGTTGCACTTCCTCTTCCCATTGTTGGTAAATCATGATCGAATCAAGATGGGGTGTTGGGATATCAAACCAATCGTCATAGTGTGTGTTATCAAAATTACCTTCGATAAACTTACTTGCGACGATAGAATCGGACAGAGGTTCTTTTTCGGTCTCGAAACAATGGAACCTGTCTTCAGGTGCTATATAGACACCATTGTAGAACGAATATACACCACGTGACTTGTGCAGGAAAGGAAGTTGATGATCATGACAATTTGTCAGGTATTCCACGGCAGAACCAACGTTCTTCATATTTTGAGTAGCGTTCTTCCATTGTTCCCAAGAAACTTCTTTCTTCAACCTAGAATATACAAAATCCTTGATTTCCGAAACAGCTCTCCACGAATGCATATCACGTCCGTCAATAATAATAGGTTCGTACAACCAATCACCTGCTTTCCTATACTTCTTCTCCATCGCGCTATCGAGCAAGAATAGCAGAAGTTCTTGGAAAGAACTCACATCCCCATCAATGAATCTGAAACGAAGAGCCCAGGAACCGAGTTGTGTATCCAAGTCTTGATCAAGTTCGATGACACCATCCTCGGCTTCGAGTTGATGCACTGCAAGCTTTGCCTGGAAAGCACTCAGAACGACTTTTTTAGAGTAGAAAATCATTTCTAGAATCTTTGTTATTTTCTTAAGATTCATGCTCTTATCCACGTTGTTGTTCATTTTGTCTGGAAGTAGGTTGAGTTCCCTTAGCCGATGATACAGACTAATCGCCTCTATCTCGGACTCCCGAATCTTATCATCAACCTGCCTCATTCCATACGATCCACGATCTTGTTGAATAGAAGACATAAGATCATCATTGAAATCAACACCCAGTGCCATGAACATGTGAATGGTTTGGGTCTCAAAAGTTGCTGATGCATCATACAACTTCCACCGATGAGTGAGTTCCTCTAGTTTCTCAACGGTTTGTTCCGGATTCAACTTCTTTATGATTGTTGCAATCGTCTGCTCGCGTTCCTTATTCTTTTGGTCTTGTTCTTCCACCTTAGACTTCTTGGGGTTTGTCGGCCCACCCATATCTTAAGCAACTATTATTCTTCCTTAAACTTTTGTCAAGACGATTAAATAAGTAAATGATTGATACACCTAGGTCAAATGAAAAAAAATGACAAATGACAATCTCGCAAAAAAATGTATAAATATTTGTATTCGTTTCATAATGGACACTCCTCAAACACGCCTCAGCCCCTTAGAAAAGGTTCAGTTACAGATCAAAACACTCCAAAACAAAGTTGTTTTTCTTACCGAGGAAAACAAGCAACTCAAACAGACTATCAAAGAACTGAAGAGAGCTTCGCGGCCTTCGAGATCTTCCCGCGACCGTATCGACACAGCGTAATAATTTAAGATGGAAAATATTTCGAAGTGTATGGAGCGCGGAACAACTGTTGGAACTATGATGGTTTCTGAACGATTCAAAGATCAAGTTCAAATTCCTAACACCGATGACAATTTCCCAGAGGGACCTCCGAGTACAAAGTCTGGCGTTATGTTTACAAAGGAAGACGTTGAATATTTGATAGGGATGCCTATAATCGATTTTAGTTATTACAAAACTGCTTTTTCTTACAACGCTATTGTGGAAGGTGAAGCGACGTATGAACGAATGGAATTCGTAGGAGATTCCGTCCTTGGGTTCATCATCGCCCGGTATCTTTACGATAATTTCCCTGGGAAAGACGAGGGGTTTCTTTCTAGACTGCGTACCAAGTTCGTATCTGGAAAGTTTCTGTCTTCCATAGCTTTGAGAATGGGTCTGCACAATTATGTCATCATGCATCAAAAGGGTTTGTATAGGGGGTGGAACACAAACCCCAGGATTTTGGAGGATGTTTTCGAAGCCCTGATGGGTGCTATTTATTTTGACCTGGGTATCAACGCAGCGAAGCAATTTTTTATGACAACTCTTGCTAAGTATGCAGATATGCAGTCGTTAATGCTTGATACTAACTACAAGGATCGCCTACTAAAGCATACGCGGAAGGTTGAACTTCCAAGACCTGAATTTGTTTCTGTTTTCGAGAAAGGTGGTGCAAACCCATCATTCATCGTTGACGTTGTTATCAACGGGCAGAAAATTTCAACAGGAACTGGAAAATCCCGCAAAGATGCAGAGCAAAATGCTTCTAAAATCGCACTCCATACAATGGGCGTTCCCGAGGAATTTATTCATTAAAAAAATATTAATGTTAATTAATGAATTCTACGAACAACGTGCCCAACTTCGACCCTAACATTTGGGGCCCGTCAGTATGGTTGATGATCCATTTATCCGCATTACGTTATCCTAAAAACCCCACTGCTGTTGATAAAAAAAATTTCGCTGCTTTTTATAGAAGTTTCCCGTTCATTTTGCCCTGCACGGGTTGTTGTAAAGGTTTTACAAAAATACTTGAGATGACAAAGTTTGGAGCAAAGGATTTGCAGTCAAGAGATACACTATTCGCGTGGACTGTAAAAGCACATTCTCTCGTTAACATAAAGACAGGGAAACCCCCACGCGATGAACCTGAATACTGGAAAAAACAGTATCTAGCCCTTGCAAACAAATAAAAATCATAATCAATCAACACATGTTCTTTAAAATGATATGCACACCATATCATTTTTTAGTAGAACGAAGTAGTTTGTTTTGCTTTTCTTCTCGTTTCTTTCTGACGTAAGTTGTTATGTGGAAACTGACGATTGATGATCGTCTTTTGGACAATAAAAATTTGTCCTGAAGTTTCTCGTCATACACAATCCTCGTTATGAAGTCAACAAATCCTTCGAGTTTTGGAAGTATTTCCATTTCCCAAAGGACATCGTCTTTGTTGACGGAAACAACATTAACGTCGGAATGTAGGACGTTATTTTCTTTCGTTTTCATACATTCCACGAGGATCGCTTTATCTAGATTCAACAATTGCATATATGTTTGGATTTGAATCATTTCATACGACGGGAGATGTTTGAACAGACGATTAACGCGATTTTTGATCTCGATAAGGATTGACCTATCTCTGTTAATAGCGTCGATTTTACCTCCTATGTACCACGGGAAAGTCCCGAATTCATTTACAATAGTGCCCGCTTGCATTTTATAGAACGTGGAATCTTCTACGCAATCTACACCAAGTGTATCTCGAATATACTGAAACACTTTCATCTCCTGGGCATTTCCATATGTGGTATATGTGGTTTTTCGCAGAGCATCGTCGATTACTCTACAATATTCGGTGGATATGTAATTTTCGTTTGCATACTTCGTGAACTCGTTGATGAGGCGGTTATATTTATTGGCAACATCTGTGGACGATTCTTCGTTTTCTTCGGCAATGCGAATAAGTTCTGCAATTTTAGGGTGGTTCTTTTCAAGACGCTCGATAATTTCATCGTTAGTAAGGATGTGATTTCGGCGTAAAGCGTTTTTATAACTTTCGGAATTTGCACGTTCCCAGAATGTTTCTACAGCATCGCATATTTTTTTATGTTTGTTTTCTCCTATACACGCTGCTCCTTGGCTAGCGTACACACATAGATATGGTTCCTCGACCATCATAATAATTTTAATTGATGTGGATAAAAAATATGTTAAGTTTATCCACACGTTGATTCGTTGTAATTGTCATTTTCCATATCAACGCCATATAAAATATGAGTAACAATTAGGACATCATTTCCCAAAATTAAAGATGAATAAACAAGCACATATTTATGACTGGGCAAAGAAAAGAGGTTTTTATGGAAGAACCGGTGAAATTTCACACCTCCTTCTTGACAAAGGAGTGTTGTGCGTACCAGAGAGTGCAAACGGTGATTTTAACCACGAATATGCAAAGGGTGTAGTTATGGGAGGGAAACGTCCTTGTCTCGTGGAGTACAAGTTGAAGATTTTCCGTATGTTCTACGATCTTGATATTTTAACAACACGGGAAAATGCGAAAAAAATGACCACGGGTGTCTTTACAGATGAAATAAAGAACGTATTTTACACGATATGTGTAGCAACCGCGATGATGTTTGATATAACAAAAACGACTGTCACGATGTGTATATCAAATATACCGAAGAAGAAAGACGATGGTGTCAAGGTCGGTGTTCACTTGACATTTGATAACATATTTGTGACGTCTCCAACGGCGCTACACGTGAGAGAAAAGGTTCTCGAAACTCTTGTCTGTGAGCATAACCCATTCGATAACACATGGGACTCAATAGTTGATGTATCCGTTTTTAAAGGTTCTGGGATGCGCCTTCCTTGGTCGGCAAAACACGATGACCCAAAGCGTGTTTACATACCAGTGGTTGATTATATACTCGATAGTGAAAATACGGGTGTTGTAGAAGAGCCATTGGATAACGAAGAGATTGTTAAATCGGTCTCATCTGTTCGGAATATCTTAAATAGGGTGTGTTTGAGGTCTAAGGGCGTGCCAACAAAACTTAGAAATCAAAACATTGACATAGATGACGTATCTCCCAGTTACTCAGGGTCATTCTCTCACCCTTCTCTGAAGCAATATGCACACGTTATAGAGGAACTCGAAAGACACATTCCCGAAGTGTACAATGGGAAAATATCGGGTGTTATTCGTACAGAGCATGTGTATATGTTTAGGCATACATCTAAGTACTGTGCTAATGTCGAGAGGGAACATACATCATCGAATGCGTATTTTATGGTGACGAAGAGTGGTATGAAACAGTGTTGTTATTCGAGGAAGGAAGAAGATGTAGGTCGGAAATATTGTCTATGTTCGCAGTTTAGAGGAGATGTTATTAAGTTGCCTAAGAAACTCATAGAAGAATTATTTCCAGAAGAGGTTGATGATAAATCAGCTGAACTTCTGAAGCTACCGCCTCCAACACCGAGTTCATCCAAAGATAGTTTTTTGGATATTGACAATATAGTCAAAAGGTCCGCGGCTATCAAGAAAACCATCAAAAAGAAACCGGTTAGCGCGAATAAACCAGTTAGAAAATATCACACCGGAAGTGTTATTTCAGAAATGTTTGGTAAATGATATTGGTGATATGCTTTGAATTCTCGTAAAAATAACTTAACAAAAATGATATTGTAATAGTAGAACAAAATAATGTCCAGCTCCAAGATGCCTCTCAAAGAACTTCCCGTGGGTCTGTCTCTTGAACCCGACTATATCACCATCCCCGGTCAGAACTTCGCACTCGTTTCTTTCGTGGGACCCGAATATTGCAGTCAGAAATCTAACAGGTTTGCAATGAAAATCCGTGGTGTTTTCGCCACTGAGGAAGAGGCAGGTGCATATGTCAAACGTCTACAGCGTTCTGGCGACAACTCAGTAGACATTTTCCTGATGTCACTTTATAACTGGTGCCCTTGCCCTCCTAACCCCATGGAAATCGAAACACAAGAATACCAAGAGGAGTTTCTTCAAGATCTGATGAAGGGGTATGCGGAATCCCAGCGGTCCGCAAAAGAACTCTTCAACGAACGTAAGGAACGTGTGATGAAGGAAGGTCTTGACGCTAACCTGGCGCCTGAGGAACGTATTCCAAAGCCAAGCGGGCCTCTCCCAGCACCCGCGAAGCTGCCACAACTGGAGATCAAAACCATCACTGAAGATACCGAGAAAGTAGAAGATACCGAGGAGGCCGGGACTTCCGCTTCACATGCAGTTGAAAAAATCTTTGAACAAGACGACCCCTGGACTGCTCGGAACAAGTGAACACCGCGAATAACTTAAGAATTACATTTTTTGAAAAAAAAGATATCATAAAGTTAAATATGGAAATAACGGACCCAGGGAATTTTTTAATGGCTTCTCTTGATAAATTTTTTTCAGAAAATGAAAACAGACGTGATATGTTAAAAGTAATTTACAACGAAAGTATGTCTCTGAGAACACTCGATTGGTTCGTATCAAACTTTTCAAAGAAAAATAACATAATTTACAACACGGACGATGGTAGGATGTTCAACGTATTCATGGAATACAAAGCCCAGCTGAAAAGCTACAGCAAGAAGTGGTTTGACCCTTTTTGCAGAGGCACTCGTTTGAACTATACAGATTGTGATGGCGAGGAATTCTCTACGACTATAGGCCAACTAAATTTCTTTAGATGGGCGTTGAAAAATGATATAATCAAGTATTGCATCAAAAATATAAAGCAGATAGAAGAAGATATGGTGAAATCCACCAAGGAAAGAAAAACATCAGAACAGGGAGATAAAAGAAGAGAATTGTCAAAAGCTGCGATCAAACGTTGCACAAATATCAATACACGCGTGACTATTAAATTTGATTGATTTTGTTTATTTTTATGATGTAACATATATTAATGTTTACACAGAGCGCAATAACGTCCTGTGTAATTATAAATTCTCATTGACATCATATTTTTCTATTACAAATTAAACCATGTCTACCAATTTACTTCCTGTTACAAATAAAAGGTAGAGAGATGAATGTGTTGACGGTTGTCAAAAAAAGACCGGGTGTAAAATTGATAAAATCAAACCCTTGAACAAAAACTCTATAAGCAGTAAATCCATATACGAATGAAAATGTAAACAGAGTCCAAAGTCCGCACAACACCCTGGCCTGTACGAAACGACTTGTTGCAGCTCCAACACTACCTCCTGTAGGATTCCATTCCATCATACTTCCAAGGATCTTATCTTTAATGGCAAAAAGATGGGCATAACTCTGTGCAACTTTCAGTTGGTTCACTGTAAACGGATAGTCTTGAGCACTCCACACAGGCATAAGCACCCACCCAAAGAACAGGCTAGGAATGGCAAAAGTAATATTGAATACGAAAATGTGGTCGGGGAAGTACAGAAGCATTATGATACCCGGGATGGCGGCGATGATAGTTGAAAATGCGGTTGTTTGGAAATACAGCATACCGGACAAGAAACATATCTTTTGGCGGAAGGTCAAGTTAGACTTCCAAAACTCAGGGTTAAAGCACAGTGTGGTGGAACCAAGAGCCCAGCGATACTGTTGGCTGAAGAATGACTTTAGTTCGTATGGGCACACTCCCTTTGCGAGGTTTAGAGGCAGATATCGAAGCTTCCAACCATCGTTTACAACCGAAAACCCGGTATGAACGTCCTCGCTAAATCCGATCTCAGCAGTCCCCCCAAATGGCACAAGAGATTCGCGGCGATATACAGCGCATGTACCAACACATACGGCGGCACCATAAGTTTCGCGAGATACTTGGATAAACCTGTAAAATAGTTCTTGAACAGAACCAGCCGCGCGTTCTACCCACGTTTGGTCAGGGCGAACTTCGAAAAACTGAGGAGTTTGCACAATAGAAATGTTAGTGTCATAGTTGAAATAGGGGATGATTTCCCGCAGGTAATCCTTACGGGGACAGAAATCTGCGTCGAAAATAGCGAAGAATGGAGCAGACGTCTTTGTAAAGGCGTGTCGAAGGTTGCCTGCCTTTTTCATATGGTTGTTTGGTCTGGTGATGTAGTTGAAACCGAATTTCTTAGCGAGATCTTCTACTTCAGCGCTCTTACCGTCGTCGAGGACGTGGACATTCAGTTTTGGCCAATCGAGTCGGGCTACATGGTTCCAAGTGTTGTAAATAATGTCGTAACTTTCACCACAAACTGGAAGAAAGACGTCAACTTCGGGTGTATAATTCCGATAAATTTCTTTGATGTTTTTGTGCTTCCTCATATCAAAGTCTTTACCAGTACAGTTAACCATCATGTATGATGTATAAAAATACACGGTTGTCACAGCCAAAAACAAAGAAAACCAATACGTACCCGTCGCGATTACGAAAATCCACATACCCGTCATCAGGGCAGCAGATGAACACACGCCGAATACGTTAATAAGCCACCTACCGGATTTAACATATAGGTATTTTTCATAGTTGGACGGAGCAGTTGGGAGGATAACATTTTCGTCGGTAGACAGCAGAGCCTCTTCGAGAGAAGAGAAGTCTGTCGAAGACATTTTATAATGTTTCAAGGTTTGGTGCCATTATATAAGAAGTTTGCCGATATACTTTTGCTGGTATAAAATGATATACATCCCATATCGACAAAAGATGCTTAAATATTCACTTATGATAATAAAATATAGAAAAGTAGTATGGCAAACCAAGAACCCATCCTAGCTGACAATGGCTCCCGCAAGTTCTCTGCGTTCCCAATCCAATATCCCGATATGTGGGATATGTACAAGAAGGCGGTGGCAACTTTCTGGACCACTGAGGAAGTTCCTCTGAACGCAGACGTCGTCGACTGGCGTGAGAAACTCAATGACGACGAACGTCATTTCATCAAACACATCCTAGGTTTTTTCGCAGGCTCCGATGGTATTGTGATGGAAAATCTGCAGACCAACTTTAGTGTGGAAGTAACGGTTCCAGAGGCACGGCAATTTTATGCTTACCAAACATTCAACGAATCTATCCATTCTGAACAATATGCTCTGCTTATCGACGCGCTTATTTCCGACGAGCAAGAACGGAACGAGCTTTTTGATGCCATTGAAAACATCCCGGCGGTTCATAACAAGGCAAAGTGGGCTCAGAAATGGCTAGAACCTGGTAAATCGTTTGCCGAGCGTCTCGTCGCCTGGGTGTGTGTTGAAGGTATTCTGTTTTCCGGGAGTTTCTGCGCCATCTTTTGGCTGCGGAACAAAGGTGTGATGCCTGGCCTCGGTCTGTCTAACGAGTTCATCAGTCGCGACGAGGGTCTCCATCAACAGTTCGGCGAGCTTATGTATTCAAAGCTCCAGAACAAGCTACCATTCGAGACGGTCAAACAAATCATTACAGAAGCAGTTGAAAACGAAAAGGAGTTCATTTGTGACGCTATTCCATGTCGCCTTATTGGCATGAACGCTGAACTTATGGGACAGTACATCGAATTCGTAGCCGACCGCATTTTTGTTGCACTTGGTTACGAGAAAGTGTACAACTCTAAGAACCCCTTTGCATTTATGGAGCTCATTTCGCTTCAAGGGAAGACCAACTTCTTCGAAAAGCGTGTCAGTGACTATCAGAGGCCTGGTGTGATGAAGCCCGAAGACAATATTTTTGCTATTGACGATGATTTTTAAGATGGACGATTTCGAGTAAAAATATTGATACAACGAGGCATCTCCGGTATATCATGTTCTTTACGACTGATGCTCACACATTTATTGATGAATTCTTCTACGTTCATCGTTCCCTTTGCAATATTGCAACTGCCACAACAGCTTACGCAATTGTCTAAAATATAACCACGTGTATTGTCTACACGATCAATTCCGTTTGTGTGAGTTTCTGTACACATTCTCCCACAATACGTACAATTTCCTTGACGTAGTGTGTCATATTGTTCTTTCGTCAGTTGAAAATCCTTGTTTTTCATTTTAGTTTTATAAGAAGCAAATGACTGTCCTTTGACATCATTCCAAAAATCACACATATTACCACCATGTCCGTTATGTAAGGACACTTGAGAACATCGTTCTACGAACGTGAGAGCATCGAGACATTGTTTCATATTATTGCATGTCCAACAACAACTGACGCAATTACCTTCGACGTATCCTACGGTGTTATTTAGTCTGTCAATACCATTTCGAAGAGTATCAGTCGTTTGTTGTCCACAGTAAAAGCAATCTTTGTCGGTCTCGGTTCCTATGAAGTCTTTCGTGAGGTCGAATTGAATATTTCGCCGTAGAGCACCGTCTCTAATATGTTGATATTTTCTATAAATAGTTGCATGTCTTTTACGTTCATATTCTTTGAATTTTTCGGGATTTGCTATACGATATTTACGGGCCCGTTCTCTGAATTTTTCGGGATCTTCCGCACGTTGTTTACGTTTAATTTCATTATATTTTTCGAGATCTTTCTCACGTCGTTTACGATCACGTTCTCTGATTTTTTCTGTATGTTTTGCACAATATTTACGATTGTTTATCTTTTTTTGTTCTTTACATGGTGCACACATCTTCGTGTCTTCATCATGTTCTTTTTTGCAACGAGTGCACAACATTTTAAAAAAGAACTATGTATTTTACTTAAGTTGTTCAATAATAGCCGCCATATCCGCCACCACCGCCGAACATTCCACCCATCCCGCCTCCTACACCACCTGGTCCTAGGAGCGTCAGTAGCACCGCTACACCGAGCACTCCCATATAGATCGGCTTCCATGCTGCCCAGTCACCAACCATGTATTTGTTTTGTCCAGCTTTAGCCTTAGGCCACTGACTTTGTGGTCTTTCTTGCATTTTCCCTAGTTGGTATGCGGCAAAATAACTGAACAGCATTATCATAAGTTTGATGGTTCCGAATAGTCCACCTTGCATGATTTATATATAGTGTAAATATTATTTTTATTCGTGTTCGGTATTGTTAATTCTGCGTTCGACTTCTTGTGCAATATTAGTTACGAGTTCGTTTATGTTCAATATTCTCGTTTCTGACCGGCGTTCTAGTTCTGCCCTACACATTACGCATTTTTTATTCCCGGTAACATACCATTTATTGTCACATTTTGTATGAAGTTTGGTTCCACAACACTTCATTATTTTTCCGTGCATGTTGTAACACTTTTCCATACATATAGGACAATCCGTATGTTCGAGATCTTCTGATGTAGCGGTCATTTCACAGAATATGCACATTTCTTTATCATCTTTGATGAAATATTTATTGCAATTACACACCGTATAATTGTAAACACCATTGATTAACTTCCTCAAAGTTTCTATGTCTTCCATATTAACATCGCGTTTATCAAGCTCTAGCGTTTCGATAATAAATTCTCCTCCATCGGAGTCGAATCCAATCGCGTCAGGGTAATTTTTCAAGATGTTCACAAGAGTGTCATCACCATCTTCGATTACTATTAGCAGTTCGATGTTCATGAAGAACCCTACACAATTGGGGTCGTTACGAACCATGATGGTAAATTCACCAGAATGGTTTTTAAACATAATCGCATCATTTTGCTGATGTATTCTTTGTAGTGCCGAAAGAAGCTGGTCGTTATTTTTAATAATTTCCATTTTTGTTCATACGTATAGTCTTCTTAAGTTTTTAATATTTGTTTATCGATACGCTAACACCCGTCTCGAAACGATGTTATTTTTAATTTAAGAAACTTTAAAATAAAAATAACAAAAATGCAAGACATTGTTTCCGCGTGGAATAGTGTTTTACCCGTGCTTGAAATCACATTCATTGAGACTATTACAGAACCCGAAATATTCGTAGATAAATTGTGTTGGCATTGTTGTCACAAAATACCCGGTATAACATTGCAGTACCCATTTTCATATGATGATAAAAGAGATGTGTTCAAGGTAGGGGGACAATTCTGCAGTTGGGAATGTATAAAAGGATTTTCGCGTGACAAAATGTCATCTGCTGTGTCAGGCATTCACCAGATGAATATTAGGTATTATCGTAAAAAAATCACCGGGCTTACAAATCCTGTATCTGCTGCACCTCCATTTATGACTCTAAAAGCATTTGGAGGTCCTCTGTCTATAGAAGAATTCAGAAACTCCAATGTCCAAAATGTTGATTATAACGTCAATTATGCCAAACTCGTGAAAGTCATTCCGTTCCAGACACTTGAATATAAATTCGAAGAAAAACATAAACAGAGGGTTGAAAACAAGTCTCTTAACATAAATGTTGATACTTCTACAACACAGGGTGATTGTCTGAAACTCAGACGACCCAAACCAATGACCAAGGGAAAAGCAACTCTTGAGAGAGTTCTTGGTCTTAACAACTTCGGAAATTTCATACGCACCAAAAACTGATAAATATTCAGAATACAATATCGTTAGATGCTCTATAATTTCTAGCTTCGAATGCGGAACTCATCGTCCCAGGGTAAATATTTATGTGAAATCTTGATTTTACGTCGGTTATGTATTCCATCAATCGTTGATCAGTTTTTTCGTACATATAGTTTATTTCCTTTTCTTGCGTAAGGTCATTCGGAAGTCTTAATTTTATTTCAGAAATGTTGTACAACACATCATCTCTGATAGAAAACAAGTTATTTATCGTGTCGATGCTTATGTTCTTATACTCGAACGTTTTCTGATACGCGTTATTGAATCTGGTTACATGGAATAGTGCGTTTTTTGTGTATGTCGGATATTGTTTACTATATTTGTCTACGAAGGGTATTGACACCCCGTTCATTTTTAAGTTTACTGCGATTTTTTTGAAGACGTCTCTTTTATAAATCATATAAATGACTGCGAGTGCAAAGAAAAATAGCCACATCTTTAATAATAACAATTTTTTTTATATCACAAAAAATGTGCGCATTATTTCCCATATTTTTTCAATGCGTTATATAAATATATAATGGTCGGAACCGCATATCTCACTTCAAGTGAGGCACAACAGATACGCCTCGCTAAGAGAAACGTGTCTCATGCAACCTATAAGATGCTCTTTGAAACTGCAATTCAGCGCATCAAGAAAAACGCTGAAACCGATGCTACGGAAATTCTATACAAAATTCCACATTTTATGCTAGGAAGACCTACTATAAATGTAAAACACGCGGCGCGTTATGTATCGGAAAAATTGAAAATATATGGTTACACTACGAGATATTACGAACAAAACGGTACCTATTTTGTATATATTTCTTGGAGAGCGACTCCGGTGCCTATTGAGAAAAAACCCAGAGAGATTAAACGACCAAAGCAAACAAACACTAACATAAAAATGGACACAGGAGACGCTGTAAGAAGAATGGAAATCATCAAATTGGCATTACAAAATTCTATGGGGAAGAAGAAATGATTATTATACGGGTTTCAACCACATAATTTTCTCACTATCGTCAAACTCAGTGGGAAATGACTTTACCAAGGTAGCAAACTTCGAAATAATTTCATCGGTTTCGTCACCATTTTCGTCATTGTATTCAAATTGAACCGCAACGTGTTCACCATCGTGTTCAATTCGAACCACATCGTTAAAAACCGTTACAAGCATATTACGGAACCTCAACGAAAACGAAAATCCATCGTTGTCTCTTTCTAACCCGACCATATCACCGTTTTTGAACAATGTTTCAACACCATAATCTAGATCATCATAGTCCCCATTCCAATCGCACGCACTATTCCATAGAAAAGCGCCATCAAAGTGAGTTTCATAAAAAGACCTCAGTGACATCATCATATCGTGTTCTATTTTTGAGATATAGAATGGCTTGTTGTCCTCGCCCTCAATTGCAGGGTATGTCTCGATGTAAACCATTTTGATTTGATAAATTTGTTGTTCTTTTATGATTTTCTTTGTTCTTTTATGTTTATTTTGTTTGTCATTTAAAAAACAACAAACTTTATCAAATGACAAACAAATGACAATTAAATGACAAACAAAGTAATAGTGAAGTTTAGAAAGGATGGATAAGTATAAACGCGTTGTTTAAAAAAAGATTACACGTATAAAGGATATGCGTTTTTTAGTTAGAATAAAATACTATTGATAATATATAATGTCAGCAAACCAAAAACTATCCGCCTTATTAGTTCAAGCCAAGGATGAGTATGTTAACCAAATAGCGGACATCATTGCGCCTTTTGTGATCAACGTCGTAAATACTATGTACACTGCCGCCAAGAAGAACGCTGGCTTTGGAAAACCCACGAAGGATTTCCAGAGAAAGCTCAAAGAGATTCCCCTGTGGAACCAGAGTATGATAGACGCACAAGTTGTCGCGATCACGAACAAATACAAATATTTCCCCGAACTCGTGGCCGCCGTGTTTGTAAGTTACGTAAAGATATTGTCATCCGTAAAGATCCATTCCCACAAACCCCATATCCAGCTAAAATTACCGGCTGATGATGTATTTGTCCATCGTGTATACATAACTACCGCCAAAACATTTTACATGGACCCCGCGCTCGTAAAATCTCCCCGTGATGTGAGACTTGCAGTTGTTCGTAATGCTGTAGAATCTTCCGTTAGAGAACTTCTGCCCATAGAGCAAATTCTCAGGGCATATCTTGGAACTTCTGTAGATAACGAGGGTGTGAAAACTGATGAAATCGACGAAGAAGAAATCGATCTCTCACCATCACCAGAAGATGTGGCAGAATCACCCGACTCTCCTGAGAGTCAAGCGGTCAGCGTGTCTTCTACACTCAGTCCAGTCCAGGCTCTTGGTGACCCAGAAATCGCACCATCTCCTGCACAAGCGCCTCAACTACAAATTCCACAAAACCCTGCGCAAGAAAACGCACAAGCCATTGAACAACTCAAAGATATTTTACGCCAAACTGCACCGGTCCCTATTTCTCAACCTCAGGCTTCTCCAAGCCCGAGTCCCATGCCTCAACAACCTATATACGTACCAAAAGCTAATCCCAACCCAGGTGCTTTTGTTTCCCCCGTTCAGCCTAGAGGTCTAGGCTTTGACACCACAGGTGATGCTTTCTTCTCCTGATGACAATCACTCATAATTTAGGATTTTAAGATGGACGATTTCGAGTAAAAATATTAATACAACGAGGCATTTTTGGTATATCGTGTTCTTTACAACTGATGAGAACACACTTGTTGATGAATTCTTCTACGTTCAGCGTTCCCTTTGCAATATTGCAACTACCACAACAACTGACGCAATTATCTAAGATATAACCACGTGTATTGTCTACACGGTCGATTCCGTTTGTGTGAGTTTCTGTACACATTCTTCCACAATACGTACAATTTTCTTGACACAACGTGACATATTGTTCTTTCGTCAATTGAAAATCTTTATTTTTCATTTTAGATTTATAAGAAGAATACGACTTACCTTTGACATCATTCCAAAATACACACATATTACCATTATGTCCGTTATGTAAGGACACTTGAGAGCATCGTTCTACAAACGTGTGAGCATCGAGACATTTCTTCATATTATTACACGTTCCACAGCAACTGACGCAGTTGTCTTCGACGTATCCTATGGTGTTATCTAGTCTATCAATACCATTTCGAAGAATATCACTCGTCCGTTGCCCACAGTAAAAGCATTCTTCATTGGTTATAATTCTCACAAAATCTTCTGTGATATCGAATGGGATATTTCGACGTATAGCGCCTTTTTTTATGTCTTGATATTTTCCAAGAGGTGTTGCATTTCTTAAACGATTGCGTTCTCTCTTTTTCTCAGGATCTTCAGCGTGATATTTACGGTCATATTCTCTAAATTTTTCAGGATCTTCTGCGTATCGTTCACGAGCACGTTCTCTAAATTTATCAATATTTTCTTCACGTTCTTTACGTTTACGTTCTCTAAATTTTTCGGGATCTTTAGCATATCGTTTTTTATCCCATTCTCTATTTTTTATTTTACAGAGTTCACACATCTTCGTATCTTCTGTATGATTGTTTTTACACCGCGAACAAATCATAATATAAATAGAATTTGATTTATATTTAATATAATATTTCGTCGATACGTGATTTCTCGTGTTTTTTCATATAAAAAAGTATTATGAATATAATATAATGAACTTGTTAAACCCCTATGTTATAGTTATTACTGTGGCACTACTTACCGCGACTCTCGTATCCATTTTCAACAAGTACGCAGAACCTGGTGAAAAGAATGTTGGTAGAAACTTTTTGAAGATATTCGTGGCAGCTCTTGTTTCCGGCGTCGCGTTCGTTTTCATTGCTAACAGACCAGATGATGTTCTAACAGAACCTTTCCTCGAGGGAGGCCTTGCCGACTTTTAAAGGATGATTTCCTCGTTTTTCCCGTAATCAAAGTAATATTTACGACCGTCTGACATGCATATGTATAAATCACAAAATCTTTCTGCATTGTCCTCGTGGTCGTCGAACGGAAACAGATCTTGGACAAAAAGTTTGAGACCTAGACCCGAGTTAAAATCATTATTTTGGCCAAAATATTTTTGAACTCGTTTCGTAACATCATATTCTTCCTCGGTGTCTTTCCTCACCAAGGAAGCGGATGTAATAGTTGGTTTCTTGAGTCCTAGTTCTTTGCGGATGGGGAAGTGGACGTTTTCGTTATCGCGAACGACGATGCGATATTTTCGTCCATGGACGACGTAACGTATTTCTATTTTGTATTTTTCAAGACGTATTTTTTGTTTTATTTCTTCTATTGTCATATTTGATGCGTATTCAAAAAAATCAAGTTCACTTCCCTGGTCTTCGTTGAAAACTATGCATTTATATTGTTTTTTAACCGCCGTTAAGTGGCGAAAGATACTTTTTGCATATACATATGCGGTTTTAACGTTTTGGACATAGTTCATATCGATTAACTTATTCATATATTATTTGTTAAATTAGTATATATAATTGCACACTCTAACGGTGTCCCCCATAGTGTCTCCAATTTATGGTGTTTCCAATTTCCGGATTGTACTCATAATCAAAGTAATAATTATTACCATTAGACATGCATATACGCAATGCTGAAAACTTCTTTGCGTTTTCCTTATGGTTGTCAACCGGGAACATATCTTGAACAAAAAGTTTAAGACCTAACCCCGTATTAAAATCATTGTTTGGCCCGAAGTATTTCAGGACTCTTTTCGTAACGTCATATTCTTCCTTTGTGTCTTTTTTCACCAAGGAAGCGGATGTGATAGTCGGTCTCGCGATATTTTGTTCCTTGAGGATGGGAAGGTGGACATTTTCGTTCTCACGAACAACGAGGCGGTATTTTTTCCCATTATCTTTGTAACGTATTTCCAGTTTATATTTTTTATAGCGTAGAATTTGTTTTATTTCTTCTATCGTCGTAATCGACGCGTAACCAATAAAATCAAACTCACTTCCTTCTTCATTGAAAATTAGACATTTATATTGTTTATTTGTATTCGTCATTAAATGGCGAAAGATACTTTTTGCATCTGAATATGATTTTCTAACGGTTTTCATAATGATTAATAAATAATTAATGATTAACTTAATAAAATATTATTTGTTAAATTAGTATTATGATTGATATTCCTAAGCGTGATACACAGGCGGATAAGGATTTTTCAAAACTTACGTTCAAATTGAGTAAACATAAATTAAAAAAAACTAAGAAATTTGACGAAACTTCTAAATTTTCCACGTTACACGAAGCAGTCAATGGAAATATACAACTTTTTCAAGAAAAAAAAATGAAACTTGAAAATGGTGTAAACACCAAAAAAACAGAAGAAAAGATAAAACAAATAGAAGAAGATGAGATAAATTACCTCTTAGACACCATCCCTTTTATCAAGGAATATGATGTAAAGGAAACTGTTTCGGACGTCACCGAACAAAATTCAGTTTTCCAGGTGAAATCAAAAAATACACATACAAATACGTTTCGAAAATATCTTTTCCACGTCGAAAAGGTGAGTAATCCCACGACTTTAGACGCAGTTACGGATCGCGAAACAGTTGATCAAATTTACACATGTACGTGTGGTGGTCAAATGGAATTATGGGTAAACAGCACTCAGAGTGATCTCGTATGCAATGAATGTGGAGCAACACAGCCGTATATTGAAACGTATTCTGGAAAAGAATCAAACGAAGGCATGGCGTACAAGAGAATAAATCACTTAGCGGAATGTCTCAACGCCTTACAAGGTAAGGAAGGAACTAATGTCCCTCAAGAAGTTATAAATGCCGTGAAAGCTGAATTCAAAAAAAATCGTATTTCTACTACATCCGAAATAAAACCGTCTAAAGTCAAACAATTCCTTAAGAAATTAGGATATTCTATGTACTATGAGAATATATACACCATAGCTAACATGATTTCTGGTATCCCAACGTTGAAATTATCTCGGGAATTAGAAAAGCGTCTAAAAGATATGTTCTTTGAGATACAAGAACCATTCTTTAGACACAAACCACCAAAACGCAAAAACTTCCTTTCGTATAACTATGTTCTCTACAAATTTTCAGAACTTTTAGGCGAAGATGATCTTTTACAATATTTCCCACTATTAAAATGCCCTAAAAATTTACACAACCAAGACGTAATATGGAAGAAAATATGTAATGACTTGCAATGGGAATTCATTGCAACAGTTTAGACATTCATAAAAAAAAATAACACTCGTATCGACGATTATCATCTCTTATTATCTTAATCATTTGAAATATATAGAATGGGAAAAATATACGTCGCAACCGCCCCTAACAAAAAACAGAAAAAGTATGTTGGTCAAACCACGCGAACTTTAGAGGAACGATTAGAGGAGCATCAAAAAGAAAATAGCGGATGTCCTGCGTTTGCACGTGCGATCAAAAAATACGGATGGGACACCTTCGCCATCGATTTCTACGAGTGTCCTGACGAAGATCTCAACAATCACGAGAGATGGTTGATTCGTTTGATGGGAACGTTGGCACCTAATGGATATAATTTGACGGAAGGTGGGACTAATGGGAAACGGTCAGAAGAAACGAAGAGAAAGATTGGTGATTCTAAAAAAGGAAATAAGAATTGGTTAGGAAAAACACATTCGGAGGAATACAAGAAGAAAATGAGTGGTGTACATAAAGGAAAAATAGTTTCAAAGGATTCTAAGAAGAAAATGAGCGATGCAGCAAAGGGAAAAATAGTTTCAAAGGAGACTAAGAAAAAAATGAGCGACTCAAGAAAAGGTGGAAATAATCCGAGAGCAAGACCGGTGTGGGTCTACGGAATTTTATACGATTCGTGCAGGTCAGCGTCGGATTCTCTGAGGTTTTTGTTCGGTATGAAGTCGAATTTCATACTAAAGTGGGTGAAATCAAAAAAACATCCTGAAATTTTTTTTGCACAATTATAAGAACTTTTGATAAAAAAATAATTATACAAGTATATTAATAATGTTAGTAGAACCTCACCGCATGCCAACACTTGAACCATTCAAGATAAAAAACCCGATCCCTGGTATTGTTGATAAAGGCAAAGACATCGGAGGGGGTATAGCAGACAAAGGTAAAGACATTGGAGGGGGTATAGCAGACAAAGGTAAAGACATTGGAGGGGGTATTGTTGATAAAGGCAAAGACATCGGAGGGAAAATTGGAGATGTTGGTAAGAATATCGGAAAAGGTGTTGCAAACATTGGTAAAAAAGTCGGGGGAACATTTGTTGCATTTGGCAAAGGGTTCTGGAAAATTTTCGGAGGAATCTTTAAATATATTTGGAGCATCTTGAAGATGGTGTTTGGAAACTGGAAAATTCTGTTGTGCGTTGCAATTACTTGCTGCATATGCTCTGTTCTTTCACCTGTGTTAACACCTATGATGGCAATCTTCAGATAAATGATATTTTTATTTACAACATCGTTAAAACGATATTTTAAATATTTAAATTTTGGTTTCAGATCATTTTATGGGAGACGCACTTGGGACTGGGGATCCTCTTGGGATCGGTGACACGCTCGGGACTATAGATGCACTTGGGACAGGTGATACACTCGGGACTGGAAGATTTAGTATTTCTAAATCTGATACATCAATACCTTCGTTTCCATAATTCATATCATTATCAAAATTCACATCATTATTGAAATTCACATCATTATTGAAATTCATATCATTTACGAACTCTCCTGTATTTTCAAATTTAGGAGCGGAAAAGTATCTTTTATAAATAAAATAACCGCCTATCATCAAGACGATCACAAGAATTGCAATACCTCCCCACAACCACCAATTTGTTTTCTTTTTAACAATGTCACAAGATGAATCGGTGAAGTCTCCATAGAGTGCCTTATTTGTACAGCAAGTTTCTAAATTACTTGGGTTTTCATCACAACGTCTTGCAGGTCGTATAGGCGCGGGTTCTGGTGCGGGTTCTGGTGCGGGTTTCGGTGCGGGTTCTGGCGCGGGTTCTGGCGCGGGTTCTGGCGCGGGTTTCGGTGCGGGTTTCGGTGCGGGTTTCGGTGCGGGTTTCGGTGCGGGTTTCGGTGCGGGTTTCGGTGCGGGTTTCGGGGCGGGTTTGGGTTTCGGGGCGGGTTTGGGTTTCGGGGCAGGTTTGGGCTTAGGTTTGGGCTTAGGTTTGGGCGCGGGCTCGTTGTATTCGTCAGAAACACATACGTCTCCGTCGCACGTTTCTTCCTTATCAATGTTATATTGGTAACATTCTTCTTCTATAAACAAGCGAAGTTTATGGATTAAATCATCAACATCTGCTGACGTGGTATTGCTATAATCTACGGCGACAAACTTTGCAACAGATACAAGATATTCCTTGAGGCTGTCAATAGATAATTGTTCGTATTGTTGCGCGAGCTTTGTGTTACTAACAACAACATCTGCAACATCTCTTGCTATGTTAAAAAATCTGCTCGTGGCTATTATTTGATTATCGGAAATCGCGTCCGTCATTTTCCTCGCGAATGAATTTAATAACCCACATTGTATGATAGAAGGAGTTTGCATTTAAGATAATCAAATATTATTATTTTTAAAAAAATCACGATTTTGTTTTAGGAAGCTCTTTGGGGATTATATCTGGTAAGAGTCTCTTTGAAAACAATGATGCCAAATCATCTTTGAAACCGAAGTACACACTTGCATCATCGCGATTATCTCCGAAAGCATATGCGTAACCACGGATTGATTGTTCCATTCCGTTCGCGTCTGGGTTGAAATTTGTGGTGAATGCTTCGAGGACGCGACGGGTATAAACATATCGTGTTATGAACCAGGTGACGAATATCGCGAATACGATAATAAGTGTATTTAGCAGATACTTGTGCATTTATATAATAGTTATATTTTATTTATATTTTTAATAATCTTTCCAAATAATTTTGCGTATTTTTCGTGCATGTTCATTATATAATTAAAGCTCGTTATAGTCGCCTTCTGACCAAATCTCCTCGTATTCGGAAAGCGAATGTTTTTCTTTACCTTTAGATGAAATTTGAGACCTACGACGCGTTTTTTGCGTTCTGTTTCTAAGAGGGGGACGGGAGTCGCCATTTCAGTAATCTCGCGAAGATATTCTACATATGCATGAGAATATACTATATGTCTTTCGTATTCGTGCGTGCATTCTACGGGGTGATCGAGTTCGAAAGTATCAGCGACATTATCTGACAATTTGAATATATTCTTTGGGAGATATTCAGGTTGCTCTAAATTTTGAAGTTTCGTTCCTACTTTTGAAGTTAGTTTTTCTAAGGTTATTTCGGAACTACACGATGTGCTTAGAATATGAACAGGAATTATCTTTTTCCATTTCGTTATTCTGTATTGGTCGGGACATTTGAATGGTTGTGTTTTTATGATACCCACTGCGGTGATAACTGTTTCGTCATCTTTATAACATACCAAAATGATACTACCTGCGATATTTTCGATATCTTTGCTCTTCGGTTTTCCAACTGGCAAAAAAACCACCGTGTTGTCAATAGATGCCCTGATGTTTTGAGATTTATATTTATTCTTTACTATCTCGGACCTATCCCATCTGTTGATCGAATTTTTGTCGAATTTACCCGATGACATATAAAATGCCAAGGCGATATCCTCGAATACATCCTTTTCCACGATATACGCATATAAATTCGCTTGACCTTTGACCACCCCTGGATCCACGCAAATCGTTTCCATAATGTTTAATATTTGTTTACAAGATACTAGGTGTACACTAATATGATAAAATGTCGATACGAGAATCATAGAGTATTTTGAAATTTAAAATCATTGAGTTTCCGATATAGACCATTACCTCCGTCTGGAAGTGTTTGGGGAGGGAAGTCGAAATAAACTTTCTCATTGGTTAGCATAGGCTGCAGTGGAGTTCCAATCAATAGAATTTCGGCGAGCAGAAATCTTCTCATATCAATACCACTTGGATTATCCTCTCGAGCGTTTGCTCTCTTTCCTGCCATCGTCATGTCGGTGTTGATCAAAAAATCATCCAATTTCTCATTCTTGCGGAACCAATCAAGCGTCTCCCTGCTATATTCAATACTCCAAGGGAACAACCGTCTTGCGATATCCTTACCAGTTTGCTTGGTATCAGTGAAACCAAAAGTGGACACGCCGCACGACCTGAGATGTGTATGTGTCATCATGAATTCGTCCCACTTGAACACAAAATTATAAAGGTTCTTTTGAGCCGTAGGTTCAATGCTGTAAGCATCTGGCTCCCTAGAGACCTTCTTAGATTTGTGCGGTCCAATAGATGCATAAGTGATATAAGGGGAATACACATGAGTAATCAAAACCCAGCACATACTCTCCTCGAATTCATTTCTCCTACCAGTTGTGAGTCGACGACCATCGCCTACTGGGAAATTAACCCCCTTGTTAGAGACGATGACACCCTGAGCAACAATTTCCCCAGAATCTCCAATACTATCTCCGTTAGTAGCAATGATCACAGGTTCAAAGGCAAATGGATGAAATTCCCCTGGTACAATAGGCGAATGATTCTGATAAATCAAAGACTTGGGTCCGAGACCGGTCGCGGGAGGTTTCCTCATCTGGCCGAAAATAGGAATGACATGTCCTACCAAAAAACGAATCATATCAATCTTGCCAAGATTGTCTGTATTATCATCAATCATTCTATCATACGCGTTGAAATAACCGAAAGAAACCATCGAAGCAAGTGAAGACCTGCTGACAGCAATCGTACTAAGCCCCCTCGCTTCCTTACCCCGCCGTGCCAATTCCTTAGAAATAAGACTCAGATTCAGAACGTTCTCACCATCGGTCGTCTTCACAATCGGGATCGTCATTTTATCAACGTACATGCTTGCCGTAAACCTCCTTCTGTCTTTCTCGTCAAGACACATTCTCTTTGGCGGTTTCTTGTTGGCATTCCGCCGATCTGATCTTAGATGTTCACCGCCCACGGTAAGATCAATTTCGCTCGCATTATCAATTACTCCGAAATCAGAAGGATCCGTCTTTTTCTTAGATATTGTCGTATTTTCCATGAGAGAATCCATCAACATTTTTTCCAGATCATCATCTTCTTCTTGAGAAGAAGTCTGCGTGCCACTGACAGATATCGGACTGAACACTGTTTCCATGTCGAAATCTGTCAAGTCAATCTTAGACATATCGAGATTTGCCAGATCAAAATCCAACATAATATCAAGATCGTTTTCGAAACTCATTTCGCGTGGTTTGTTTGTGGATGATAACGATGGTAATTTAGTTCATATCAACAAACAAACCATTTTATATGTATGCAAATATACGGGGTCAAATGACACATGTTATTGTCGTTGATTCAGAGTACTTATTAAGAATGACAAATAACAAATGACAAATGACAAATGACAAATGACGATTCTAAAAGTCTATATAAGCATTATTTGCCAATTGTTTTTCACTAAAATTTAAAGCTCTCAAGCTCTCAAGCTCTCAAGCTCTCAAGCTCTCAAACTCTCAAGCTCTCAAGCTCTCATCTAAGAATGTCGATCATTACCCACTATACCAGTGCCAACTCCAATAACACGGAGTATGTGGATATTGCATTCCATCACAATCAACCGGAAATGATGATGATGCCGGAGTGGCTCATTGATATCGAGACCAAGTCTATTGATGATATCAAGAATATCTTCTCTTCTCTTTCTGAGAGGGAAAAGATACAGACCATCGTGTACTTGTTTATGCAGGTTAAGCATACCCGCCCTGGTGATTATGATGCCTACACGGGTGATGATGAGTTTTCTTACAACGAGATTGCTCTGTTTGGTGCTGATGCCATTATTGACGCAGTTTTTGACAACGATGTTGCTATTTACAAGCAGGCCCCCGAGCGCTCTGGTAAGACAAAGCAACTATTCATTGATACTCTCATCTGCATCCACCGCAACTGGTGTGGCATGGTCGGCATTGGTTCTCCGAAGGACAATGTGGTCGGTGTGCACGGCGGTCTTGAGAGTACGCGCAAGGAATTCATGAAGTTTATCTCGGAAAATTACCGCGTTACGAATGCCGCTTTCAAGGAAGTCTTTGGCAAGGATATGTATGGTCCTAACTTCGATTTCTTTGATGGAAAGGAATCTTCTTTCACTGAGAAGAACCTGTTTTACATCATCAATGGAAAGTCCATCCCCGTGTTCTCTGCAATGAAGCCTCAGCCTGTCAAGACCATGATGAAGGTCCTCAATGCCATCAAGGAGTCTGGTAAGGACTACTTCATCCAGCTCGATGAGGCAGACTCTGTCATCAGGCCCGTAGCATCTGCCCAGTCAAAGAAAATGGCTATGTCTATTGAGACAATCCTCGGGATGCGTGATAATGCTGAGGTTACTTGCGAATGCGGACATGTTCACATTTGCGGTCATGTGAACACTGAGACTAGTGCCATTGGTACGTATGGCGGTGCCAAGAAGATTATGCTACTGAGTGCCACTATGAACCTTCCTGTGGAGTTCTTCAACATTGTTGGTGATTCTCGCCCTAACGTCATGCGTCCTTATACGGAGCGTGGTATCTCTTTGATTGGTGGTGTTGATGATCATAACGCAATCGTTACTTCTGATCAACTTCCGTTTGCAGCAGGTTACTTCAATTCTACTAACCCCCTTTCGACCACTGGTCGTTTTAAGTATTTCCTAGACAATGATTGCTCACGTGCACAAGCCGATGACGGGACCCGTGCCATTACTACTTTTTGGAACACCAAGCCATTTATGCCTATTGGCGCCGAGGAGCCGGGTAAGTTTAAGACTAATGCTGCCCTGCTGGTACAACTGACCAGCATGGTCAATGGTGGAAACAAAACGGAGGAGACTGAGGCGAATGTAATCGCCAACCAAAAGAACATTCTGGCAAACATGTGCGGTGGTATTGACTCTGCGGGTGTTGTCCGCGATGGTTCTCTTGGACGGGAACTTGGTGTTGTTGCTGGTACAATTTTCATTACCTTTTTTGCCGGTGGTGCCAAGATTCGTATTGTTGGTATGGACCTTGCTGACAAGAGTGTCAAGGACATCATTCGTGGTGATGATCTTTTTGCCAAAATTGAAAACACTGTTTTTGATGAGCCTTCTGACGAGGAAGAGGCTATTAAGGTACTGAAGAAGTTTGAGTCTGCAGAGGAAGATGTTGAGAATGCAATGAAGTTTGTGTCTTGGTATTATGGTCTCCATCGTCCCGTTGTTGTCATCACTTTCAACAAGGGCCAGCGTGCCGTGGACATGCGCGATCGTCATCATATCATTTCTCACATGCTTATGCATGCTCCTGATACCCGCGGTATGGATTCTCTAAAGCAGCAGGCAGGTCGTACCAAGGGGTCTAAGGGTGAGTTCCTGAAGTGCAATTTCCCTCCCGAGTTTGTTCCCACTATCGTGTGCAACAAGCCCCTTGCCAATTGTGCCGTGCACGAACAGCTTGTCTTCTACAATGATGTTGATGCCAATGGTAAGCGCATTGTGCCCCGTGGAAATCTCATTGCCATTGAGGAGAGTTATGTGCTTGACAAGCCTAACCGCAAGTATGAGCCCAAGAAGTCCATGATGACTATTAATGATATTGATGAGCAGCTATTTGATTTCTCCAACAATGACGAGTCTTATACTCTCATTTTGGCCGATGGTAGCGAATTTGTGTTTACTGTTGACAATGTGATTGATTTTGATGTGTCTATGATGCCTGGTCGTACTAACATTCTGAAGTGTGCCCAAAAGGCTTGGCTGTTGAAATATTTCAACATTAATATTACTTCTCGTTCAGTTGGTTCTGGAACCACTGATAAGATGTCTCAGTTTCCCAACTTGTTTAAGAAGGGTTTCTTTTCATCTCGTGAGAAGAATGGAAACTGTTATATTTATACAATTAATGATGACATTGTGTCTTTCCCCCTACATGTGTAAATACTGTTCTGGGTAACCCATGAGCCAAGATATCCAATATGAAGAAATATGCCAGTCTTGTTTTCCCCCCGAAGCAGGACCAACTTGTGTTTCCAAAGACTTGGATTGTCTTTTAGTCAGAGTTCTATTTGGTTTTGTGTTTTTACGATTATAATATGTTGGGGTGGCCCAAAAACATCTAGTGATAGGTGATGTTATGACATCATTTATTTTGCATTTTTTAGCAAATGATACTTCATTTCCCCTCGGTGTTAAAGTGATATTTTCAGGAGAACGTGTAGGATGTTTTATATGAAAAGTTGAAATAACCCCATTTACAGAATAACCATTGGGTTTCCACTCTCGTGTAGTATCCTCTTCTACATTCATATTGCAAAGGCATGTAATGGCATATCTCACTTGATCAGGCACAACAGAGTTACCAAGGAAACCAATATATAGGCGATTGATTTTGGAATTTATTTCTATTTGCCTTGCCGGTTCTCCGGAAGACCAAACAAACTTATCAACATACGGAATTGAGATGGTATTGACGATACTTCTTTTTATAACTAAACAAAACCACCTATGACGTTGATGAGGGGCACCTACACACGTTGCACGACATGTTAACCATTTACAATCATACCCCAGATTATCAAATGCATCAACTACTACTGATATGTTTTTCCTTTTAGACAAAACGTGAGAATTTTCGAGGAATAAATACGATGGTTCACATTCCTTGGTGATGCGTATCACTTCGGAAAATAAACCGGATGCCTCATGCTCAAATCCTGTTCCTTTCCCAGCAGTAGAAAAACCAGTACAAGGCCATCCTGCTGTGATGATGTCTACTTTACCCTTCCATTCAATGGCATCAAATGTACACACGTCGTCAAACACAGGAACATCCGGATATTTTCTTTGTAAGAATCCCCTGGCATCTTCGTTCTTTTCAACGTATGCAATTGGAGTGACGATTCCACGAAGTCCATATGTAATACCCCCGATTCCTGAAAATAGATCAAGAGCTCTTAACATTATATTTTAATGATATACATTTCTTAAACTATTTTATGAAAATAAGTTAAGAAAGTATAAAGTATACAGTTCTTGATTAATTAAGAAATGGTATCGTCATCTTCGTTCGAACGCCTATCATATAATGTAACACAAATCCTAAAACGAACGCGAATACCAACCATTTGAGTGTGTTATACACGGACTTATCAACGGCAAACAATTGAACTAAAACTACAGTGATCACTATCGTTCCAATGGTGTCCCAAAGAGCGATATCAAGAACTGGAATACGTTGAGCATGTATACCTGTCCGAGGAAGGCCAAATATATCTTTGAGTTCCATATGATTACGAAATATTTTTAGGATACACTTTTGCTTTACCAAATATTCTGTAAGGGTTCTTATTATTCACGTTCGCTTTTTCTTTAGAATTGAGAGCTCTCAAAGATTCTGGAACTATGTTAGAACCTTGTTCCGCGATAAACTTCTTGAGACCATTTCTGTCGTAATATTTCCCGTTCAGCTCTATCATAGAAAATGCAGGAGTCATTTTTCTTGAAAAATAGTCAATTTCCAAACGACCATTTTTGTACCTATGAATTTCTAGCATGTTTTGTAAGTTTTTAATGGTTTTGTTCTTGTTAGACATTAATATAATGTTACTTTTTTAATTTCTTGATAACCGAATGCTTCCGTTTTCCAACTTTGTGATCAAAGCTCTGACGACCGCTGTCTCGTCACTTGTCCCCCTCTGGAAATAATACAACCTGAGACGCTTGTTAGAAGGTTGGGGGATTTTCAAAGTCCAAGATTTCTTGGCAAATGGGTTGAACATCGTCACTGATGATAGATCGGGACTCACGGATTTTACCCACCCCCCGAGTCTATATTCTGTAGATACAATTTGACCATTTTGATTCACAGTGTCTATTGCATATCTGAGACGTCCTCCAATAGTTTTTGGAAGATCCTTTGGAAGTATACCTACGAAACCATCTAAGTATTGTCTGAAAGATGTCTCGGTTAGATTTTTCTGCACCCCGTTTGTCCTAGGAGGTACTGGAGTAATAAGTCTTTGTTGTTGTGGTTGTGGTTGTTGGACAGGTATTGTCGTAGGTACAGAAACGGGTTTAGGTTTCGTTTTGGGTTTGTTTTTCGTTATTTTAACAATTGCCTGGGAATTTTTACTTCGATCCTTGGATATGCTCAACATTAAAGTATAGAATTTTTTTTTATTATTAATTAGGACGGACGGATGGGTTTTAACTCTGAAAAACATTCCCCGCGAGAAACACATGTCATTGGATTACTTGATATAACTTTGCCACACACCATGACATTATAATTATCATAATCTTTGTAAGGTAAAGAACCCAGTTTGTTCGCAATTTCAAGTGTTTTTTTGAATTGTTTCCAAAACTTATCGTCGTGACCATAAGTATCATTTTGGATATGTGAGAGTTCGTGGAGCAAAACAAAGAAGAGATCATCTATATCTTGGATATTACCAGCAGAATCCCTCACACAAATGAAGACGTCTTTCTTTTCGAGCGCGTATGCAATTGTTTCGGATTGTGGTATTTCACTCAGCGTACCTGTCCAATATTTCATAATTCTTTTGATTTGGGTTTCCGAAGGATATGCTTTAGAAGCTTTGTCTACAAAATCTCTTGCCTTGTTTTCGAGAACCGCCAACGTATCTGCAGCAGCAATAATGTCCCCGGTGTTCAAAACTTTATATGTCTTTCCGTTTACAGAAGACTTTACATCAATCGAATTATCAACGACGTTATCCTTGTAAATAAGCGCCCCGATTGTTCCTAGCGCTACGGTAGCAAATACAATTGACATATTTAAATATGAATTATTTTTTTTATTAAAATATTTTATTAAGTTATAAAAAGGATGGCTATGAAGACTCAACGTAAAGAAAACGTACTTTTCCAAAACGTCAAACCGAGAGAAATCCCTCTTGTAGACAACCCATTCAGCACTTATCCATATAAGCACGTTATAACTGAGACACAACCGACCCAGGCAAAAAACCAAGCTATTTGGGGACTTGTCCAAATGGGTCTATCCGGAGAAGCAGCCGCGATGTATGGCGATGTTGTTGTCCAAAAAACTACGAGAGCGTGCAGGAAGTCCGAGGGCGGTTTCAAGGATGTTAACACTGAACTTTGGGGAACTTCACCATATCTCGGGAGAGGTGATGGAGAAGTGTACAACATGCCTGCATCAAACCAGTTGCTACGTGGTTTTGAGTCGTCCCTCAGAGGAAGCCGTGTGCGGACACAAATAGATGATAAATCGTTCATCCCTTACACGTGGCAGATGATTGATGTTCCTCTCGCAGCGGCAAAGACATCTTTCATTGCTGGTCTTGATACTCGCCAACAATTGGCGTATGGTAATCCTTAAATAGTTGATTTTTTAATTTTAAAATAATAAAATAATGAGTATAATATAGATATGGACTCGAGATTATCCGCTGCTTACGCCATACGAGCTGCTAGAATTTCTATGATTCCAGGTGGGGTAGACGGACTTGTAATAAATTATGCGGAAGGAGGAGAACCTGCTTGGGTCCAATATCCTCTTAAGAAGCAAAAGCCTCTCCCTAATAATCTTTGTTATACACCTACTTTAGAAGACATCGCTCGTAAGCGAGAAGCTGTCATTGCGAAGTATACAAAACAACCATTGGAGACTGGTACAACGTTTACACACGTCTTAAATGCTAGTCATTTGAACGAACAATACACACGTGTTAAGAAATCCGCGTTGCCAGACAAAGAATTCCCAATTATTGAGACCGAAAAATACCCAGAGCCGCCTATACTATGGGAAACAACTATTGGCGCACCTTCTCGGTTGTTCGATAGGTCCGATGGTGTAAAATATGTTAGATAATGGTATACGTCATGCCTCCTAAGAAAGTGGTTAAAATAGAATTGTCAAAGGAAGGATCTTTAGAAAAATACGGATATCATGTCAGTGACACGCGTGATACACGTAGGAAAGCATTAAACAAAGCTATAGCTGACAAGAAATCAAGGGATGCGTTGAATCTTCTCATAAAAAGACTCAACGTCATTTCGATTTATTTCAAGAACACGAAACCTTTGTACTCGTCTAGGGCGAAAGAAGACATCGGGTACGTTCAGAAAAAACGAGACGAAAAATATCAACGTCAATCGCCTCGTGCTTAATTATATTCGTTCATTCCAATAACAAAACTTTGCGTTTGGAAATAATCGTTCTTATAAAACTTCGTATCGACAAAATTACTTGTCGTTTAATGCTTGTTCACACGACGAGCATGACGGCGCACGGAGCTGCTGCGGCGCTTGGGGGATTTGGCGCGCTTGGGGGAGGCAGCGCGACGGGTCTTAGAGGCGGCGCGCTTGGGGGATTTGGCGCGACGAGTACGAGACATAGAGCGAGCACGGGCCATTGTATTGTTATACTTCATAAAAAGATTTTTTTTCGTTTTATTCGTCAAAATTTAGTGTTTTGTTGTATCAATGGTTTTACGCGCACTCGATTTATTTTCGGGGATAGGTGGTATAACACACGGCCTTAGAAAAATCGTCACACCAGTCGCTTTCGTAGAGAAAAATGACGAGGCGAGGGCGTTCCTTGAGAAAAAAAATCCTACTATACCCGTATTCGACGATGTATGCTCGTTTGACGCAACTAAATGGATAGATAAAGTAGATATCATAACCGCGGGTTGGCCTTGCACGGGATTTTCGAACGCTGGAACCAAGACCGGGTTCTCACACGAAGCCTCCGGACTATTCACGGAAGTCGTTAGGATAACAAAAGAATGTCGACCAAAGTTCTTGTTCTTAGAAAATTCACACACTTTATCACTTCCCGAAAACGTGAGTGTCGTCGTTAGTGCCTTTGATGAACTCGATTACGATTGTCGGTGGATAACTTGTCGCGCTACGTGCGTGGGCGCGTTGCATCAACGCCATAGATGGTTTTGTTTGGTCGTGAGACGAGATGTCGAAATTGAAATTGACATTCCATATGTAAAAAAATTTGACTGGACGAGAAACGAACCACCTAGACAAATTCAAAAGTCAACTAAGGAGAATATTTTACATATATCTCTTGCAGGAAACGCAGTCGTCCCCGATCAAGTGAGATACGCCATGGTTATGTTGTGTTCTTTTGATACAAACGGAGAGTTAACTTTATCTTCTCGTGCTAAGAATGGATTTTCGAAAGATGGAGTTATCTTTATGCGCGATATCAAGCATCCTGCAAGAGAACCTTTGAACATCGTTCTTAATCCTCGTGAAAATGAGGCATCCTTCGTGGTTTTGTGTGATCCCAAAAAGGTGCTCACAAAACCAGTCGTTCAAAAATTTTGGCCCACACCTCTCCATAGTTGCAAATACGCTACGAAATGCCCAAGGACATTGACTAAACGTGTTTCTAAAATGTTGGCCGCGTGTGTAGGGTTTTCAGAGGGAGGTGATAAACGAGGATATTTATCAGCGGAATGGGTATTATGGTTAATGGGGTATGATTATAAGTACGTGACATCATAAATTAATTACTAAGTCCACCTAGAGAATATGCTAAAACATCATATGTTTCTTCGGATGGCATTTGCAACACGTTATGGAGCTTAGGAGTTTCCGTGAATACGGTTTGAGGACCTGAATACTTCTCTTTCCGAGACCTAAAGTAAGTCCACCATGTAGCAACAGATATGGCGAGTATGGCAATGAGTATAAGGACCAGGTAGTTCATTTATATACGAAAATATTATTTAACAATCGGGTGAGTCCCACTCCTTGCAAGACGTGACACCTTTGTTTTGAGGAACGGGGGGCAACACCTTAGGGGATTTGGCGAATTCGGCCACGGTAGATGGAACACCGTAATAGGCGTCGTTGAACTTTTCGGCCTTTTTTCCCTTAGAGAACATTTTGCCGAATAGCATGCCTACCACGAAGAAAGCAACGAGAATTAGCAATAGCACTAAGGGGCTTTTTGGTACGAACTGCATTATTATATACTAATAAAATATAATTTTTATGTCGTTTGTGCCGGTAATTGTGTCGGTTGTTTTTCGTTTTCTTTCTTCGCGGTCAAAATAGAATCTATAAACATCCCTATAGTGAAACTGATTAGTACAAGAGTAAACAGGAGCCCTGGGGTCTGGTTTAAAACGTCACTGATAGCCATTTATATATTATAATATTTTTAAATACATCATATCGACAAATATAGATTGCACCGTCAAAGAAAATACTCGAGATAATTAATTGTTGTTATTTTTTTAATAACTTAATAAAGTATACGTGTACATTTCAATGGATGATATAGAAACCATCGAAAAGTATGGACGGGACGAAACCTACATTTTCCTGGCGGATTCTGCCAAGAGAGACACTGCTGCTTACCCGACTGCGGCAGAATACGAAGTTTTATTTAACGCTCAGTTCAGAAATGTAACTAAATTTGAACTTCTCGAAGTCAATATACCAAGAACTGAGTACCTTATTGATTCTTCTGAAAATACATTTGCATATGCACTCAACCAGCCTACGAATATAAATACGTGGCAACAAGAAATAGAAGGAAATATAAGAATTGCCACTATAACCCCCGGAGATTACAACCTTCCACAACTTATAGACGAAATGAACAATGTATTACAACAAACCGCAAACACATATGGAGATTCTGTAATTTTGCAAGTTAGTCCTGTGACAAATCCATCTGAAATCAGTAACAAAATCCGTATTACCGCGTCAGGACCTTTTACTCTTCTTGGTAGCACAGGTACTATTGGCAATACCATCGGTTTCGGAGATCCTGTAAACACTTCCGTGGCGAGTACGACGGGTTATTATTCTACCGTCCCCGGTTACTCTGTAAACTATCCCAATGGTGCTGATTACGTTTTCTTATCGAATCAGGGAAATATAGGTTCAGAGGCTGTAAATGAATTTGTAGGTCCGTTACCCCCGGGTGATAATGTCTCTTTTACACCTATATACACAGGACAAACCCCGAGTCAATATTTCATAGCTCCTTCGGCAGGGGTGCCGACCACCGTATCCGCATACTTTGTTGATCAGGCGACTGCACCTCCTGGGGGTTTTGTAGTCAATTATTCTATAATCAAAGTTTCCGATAGTTCTACGATAGCCACCGGGTCGTTGATTTCAACGAATGATGATCTCGTTCCATCCGTATCATCACCCAGTGTGGTGAGCGCAAACTTTATTCAAGGACAACAGTATTACATACAATTCACACCAGGAAGTTCAGGTTCGAGTGCTGGAAATTGCACCGCACTATGGTATTCCTTTCCTAATTTACCACCTGTCTCCGGGGCATATGCTGCTATAAATGGCACTCTCGTTTTCCCTGGTCAGTATTTCTGCACGGACGTGTCTGCAGAAACTTACATTCAGACTCGAACGTCCTAACGGAACCTTATACGATACAAACGGAGTGGATAATACGATGTTATGTGCCCTTACTTTCAAAGTCGTGCCTAACAACGCAGTTGACAAGACCTTCGACGGCCCTGGTAAATATCCCGCAGCCCCTGGATACTCTGGGGATTATATTCAACTACAACAAAAACGTTGGGGAGAAGAAGCTCGTGCAACATACCCGACGCACAAGAGTACTTATAATCGGTGCAGACCGCGAACGACGTAATTCAATACGTATACGTTCTTTTCCAACCATCGCACCCACAATCTTCTTTCCGCACGTTAAGAATTACGAACTTTACAAAACTTATAACTACGTTTTCCTTGGGCGGTGTGGTCTTGTTCATTTTTTCTATGTTTATGTTCTTTGGAATGATGTCCTCTTCGTCATCCGAAAGTGCAATACGTGGATCAAAAAAACCAGGGGATAATTCGAGAGACATTTAGAATATCACAATATTTTTATATAAATAATTGTACACCCTTATTGAATTAAACCCTGTTGAAGCGTCTATAATCCCCATGTTCTACGAGAAGTTTTGGCCCTGGAGTTACCGCGGTAAGAATACTTGCAGGGTCCCACTCATCGTCTGGTACTCTGGTGATATCTGGGCGATATAGTTTCATTATGAAGTTCTCTCTTTTCTTCTTCATGAAGTAAAGGGCTGCCGCGGCGACTATAGCCACGATGAGAAGTATAAATACAATATGCATTCTATTATATAATACATATACATATTTTTATATACACCATCTCTCAATGATGCCTTTGTATTCATCTTCCCCGATACACATCACGAGTCTATCTGGGTTCCATGATATTTCCAAAAGTTCGTCATGGAACTTCATCTTCGGACAATCTTGAGAAATTCTATACAAGTTATATTCCTCTGCATTGAACAAAACGTTCTTCTTTACCGTAGTAATGGAAGTTAAGCTCCACATGAATGGACAAATCGTACTCATCGTTCTCTTGATATGCCCCAAAGAAATTTTATGGGTCTTTACGGATTTATAGAATTCTACAATTGGGTCTAAGATTTCTTCCGGGTCGTCGTTCAGTATAGACGTTTCGAAAACGGTGTAATATTTTTCATGTTTATGAATTTCTGCTTTCGTGGTATACCCCGCGTCGTATTTCACATCTATGAAAACATGTGTATAATCATCTGGAATTGTATCAAGAAACTTGTTTATCCCTCTTGATGACCGACACTCTTGAGACGTTGTTGTGTATTTTCGTAATGTTATCTTAGTTATTCTAAATAACTCTGGAAGGCGTTTCAGTTTCGTCTCTAACTCGTCAATATTTCTCAAAACCGAAGACGTTTCGTTTCCTTGTATTCTTTCCGAACATATTACTCTAAACGGGTTGCTATACAATATATACGAACATTTGTTGTCAATCATACCTCTTACGAATAATTTCAAAGTTTCGTTTGGAGCGAGATCTTCGAACACTAAATTTTCTAGAACATGTCTTGTTTTATCGTATAAAAGAATGTCACTGATACACGGATTTATCATATTTAATTTCATTTTTAAAAAAGTTGATCATAAGTTAAATACCCAATAAGTATTTGTCATTTCTGGGACAAATAACAATGTAAACAAATACACTTAAACTTCTTTGCAAAACTTTCATCAAAATATTATATTTAGTATGAATTCCGCTCGGTTCTACGCTCAATACAGCATGTCCCGTCTCGTAAATAGTGTGACTACTTTTAAGAGTAGTGGCGAATCTTGCAAGTTGCATCGAATTTACAAAATTAGTTTTCCTTCGGGTCAAAAGTATATTGGACAAACCGTGAAAATGCCCAATGAACGCCTCAAGGAACACCAACGAGAATCATCCAAGTGTCATAGGCTAAAACACGCTCTCCGAACAAATCCTGATTTCAAATTAGACACGGTCGCGATTGTAGGACCTCACCAGGTTCATGCTGTAGAAAAAATTGCCATTGCTCTCGAAGATTCAACAGGTCCAAACGGCCTTAACATAACCATCGGGGGTGCTGGAGTGAAGAAGCCAGATGAAAGATACGAAACTTACAAGAAGCACGTTAGTGATATATATCATCGTATGAAGAGAGGATCTTTCGTATCATACGACGTTTTGTTCATGAAAAATGATACTATGCTATCCGAAGAAGAATTTCAAGCCATCAGACGGCTTTTGTAAAATCACCGGGATTCTAATAATTTCACACGTTCTTCTAGAGTTTCAAGAGACTTCAATCGTGTTTCTAATTCGTCGATACGAGACACGCTCCACTTTAGTGCACCATACATAGTTTTATAAATCTGATCTGCGTCGAGAACCTTACCATCTGTTAACCCATACATATTCCGTACTGATACTGCCTTCGGGATGTATTTTTCAACATCCTGAGCGATCCACCCTACCACGTTTTTATCAGTAATCTTCGTTGATACTTCATCGTTTAAAGAATATTTCTTAAGATCGAGTTGTCTAATAACTTCAACACAATTATGTAAATTTGCCATTGTGATACTATTCTTGAGTCGCATGTCGGATGGAACCGACCATGTTCCACCACCGGATTTATACCCGCTTCCGTTTACCAAAGTAAAATCTCCGACGGTACCAGACAAAAGCAAATTTCCATTCGTCGTTAATAGTAATTGACCCGGTTGAGTTGCACCGGAAACAACCCCATTAACGAGCATAACGGAATTAGATACGTTCGTCAAGTTCGCGTTCCTTCCCATCACAACGACTCCTGAGTTTTTTGCAGTCGCTCCCAATCTGATCATGTTTATTGTATCGCCAAAAACATGTGTAGTATCGGTCTGCGTTTGCAGTGATATATTTTTTCCAACCACAGTCGAATCTGTTATGTCTGCACCTGACGCGCCTAGTACACCAATTTGATTAGAACTTCCGACGGAAAACGTATTATCAATTGTTCCCGCATTTCCTAAAATGGTACTATAACCGAATATATAAGTGTCAGTAACATTTTGTTGTGTATAGTTAATAGAATTTAAGACTCTTCCCAAATACACACATCGATTTTCTACAGACGTTCTTATACCGGATCCTATGAGTACATTATTAGATCCTATCGTATTTTGTCCAACTACTGGTCCTATCATGACATTTCTATCGCCTGTCGTATTGGAACCAGCAGTAGTTCCCAATATGATATTACTGCTACCAGACAAATCTTTTCCACTAGAAATCCCCAAAACAATATTGTTATTTCCAATTAAATTACTTCCGCTATAGGTTCCTGTAAATGTGTTCGACATACCAACCGAGTCACAACCACTACACGTTCCCACACATGTGTTTTGGTCGCTACCCGCAATGTTTCCTCCTGCGCTTAGTCCCACGAACACTGATAAATTTCCGACAGAACTCTTACCGGCCTGGTAGCCCACGAACGTATTTTGATTATCATTGAATCTCGCACTACCTGAATCGGCTCCAACCGATGTATTACAACTCCCATTTGTATACACCGTCCCAGCGTTCGCTCCCAAAAAGGTGTTTTGTGTTGCGGAAGTAACAATATTTCCAGCCTTAAATCCTACGAATGTATTTTGTGTTCCAGTAATACGTTCCCCTGAAAATGCACCTACGACCGTGTTGGAACTTCCTGTACCACCAGCAGAAAACCCAACTGCGGTATTCAAGGAACCGCCGGTAGATATATTCCCCGTTGAGACACCCAAAAATGTATTGCTCGAACCAGTTGTAAGGTTATTTCCCGCTCTGCTTCCGACAAGAGTATTGTTAGTCCCGATACCGAGCAAAGGACCACAGCTGCATCCTATAATGGTATTATCAAATGATGTCATAGCGGTCGTATTACCACTTAGACTTCCGACAACTGTGTTTCTGTCTCCTCGCCCACCTGAACTAAACCCAACAATGGTATTAAGGTTTCCTGCGATCAATCTGGTACCTGCGAATGTTCCAATAACCGTGTTGTTAGATCCCGTTGTAATATTATTTCCTGCATACGACCCTATGATCGTGTTATTTCCTGAAGTGATTAAAGCACCACAATTATACCCCACGAGTGTATTGTTGACCGAAGTTGATGTAGTTGACATACCGCTCTGACTCCCTACAATGGTGTTTTGTTGACCTCGCCCACCTGCGTCATATCCCACAAAGGTGTTTAACGAACCATCAATTATCCTGTCACCTGCTAATGCACCCATTACAGTGTTTCTCTCACCGGTTGTTATATTACCCCCCGCCTTATATCCCATAACTGTGTTTAATGTCCCCGAGATATTAGACGCAACCGAATACCCAACGAGTGTGTTGTTCCCACCCCCAGTAGAATATCTTCCCGCAAACGAACCGACGAAAGTGTTATTATCTCCAGCATTTCCCGTTGTAAACCCGACATACGTGTTGTAAAACCCTTCTGCTCCGAAAGCCCCGCTTTCTGCTCCTATACATGTATTGTTACTCGACCTTCCCATCGAAATACCCGCGTATGCTCCTACCAAAGTATTGCTTGTACCAACAACATTATTTCCAGAGTACACTCCAATCAATGTGTTATTACTTCCGACACTATCAAGACCAGCCGCTGTTCCGACAATCGTGTTTAAAGAACCCGCACCTCGTCCCGCATACGTTCCTAATATTGTATTCAGGTTACCAACATTACTAGGACCTGAACCAAAACCCATAATAGTATTTAATGAACCTATACTATCACCTGCATCCGCCCCCATTATTGTATTAAAACTTCCAGTCCGAATATTTCCAGTTTTATATCCAACGAATGTGTTGTATAACGACGAATCAGTAGCTCCGTATCCTGCTTCATATCCTATAAATGTAGACGTTCCTCCCCCATTATACCCTGCGCTTCTCCCAACGAAAACAGATTGTAAAGAATTCCCGGCATTGTACCCGGCCTTCGCCCCAATTGCAACGGTTTCTTTTGCGGTTGCTGCGAATGAACCTGAATCAGAACCTACCCATACGTTATTCGAACCCGATATTGTGTTTAGTCCTGCACAACGTCCTATTGCAACGGAGTCGCTTTCTAGTTGCGCGTTTTGACCAGCCTTGTAGCCCACAAATACATCCCTAGACCCATTGGTTAAATTTTGACCTGCATAAGCTCCTATTAAAACTAATTCATTTCCGTTTATAAGGTTTTCACCAGCATGAGGCCCGATGATTACAGAATCGCTGATGTTACTTGCATTTCCACCACTCGACGTTCCGATTATAATCGTGTCATACACGTTTGATATATTAGAACCCGCTTGATATCCTATAAATATGTTGTTTCCGCCATTTATATTTTTCTGACCTGCTCGAACCCCAATATAGACGTTATTTCCGCCATTTTTTGCAAATTCACCTGTTTCAAACCCTACGTACACATTGTCCGACCCACTGTCCGTTCCTGCACCGGATTGCCCCCCAACATATGTATTACGGTCTCCCGTTCGTGCATATCGCCCAGAAGATTCTCCTACGAATGTAGAATTATTTACGTTATATGCGTAATAACCTGCTGCAGAACCTACACTGACGTTCTTAGTGCCCGAAACGGCCCTACCCATAGATTTCCACCCTATTGCAGTGTTGAAAGACGATTTCTGCATCGTTGCCGCGGCTTCGTATCCGACCGCGGTGACACCAACAACATTCGCTGCTGCACTAAGTACTCCAGTTCCAACGCCTACGGATGATTCCGTGTTTTGCATTGTGTACCCGGCGTATGCCCCTACAAGTGTAGAATTTGATACGGTTCCTGATTGATTCATTGCACTTGCCCCGACGGCTGTGTTTTTTTGAGAGCTTCCTCCTAAAATAACTTTGGTACCCGCGTTGAGACCAACGAACGTGTCGTCGTAACCATCAACCAGTGAGATATGGTCTAATTGGAGACTATACGCTCCAGTTCCGCCGAACTTATAATCTTGGAAATTTTTAGCTGGCTGCATATATCTACTGAATAATCATATTATTATTGTAATTTATAAACGACCATATATCGACCGCTATAACAACTTAATACATGAAGTTACGTGTGTTCTATGGCAATCACAAAGCCATTGCTCGCCGCCACACTTGAAAATATCGAAGACGTGCAATTTCCGTGTTTGGCAACTCCTAAAATAGATGGCATCAGGAGCGTGAAACAAACGCAAATGCTCTCAAGAACTTTCAAACCAATTAGAAATTCTGTCATGAACAGACTATTGACCGAATTGCTACCTGAGGGTTCTGATGGTGAAATTTCTATAGAAGGTGCTACTTTTCAAGACACCACAAGTGCTGTTATGACTGGTCACAAAATGTATAACGCTAAATTTTCGTATTATTGGTTCGATTATGTTACTGACGACCCTCTGAAGAAATATATTGACCGCGTAGAAGATATGAAGAACTATATCACCGTTCACCCTCACATTCTAGAACACGCGCAAGTAAAAATTATTCCTCTGATTCCAGTTGAAATCAACAATATTACTGAACTATTACAATATGAACGAGATGTTTTGTCTAAAGGGTTCGAAGGAGTGATGATACGAAAACCGGACGGAAAATACAAGTTCGGTCGTTCTACCTTGAAAGAAGGTATTCTACTGAAGATGAAACAGTTCAAAGATGCAGAGGCGACTATCATTTCTATGACTGCGCTGTTTAAAAACACAAACACAAAAACAAAAGATAATTTTGGGTACTCTAAACGTTCCACACATAAGAGTGGTAAAGTAGAAGAGGACGTTATGGGGTCTATAGAAGTCGATTACGACGGAGTTGTATTCTCGATCGGAACCGGGTTTGATGCAGATCAACGGAGAGATTTTTGGCAAAACAAAGAATCTTACATTGGTAAAATGGTGAAATTCAAATACTTCGAAATGGGTTCCAAAGATTGCCCAAGATTTCCGGTTTTTATTGGTATTCGTCACGAGGAAGACCGTTAAAAAAGTCTATAATATTATTCGATATATCATCCCATGTAGGTTTCGTTTTTACGAAGTCTTGTACTCTTTTTCCGTATTTTTTACGATTTTTGTTATCTACGAAGAACTTGAATGCATCAACAAGGTCATCTGCATCAATCACCCCCTCGATACCTCCAATTCCGTCTCGGTCATCAACCGATATCCACGCACTTGGTTTTATCTTATACACACAATTGTCAGAGAAATAGTCATCAGCACCTCCCACAGCAGATATGATCACCGGTTTTCCTAAAACAGCACCTTCTGCACAGCATAACCCAAAACCTTCACCACTTGCACAATTTACAACAACATCGCACGCATTGTACAACATATCTACACGTTCGTCCGATAAACACGTTCTATTTATCATAATTTTATCTAATTGTGTAAAAACATCCTTCACCCCCTTGGCAACAAGTTCTCTCAACGCGATAGAATGCAAATCGAATTTTGAATCAAGATGACTATTACACAAAAAGCGAACCTTTTCCTCGGGATACTTTGATATGAATCTTGCAGCGGCGAGAACATAAATATCCAATCGTTTACGAGATGTATTTCGGTTCATATTTAGAAACAATATATCATTACTATAATCACCCAAACCCGCAAGTTCTCTGGCGTCTGAGATTACCTTCGTATCGACAAAATGCGAAACGATGGTTATCGGGACTTTACACCCGTAGTTACGTATATCTGAAATCCAACAATCAGACATTGCCAGTACACCAGTGACTTTTGGATGACTGAATATCCACCATAAATTCTCACGGATGTTTTTGCTGACAAGGTCGACGTATAAAACAACCTTGGTGTTATATTTGCATTTCCCCATAGCCAGTAAGTAATTTCCTATAACCACCGGGTCGTTATAAATCACTACGAAATCTGGTTTGTGAATATCTACAAACTCAGGGAGACCCGAATAATAAAATCCTTGCTCACTCACCCCCTGTTCCTTTTCAGACGTCTGGGCGTCGAATTCGTCAATGTCGTTATATATACTCTTACCAAACGCGTGAATTCCAAAAACAATAACTTCGTGTACTTTCGCAATCCTTGGCACAAGTGCACGCATAACTCTCCCATATCCTGACGGAACAGATGAATGTGCTCCTACTATGATAATTTTCATTTAGTTACAACTGATATTGTATTGTATCTTAAGTTTATTTAAAAACATTCGTGAGTTGCTTGAATGTGCTGTTTTTTTGCTTCCGAGTTTGCTGCAGAGATTTTTCAATCCGCTTGTCGTCAAAAATTTCAGAAGCAATTTCTAGCTTCTTCTGCTGCAGGTTCAAAACATGTTCGTCAAAGGTGTTGTCAATAATAAGTCTCTTGACGATGACATTTGCCGTCTGCCCGATGCGATGTGCCCGAGCAATCGCCTGAATTTCCGTCGTTGCATTCCACGACAAACTATTGATAAACACACGAGTTGCCACCTGTAGGTTCAGACCGATACCACCCGATTCAATCTGGATGATAAAGAAATTAATATCGTTATCTTCATTGAAACTCTTGATATTAACATCCCTTTGAGAATTAGGTGTTTTGCCATTCAGCGTCACAGACTTGTGACCGATTGAATGCAGCATTTCCCTGATTGCGTCCATTTCGCAAATCCAGTTGCAGAAAATAAGAGTCTTCTCTACTGGATTGTTTTGAATCTCCTTCCGGAGCATGTTCAACTTCGTGCGATTTCCCTCCCACTTCTCATCCTCGGAATTCGCATAAAGAATCTGAGGGTTTGTGACACACTGTCGCATCCGCATGAGCTGCTCGAGCAGGCGCATACGTCCTTCACCATCACCATATGCGTTATATGCCCGTAGAAGTATCTTACCATTTTCTACAAGCTCCGCGTAGAGATCTTTTTCCGCGTCCGTTTCAAAATCGCCACGTATCTCTTCGATGTGCAGGTCTGGAATACTAAGCCCGACGTCTTCCTTCGTCCGCCTATAAACAAACTCCCGCGCTGCTTGTGTCAGGTTGACGTTGAAGATATCCATAAACTCGAGAAGCGACTTGAAATCGTTACGATTCTTATTGATCAATGTACCAGTAAGAATCCACCTGATATGAGATTTAATCTGATTCATTGCCCAAAAGCTCTTGGAGCGCCTGTTCCTGATAAGATGCCCTTCGTCAATAACCAGGCGGTCAAACTTGAAAGACAACAGCGCACAATCGTCAGTATCAATCATACTGCTGAAAGTGCTGATGCTCGTAATGCACACTTTGTGTTCCTTCAGCATTTCATGAGTAATCTCCTTCTTGTTATTCATTCGTGCATCAACAACAAGAGGGGTACAATCCGTAAACTTTGCAAACTCCGACACCCACTGACTCATGATGTTTTTTGGGACAACGATGAGTGTATGATCAAGATCGTGGACTGCGATAGTAACCATGGTCAGAATGGTTTTGCCCATGCCTGGGTCGAGACACAGAAACCCTCCGGGAGCCCTATGAGACGACTCTCGCTTTAGCATCCACATCATCGCCTCCTTCTGGTAAGAGAACAACTTTCCAGTGAACTTCATGATTTTGGTATGTGCTTTGTGCTTTGTGCTTTGTGCTTTGTGCTTTGTGTGTTTGTATTTTGAGATAATAAACAATGAAATCAAAATACATTTATACATATTTATTGTCATTTGTCATTTGTCATTTGTCATTTGTCATTTGTCATTTCTTTCTTGAAAGAAACTTTCTACAGGTCACGATAATCAGATTCCCGTACTTCCAAATCCACCTCCACCACGAGCGGTGTCTTCGAGTTCGAGGACGACCGCGACATCTGGGGTAACGATCTGTTCCAGGATAAGTTGAGCAATACGATCGCCTTTTTTGATAATATAGTCACGTTCTGTAGTATTGTAAAGGATTGCTTTCAACTCTCCTCTGTAATCTGAGTCAATCACACCGGCAAGTACATCAATACCATATTTATAAGCGAGGCCTGATCGCGGGGCAATTCGACCATATGTCCCATTTGGAACGCGAATAGAAATACCTGTAGAAACGGCGATACGTCCCATAGCAGGGACCACAACGTCTTCCACCGAGGAAATGTCATACCCGGCAGCACCTTCGGAACCGCGCATGGGGGTGGTAGCAGATTCAACAAGTTTCTTTACGAGGAGAGAAGACATTTTAGTTACAATACAGATAAACGCGATACTTTTATGCGATATATAGTCGATATGACAAATTCGTTTTGGTCGCACTTCACCCGGTGACGTATCAACAATGATTAGTATCAACACATAATTATATAAAACAAATAATACATTGAAAACTTAAATTTAAAATGAACAGAGAAGAACGTAAAGAAACATTCGTCAACACTCTTGTTGATTTCTGCAATGTTTCCAGAGAATTTGTTGAACCGTATATTTCTAAAGGTGTGATTGACAAAGTCACTCATACAAACGAAGAATTTCTAAAATGTATGACGAGTGCTGCGACTACTTGTAAGACATCAACACACGTTAAATTCATCCCTCCAACGGTCACGACAATTACCATCACTGGCAAATTCGTTTATGACGAAACAGTTACAAAAGAACTTCCCATCGAATACATTCGGGAAAGGTTGGGCGAAGAAAACGATCTCGGGCTCTATATCGGGGTTCAAAAGGTTAAAAAACATCGCGCAGATGTGTATAGCAAAAAGGTTCAACACGATAAGAGAAAGTTTCGTCACCAAGTACCTATTAAACATGGTGGGAAATCTGCGAAACTATTTTACAACGGTTCCGTCCACATAACCGGTATAACCAATCTCGTTGATTTTGTACACATGACATCATTAATCGCATCGTTCATCCATGAAATAACAAATAAAGAACTTCTCATGGTTCTAGAAGATTTCAAGATAAACATGATCAACACGTCAAGTCTGGTAACAGATCTAAATAACTTCCCCATGGCGTTTCCTCCGAAGACTATTACAGAACTCATTAGAGAAACAGGGCAGCACGTTGATTTTGATCCAGAACGTTACCCAGGGGTTAAAATAATAATTTCAGATGAACAAGGGAAAAAGGTAGCAACAGGGTGTGTGTTTCAAACCGGCAGCATCACTATCATAGGTGCCAGAGAACCAAAATACATTGCGAAAGCTTTTGACGTGATCGGGAAAAATCTTGACAAATTGTGGACACTCGGTATGAGTGCTTCAAAACCCAGGACAACAACGTCCAGGATTCCACTGGAAATAGCACATGGTTACCTAACAAATAGCTGGAGATTGTGTATTTGATTTTACATAAACTTGATGGCAATACCGGCTCTTTTCTTTGTAAGCCTGATTTTGACGTTCTTATTCAATTCGAAGTTCATAAACCCATCAAAACGCTTCAAAGATTCTATGAAATATGTCAACATCTTATTTTTGAAGACTTCTCCGGGGAATAACTTGATCAGTACTGTCTTCCAAAAGGTTTGACCCATCGTGATATACATATCGTCGATTATCGCCGTGTTATCCTCGAATTTGTTCACAAACTCTTTCGCGGTTATCTCCATCATCATACTCATTTCCCCCATGGTATCCTTTAATTTAAAGAGCCCTGGGATGAAACGATCATCCCAATCGTTCATACAAGGTACCACGGAGTTTCGCACCATACCCCTTTTGAAATGCGCGGGTGTACTATTAGGAAGGTAAGGAATATTATGACCTCTAGCATACTCAATGATATCATCCTTCGAAACGCCCAACAATGGTCTGAAGAACTTGATACCATCCTGAACAACAACGGTGTCCATACCATTCAAGTTGTCGTATTTATGCCCGCTGCAAATATTTTGCAGGATATTCTCGAGACAATCGTCTTTATTATGTCCCATTGCTACAAACGCCCCGTGAGAAATTGTCTTGTACGTGTTATAACGGACTTTCCTGGTATACGTCTCGTACAGAGTCCGAATGTCGGCATCTATGCATGGCTTTCTGTTGATCTCCTCTATGCGACGAACTGAAATAGGATAACCCAACCAGTTTGCCCAATCCGTCACAAAATATTCCTCGTCATACGCACACGCCCTGTTAGTATAATTAACCATCGCTACATTCATTTTATAACCGTAAAAACCCCTCAACCCGTCGAGAATATGAAATAGAGTCATAGAATCAACACCACCGGATAGACTCATAGTAATCTCACCCGGTTTGACGTCTCTCAACGCCTTCTCAACGGCTTTTACCACGTGGTTATCCCGGTTAATTTTGAGAGCGTAATCATTTGGGGTGAAGTATGTAGTGTGTGCGTGTTTCATTGCGTCGTAGATAGTGTCCCTGTACGTAGTATGGATGAAGGGAGCTTGGTCCTCCATTGGACAACGCTCGTAAGACGCCTTCAAAAATCTGTGAACAAACTCATGACACCCGGGGGTGAGGCGCGGCCATGTGTTTTTGATAACACGATGGATCCACACGGGGTCCTTTGTATGACGGATGCACAGATGAGTAAAACACCACTCAAGGTCGGGAAGCTTTGTCAGGTCGGTACGGTCAAAAAACAGTAGGGACTTTGTTAGAAAGTATTCTACAATATGATTAGAATACGTATAACGAAACACGTGTCGTGGAAGTTGGTCGAATAGTATAACAACGTGGTGGGGATTATCCGTGTCGTAGTAGTCCTCGTCCAAAAGATGCTCATACTTGGTAGTTAGATACTCGTCAATGGCGATGTTCTGGGTAAACCAGAAGTTTTCATTCGAAAGGAACTCCGAAACGAATTCCGAGAGAGACATGGTAAATGGTTCTTTGGGAATTTATATTTATGATAGTTAAATTGTTCGGGGTTCGGTGATTATATACACAAACACAACCCAGGGTAAAATGACACATCAGTTACTGAACAAAATACCACCCTGACCTTCAACGATGCGAAGTACATTGAAATTTTTAGAAAAAATTGTTATATTTTTGAATTTCGTAATGCCATTTTCTAGAGTTGTCGAAAGGTCAAATACCTGTGATATATCAGCGGCGGTCGCTGCCTTATTTGTATAACTTAAAGTAACCATGTCAAGTTTCGAAAAGTTTAACGTTCCTTCTGGATCTTGTTTATCCGCATTCACTCCGAAACTATACATATAAATACCACATGAAGGTGCTTGACCGAGCGCTTGTGTGGTCTGCACCATATTAAAATAACCACCAGGGCGTTCTGAAAAACGATCGGTACCATTACATTTGATGACTGCCGATTGCAGAGGTGCGTATCCTTCATTCGTCACGAATGTGCTATTTGATGTGGTATACTGCCCGTGGAGATTCGTTTTATACACCCAAATTATGTATCTTGACGGTAGCGTGAATGGAAGATCGACCATGGTGGTGTTCACGGAATTCGACATATTCGGGATAGTTACGAAAGTCTGAAGTTGTTCGATTATATATTCGTGTTCTGTCTGTGCGAAATACACACGTTCGGGTTTATCAAGGAATACATAATCCCCGTAAAAACGAACTTGTGGCATATACGTAGAGTCTATCCCAGGGATGTTGTACGGAGGCTCAAAATCTATCTTCAGCTTTACTTCGTGATATTGTAGGGCAACCAGAGGCAAGGAGTTAGAAAGATATCTCGTGAAGAATAGAGGGAGGTCAAGGTAAAACGTCCTAATGGCACCCGGTGGGTCGTCGGGTCTAAAGTTCAGCATCCTGTAATTAGCAGAACGCATTTCCGTGTCGTTGAACAACTCGTCGTGAACTCTCGACCACGTGGGAAAATCTTGAATCTTTTCGACTTCCTGGTCGCCAATGAGTAAAGTTAAGGATTTTATGAACTGTTCTGCAGGGTAAAAAGACTCTGTAGATGTTCTTTTCATCGTTATTTCAAGAACGCAACTCTTTAACAAATCACCCGCTTTTTTGATATTGATGAATGACGTAGAACCATACAAGACATCGAACACCGTTTCAATAGATTCTATGGCGAAATTTGTCTTCCGCGCCATTATCCGCTTCCACAGACTCCTTGTAGGGTCACCTGTCAAGAAAACATCCTGATAACCAGTACTTACGAGTTGCATAATACCACCCATTGAATATTCTACTTTACATATATGTATTTTTTTTTAAGTTTTTATCTACACGTTGAAACAGAACATTTTCTTTTTCAACAGATGATTAACGTCTTTATTTCAATTATAATCTACCTTTCATCACCATATATTCTGCCATCCTTTTTGTCCACACCTTCTTAACAGAGTCTACTTTGAAGTTGTCTACAATTTCTATCTCCGCGTCAATATTATTGATTTTTGCAATCTTTTCTTTCTCAGTTATGTTACCTGTCAAAAAAACAGATGCTTTCATTTTTTCCTGTTCAATTTGCTTTATCAAATCCACATATTTTGAAGATGCGCTCTTTTGTGCATTGAGTTCGTTTTTTTTCACATTATCTACTACGATAGCTGCAAGTTTCGGAGCTTTATCCTTCACGACTTTGCTCTCTTTCTTAATTGTATCGACTGCAGTCTTTGTGAGAGTATTTATCTTTGCGTCTGTCGAAGTTTTCGTCTTTTGTATATCACTAAGGTCTTTCTTCAGTTTTGGATCGTCTTCAGGAATGTCAAGAATTTCTTTTATGTCTTTCTGAACAATATTCGACTGGTCAGGTTTTACGACCCTGACATCTATTTGTTTCAGTGAAGATTTTTTATTTATCCCGATCGTTTCAGAAAACATATCTTTGATATCTGACCAATTCATGTACACGACACTTCCCATTCCGGCAAGTGCAACAAGAGCGAGCAATACAAGACCGAAAATGTATCTTTTTTTCATTATAATATATTAGAAATATTTAAAATATGATGTATATTCTCAGTTAGGGCGACCATTTAGAAATTTTTACGTTTTTGTACTTTACAAACGTATTAGGAATTTGATTTATATTTTGTCCTGTGCAGCCGCCATAGAATGTTCCAAATATGACGTATTTTATATTGAAATCCGAACTAGACGTCCACATAACTTGGTCTTGTGTTTGCTTTTGACCATTCACTTCGAAATAAATCAACCCGTTTCTTTGTCCGATCGTATTTAATTTAAGACCAATTTTGATGTTATTCCACGCATTTCTCTTGATACTCCTCGAAAATTCTTCCACCATGATGCTGTGCCCACAGTCTTCTACCTGTTTCAATTTAGGGATCTGTTTAGAATTCGTAGAATCGTCAAAGTATAAATATGGATACACTCCACTTCCGTCACGACCAACGCGTTTACCGTTTTTATAAGTAGTACCTCCCCACATCACGCGATAACTCGCACCAGTTCGCTTTCCAGGTTTTGCACAACCCGAAGCGACTCCTCTCTGTCCAGGTCTTGATAAGAAGAATCCTCCAATTTTCCCCTGGCACCCGAACCAAAAGTTACTGGGGAAGAAAATGTCAAATTCTAATAAACAACTATCGGACATATTGCCTGGGACGTTCCACTGACGATTGTAACGTTTCCCACCCTGTCCTGGGTATGTCCCTTTGTTTAATACCGCAGTTTCTTCATTGCTCATTAATGTTATCGTCCCACTTACATTTCCACCGCCACCTCCACCACCCGATTTCACACACTTCTTTCCGTCCCAGTTCCACCCGTTCTTCATGTCGCAAACACAGCCCTTTCCGTCCCATGTCACCCCTTGTTTGGGATCGCAAACACATTGACCCTTAGAATCGCGGGTTTGGAATTGGGGACATGCACCTTTTACACACTTCTTTCCGTCCCAGTTCCACCCGTTCTTCATGTCGCATACACAACTCTTACCATCCCATGTGACGCCTTGTCTGGGGTCACAAACACACTGGCCCTTAGAATCGCGAGTTTGGAACTGAGGGCACGCGCTCGGTCCAGGGGATGGTTTAGGACCCGGTGATGGTTTAGGAGCGGGTTTAGGACCCGGTGATGGTTTAGGAGCGGGCTTAGGACCCGGTGAGGGCTTTGAAGCAGGTGGTTTATTTTTGTCAGCCTGTTTTTTTTTCTTGAAATCATCTGTGGCTTTTTTTGCTTGTTTTATTTTATCATCTAACACCTTTAGCACATCTTCCGTTTTTTTAACTGATTTTATTGTTTCATTGGCTTCTGTAACTTTTTTGTTGTACACATTACGTTCCGCTTGTCTCCGCGTGGCTAAACTCGCGTTATATTCTTTTTCTGCAAGTTGGCGTTGTTGAACGACTTGTTTGTAAGTTTCTTCCGCTTCTCTAAGTTTGTTATCAATTATATCTTTTGATTTATCTTGATAAGTGGCACTAATTGCAGCAGCAGCAGTAGTCGCCATGGCAACTGCCTTATTTGCATTGTCAAGCTCTTGTTTCCTTATATTTTCTATAGCTTTTGCTGCTTCTATATTCGCTTGTTCTGCCTTTATTTTAGCATCTGCTGCTGATTTGATTGCCATATCCGCGTCGCTCTGAGATATTTTACCAACGGCGGCGAGTTGGACACTTGTTGCTGAATTCGCTTCTAATTGTGCCTGTTCGGTTCGAGCTCGTAAAGCAACGTCGAGAAGGTCGTTTGCAACCTTTTTATCAACATTTTCTGTTAAAACTTGCGAGACTTCTTGTATAATTTGCCCAGATTCGCGTTTTTTATTGTTTACCTTCTTAACAATGAAAATTACCAACCCAACAACAGCTGCGACGACAAGTACAATTATAGTATATATTAACCAGCGGCTTATGCCACCGGACGCTTCGTTGCCGGTATTGACATTGTTTAACTCGTTCAGATTATTAATTTCAGTAATCACGTTTATAGGAACCTCAACATCGGCCATTTTTACTATATAACTTTATTTTTATTATATTTTATTTTTATTCATATCCTATATATATTATTTCGGTTCTCGGGTTTTGTATAAGGTCCCGTATCGACAAAATAGCCTCGAAGTATCGTTCGTCTCGAAGACGTAACGCCTTATCACCGCGATCGAAGTTACCGATCGTAGGGTTCACACGGACCCATGCGATGTGATGCTCCGGGAACGCGAGGAGCAACTCAGTACTTGCGAAATTTGTCCGTGCTTCGTCACAAGCGTACGATTTATGCGCATCTTCATCGACTTCGAGACATATCACGATGTCCGGGGTGATGATGACACCATCAATAAATGCGTGAGACTTTGACGTGTCCACACATTTATAATCAATACGATATTCTCTTTGGGTGACGTCGATGTCATGCTTGTCGAGGAAGCAAAAGAACGCGTGCTCGTCTTTCTTACGGGGTAACCGCCGTGATTCGTCCGGGTCACACGAGAGACAATATTGTTTCCCGTATGTGAGTTGAGTTCTCACAGGACATGGGACTCCGTCATATCCCGAACATATTTTGTTCTTAACGTCAATTGTGTATTGTGGTTTACAATCACCACACCATATTGCTTTTTGTCCCGGAAAACCGAAATATGGTTGTTTTCCACACTTGCATTTCTTTGATACGACATTAACTGCGTCTTCTGGTTTACACGTCCCACAAAATTCGGCCTTTTGCCCCAGAAGACCGAAGACTAGATTTTTGCCACATTGGCATTTCTTGTTCTTGATGTCGCTCGCCTCTTTCGGTTTGCACTTCGAACACCATTCTGGTTTTCCATCCTGAAGACCGAAATATGGTTGAGATTTTCCACAACGACATTTCTTGTTCTTGACGTTGGTCGCCTCTTTCGATTTTTCAGGACACTTCGAACACCATATTGGTTTTTCACCTGGAAGACCGAAATATGGTTGAGATTTTCCACACTCGCATTTTTTATTCACTACGTTGATCGCCTCTTTCGATTTTTCGGGACACTTCGAACACCATGTTGGTTTTTCTCCTGGAAAACCGAAATATGGACGAGATTTTCCACACTTGCATTTAGAAGGCATATATAATTTAGAAGGTGTGTTACTTAAATTGACCAAATGTTGATACGAGTGTCATTCACATATTATTCGCGAAATTTTATATTTACTTCTAATAAATGAATAAGATTTGGATAATCATCACGATCGTCATAGTAGTATTATCCGTGTTAGGAGTTGCGATCCCACTAACGATTCATTTCATAAAAAAACGCGCGAAACAGCAAGCAGACGAGAAATATACGAAAGCCCTCGTTGACGAATCTATTCTTGCGGATAAGCTCAAACAACAGCAATCTATCGTTAACTCTGTAGAAAATGTCGCGGCAAGTACTTTTGATGAAACGACAGATAACCAAGAGTCGGTTATGATTCAACTTGCAAATTCGAAGAACGAACTTGAACAATTGAAACAAAATCTTGTGGCGGCCGTCGAAACGACAAACACGTTGAAAAATCAAAAACAAGCCGAAGAAAATAACATAAATGCATCCACGGCATTTAATAGATCAGCAGCGGATGCAAAGTTCGTCGAAAACGCACAACAAAAAATAAACCAAGATGTTGTTATGTCTCTTCAAGATGCCACGGATGAACTTGAAAATCAAGCTCTCGATCTTGATGAATACCGAAAAACCCTTCAAAAAGAAGCGCAAGAGCTCGCAACGGGTGTTTCATCTCCGACGATTAACATACCTGAAATACCGGATGATGTCAAACCCTCTGTGAGAACTGCATGGTTATCTGCTATAAACCATGTTGCCACGTCAGACGATCAAGATCTTGCTATCAAACAATTATCCGAGATTTACAGAGTAACTGAAAAAGATGCCAACGAACTAATTTCAGCCGCGAAACGAGAAAAAAATCCATCATGTGAACAAATTACCAGAGTGTTTTTTGACAATAAATGGACTTGCCCCCCTGGTTGGACTGATACTGGGCGCCAATGGGGAGATGTTGACGGAGAAATACAGTGTACACGAGGATCTTGTCCTACCCTTAACCCCAATGTATGTGATTACAAAACGCGTATAATGAAAGATGGTAAAGCCGTTTGTCCTACTGGTTATACAGATACCGGTAGAAATGATAAATTTCAATGTAAGGTAGGACCTTGCTCCGACTTACCACCACCAGTACCAGAACCAACGCCAGAACCTGCTCCTGTGCCAAGACCAACGCCAGAACCTGCTCCTGTGCCGAGACCGACACCGGGACCTGCTCCTGTGCCGAGACCGAGCGCGTGCCCTCAGTTCCAGACTCGCGATTCTAAGGGACAGTGTGTCTGCGACCCCAGACAAGGCGTCACATGGGACGGTAAGAGTTGTGTATGCGACATGAAGAACGGATGGAACTGGGACGGTAAAAAATGTGTAAAAGGTGCTTGCCCTCAGTTCCAGACCCGTGATTCTAAGGGGCAGTGTGTCTGTGACCCCAGACAAGGCGTCACATGGGACGGAAAGGGCTGTGTATGCGACATGAAGAACGGGTGGAACTGGGACGGAAAGAAATGCGTGAAATCGGGCGGGGGTGGAGGAGGTGGAGGAGGTGTCAGTATCAAAAAGAACCTTGGTAAATTCGTTATGACGTGGTATTCATTCGACGACAACACCCCTCCATATTCAAACGTAGGAAGTACTGGAAAATATCTTACACCTTTCATATCTGTAGCAGTTCCTTTCAGGTTGTTAAAGAAGAATGGAGGTCCTTTGAATTACGGAGACACATTATACTTGAAGTTTTTGGACGGGCGAACTATGCCAAATGGACAAAAACATAATGGAATTGTACGTTTGGATGACTTCTGTGGAGATTATGGTGACGATGGTTACTGTTACCAATCGGTAAAAGGAGGAAAATACCCTAACGTTGATCTGTATATTGGCGATAGGAGAGCCGCAGGTCAAGGATGTAACGGTGGAGGTCCGGCAGGAAGTGGGCAAGAATTGACCGATTTATCTATTGCATCCGGACCCGTTGGAAGTTGGGGAGGAAAATCGAAAGGTCCTGGGAGATGTGGTGATATACAAACAGCGGAGAGACAAGGGTGTGGCTTCATTAAATGGAAACATACTGAAGGTTGGTGGAAGGATACGTGCAACCAGGTGAACCGTTACAACGGGCCTTAAACCGGTAATTCTCGAGTATAATCCATACTTTTTCTCAATGAATTATTAAGTTCAGTAGCAAAATCGCGGCGGTTTACATCTTGTTTTGTTGAGTAATATGATATTCCGTTAAAGTCTGTTAATGATATACGAGGACTGGAAGTGCTTGTATTTGTTGTATTTGTTGAATGTCTTGAAACGTCTGGTGATAAACTCGTTGACGAAGCGTAATCATCAATGGCTTTCTCAACAAGATGATGAGGAATTTTAAACCTCGTTCCAATTCTTAATTTCTTATGTTTATTATCAAATAGCCCAAGAAGTGTCTTGTTTCTTTTTTCCCAATCTTCTGGTTTTCCACCGATTTTTTTTGAACATTCTTCTGCAAATCTGCTGAAAGACACCCCATCGATCAGCACATTAACGAATGGGCGTCTTATGATGTTGTCGTTGTAAGATACTATTTTGGAAATCATTTAAAATATATCAACATTTTTATTTAATTTTTATACACCCCTCCGTTCAACACATTTTCAAATGCTTCTTTTGCAGTATCTTTTCCCGTTATAAATTTTGAATGTTTCGGAACTTTCCATAAAAATGAAGACAATACCAACACATACCACTTCATTTCTTTTTCAAATTCTCGAAGATCGTTCAATATGTCACTACTTACATATTCAACACCATATATATGGTCACTTTTTGCTTCGAGACATTTAAAAATTCTGTCTTGCATATATCCTACTAATGGAATACTCACTGTTTCAACAGTCATTACTTTTGAGTACATTCCGTTCAGACTTTCGAATATCTTTATGATGTATAATTGTAATATAATCAGAAACGTACTCATCAAATTAGGATATGTATCAATAACGATAAATGTTGTCAATACTCCTGTAATAATAACATGAAAAAACCAATATCCAGTCATCACCCTTCGTATTGTCTTTTGGCGTTCGTCGGATACGCGACTTTCAAAAGACAGATCTTTCCAACAAGTAATAAGTAAGGGATAAGCATCTGCATTAATCATTACTTATTTTGACTTTTGAGTTTGTTAAGCTTCTTCATGTTCTATAACTTCTTCTTCTGGCGTATCTACAACTTGTTCGTTGTCACTGTCTCTGCATTTCTTGCACGCACGTTTTGCACCTAAAAATAAAGTCACGGGTTCTGCTTTAGATATATTTCTACAGAAAGGGCATATGTAAATTACATTGGGACAGTCACTCTCACAAGTGCACCTGAGAGACATCTTGACCGTACAAGATGAACACAAAAATTGAAAACAGCAGTTGGTCTGAGAAGTGGTGCGGCAACAAACATCATCAGCGCACCAAGGTCTGAGGCAAATTCCACATTCATCCCCCATATCTTCTTCTGTACGAACTCGTACATTCACGAATGCGGAATTATACCGACGTGTACGAGAGACGTTCGGCATTCTTTCTTTAATATCTAATTGTACTTATCTTTTAAATTTTTTATATTTTACGTAATTATATGGCGATAGAAACGAATACAGGACGAAAAGACGCAAAGGGTCGGATAATCTTCAAAGGTCCTCGTGGAGGTGAATTTGTAAAAACATCATCCGGGCGTAAAAGCAAACCCGCAGTAGGAAGGTTGACAAAGAAGCAACTCGAAGAAAAAGCTAGGGCTTTGTCAGCTAAAAGACAGATTTTGAATAGTAAAGCGAAAAATCTATCTGCAAAACGTCAAATGTTAGAAAGGGGTGCTGAATTTTTGAACCAAGAAGCGGCCAGGTTACAAGCGGAAAATACCATGAGACGTCTCAACATGCTTGCAAAAAATAAAGCATCTGTCGTGAAAAATATGACCAAAAAAATGTAAACAATTGATATAAATGTTCTCTGCTTTTCGCGATACCGCGTCAATTGGGTTTAGCGATACACACCAAGACGAAAAAACTCTGAGATTCTTGAAGAAACAAATCTCACAATTTATAAAACATCTAAAAGAATATTACCCTAATAACGAACTTACTAAAAAACTTGTGATGAAATATTCAGATGTTCAATTGTTACCTTATACAAAAGGTGCCACAAAAGATACGTACACATCCGGTTTGTTTGACCACACTACTGGCGTAATAAAGATTGCACCGAGAGATGGTCTTGGAAACGTAAGAGATGAACAATCTCTGAATAAATCAATATGTCACGAACTTGCACACGGAACTCGTGTAAAATACCCTGGAGAGAGTTCACACTCCGATGAATGGAAAGATGCGTGGAAAACGTTCTTGAAAATTGCAGCAGATGAACTGGGATGGAAGATCGAGGTCCCATGTTCTTCTGTGAGCTTTTATGGCCTTACAAAAGACGATTGTGAGAATTGCGTTTGGGATCAAGACCCGGAAACATGTCCTAAGACAGCCAAACTAGCTTAATACTCTTCATCATCACCATCGTCTTTTACTTTGGGGGCCAAAAAAAAGGAAATTTTAGAATCGCTCTCGGCATCAAACACGTATTCAAAAATACCCGGTTGATCATCGAGTAGTTTTATTACGACTCGCTTAGAAATTCCAGCGGCTTTCGCGAACGTCATAAGGTATCGTGTGGCAAATTCGCATGTCAACCTTCCCTTGATTTCAACGCGTTGGTCGTGAATTTGTAGATCAACTTCGCCAATCTCACCCGCTGTCTTCATATGCACGACGTCGTCCTGTGTATATATCTTCACCGTATCTCCGAACCCTGCCATGTTCTTTAGGTATTTTTGAATAATATTAGAATCCGCATCAATGAGAACGTCAATGTCCATCTCCGGAATCTCCATCTCCTCGGTTTCAATGTCAATAGTCTTCATTTTGAAATCAGAGTATTCCGACTTGACAATAAGCTCGTCTGGATTGTCGTAAGTGAAACTAATGGTGATCTCGTCATTTCCGACACAATCTAGAATCCTAACGAAATTCGATATTTTAATACCGACGGTTGCCTCTTGGGCAATAGAATAGTCTTTGAAGTAACTCTTCCCTATCTTCAAATTTACAAGCGACACGTGCGAAGTGTCCATACTTTGAACACTCAACCCTTCATTAGTAAAAGATAGGTTTGCAATGTCAACGAGATCGTTGAACACCACAAAAAGCTTCTTGATTGTTTCTGCAGCGTCGCTCACGATGGTAAACATTTGCAATTGTATTTTACAGAAAGAGGTTGTGACTATATACATAAACTGTCGATACAGAAATCACAATTTGTTCTTTAGACCGTATACCAACACGCCATCTCCCCACCCCTGACTATTATTAATATCGTTGATTTCTAGACGAAAATCAATTTTTAGACTATCTACGTTATTGATAGACCTATCAACAATCTTTTTAGTATCCGTGTTCCTCGTGTTCATTACCGCGACGATGACATTCCTTGATAGCTTTTCTTTCATTGCTGGCAGAAGGCTCGTCCTCAACATATTTTCGTTAGCGCAAATGAAATTATAAGGGTACACGTCAGGCCTCGTGATGACATTGTCTAGTTCGTATTTGGTATCTTCTTCGTCAATCCAATGGACGGCGCATTCGTTGTTACCATACAACGCATACGAAAGATCCTTACCGAGGTAAAGCATGCGTGTATTTGCTTTGTGAGCGAGGTTATTGACAAGATGATACACTCTCGGGGATGCGGTGGGAAGATTACTTGTCATGAGAGCGGCCCGGCCAACAGCTTGACTGATAAAAGCAGTGTTCGACATACTTATAATACCATAAAACAATTAGGTTTATAAATATATTTTGTCGATACGGCTAGTATTTATAATGAACAGTTTTCCTTTTGGCTTTCTGCTTTTGTTGTATCATTTTTTTCTTTTGAGCTGCAGTTAGTTCCTTGACGGTCACTGGAGAACCAGATTTTCGTATCGACGGACGGCAGGTAGGGTAATACTCCTTTGTTCTCACGGAACCACAAGGTTTACCAGTCTTTATGTCTATCCACTTTTCGTCGTACCATCGCTTCAAAGGGGTTGTTTTTTTAGGAGACGATGATTTATATGGTTTAATACCCTTTTTCTTCATTGCTTCTTTATATTTTTGAACTACTTGGCCTGAAAGATAGGCCGATGGCCATCTTGACTTTGCATTTCTCTTAACTTGTGATTTGATTCTAGAGTACGTTACAGGGTCTGTGGGAACTGCTTTTTCGACCATATACTTATCAAATTAAATTTTTAAACATTCCTTAAAATCTATGTATCTAAACGTGACAGTAAATCAGTCATCCTGACATATTCTATTCCATTTTGTTTATAAAATTTTAATATTTCTCTCATTTTATTATCATATTCTTTTGTCCCGGGGAAAATACCAAATTCTTCGCTCCGGAGTTCCGCACCTGCTATACATACGATTTTCAACGGTTTCTTATACAAGTCGGGAACATTTCTATATTTAATAGGAACACCAAGAATTTTTTCAGCAGCGGTTCCTGTAGAATAATATAATTGAGACTTTGCCTCAAACATGAATTTATCAGCCTCTCCATCCGGGTGAAGACCGTTCATTACAGGAACTTTTTTAATTTCACCTCGTATATTCCCCAATAGAATGAATATTTCCTCTGCTATATGTTCTCCTAATTTCGTCGTCCACTGACCACTTGGTTTTAAATCCGGTCTTACTTTTTGTAACATTTCTTTTCCCCAGTCGTCTTCTGCTTTTTTAAGAAATTTGGTAGCTTCTACTTTTGTCTTGAAAGACTTACCTTTCCAAAACATTGTGCCTCCAAACAACCAATCTATAACAGAAATGTTCTTTAGTATTTTAACTCTATTATCAGAATTTTTCATTATTTTACTGTGTATTCTTTTTATCTTATTTTCAATGTTATTTTCAATTACATTTCCATCTATAGGTAATTTGGTATGCTTTGCTTTTTCTGTAATTTTTGAAATGTTATATTGCATTTATACTATTATGTCATTTTTTTTTAAGTTAATATATCAACAAAGTAGGTTTTATATTTTGTAGATTATGTTTATTATACAATGTCTTCTCCGTTCCTCAAATGGGTGGGTGGAAAACAAAAATTCGTCAATAACATTATTACTCATTTTCCTAAAAATATAGATACATATCACGAACCATTTCTCGGAGGGGGTAGTGTGCTACTAGCCGTTTTAAACTCGGACATCCAAATCAAGAAAATAAGAGCAAATGATTTGAATGCATATCTCATACAAACTTACATAGATGTCAAGGATAACACAGAGGAACTCATTGAGGAACTGAAATCACTCAAGAATAGCGAAGAGGATTATTATGAAAATAGAAAAATATTCAATTCGCTAAAAAAAGAAGGTCATTTTTCTGTGAAGGCGTCTGCATTGTTTATTTATCTGAACAAAACATGTTTCCGCGGATTGTATCGAGAAGGACCGAACGGGTTCAATGTACCCTTTGGTCATTACAAGAATCCGAATTGGATAAACGCGGATCTTCTGAGAGGTTGGTCCGATAAAATAAAAAACGTAGAGTTTTCTTGTCTTCCATATCAGGATTTTTTGAACGATGTAGGCGAACATGATTTTGTATATCTTGATCCTCCGTATGCTCCAGAAAACAAGACTTCATTCACGAAGTACAATGTTTCGGACTTTCTCGATCACGAACAACTCTTTTCAATTGTCAAGTCGTTGCCACAGTTTGTGATGAGTAATTCAAAGACTGAAAAAACATTGAATGCTTTTGCTAGTTTTGAAATACTAGAAATTACCACAAGGAGGGCAATAAATTCAAAGAAACCAGGTTCTACAACAACTGAAATTATTGTTATCAAAATGTAATATTTTACTCGTAACCTATATAAATTGTATCAGTTCTCGGGTTTTGTAAAAAGTCTCGTATCGACAAAACAGCTTCGAAGTATCGTTCATCTCGAATCTTCAATGCCTTGTCGCTACAACGATTGCAGATCATTATTCCACATATCGGTCTCCGTGGTTTTCGAAAGGTCATCTAGTTCTTTATTCAACTTCACCGCCTCCCGTTCCAATTCTGTCGCACGTTCCAGTGTGAGACTGCTAATCCGCATATTAAGTAGATAGTCATATTTTCCATCAACTTTGTAAAAATTCAATTTCTCTAGTTCGGCAGAAATAACCGATTCGTGTTTCTTGTTGATAATGATTTCGTCGTTGTTCACCATCGTGATAAATCGGTGCTTGTTTTGAGCGATGTTCGTGCGATGTGTTAGGTCCTCTAGCAGATATGCCTTTCGTTTCACGTACAAGTCCTTCCGAACCTCGAACCAATCACGGATGATATCAAGAGGCGTATCATATTTCTTAATTTTCCCAGACGGATCAAACGCGTGCATATTGGTCGACCGGATAGTCGTCTCAAGTTTCAAGATGTCAATGTTGGGGTTTCCAACAAAATCAATCTCAAATAGAACATCAGTATCACTATGTTTTTCGCGAAAATCTGAGATAATCTTCTTTTCTAGGAGACCATCGAGGTGTTCTTTATAGTCATGAGTCCACTTTCCGACCGGAAGCTCACTCACCACAATAGTCTTTCCGTTTGGCATATACAACCCCTTCGTCACATATACACCTGGAGAAGTCTCCATGATTTTACCTTTGAACCCCTTGTACCACGGTTTCATTTCGACGAGGTCCTCTCCAGATATCAAACGCTTCACGTTGTCTACGATGTCTTTGGGATTATAACTGGGAATGTTAGTAGACCAACCGGTTCCAATACCACTTGAACCATTTACCAAAATACTCGGGATAATAGGTACATAACATTCTGGTTCAATTTTATCACCATCATCATACAAATACTTCAGAAGGTTATCATCTGTATCGACGAAAACCTGTCGCGTCTTAGGGTTCAGTTTCGTGAAGATATACCTTGCACTCGCGTGGTCTTTACCACCCTGCAGCCTCGACCCAAACTGACCCTCCGGCAACAACCAGTTAATGTTATTGCTCCCGACGTAATCCTGAGCCAGGTTGACGATTGTCCCCTGAAGCGATACCTCACCGTGGTGATAGGCGCTGTGTTCGGCAACATAACCACTGAACTGTGCTACCTTCACGTCTGATGTCAAGTTGCGTTTGAAAGCGCAATATAATACTTTTCGTTGAGAAGGCTTGAAACCATCAACGACAGACGGAATGCTGCGTTCCAGGTCATACCGCGAGAACAAAATAAGTTCCTTGTCAATGAAGTCGGGAACGGGAACCTCGGGCTTCTTGTGGTCAAGTTGGTTTCCCGGCTCGTATGCCGTCATCCACTCCTTGCGATCCTCGGCCCGAGTCTTGTTGAAAGAACGATCGATGAGCTCTCCAGAATCAGAAGTCCACGTAAACGTCTTCATAAGAGTCTTCAGGTTGCTGAAGTAATGCTTGGCATCAGTGCTGGAACTCGTACCGAGACCCTTGTAATACTTGATTTGATACTTAGAATAATCCTTCGTGGTCTTCACCCAATCCTCGTAATCCGGAAGACTATAAAATTCGCGAACGTCCTTTCCTTTCTTGGCGACCACGATAGGTGTGATGAACTTCTTCAAGAAACCTGGAATTTCTAGGAGACTGGGAAAACAGCTATGGAAAAAGTTCATGACAAGACCAGAAATGTGAGTTCCGTCAACATCCGCGTCGGTCATGATCATCACATGACCGTATCTCAGAGAAGAAGTGTCTTTGTACACTTTACCGGTTTGAAGGCCCAAAATTTGTTTGAGCGCGGTGATTTCTTCGTTCTTTGTGATACTTGCCACAGATGCATCGCGAACGTTCAGCAACTTACCGCGGAGAGGAAAAACACCATATCTCTCGCGACCGACCACGGACAGTCCTGCAATTGCAAGTGTTGCTGCGGAATCTCCCTCCGTCAAGATGAGAGTACACATCTTACTATGATTTGTGCCCGCCCATGCAGCATCGTTTAGTTTAGGGATGCCGGACACTCGGGACTTCTTGGCACCGTCGGTTTTCTTCAGTTCCTTTTGGTCAACGAGAGAAGTCCGCACATTCGTCTCTTGAATAACTGCGTCGAGAAGAACTCCTACAGCCTTCTTTACGAAGGTGTCGCTCAGCGTCACGCGCGCGTTGCGAGATGTCAGGATTTCCTTCGTCTGCGAATCAAACGTAGGGTTAACTACCGTTGCGTTGACGAACACAAACATACGACCCTTCACAGTCATCGGCTTAACCACGATTTTCTTCTTTGCAGCAGCTTCGACGACTGCTTTGGCAACGGCGTCAGTTACTGCGTTGACATGAGTGCCTCCGCGAGTAACGACACTATTAACAAAACTGACAGGGGTGAACTCATCGCTGCAAGAAACGGCAACGTCCCAATTCTCTGGCGTGTGCTCGAACGCACGTTTCGTCTCTGTTTTGTTGCCAACATACAGACTAAAGTAATCCTCCGTGTTCTTTATTTCCAATCGCTTACCATTCAACATCACCTTTACTTTATTGAGCACAGCCGCCATGTCGTAAACACGACGAACCATAATAGACATTGTGTCATCGTCAAAAGAATCAATACCGAAACGCTCAAAGTCAGGGAAAAAAGTTGTCGTGATGTAAGAATCCTTCGAACACGTAGTTACCTTTGGCTTTGACATGACGCTCATGTTATTCTCCCAGGACTGCTTGTATTTCTTCTTCCCGTCACAAATCTCAACATCAAACTTCTTAGAAAAAATGTTTGTAGCCTTCGACCCAATTCCGTTGCGACCTGCTCCAGTCCTCTGTTCGGTGTCATCAAAATTTTCACCGGCAAGAAGATGCCCGAATATAAGTTCGGGAATGTAACATTTTTCGACGTCATGTTTTTCGATGGGAATGTTGCAACCATCATTGTGTACACTCACAGACTTTTCGTCGATACAAACTTTCAGCACGGTCAACTTCTTGTCGCGATTGTAGCAATCGGCAGAGTTTGTAATAATTTCATCAAAAATTTTTAGGAGTGCCGGAGAATATGTGACATCCTTCCGGATGATCTTGCCATCTACATACACCCACTCGTTTTTAGTTTGAGGAGCCACAGACCCGATATAAGTATCTGGACGGGCCAACACATGCTCGCGCTGAGTCAGCTTTTGGTAACGCGACATATTTGTAATTTTAATTATAAGTATGAAGTTAAGTTCTTATATACGTTGATATACTCCGGGGTAAAATGACAAATTACATATGACATGATGTTTGACATTGAACCATGTTTAAAAATATGGTTCGACGAAACACTGAATGGAATTTGTTGATATAAAATAAAAATCATTACATATATGATTGTTCCCAAGAAAAATTTTTTAGTATTGTTTTTTGTAATATCGTTTCTATTGCCTCCAAAATTGCAAAACCATCCAATAAATATTTTTTATAACGTTTTATCCATTTTTTATATTCTGTTTCTATATACTTATTTTGTCGATAAAGAATAATGTTTTCATATTGTTCATCGGTCGTTATATAGTCTTCCTCCGGCGACGCGATTGTCTCGCTTTGTGTTTTATAATACATGATTCTTGTTTTCAACTCTTTCACCGTCGGAAAGTGTTCTTCACGTACGTATATCAAATCATTGCAATAGAAATAATATCTATTTTTTTCTATACAAACCTTAAGAAACGTGCCGAAGCTAATTTTTCTCAATTTAAGAGTTCTCTCGGAAAACTCGAGAGAGTAACGATAGTAACTTATGTTTCTATAACATATATCTCCCCTACACGAACAAACGTGTTTACCTTTTATGTCATCGCCAAAAGTTTCTACTTCAAAATGTTCTTTTTCGATATCTACATCGAACAGATGACATATTTTTTTAATTTTACTCATTAATTTTTCGTCTTCATCAACACGAATATGTTTGGATAGTTCGTTCGTTTTTTCTTGTATGTATTTCAATTGAGACGAACATAAGTCGTGATATTCTTTCGTCTTATTTTTCATGTGTTTAGAAAATATCGTGTTAAATGTCTTGTTTACGAACGACAAACTCACCAAATCCCCATAATTATCAAGATAGTCTGGTAGTTTTTCTAATATATCGTTTGGTAAGATGTCTAAAGAAACGATCTCGGGTTCCTCGGGTTCCTCGGGTTCCTCGGGTTTCTCACTATCTTCTATATCCGAACCCCAATCCGTATCACCCCATTCAGTATCACAATAAGAAGGAACATAAGGATATCTACCACATGATATACACAACTTCGAATAATCATCAAACATTTCTTCGTAATACTCGAGATTTTCAGATAACCGCACCATTTCCATCATAGTATTAATATATTCATCAAAACTATGGTCTATTATGTAATCATTCATTTGTATCTTTAAATATAAAATGTAAATACGAACTTAAGTTATTATATAAACTGAAACACGATATGCTCAAATGACAAATGACAAATGATAAATTATTTAGGTTTGAGAAGTTTACTGAGAATAAGATTATTTACTGCGGTTACCGTCAAAACTATAGTTAGAACCTTTGGCGTCGTCATTACGATTGGTAAATATTTTTTTGTCAATTGACCCAGAAATAAATTACAAATAGTTAATATAAATATGTCCTCGACAATCATTTCATCACTAAACACACTTACAAGCAATTGTATGAAACATTGGTTGAATGTGGTACGCCAATCTTTGTCAACGTTTTTTTTGAAATTGGGAACATTGTCCCCCGTTTCGTCTACTCCAGGAGATTACATGAATGTTAACCATTCGTATATCGATTTTGATTACGATAACTATGACGAAACACTAGTTTTTTAAAAATTTCGTTGAATATTTGTCATTTGACCCAGAAAATGACATTCTAAAAATGCCACTTGTGGTGTATAAAAGCTTAACTGAAGTAGTATGTTCATCAAATATTCAACAACCAAACAAAATGGCTTTCCGCTCAGTTATCATCTCTCACATTGAGTCCCTCGTGGAGAACATCGAGAAGCATAACTTCAAGATTTCTTCTACGATGAAGGCGGAGTTTGTGGAGTTCCTGAACAACTATTCAAAGTTTCATCTCGACACAACTGAGATCGAGTACAAGCTCACGGCAAATATGTTGTTCGCGCACGTAGATGACATCCGAGTCGTAGTTGCTACAGACTCCTCTAAGGAGTTCCAAATCCCGGGTTGCAATATTACCATGCGTGAGAAGATCGAGGCCTTCATCCTGGTTGACGAAGGCGTGGCCTATGACTCGGTGCTTATGCGCCGTTTCCACAAGCCATCACCGTCCAACGAGCAAGCAAACACACCACCTCCCCCTCAAGTTATTCAGGCTATTCAGGCTATTCAGGCTCCTGCACCACCCCCGGCACCCGCTTCGACAAATGTGTTTAACACCCCGGCACCCGCTTCAACAAGTGCGTTTACTTTTGGACCACCTACAGCCCCGGCACCAACACCCTCTGCGACCAATGCATTTCTTGCCCCAGCACCTTCAACCCCTACAACTCCCGCAACCCCCGCAACAACCAATACATTTCTTGCCTCCACAACCCCGTCGGCGCCGGCTAAGACGGGGGGTCAAAGTACCCCAGTGAATGCATTCAACTTCAACGCATCTCCTTCTTCCGGGCCATTCAAGTCTATTTTCCCAAGCACTACTACCACACCCAACAGCAGTCCTTTTAGTGCATTTGCAGCCAAGCCAACTAATATTAGTTCATTCAATCTAACCCGCGATGATAGCACTACAAGCAGTTCTAAATGGTAATAATTTAAAACAATCCAAAATGTAAAAACAAATGTCAAAAGCAGAGAAGTTTTATTCACTTGCATGTTATCATGCTCAGTTATTCAGCAAGGATCCGAACACGAAAGTCGCAGCATTGGTTATAGATAACAATAATAACATAGCATCTGTGGGGTATAATGGTTTGCCCCGGGGGTTCGAGGAAACGTCAGACCGTTGGGAAAAACCGATGAAATATAATTACGTCGTTCACGCAGAGGCAAATGCTATCGCAACGGCCGCGAGAAATGGTGTCAGATTAGATGGTTGTTCTATCATTACTACACTGTTTCCGTGTAAAGAATGTTCTAAGTTAATAATACAATCAGGAATACGTAAAGTAATTACTAGCAAGCCGTGTAAAGATTCATCATGGCTTGAAAGTTTTAGTTTTTCAAATGAAATGTTTGATGAATGTGGAATAGAAGTCGAATACCTATGATTAACGTCTACCAAAATACATTGCCATGTCGTGAACGAAAGCATCAATAATGTCAGTGGTAACATGGTTCAAAACGATAGCATGAGACCGTCCCTTAACCGTTGCCAAAGACCATTTGAAGATTATTTCGTCACTCGGTTTTTTGAACACTACGATAACAGATCGGTCGTTTTTCCATGGCATGCATTCTGGAACCGCCTCTCTCAAACGTTCAAAGAGATATTCTGTTCGTTCGAGACAGTCCTCTACTTCCTTTTCGAGATCAATCGTGTCAAAGAAATAGTTCATAAAAATCCCGGTATGTCCGTTTCGAGACCCGGATATCGTGATGTCCCTCTGACGAATGACTTCTTCGAAATTATCAATATGTTCAACATGTTTTTTAACGCACATGAAAATTCCCCCTGGAAATGGAAGTCCCGGAAATTTATGACAAGACACAGAAATGCTGTCGTAAAACACATAATCATCAAATCCGGGTCGGAGATATTTCATAACGAAACCATAGAAAGCGGCATCCGCATGAATGTAGAAATTCATACCATTTCTTTTCAAGCTATTGTGAATTTGTTCGACATTATCAATACCACCAACGAAAGTTGAACCGATGTTAGCGAGAACGATAGCAGGTTTCGTTTTGTCAACAAGTGAGTCAAACTGACAAATGTCCATTGCACCAGTGTCATCACTCGGTATGACGACGAATTTCATCCGGAGGAGTTTTGCGATTTTCTTGATAGAATAATGAATCTGGTCGGTTGCGTACAATACTCCGTCGGGATATTTTTCGCGTGCTATGTAAAGTCCTTCGAGATTTCCTTCAGACCCGCCTGAAGTTGTATACCCCCATATGTTATCTTTGTCAACATTCCACATTCCTGCAATTCGAGTAATAAGATGGCGTTCATCGTCGTGGCGAGCACGATCAAAAGTTCCTGTCTTTTCAAACGGGCAACCTGCATTATTCAGTGAATGTTCCATCTCGGGGAGTACTTTCTTGAAATCTCTATTCAACGTGACAGGATATCCGATCGCAGTACTTTTTGCATGGCGATGTATGAATACTTTAGGTTGTATACTCGCCAGAATCATTGCCTGAAGTATTGGTTATAATATTACATAAATTATTATTTAATATTAATTTAAAATATCATTTATTCAATTAATATTAATGATACCGATGATACACTCCCCGATACGAGCATTCCTTACACCTCATTCTAACGTAAAAAAAATGGAGCCTCATCACCCCAAACCATTTCACCCTATAAAAAAAACAGTCGCACATCAACCTCTCGAACAGAAAATTATTAACTTCGACAGGCAAATAACGGAGTTCGAAATTCAAGTTTTTTTCAGCGGAAGTGTCCTCTTTTTCTCAATGGCAATGCTATTGACAAAAAGAGGTGACCCGAGTGTTTATCTACCGTTGATCACGAGCATATGCGGTCTTTGGGCCCCGTCGCCCAAGAAGTAATTAAGCGTGAGCATTCGCAGTCTTCTTAACATATTCATCAAGAATACCCAGTCCCATCAACATCAAATTATTTTCCTCGGTGGTTTTGTCGAACCCGTACTCATATTTCTTGGTTGCTTGATTGACAATGTTGTTCAGTACAGCGTCGTTACCGTCTTTATTCATTTCATAATTTACTACGAGATCCAGCTTGATTCTCGGTTCATCGCCGTCATATTCTACGAGGATTTTTGAAGAAACTTGAGGGATTTTGCGGACTGCATCAGCTGACGCGTAAATAACGAGATCAAGAGCTTCTTCTAGAGCTTCTTGTTTGTAATCGAGATTGTCGTTTTTTGGATGTAGCAGACCTCTCCCATACCGATTCCACCCAATGTTAAGACGATCTTTGATGAGCTGAGTGATGGTTTCAATATCGGTCATATCTTTTTTGTAATAATATGTAATCACGATGTTTACATACTTGTATTGTCGATATAGAATATTATCAATATGTAACATTGTATCAACAATTTCTATTATAAAATAAGTGTAATATTCAGTATACCAACAATGTCTTATCACGATTGGCAAACTTGGTTCGACTCTAATAACATGGGGGCTCATAAACTCGTCGTTACAGATGAACAGGAAATCTATGTCCGTAGGTTCATTTACTCTCTCATTGGGAAAAAAGGTTCATTCGTTCTACATTTTGACGATCTAAAGTTCTCTACACCGTTTGACATGGTAACGGGTGATGGTTCTATCAGATTCAACGGGGGATTTATTGATTACTCCGTTGGCAAAGATGAAACGGTATTGAGGTCGGATGACAGAGATCTGCTCATAAAATTTGTGTGTGCAGCAATTGACGAATTTATTCCATGACGAACCAACATAAATAATTTAAGGAATGTAAAATTGTTATCACAATGGCTTTAAAAATTTCCGAATTAATACTCATTGGAGCGCTGACAAGTTTAGCAATCATGCTCATCATGACTGCAAAAATAACTAAAGAACCTGAGCCAATTATAGAAGAAAATCGCCCTGCAATAATCATTGAAGAAATTGAGTAATTACACAAAAATTGAAGCACATTTCAGGACAAAAAAAACACCATTCATGAAATTATGAATAATCTCATGATGAGTCGTGAGATTAACATGATCCATCGCCTCATCCATACTACTCATGATTAAATCATTGTTAGCATCTATGACAGAACCTGCGATTGCAATAGGAAGTTTTTTTGCACTATTAACTAGCCTTTTATGACACAGGACTTTTTCAAATTTCTTGTTTATGATGTTTTTTTTATTGACAAACATATACGATAGGGCAAATGAAGTTAAATTCGTCATTACCGGATCCGAAATAACTTGCTGAGTGGCTGTTAAAATCGCCTGATTTTGAGTATATTCTCTTGTAATTTTCACAATATGTCTCTTGGGAATTGTTACGCGACAGTTTCCAATGTTCATGTCTATTTTTTTGCTTGAAATCTTCAGTTTGTATATTTAAGAATGAAAATAAAATATTTTCGAAGCGATTATAAAGTTCAATTTGTCATTTGTCATTTTTGTGTATATCAACTTTCTACATTAGATTAACGTACCTCATCTTGGTTGGCGTGAGCTTTGGAAATGTCGTTTGAATTTTGTAGAAACTTGGGATCTGTGATTCTTCTCCATTTTTGAATGATGGCAACATGATATCGTTTTCCATAGGATCTAACGGGACAAGCGTAGGTTTTGATTCAGGACCCTTTGACAATAAACGTCTCGTTATCTCAGTGTTAAATTTAGGACAATTAGACATTTGTAGTCTACTGGGTATAGGTTTCCCTGGGCGAGATGATTCACCAGCACCCGGACCTACGGGAAGTTGAACTGGGAGTTGAACTGCGATATTTTTGAGTTTTTTGCTATTCATTATTTTACCAACAATTTTTTTTGCTTTGGAAAATTTTGGTTTCTTGAACGCGTTCTTGTACAATACATATGTAGTGATGAGTACGAATAGTATCACGAGGATTACCGTAGACGGCTCTTTCATAACCTTTCCGAATTTCATTATATACAAACTTAAGATATTTTTTAATACTCATAGAAGGTTTAATGGAAATCACGAAAACCATCAAAGATAATGACATTGTAAAATTTAAAGAATTGTTACGAGATTTTCGCCCTCTTCCATATGAAGGGTTCAATATAGCACACGAGGCGGTGAGCCGAACACGAAAAGAAATGTTAGAGCTCATACTCGAAAAATTTCCTGACATGGTCCGCGGTGTCGATTTTCCGTACGGTCTCACTCCTATTATGTACACGATTATGGGATGTGATATGGATATGTTGAATGTATTTGATTCGTATCCAGAAGCGTATACTATCACGAATTTTGATGAAGATTTACCTCTTCATTTCGCTATTAAAACTAAAGATTTTGACATCATCAAGTTTGTTTATTCGAGGAACGAAAGTGCAATCAAATATCAAAATTCAAAAGGTCACCATCCTCTACATATTGCCGCGTGCTATGGGTGTGAAGTAGATATTATAAAATTTTTATACGATAGGTATCCAGAACAGAACAATGTTTCTGATATAAATGGAAACTATCCATTGCATTTGTGTGGAAAATTCTTAATGGACGAACGATACAAAACTTCTTATTACACAGAAGGCTCTATTGATTTTCTTGCTAAAATAAACCCCGATATTCTAAAGATTCCTAATGATTCTGGAGATACTCCAATTCATTTATTTGCTACGCTTTATACAACGCCCTTCCCTGACAGCGTGTTAGTTGAAGATATAAGAAAAGTTGTAAACATGTCACCTGAGACGCTTTTAACTAAAAACAACCTGGGATTTCTACCAGTGCATATAGCAAGTATGTTCATGGATTATCAATTGGTAGATATGTTCGTTGAAATGTACCCAGAAACTATGTATACTCGTACTAATAAGGGTAAAACAGTTCTTGACTATCTCGAATGCGCAAAATTCAAAAATAAATGCCAATTTATCTCAAAAGTTTTGTCCATCTGCGACCATCCTAGGGAAGAATTCTGGAATTTTATACCAATGAAATTACCGGGCATAGAGAAGTATCTTCATATGATTTACATGAAAAACAAACACAATTTTCACAGGATACTACGACATGTGACAAAGAAAGTAAGAGAAGATTTAATACAAAAGTATAAAATCTTGCACGTTTTTTACACACGAAAAGGTATTCATTTAGAAAGAGAAATCATTAACAACATCATATTGAAAACATTTTAGTTATCGCCATATACATCACGTGTGATTAATTTTTTACCAAAGAGAATGCGATGTTCAACGGGAACTCTGTTTGCGATAATTACATCGCTCTCAGTCGCAAATGTTGTCAGGTTGTTATCAACTTCAAAGTTTTCGAATTGTTCCACAGTTGGTTCGAAAATCTTAATGTGATAACCCTTGTTTGCAAGTCGCTCCATTATGTCTACAATTGCAGAACTCCGAAAATTATCAGAACCCGCTTTAGCGGCGAGCTTATACACACCAACAGTCGTGGGGAAACGATTTTCTACTTCACTCACAATCACTTCCTTGCGAGTCTCATTTGATTCTACAATTGCTCCGATGATATCTTGAGGCACTCCCTCGAAATTAGCCAGCAGTTGCTTCGTATCCTTTGGAAAGCAATAAGCTCCATAACCGAACGAAGGGTTTGAGTACCCCTGACCAATGCGAGGCTCCAGAGTCACACCATCAATGATTTCTTTCGCATTCATACCGTGAGACATTGCGAATGTATCTAGTTCGTTGAAGTATGCAACTCGCATTGCAAGATACGTGTTAGAGAATAGTTTGACGGCCTCGGCTTCGCGAGTTCCCATCGTCAGGACAGGGGCAAGCGGAGTTTTAGAACCTTCAACGAGAAGGTTTGCGAACTTAAGCGCAATGGGGGAATCATCTCCTACGATGATACGGGATGGGTAGAGATTATCATACAAGGCTCTACCTTCACGCAGAAATTCTGGGGAGAAAATGATATTTTGGTAGTCGAATTGCTCACGAACCTTATCAACAAATCCAATGGGGATGGTAGATTTAATCACGATAGTTGGATGGGTCTGTGTATTTTTGATCACGTCCCCAATGACGTTTTCCACAGATTTCGTGTTAAAATACCTAGTAACCACGTCATAGTCAGTCGGGGTTGCGATGATGACAAATTCGGCGTTTTCGTATGCAAGAACCTTGTCAGTCGTCGCGGTCAGGTTCAGGTCTTTCGTTTCGAGAAACTCTTCGATTTCCTTGTCCTCGATTGGACTCTTCTTGTTCTTGATTAGTTGAACACGGTCTTCGCTAATATCAAGCACGATGACTTCGTTTTTTTGAGCAAGAAGTACTGCACAAGCGGTTCCGACGTAACCACAACCAACGACTGCGATTCGTGACATTATAATTAATTAAGTACTAAAGATGTGAATGGTCTTTGTTTAAAATATAAATCACGTTGATATGACAAAATGACAAAATGACATTTAATTTTGTGTTAATCTAGGTCTAGACAACCAGTAGTCATCGCCATAACTTATCGTTATTTCTTCACCGATGGCTATTGGTTTTATGGTGAATATCCGCATGCGCTTGAGACCTGCTGTCAGTTCATGTCTAGCGTTAGGGTCTTTGCTATGGTTAAAAATTGCACCAAAACCAAGAGCCATTGCAGACATATTCTTTCTCGAAAACAAATAATCTTCAAGGGCGGTCCCCCAATCATCATTATGGCGCACTATACACAAACATTCTTCAACAAGTTCTCCCTTCTCGAAAGATTTTCTCGCAAATACACCATATCCACCCAATGGGGATTTTTTCACGATGACTCTGTCATTAAACATTACTTTATTTTTATAAATACATTTTTATAATCACAGTTTGACACATCTTCCTTTAGGACCGCATTTTTTTCCAATACGAGCACAATCTTCACGGCATTTATACATAGTCTTTTGAATAGAAGACACAGGTACGCATTGGCGGAGGATTGGGTTATACACTAACCCTCGTGCTCTACATTCGGTTTTTCTTCTGTTTAGATTGGCAATAGCGGTGTTTATAGGCATTTTCTTACGCCCTGCATATATAGCAGCCCTTTCTGCATCAGATAATTTTTTCATCCCAGCAGGAGAAAATACTGAGGACCTCTGAGGGGTAGATTTTGTAGTCCCGCTATATCTCGAAGAAGATTTCTTAGGAGATATTGACATTTGCTGCAGCGTCTGTGGTTGTTTTGTTTTAGGCCATGTACTCCGTTTAGAACGTAACAATGCGTTACGACTTCCCGTTTGTGGTTTTGACGATAAAGATAAAGATTGTTTTGTTTTGGGCCAAGTAGTATGGGGGCGTGTCTGGGGTTGCGTCTGGGGTTGCGTCTGGGGACGTGTCTGGGGACGTGTCTGGGATTGCGACTGGGGACGTGTCTGGGGACGTGTCTGGGGACGTATCTGGGGTTGCGTCTGGGGACGTGTCTGGGGACGTGTTACCTGAGACAACGATTTTTTATTAGCCGTATAATATGTTCTTGCTTTACTCGCTGATAAAACAGGTGTTTTTTTGAAACCGGAGGGTTGACGACCACCCCCACGAAGGGTTGGTTCTATCTTAATACCCCACACTCTAGATCGTTCAGCTGGAATTGTCTTGCGCAAATTCCTTGGTACTTGATTATACAATGTACGCAGTATTTTGTAATCAGGGTTGTACCACGGATACCCCCTTCCCGCCATTACACGATTAGTATAATTCACAAGTCTCATTTTACCGTTAATCGATTTGTCTGTCCAAATATCTCCGAGACTATTTACACTACCTTTCGAAATCATATTGCTAATCTTTCTGGATAAAACAGACACAAAATTTGGAGGTAGTTTAGTGGCGAACCCGAAATCAATAAGCTTCACTTGAAAATTCCGAGTGTTAATCATTATATTTTCCCGGTGAAGATCACCATGGATGTAACCAGCAAGCCATAAACAACAAATGGCGCGTTCGATTTCTACATACATCCGCACAGGTATTTTCTTATTTTTAGTATACTTGTTCAAATCAGTATTCCCAGCAATATCCATAACAGTTATGGATTCGTGTTTTCCAGGGGAACCGATTATATACGACATGTAAAAATTAGGAACATGTTCAGATATACATCCTTCTTTAGCAGCATTAGGTATTTTAATAGAAACCCCGGATGACAAAATCCTATGTACGGCGTTTTCCCTAACCGTATCTTTAAAAAATTCCCGGTCGCTCATACCACGTCTTTGCTTCACTACTTTTATGACGACTTCTTTTCCGTTTGCAGGAACCCCCTTCATGACCTTACCACCTCCATACGACATACTCTGTAAAAGTCTTTGCGACACTTCCGGGGTTATTCTCACATTATACACGGTACCATACGCACCACCTCCTATTTTTTTTGCACCGTATAATGCAGGATTGAACATAGTACCAGGTTGTTTCACACGAAGTTTCGCAGCAGCTTGTGCTTCTTCGATAGGAATGTTTGCAAGTGGTTTCGAACGAAGACTATTTGGTATGAGATGCGATTCTGCTTGACCGGGTGGGTTTGGAGATAACACGTATGACCGCGCGTACTCCATTTATTATAAACAATTTTTTTTATTCGCAAAAACAATGATATTTTTACATTTGCGTATAATAAAAATAATTTATGTCATCAACGTTTTTAAAACCACTTGGTTCTGGTAAATACTCGGACGTGTTCATGGTACTTTCTGGAAAGAACAAATTTGCGATGAAAATTTCATACTATAGAGAAGAAACCGTGCGCGATTTTTCTAAGAAGATGAAAAACGGTGACATCAAGGGCGCGCAAAGAGTGAAAGAAATGGACGCTATATCGGTATCAAGAAAGTTTTCAGATATAACAGAAATTCTCGCGAAGAGTAAAATAACCCCCCATTTCGTATATGTGTATTCTACTCACGATGTGAAATCGTTCATTGAAAAACTACCATTTGACATCATGGAAAAAAGATTGAACCAATTGTCTACATTCCAAAAACGTTATAACAATATAACTTTCATGGAACTTTTTTCATGTGATTTGACCACGTTCTTAACAAGAACAAAGTATGACGAATCACTCCTTCGGTCAATAATATTCCAAATATTGTATACGATTGCTGCAACTCAAAAGGTGTTACCGGGGTGGAGACATAACGATCTATCTACGAATAACGTCCTTGTTAAGAAAGTAGTCAAAGAACACCCAACAAGATACTCGGTAAATGGAAATGATTTTTACATCAAAACGAGATTTTTCGTGGCAATTACTGATTTTGATTTTGTCCACGTCCCAAACATTAAGAGACTCGAAAATAAAAGAGTGACGAGTGGAAACTTTAGAGTCGAAGGGATTAAAAATAATTCATATGACACACATTTTTTCCTAAAATCAATACTGAAGTGTCTCATAAAAAAACATACGAAGGACTATCAAGCCACGATCGAATTCTTGAAGGGACTTGACTTAAAAAACGAAGACAGACAAAACGAAGAAATCCATGATTTGGATCCTCTAATCATACTAAATAATGGTTATTTTGACCCTTTGAAGAAAGAAATCAAAATATCACATGAATTTTCTATTGATAATGAAGTTGTGGTACAATAGTCCTCATATAACAGACAATTATCACCGCGTTTTTACAAAATCTTCGAGAACTTTAGAGAGGCGGTAAAGAACCTTGTTGTTTTTTTCAAAAAGTTCATTGTGTTTTTCGATATTTTCATTCATACGTGTGAGAATGTCGGACACAGTGCTGCCTTCGCTGTTGACGAATATTCCTCCTAGAACATCTACGATACGTTCGACACCGTCACCAATGTTATCCACTTGGATATAGTTATCAACATCATCTTGGGATTCGGTATCGTCTTCTTGGGAATCAATATCACTTTCGGTAAAATCTTCAAGATTCAGATCAATGAAAGTAATTTCTTCTTGCTCGTTATCTGATTCTTTTTTCACAGGGATTTCTTCAATAATATCTTGTACTTGGAATTCTGCCATGCTAAAATACAAAAACATATTTTCTTAAGCTTTTTTACGGAATAAACTCGTCGTCAAATGTAATATCAGCACCAATGAACACTCGTTTTGGTTTTTCCTTCTGTTCTTTTATAATGGTTTTCGGATAAAAAACGTCATCGCAACTATCCGTTTCGTCACAAGCGATGTCAAAATCGTCAAGATCGGCTAAATCGCCAATTTCGCTATAGGTATCGTCTGTATGCTCATCGTTGTATTCTTGAGAAGCAATACTCGGAGTTTTTATCTCACTCGACGTGTCTTCGTCACTATCGTCGTCGCTATCACTGTTATCATCAAAGTTTTTTTTCTGTCGTTTCATGACATCTTTCCACTCCGTATCCTGACGTAAATATTTCTCGTTTTCACCTTCGTACTTTATATCATTATCAAACTTTACGGTTCCACCTTCGAGATCAGCTTCGTCGTTCCAAGGTTCAGGGGCATTCTCATGTTTATCTTCGAGAGGTGTGAATGATGCATAATCAATACCATCTTCAAATGATTTCACCTTCGTATTAGTCAATTTCTTATCTCCCTTTGCTTTGGGTCCCTTTGCTTTGGGTTCCTTTGTTTTGGGTCCCTTTGCTTTGGGGCTCCTATCTTTCTTTTGTTTAGGTTCTTTATTGGGGGTTGATTTGGGTTTAACAGTTTTATGAATAACGGGGATCACGGCATTCTCTGCTGAATTTTTTTCCTTCGTCTTTATATGAATTAATGCAGATAACATATTAATCACTCAAAGAAAAAAAAATAGTTAAATTTATTTGAGTTTAGTTAAATTAATTATTCAAAAAATTTAAAAGTTACACTTCTTCGTTTTAAAAATAACGTAGTATAAGATATAAAGAATGCCAAACCAGAAGGCGAGTATGGCAAACAAAATCCTGAAGAATGGATGATCACCCATCGAACAATTCCAAGAAAGGAACGCCGCGTATGTACTGATCGTCAAACTCAAGATGAGTTGAATCGTGTTAGTCAGACTTTTTCCGGTAGTGAAATTTTCCTTCTTGTTTTCAAACAACTTTGTTATGATAAACGCGTCCATTTATATATAATAACATTTTAATTAATGTCCTTTAAATAACTATGTAAACAATACACAGATACCATAACCATCCAACCAACACCTGAGCAGCACTTAACCAAGAACCGAGTGAAGTAATAGGCGTTACGGATCCCATAGCATTTGATTGAAGCATTATAGAGGCAATGATAGAGTTTTCTATGTTTTTATCCTTATTAGTATCATTGGTTTCAAAATGATTTTTATACCCAATGAGTGCGTATACGAGGGCGAATATGAATATAGTGATAAATGAATATACTACTGGCACTATCACAGTTTTACTAGTTATTTTCGCAACGAATTTTTCAATACCAGGACCTGAAAACGCGGAGGAAAACGATCTTCCAAGCCTACTAAAAACCATTTATAATACTTAAAAATATTATTATAAATGTGTTGTGATTAATTGAACGTAATGAACGTAATGAACTAGTTCGCAAACGCGAGTCCCCCCATTCCAGCAGCGATACGCAGGATGTTAAAGTTGGGAGCATAAATCTGAACACGACCAGACGCTAAGTTTTCGTTCAGCGTTAGCTGAAGTTGGACAGAATCGTAACGGGTGAAGTTTGCAGATCCGTTTGGCTGTCTTGAATCTGCATCTTCTAGAGCGAAAGAATATACGTACACGCTCTTACTAGGAACGCGCACGTGATGCTCATACGGCTGGACAAGTCTGAAATATGCTCCCGGACGCCCTGAGAAACGATCACTTCCGTTGATGATCAATTTCACTTCGGTGAAAACTTCACCACCTCCGGCATATGGAGGAGTAGCAGTTGGATTTGCAGGTATTTCATAATCAAATATGTTATTGCCTGTAACTGCATCAACATCGTAATTTGACGCAGCTTGGTACACGAAAACGAGTTCTCTCACGGGATGGTTGAAGTTGAGAGTTATCTTACGATTGGTACTACCATTGGGATCACCAGGGGCTGTGACGGGTTCGGATCCTTGCCATTGAAGTTGAGTCACGAGATATTCGTGCTGAATTTCACTCATCCTTATACGTTCAGGGGCATCGAGGAAAACGAAATCCGTGTATAACTTCATATTGGTAATAGACAATGGGTTAGCACCATTCTTACTCGTCAGTGCCGTAACAGGATAATTGCACTTCACACAGTTCAGATAATTATTGATGTTGAAATTCAATTTCATCTGGTGATATGAAAGGGCGACGAGAGGCATATACAAACCGGGATTCCTGTTATAACAGAATTTCAAAGGGACGTAATATGTCCCACCTTGTGCCTGAGAAATGTTCCACCCAGCATTGTATACAGCAGGGTCGTATCTACCAACCATAGTATTATATCCCTGGATCTTCTCAGCAGTTTCGGTCAGTTCAGTCCAAATATCCCACCATTCGGAATAGTGCTTGTCAATTCGCTGACCGCCGAGTTCGAGTTCTATAGAATTGAACAGAGCAAGACCAATACCATTAACGTATCTCAAGTTTGCAGTGGGAATTGCGACCGTTGACCTGGTCCCGGTATTTCCCGTGATCATATACGGCCATGAATAAACAACGTTTGATAACGCTGTCGGAGGGTACGTAGATGTTACCGCGTTTGCGTAATATTTATAATCAACGTTACTGAACGCGGCGATCAAGTTCGAATACTGAGGAGTCGTCCCCGGATTATACGTCCACCAGTAATTATTATAATCATCTTTGAAAACCGTAGATATTGCCGCTATATTCGACGTATTACCTTCTGCAGGCGTCGGGGTGATGTTGTATCCGAGAAGACTCGGGAGGTTCACTTCTATCCATATTGGACCCGCCAAATCACCGTTTCTCGAAATGGTCACCGTTGGAAATTTACCAAAATCCGTGGTACCATCGAATGTCTGCTGGATCGATTCCATCGCAAAGTTAGTGTAACGCCGGTAAACCGCTTTAAAAAAAGTAATTTGAGGGTTACCTGTCAAGTAAACGTCCTGTGCACCATATGATACCAGTTGACTAATGGCACCGGGCATCGTGAACTACTATTATATCTATAATTTATATTTTTAAGTTGATATTTCACGCAAATCTACATTCTGTTTGCGAGTTTATCAGCGACTACTTTTTCGAGTATGATACGTTCTTTTGCCTGTAAAGTGGGACATGAATGAGATTCCATCAAACGATGTTTTTCGCAAAAAGTATGTCCACATTTACACACGAAACCGAGCAGGCCCGTTTTCTTTCTGCAAATTTCACACCGTGACATTTGGTGTATAATACTCAATGTCATTAAAATAAAAAAATGTCGATACAGATATAATGACCGGGGAAGTCATAAAAATTATAAAATTATCTGCAATATTACTCGTTCTAGATTTAATATGGATAAACACCGTTTCAGGTAAATTATTTACACAGATGATAGAAACCATCCAAGGCTCTCCTCTTAAGATAAAGATGGCAGGTGCATTAGCAGCTTATGTAGCAATCATAGCACTCTTTTATATGTTCGTATCTGAAACGACGACAAACTTCAAAGCGTTCCTATTGGGTTTTCTGGCATACGCAATATACGATTTCACGAGCTATGCGTTGATTGACAAATGGGACTTTAAAACATCAATTCTTGATGCACTATGGGGAGGAACATTGTTTTTCCTGACAAAGAAAATAATGTACGGATAATTTGTCATTTATATCTCGTATCGACAAACCATCTCATTTAATACAATCAATCAACGCAAATATTATGAATGTCGAAACTAACTCCGTGGTGGTCGCGCAAATCACAACAACTCACGAAAATTATTCCGTGGGGAACCGAAAATGTGAATACGTTTCAAAATGACGTAATTGCCAAAAGAGTATTACGCACCAGGAAAGTGAAACTAAACCCCACGAAACAACAAAAAATGATGTTGATGAAGTTTGCGGATGCTGCCAGATACTCATACAACGCAGCGGTATCTGCCGTAAATGATAAAACACATAACCCAAACAAAATAGAACTTCAAAATGCGTTTTTGTCTCTCAAAAGGAGAGATGGGACATACAACAAATTCTTTCAAAAACGCAGGTGGTTGTTGGGATGTCCTCAACCAATAAGACAACAAGCAATCTTTGAAGCAGCAAATAATTTCAAATCAGCATTTACGAACTTGAAAAATAAGAACATTGACCACTTCAAAATGACGTATAAAACGAAGAAACATCAACGAAAATGTGGTTTCTCTCTCGGTATTGGCACACATCTAAAACACAATGATGGTGTCCTCATCATTTTACCAAGAAATCTGGGACAAGTCAGGTATTTTGGTTCTGTGCCGTTTGAAGGCAAACCTGATGCGGAATGTAGGATACAGAGAGACCCGTATGGCGACCATTGGTTGCTGGTGCCGGTGTATAAAACCACGAAGACCCAAACAACAAAACCCATCGTTGCTATAGACCCTGGAGTTCGCACTCCCTTCGCGTGTTTTGGGTCAAATGGTGGTTCAAAGACCCTTGGGGAAGATATGAACGCCAAACTCACCGATATAAGGACCCGAGTATCTTTGGTCGACCGCAGAATTTCAAAATGTCAAGATGTTTCCCTCAAGCGTAAAATGAGAGAACATCGTAGGAGATTATTTAGAAAGCACCAACGTGTGCGAGATGCTTACCACTGGGAAATTATTAAGGATATCACAAACGAATACTCTGGTGTCTTGTTGCCACCATTTGAAACACAACGCGTTAGCAGGATGTTGAAAAACAAAACAAACTGCTCAATGCTTGGTATCAGTCATTTCACTTTTAGGATGCGTATGAAAGGCAAGTGTGAGGAAAAAGGGTTGTTATACACCGAACCAACAGAGGAATACACTTCAAAGACGTGTGGTGTTTGCGGGCAGATTAACTATCTGCTGGGAAGCAAAAAGACGTTTGAGTGTTTCTGTGGTAATGTATGCGACCGCGATATTCACGCCGCCCGCAACATCCTCTTGAAATGGTTGAGCACCGAGGCAGGTGCCCGGGTCGTAGAGACCTTCCTTGCCTCTCGGTCAAGTTAGACCTCTCGGTGTCTTTGACACTGAGTGCTTATATTATTCGGCATATAGGGTGATTTCCGTAGAAATTACCCGCAAGAATAATATTTGATTAACTTATGGATACAAAATTAAAACAAAGACGAACTCTTCCATCTAAAAGAGTATCCCAACAACGTTCGTCATCACAATCACGGCAAGACCTAGAAAGACAGAGAGTGCTTGGTACGATTCGCAATTCTAAACCAATGCCTATGGTGATAAACTCACGAACATCACCCCAGACTGCTCCAATACGGTCCAGACCAAGATCACCATCGCTATTTCAAAGATTTGGTGCAGGAGGTGTAAAAAAGATACGGCAACAAACGATAAAAAACGAACGTGGAAGGACATATGCAGTCAAGACAGTCAAACCAGTGACATCATGCTCGAAGGTCCTCACGTTTGCACAACAAGGTGCGATATGCTGGTTCACAGCACTCATCACGACGCTCTTTTTTTCTCAGTACACTCGTGTGGTGATGCGAATGCACGCTCGTAAAATGGTTAAATATTCTAATACGAGACAGATAGCAGATGCTATGTTGCAACTAATAAAAGGTTACGATTCGGGTAAAGTTTCTAGACGAGTTGTGGAACATATGCAACCCCATCAATTTCTTCAAGACCTGCGTGCCACGAGATCCAACCTCTTTGATTCTACTTTGAACGGTTCTTCGGAAGCTCATTACAATCCATATGTTCACAAAATTCTTGGGTTTCTACGAGTGCCACATTTAGGCATCGGAATCGTTGGAGGTAAAATATTATATTCAGGGTTCAATGTTGACCTTCCGCTAGACTCTAAACTATGGGCACAAGCGATGAAAACACAATCGCCAAGAGGAACATTTGTTGATACGAATAACCCCGAAGTATTACTTTTGCATAGAGACGGTGGAGAAGATTACATCCAGGGTTTGTGGGGAGGTCCAAGACCCGCATTAGGTTCCGTGTCTGGAATTTCAAATGATGTTCACAACAAAATAATCCAATATAATGGTAGGAATTATATTCTAGACTCTTGTATTCTAGGAGGTGAAGTTAGAACGCAAAGCTGTTCAGTCGCTCACGCCGTAGCTGGTGTCACTTGCAACAATAATAGATATATTTACAATGGTTGGACTGCTCGCAGTGGAGACCCAGCGATGAGTGGGTCCGGAAGTGTCATCAAGGATATGCCATGCAGTCTCATGGCTGCCGATTGGGCATCGAACAAGGCATTTTGCATAAACACTGCGGCATGTAAAATGAATATCGCAAAACCTAATCAACTATCTAAAGAACTTTGTTTCAACGGTGTAGCAAGATCTACCGTGGTCTATATACGAAGTGATCTAGCTAAACTCGGTGGATACAAAGTTATAGGAAGACAAGTGCGTCGTCCAGTCAGTCGTCAAGTTAGAAAACGATGATATCAGTCTTTCGAAGATTTCATATCAAAGAAAGAAAAGTTATCGGCTACTTCTTCTATATCACAGGAACCAAGAATGTTTCCGACCGACGGACAGAAAGACGAACAAGGACTGTGAGTACTGAGAGAAGTTAATGTATTCTGGGTAGTAAAACAGCCAAACGTAAATAGTTTCGCGAAGAAATTTACTTTTTTCTTCACGACTATGTTCACAGAACTTGCTGTTGAAAAATCTCCCATATCAATAATTCCACCATTCCAGGTTGTATCGGTGCTTACTGGTGTCTGGGTATTCATTTGGTAAGTATAATAATATAATTTAAAAAATAAATTACGGGTTTTAAGCTACACAAGTCGATACAAATAAGTCATTTGACCCTGCAAAAGAAATAATATCAACACAACGCGGTATTAAAGTGTGTCAAAACATTTTAACTTAACTATATTTATATGTCAGGCAAGACGATGAACCGCACGATGAACCGCACGATGGTCGTTCTCAAGCGCGATGGCTCCAAGGAGAACATCAGTTTTGATAAAATTCTCCAGCGTATCCAACGTCTATGCTGGCCCGTCAATTCTAAACCGGTATACAAAGGTTCTCGTGCTATGACCGGTCTCAACGTAGATGTTTCAAAAATTGTAGCCTCAGTATGTGCTTCTATCGTTGACGGAATCAGCACTGTGCAACTAGACGAACTAACCGCGGATAAATCGGCCAGTATGACAACTGAACACCCAGACTATGGTATTCTCGCTGCTCGAATCAGCGTTTCGAATCTGCAAAAACAAACTCATGACAAAATCACGGACGCGTATGCTGAAATTGCGCACCTTCTCAACGAAGATTTCAAAGAAAATCTCGAAAAACATGCGGACGAATATCAAGCCTTCGTTGATTACGACCGTGATTATGACTTTGACTACTTCGGTTTCAAAACGATGGAACGTCTATACCTCACCAAAGTGGGTGACAAGATCGTAGAACGTCCCCAACATGTATACCTTCGCGTGGCGATCGGGCTTTGGGGGTCCGACATCGCCAAAGTAAAGGAAACTTACGATGCTCTCTCTTGTCGTAAATTCACCCACGCGAGCCCCACTCTTTTCAACTCTGGGTTCAAAAAGGCGCAACTGGCTTCTTGCTTCCTTATGACGGTAGAAGACTCGCTCGCTGATATTTACAAAGCACTTGGTGATTGTGCCCAGTTGTCTAAACATGGCGGAGGCCTTGGTATCAACATCTCCGATATCCGTGGTCGTGGAGCGATGATCAATGGGACCAACGGAGAATCCGACGGCATTGTGCCCATGCTGAAGGTGTTTGACACCACATCTGCTTACGCTAACCAAGGGGGTCGGAGAAAGGGTTCTTTCGCGATTTATCTAGAACCGCACCACCCGGACATCATGGATTTCCTGCTGATGAAGCGGAACCAGGGGGAAGAGTCGCTCCGAGCACGAAACCTGTTTTACGCAGTGTGGTTGAACGACCTATTTATGAAAAGGGTAGAAACAGATGCCCAGTGGTCTCTGTTCGATCCAAGCGAATGCCCCGGTCTCACAGATGCGTTTGGTGACGAATATGCGGAACTATACACACGTTATGAAGCAGAGGGAAAAGCTAAAAACGTAGTAAAGGCTCGTGATGTGTGGAATACTATGGTCACGACCATCATCGAAACAGGACAACCATACGTAGCCAACAAAGATACGGTAAACAAAAAGAATATGCAATCCAACGCAGGAACCATTCGGGGAAGTAACTTGTGTATCGAAATCCTCGAGTACACATCAAAAGAAGAAACGGCGGTTTGTGTCATTGGAAGCGTCGTTCTAAAGAACTACGTTAAAAACGATAAATTCGACTTTGACGACCTGCGTAAAAACGTCAAGATCCTCGCGAAAAACCTTGACAGGTCTATCGACGTCATGTCATACCCGATCAAAGAAGCTGAAACATCTAACAAACGGCGACGCCCCATCGGTGTAGGAGTGCAAGGACTTCAGGATGTGTTCTTCAAACTGAAACTTCCGTTCGACTCACCGGAAGCCAGGGACCTCAACCGCGAAATCTTCGAACATATCTACTACGCCGCCGTAGAAGCGTCGGTAGAACTTGCAGAAATTCATGGACCCCATCCCACATTCGAAGGTTCTCCCGCGAGCAAAGGTATCCTCCAGTATCACATGTGGGATGTTACCCCCAAAAGTAACCTCGACTGGCGAGGTCTCGAAGAACGCGTCAAGAAAGGTGTGAGGAATTCTCTACTGACTGCTCTCATGCCAACCGCTAGCACTGCGCAAATTTGCGGGAGCGTAGAAGCATTTGAACCAATCACCTCGAACCTATATTCCCGCCGCACACTGGCCGGTGAGTTCCCAGTGGTCAACTCTTATCTCGTCAGAGAACTGATTGAACGTGGAACATGGAGTGAAAACATGAAGAACCAAATCATTGCAAACGGTGGCAGCATCCAAAAGGTAATCGGAATTCACCCGAGCGTGAAAGCCGTTTATAAAACAGCCTGGGACCTTTCCATGAAAAGTGTGATTGACATGGCGGCAGACCGTGGTGCATTCGTAGACCAAACACAGAGTATGAACCTGTTCCTTGCCCAACCGACGTTGAAGAACGTGACGTCTATGTTGTTCTATGGCTGGAAATCCGGTCTTAAAAGCCTCCAATATTATCTGAGGTCAAAACCGGCATCCTCGGCTATTGCTGTGACAGTAGATACAGAATGTGTTGCGTGTTCCGCGTAATTATTAATTAAAAAATGTTTTCAAATAATAAAGAATGGTGCGAAAATTACCGATTTGGACTATTGCCACACACTCCCTTGCGGGCCTTCTGCTCGGTATTGTAACTGGAATTATAAACAAGCATGTAAACTGTATTGTTCACAAAAGGTTCCCGAAAGATGGAAAAATAGTGACGGGTTTGTCGCTAGTCGCACAGTTTACTATTATCATCGGCGTGCTCATTTTAGCAGCAACATTTATCCCATTCATGGACCCACAGGATCTCGGGGCGGGCGTTACTGCGTTTGCATTTACGAATCTTTACATGATCGGCCAGGTACATTTTGTTCAAGAGGTAAGCAAATTCGTAGAGGATAAGTTTGATGGCCTAGAAAGGTATGGAAATAATGTAGTATAATTGAAATGATTATTTACACCATATTTTCTTGACATTTAAACACCATCCAAATGAACCGAACGCACCAGGTGATAATACAACGTCAACTTTATCACCCTTATTAAGATATTTTTCGTATGGTTCCCAGTTAGCATTCGAAATCTTGCATACAACGTCATCCCAACTTTTGTTTTCGGCAGCGTATTTCAACGGAGAAAAGTTAGGGTTTGCGGCATCTTTGATGTAATCGTGAATCTTGAGTAGCGCACTGCGGTCCCCAGATGATTTTGATAAATCTAAACGGACGTAATTATCGTAAATTCCCCGGACGATATAACAGTTTTCAAAAAGAAGCTCTATAGGCTGATTTTCATATCGCAGTTGCTCAAACTTCCCACGACGGACAGACCTCAGTTTACTAACGTCAAATGTCATACGATGTATTCGTGATTTTTTTTAAATTATTAAGTATACAACATGGACGCATTTATCTTGACGGAGTTTTTAAAACCTAAAGAAAATTTCACAGATGTATTCGTAGATAAAAAGAAATTGAAAACCGCAAATACCGTGCGGTCTGTTCTCACATTCATCGTGGGAATTTACGCAGTGTGGCTGAGCTGGAGCTGCTCAAAAGGAGACCATGTGGCGATGCGCGTGCTGTACGCGGCATTCGCGTATCTGTTTGGATTGGTATATCTGATATACTACGCACTCGTGCGATACAATTGTTAATTCGTATCGACGATATAATTGTTTATAAGAATTTAAATATACTTATATAAAAAATGGTAAACCCTACTTATAATCAGTCTCAACTTGATCAATTGATACAAGAGTTCACTCAATTCCGAAGTGAACAAAAAGCGGAATTGAGTGAACAAAAAGCGGAATTGAGTAAACAAAAAACGGAATTGAGTAAACAGAAAAATGATCATGATGCTGCAATAGAAAAAATTCATATTCGTTTGGACAAGATATCTTCCGAAATGGAAGAGGCAAAAAGTGATTTAGAGACAATTTACAAAAGTTTTTTAAGACAGGAGAAAGCACCAAGTGTCACGTCAATACGTCAATGAGTGTATTTTACCCGGGAATGACAATTGAAAATTTATATATATTTCTGATAATACTCATATTTTCAGAAAAATGTCGTCGCTAGTCCAATATTCCAGTATTATTCGCGCTCGCGGGGAAACCGTGATGTCTTGTGGGCTTCAAGATATTCCACAGATCAAAGATGGAATTCATAGTCTCGGTCGCGTTACGTATCCCTATCACGATTACACATCCATCAAAGATATAGAAGCGTACAAAAATCTCATGAAATTCCCTTTCAATGATAGTATACCAGACAACATTGGTCTGATCGTTCTCGGTTCTGTTCAAGAACTCATTATGAAAGAATTCGGTGTTTTCTTCGACAAGGCAAAACGATTTGCGTTCAAGAAGAAATTCGAAAAAGATTTGTTCCACCGCGTAGACAAAAATTTCTTTACCAAAACGTACGATGATGATGAGTATGTAATTTTTTCAAGACTCCCTGATATGAAAACCCTTTGTATCGACAAATGATTATATTAATGAACATTGTGAACTCTATTTTAGTATTGTAATAATGACGCCCAAACAAACTGGTTTTTACATGCCAGGGGAATTCGAACAACATAAACGAACATGGATGATTTTCCCATTTCGTAACGATAACTGGAGACAAGAAGCAGTTCCCGCCCAGAAAACAATCACAAATCTTGCACGTAAAATTTCAGAATTCGAAGAAGTCATTATGATTGTTTCAAGAGACCATCTAAACAAGGCAATGGACCTCCTACACGATTCAGGTGTTAAAATGGTGACAGCCGACTCAGATGATTGTTGGGCTCGAGACACAGGCGCAACTTTTATCACAAATGGTAAAAATGTCAAAGCAATTTCATGGGATTTCAATTCGTGGGGCGGGAATTTTGATGGTCTATACACGACCTGGAAAAATGACCAAAAAATCGCCGAATATATGGCTAGGATTTCTAATATTCCCATTATCAAAACACCGGGTTTCGTACTCGAAGGGGGGTCGATTCACGTTGATGGCGAAGGGACGCTTATAACGACAAAAGAATGTCTATTGTCCACCGGCAGGAACCCCACCATGAGCCAACAAGATATTGAATATTATCTCAAAGAATACCTTAATGTCGAGAAAATCATCTGGCTAGAATATGGTGTTGCAGATGACGAAACAAATGGGCATGTTGATAACATGGCTTGTTTTTCACGACCCGGTGAAGTTATCCTGGCATGGACCGATGATCCTAAACATCCCCAATATGAACGTTCAAAAAATGCGTATAAACTTTTGACAAAGGAAAGAGACGCAAAAGGACGCAAACTGATCATCCATAAAATCCATATCCCAAGTGATATGTTCATCACTGAAGAGGAAGCCACGGGAGTCGTAAATTCAGGTCTCGCGGTTCCGCGTAGAGCAGGTGATCGTCTCGCTGCAAGTTATGTGAATTTCGTAATGCCTAACGGGGCGATTATCTTCCCAACTTTCGGTGATGAAAAATACGATGCCCTCGCTCACAAGAAATTCGAGGAAATTTTCCCGGAACGAGAAATAGTTGGTTTTTATTCACGGGAGATCCTCCTCGGTGGAGGGAATTTGCATTGTATCACTCAGCAACAACCGGTGTAAATAAAAAAAATAGTGTATATGTATATTATGGGAAATACGACGAGCAAAGGGACTGGAGGTTCAGTATACGTCCCGGCAATCCGTTCTGGAAAATGCTCAAAAGTCCCGCAATACGCAGATCGCAGGGCATGGGCATTAAAAGAACTTTATGGAATCAAAAACCTTAACGAATTTCCACCGCAGGTGTATAGTCTTCAGGACGCGAACGATGATATTTCTGACTGTGCTCAGGGGTATCGTTTGAGGCATAGCTACAAAGTGGTTTCTACTCAAAAGCTCGAACAACGCCTCGGGAAAGACCCACGTATTTACGCTTTGAGAAAATACCACGGATACACGGACGTTCCGCCGAGAGTTCTTGCGCTATTACCATACAGCAAACAGAACGCCGTGCGTGATATAAGTTATTATAAAAAGTACAGAACTCCATATTTTACCATTGACAAACTCACATCTACTGTAAGGTCAAAAGATGGTAAAATCACGAGAACACCGGGTCAAAAAGGAACGCAACTTGATTATAAGTACAATCGTACGAAGATAAATCAAAAGGGGAAATTCTCAGCGGGAAAGAAATACGACCCGAGGAAATACCCCCTTCAAAGCATGAAAGACGGTTCCGTTGGCAGAGTCATCCCGTGCAGCGTTGACCCATCCCAATGCACTCCTGGTCAGACGACGTTCGTGTCCAGAGACGTGAGCGATGTTTTGAAGAGAGCCGCCATGGTGAACGCAAAATCGAAAAAACAATCTCTACGTGCCCTTCAAACAACGCATGCTAAAAAAATACAAGCGTTGAACAAAAAAATCGCATCAGCACCCCCAGAAGTAAAAGCGAGACTCCAAAAACAAAGACAGAATATGCAATTGAAATTCAGACTCGATACAGCGAAGGCTGAACAAGTCCCGCGTGTACAGATAGCCTCAGGGAAGACTAACGAGTGGAAGCAAAAACGCGCTGAATTAGGTCGTCAAAAACAACAAGCAAAACAAACCGAACAAGCGCGTAAAAAACGTGAAGAAGCGGAACGCCGCGCTGCTGCGGAACGCAAAGCAAAAGAAAACGCCGCCATAAGAGCGCAGAGAGCTATGAAGAAACAACAAAATAAACAGCAATCCGTGAAACAACAATCCATGAAACAACAATCCATGAAACAACAATCCGTGAAACAGCAACAAAAATTCAGAGAAAATTCTGCAAAGGCTAAAACGAAATCAAGAATGCCAAGTATGCCAAGATCACAAATGTCACGCCCGATGACCGCGCCACCGAAAGCTATGACAAGGCCTATGACAAGGCCTATGACAAGGCCTATGACAAGGCCTATGTCTCGTCAGTCTTCAGTAGGTAGCTTGAGGGTGCCATATAGCCGTAAGTCAATGAGAAGACCAGGGTCCTTTGGACCATTCGGATAAATTTTAAATAATAAATTATTTACGTATATTAAAACATAATGGAAACAATTGGAAATTTTATTCAAAACATGGCTTTTCCTACGGAGAACCCCTATAAATTATCGGGAGATTTTGGAAACAGTACTCTAGAACCAACCGTGACAGCAGCTCTCAGAATCCTTCACGAATCACCAGCTCCTTTCAATACAGAATTTTTCAGTCGAAAAAATGTTGATTTTATTCAAAAAAAATTGATATCAGAGACTAAAAGGTATACTTCTTTTGACATTGGCCCGCAAAACGAGGATGAGCTGATCATGATGATGGCTGGTATTTATGTGCAAGATTCTACGTTCGACGGAAATATCAAAGCGGGTTTGAGAAAACTTAATACACTTGTCATCACCGAATGCTTGAAGCAAATTCTTCCCGGCGTTCGCGCATACGCACTATACGTCAGAGATGCAAGTCTTCCATTCTCTGGAGGTGGTGAAGAAGCGTTCAAGAGACCGGAACTTGCTACCCTCAAGGGGTCAAAAGTGCTCAGCGGATTTTTGCCTCTTGATAGGAATGCCAGTTAAACCCATAATACCAATTAAACCCGTATCAACAATTTTACATATAAATTCTTAATAACTGTTCCAAAGAACATTATTAAAAATAACATTATTAAAATGACGACATACTACCATTGTATCTGCGGGTTCATCACGAAAAACGAAGAAAACAAAAATTACCACCAACTAAATCCATTGTGCCGTGTGCACGAAAAGAAGAGCTATTTCGAAGGAAACGCTGGTATTATTTACAAGGCAACCTCCAAATATGGAAAACACAAATCGTTTTTTGGCAAATGGTTTGATTCTGAAGAAGAACTACGCGAATTGAACTCAAATTATAACATAGAAGTAAAACTGGTGGATAATTGCGATATTGCGTACATCAAACTTATAACAAAGGCCGAAAAAAACGGGCTGCTTTCAATGGATAAAAATATACCACTGATCAGGAAAGATAGCGCGGACCAACTGTTTGATATGGCGTGATTGAAAGCCAGTGAACTACAGGTGTTATATAAAAATATCACAATATTTATACTTACATATCATATCATCTCTTTTCATTAAGACTTCTTTACTTATAACATCTTTTATGAATAGTATACTTTTTTGTTTTTTTAAATCAAAAAGAACATCTATAAGATCTAGTTCACCATAATAAAATATATCATCACATTTATCTCGTATACAATACCCACAATCTGTAACTATTTTGAATCCATGAGTCATTAACATTCTTGCACGGACTATATCTTCATTCAGAAGAACATCTATCATAGATCTAAACGGTATATGTTCTCCCTCAAAATTATGAATCACGGCTGAAAAGTCATCGTGATATAATGCACATATAGTAAAGAAATTATATGGTATATAAGAAGATCCTTTGTATACGAGTGTATTAACTTCTCGGAGAAAGGGATACTTTTCTATCATTTTAAATGCATGTGTGAATAATTGCCCTGTTAATAGAATACCTTTACTTCGTTTAAAGATAGCGTCAAGCAACAATCTGAATTCTTGTTTAAGACCATACCTTTGTGCCAGGGTTGTTTGAAACATTTATATATGCAACATAATTTATTAATGTTATATTCACGATTGAAAACCAGTGAAACTGAAACTTGGATTTTGGTTATATATAAAATTTTTAGAAAAAAAAATAAATAAAAAAAATAAAAAAAATAAAAACTACACTTACTTTAAAACTACTATGCCGTATTGGTATAAGAAGCTTACTACACTTACATTTTATTTTTTCCTCCAAAAATGACATTTATTATCTATATCAACATTATCATATTTGTAAACGTTTAATATTATTCATACGAATAGTATTAAATATGGAATCCTACAGAACTACATTTTACAAGTGTGGTTGTGGATATAAAACAATTGCGGCTGGTAACGCAAATAAACATAAAAAAACGTCTTGTGGTCATGAAATGAATTCTGAATCAAGAAGCTTCATATGGGAAGAAGACGTAAAGAAAGTATCCCGTAATACTCCAGAAGGTTATGAAACGAGAATAAAACAATTAGAAAAACGTCTAAAATTGTTGAGAATGAAATTAGAACAATATGAACTAGAAGAAATCAATGATATAGAAATAGATGACGAATTGTCACACCCTGGTTTAGTATATTATATAGTTGATAAAGATCTTCCTACAAGGGCTAAATTTGGGAGGACGACAAATACCGACATCAGGAAACTAAAAACAAGATATTCTATATTTGGAGATCCACTTATATTTTGTTTTTATTGTGATGATATAAGAAACGCTGAACGAAAGCTAAAAATAGCTATGAAAGATGCCGGGTGTATGAACAATGAACGAGGTTTAGAAAGTTTCATTCATTCTAAAACGTCTATGGAAATATTCCATAGGATTGCGATTGAAAGTCAGTGAATTAACTTAAATAACCTGTAAGACTATATGATAGATATGACAACATTTGAAACATTCAAGACAACATTTTATATTTGCGGTTGTGGTTATAAAACACTCAATAGTGGTAACGCAAGCAAACACAAGAAAACATCTTGTGGGCACGAGATGAAATCTGAAATAAAGAATTTTGTTCTTGAAGACGATGCAATAGCAGCAGTTGGTAATACAAACCATACAAACATCACAGTCCCCGGGGATCACAACACCGTTATTGGCAAATACATTGACCAGAAGCAAATCACGTTCAATCTCACGGTCCCCGATGGAGATACTCGCACGGTTATTTATAGAGCACTACAATCGCCACAGTTTCAACGGGAACTCAATGGAGAATTTCACCCCGAGAACATCCCCGCATTGATATTTCGCCACACTAAAGGAACAGGTGCCATAAAACCCGGTGGAGAAAAAGCAATACACGTAGAAGACGATAAAGTTCACGAAAAAGATCCGTCCGGTAATCTTATGAAAACCCCCCTGAATAAATACGCTAAGAAATTCATAAACGATGCAACGACGTCATTAGAAACAAACGCTGAAGTAATTCAACCAAAGTTTGCGAAGGAACTGGTGGACGACTTGAAAACAGAGAACCTCCCAGGCCACAAAAAGAACGAAAAGATATCCGGTGCAGAAGCGTTAAAGAATTATGCAGCTGGGACCAATGTGATATACAAATACCCCGTAGAAACAAGAGGATTTGTAAATCGTGCCGTAGATGCTGTAAAAAAGGAGATACGGAACGCCGGAAGTAAATCTTCATGATTCATTTATTAAGATGATTATAGACAGTCTTTTTTCTCGTATGACCAACGAAACTTATACGCGGTTTTTCTTTTACCTCTTGCACATTTCGAAATATCGCTACCATCCGACTTTTCCAAGTGTCTTGCAGCTTCTTCGCACGAATCGAACCAACCAATGTATTTACCGTCCATGTCATATTGATATACTTTTTTAGCGTTATGATTTTTTTCACCTGAACTAGATTCACTTATTTTTTTCTTTGATTCTTCGGTATGTGTCATCCCGATATGAGATCCGCCAATTTTCTTCTTGTGGTCTTCGGTAAGCACCCGTCCAGTCAACGTTTTACTAATTTTCTGTTTCGTTGTTTCATTACGTGTCTTTCCATACCAATAACCAACTTTTCCAGTATGAGCTTCACTCATCCGTTGTTTTGTGATTTCGCTCCGCCGACCATTAGAACCACCTTCCGTCAAATTGTATCCAGTGGGTGCCAATGAACCCGTCACGCGAATCATCCACCGTTCGTGTTTATCAAGATCTTCGTCGGGACATTCGTAGTAATCTGTGATGAAATTTTCCCACCCGTATTTTTTGATGGCTCCAGCGATGACCGGGCAACCGCTATTGGGTTTTTGATGCTCATCGAAACGTTCGTGTATATTTCGATTCGTTTGTCCGTTATATAATTTTCCACTCGGAGACGTGAGAGTGTAAATGAAACCCATTTACATATTTAAATTCATATGACCATATTTTTTTAAGTTAGTATGTGTTGATACAACTTGTCATTACGAAATGTTGGTAGTAAAGCTAAATAGTTTTGACCATACGCTTGATATACTCTGTACAATTAATAGAATCAAAAGGCTTCGTAATTCCGTATTGATACCCCTTGTACTTTACGGATCCGACTGTTTCAAACCCGTGTTTTTCAAACATGTTTTGCGAGATGATATTCGTGCAATCCCCGTAAATATACTTGAACCCATGTGAAGATGATTCTTCAATAGTTTTTTTGAGAAGTTTAGTTGCAAGACCTTTGCCTGTAACTTCCGACCCGATAGCGAACACGTACAGACATTTATCGTCTGGTGTGTACGAATCAAGATTTCCAAAGAGATCGAACATTGGGTCCGTCTCGCGAATATTACCATAGTGCATATTTTCATAAGCGTCGTAAGGAATGTTAAGAATTTGAGCTTTGATATTATCATCTGCATCTACAAACGCAAACGAGTGACCGTAGTCAACACATTGTTTCATAATATTTTGAAAGGAAGTTGTGAAGTCACATGTGGTTAGTTTGAGGGCAATTGACGTGGGCTCTGACGCCACAAAATTTCTAGACGTGAACGAAATCGCACGAGAGGTGTATTCACTCGTGAGTTTGATTAGCGTATACATAGTTTGAAATATGAATACACAGCTGATTTATATATATTATTGTGTTGATATGACTAATGAAGTCTTGGTTAATTTTTAGGTTTGGGGATCACTTTACCACTAGTTCTCTTTGGTAATATTTTCGAATAATCTGGGTTAGGTAACCAATAACCAAGGATTCCGGAAATAATCGGGAGATAAATGCCCTCACCGTTCTTTTCTTTATCACTATTTTGAACAGCTATCATTGTCATGCAAAAAGCAGTAACACCTGCTGAAATCAAAACTTGTATAGTGAATTTGATTAATCTGCTACGGTCGTTATGTCTATCAGCTAGAAGTTCTTGGTATTCATCGAATGGTATAACACGGTTATTTACCATATTTAACACTTCGTGATCATCGTACCTCAATTTCCCTTCTTCAAGAAGACGTAATGCCATATCCTCCATATTTTTTGGCGTAGATGCATTTTTTCTTCTGAAAAATCCAAACAACGCTGTAGTGTCACCCTTTTCACCTTGATCACCCTTTTCACCTTGATCACCCTTTTCACCTTGATCACCCTTTTCACCTTGATCACCCTTTTCACCTTGATCACCCTTTTCACCTTGATCACCCTTTTCGCCCTTTTCACCTTGATCGCCCTTTTCACCTTGATCACCCTTTTCACCTTGATCACCCTTTTCGCCTTTTCCTACAATGTCTTGTGTATCTTGTTTTGAGTTCATTGTAGCTTCAGAGGGTTTTGTTTCCTCTATGATATCTGGTTCTGTGATGATATTTTTAGTTGCACGTGTTTTCTTCACCATTATAAAGAATTTAAGAAATGTGAATATCAATTTCTTAAATGTTTATTTGTGTAATTGGATTATTCATTTTTATGAACTATGTTATTTACAAAGCTTCGAAAGTGAGTATATTGTGCAGACGTGGTTCTTGGGTTGTTGTAAACGAAGATATCACAGTAACGTGAAATCAGTTTCGTAAGATTCGTCTAGAGGAATAAGTTGTAAATCGTCTTCTCCTTCGGCAACGTCCTCTGCCACGAAAGAATTTTCTTCCTCTTCCACCTCATTTTCATCAACATGGTCTAATTCGGAATCATCGTACACGACATCTTCTTCTTCCTCTAAGTCGTATGCAACATCTTCAGCGTATGTCATATCAGCATACTGATCGTTTTCATCGACTTCAGAGTTTTCGCTATCATCATATACAGCCGCCTCAAGAGAATCCTCACGATCGGTTACAACAGCACCGGTTTCATCCGGGTTCAACAAAACTAGTTGGTCACTGTCTGCGGGTGCGGCGTATTCGTCACCAGAATAGTAATCATCTGGCATGTGATACATTTCTGTTTCGGTATCAAGGAGGACACCCGCGTCACCAGCATCGCATGTTGAGCACCCTGCTATCTCATAATCGTACATGTTTTCTTTCTTCTTGCCAAGAACGACGAACCCTATTATAACGATCGCGAGTATAGCTAAAATAACCACCCAATGTTTTTTGGCGAACGAAACTATTTGTTTAATCATATGTATATGATATATAATTATTATTTTTTAAAAATTCTGTTTGCAAACATAAACTTGTATGGAATTCCACAGAGTTTAAAAAACATAATTCTATTATATTCTGGGATCAAAGAAAAAGCAATGATGTTCACGGGGATCCAGTATGACGAACCTTCGACGAGCGATGGTGTGACAGTTGATTTCAGCTTGGGGACTATGAGTTCTGGTCTTGATTCAAAAAATAAATTCCATGCGATCGCGCAAGAAATGTTGATGGGTGCAAAAAAAATCTGATTCACAATGGTCTTGTTTATTGCGGACTGTAGAGTCTTTTTAGTAAAAAAAGAGTCCAATATATTAAAATATTTCGCCTGTGGATACGTGCTTAAAATAGAAAAGGAGACGAGACGAGAAGTTCTTTTGAAATCTATTGGTTTTCTAGTCATCTTCTGAAGTGTTATGTCAACGCCTAACGAAATTACACCAGCTAAAAATGCATCCTTGTGAACTTTTGATAGAGGCATTGCCCTCGCCCCCATGGGGAGTTTGAGAAACATTCGTAATTCCTATCATAAAGAATACAAAAAAAGTATTAAACGTTTACACTGTCGATATAACACATTCACGGAGAGTACTCTTTTTCGTTGTAAATATAGTCTAGGTATCCAGCTGAGAATTCTATGGATCGTGCGGGTGACAAAATGTCTTCGACATATATTTCCTGTTCTTTTTCGCCCAGAACAATTACTGAAATTTGCATCGCAGCTGCGTAATTGATAAGTTCTTCTTCTTGTACACGAGCAATTGACACGAGTTCTAATGGCCTGTTCTTAGATATATAACTCGTTGGCATGCTCAATCGTACATTTTGACCTTTTGATAAATTGGAAATAGGTTCCATTAGGTCTTCTGTGAAAACAATCCCGGGCGTATGGCGTATATGATGGTCTAGTGCGATAGCGACCTTCGCAGCGGTTGGGAGTTGTCTGAATCCAAAGACTGCACTTCCATTTATATTCCTGACTGCATGAGAATGCGGAATACCTGCCATATTTTTATTGTCTCCCACTTGAGTTACAACGAACATAATGTATACAATTATAACAATTTGCTATCTTAAATTGTTACAAATGTTGATATCACATCAACTTTACATTTCATTTTCAAAAATATGATTTAGATACGATACTGTAAGTTCCGAGTCCTTCATCATAGGCGATAAAATTTCTTCTACAAATACTACATTGTTTTTATCACCTAAGCATATCACGGACATGTTCATGGCAATTGCATATTTCATTATGTGTTCTTCACTGGTTCTGTATACAGAAACTCTTTCTAAAGGACGTTTGTCACTAGGGTGTTTTTTCAAGAAAACTCTATTTCCGATTGATAAATTAGAAATAGGTTCCATGAGATCTTCGGTAAATATCATCGTGTCGTGATTTTTCATTCGGTAGTCGATTGCCCTAGCAATTTTCGCAGCGACTGGGAGTTGTCTGAATCCAAAGACTGCACTTCCATTTATATTCCTGACTGCGTGAGAATGTGGTATACCTGCTATTTCCTTCGTGTTTCCCAACTTTGTTATGACATAGATACTCATTCTTACAATTATCAAAGGTATTTTCTTAATACATTTAGATGTTAAGTTAGTAGTCTTCATCGCTGTCAGATACTTCTTCACCACGCGCCTTCCTCATTTTACGTTCCTTCGCACGCTTCTTTTTTTCCTGACGGCTCAGTTCGCGCTTCTCTTCCTTAACTTTAATAGTGTTCCCCAGAGCGTCTGTGTATTCAGTTTCTTTCTTGATTTCCAACTTAATCGCATCGAGCATCGCGGCTGATTGCCCGGTAATCTGGACAACACCCCCACCAACAGCCCAGTTCTCAACACATACGTTTTTAACAAACTCGTTACTATGGCTAATGACCACAACACCTCCGCCAAAGTTCTTAAGTGCTTCGGCCATTGCTCCGAGACTCTCGCGGTCAACGAAGTTGGTCGGTTCGTCCAAAACGATCACGTGGGGTTGTTGCCATAGAGCAGCGCCAATAACCAATTTCAGCTTTTGCCCGCCAGATAGACCACGAATGCGAGAATGAGTTGTAAATTCAGGGTCGAGCCCAACATTTGCCATATGTTCTTCCACGTTCTTTGCGGTCAGTGGCTTGAACATACCATTTGCAACGGCTTCTTTGGTATCAATATCGTTCAGAAGTTTTCCGAAACCATACTCCTCCAGGCGTTCGCGGGACATCCATTGGGTAGTCTCATCGTTTTTCCACTGAACCTCGTACTCGTAAGATTTTTTCAGCTTGCGGCGACCAAGAATCTTGTCAAGAATTTTCTTCACTCCGTCAACGACTTTAGTGTCATACATCTTCTTTAGTTCTTCTTCGTTGTTCTTCCTAGAAACGACGTCAAGGGTCTCTTTGTCTTCACCGGAGGCATAACGCCATTGGATATACTGGTTGGGTGTCATGTCAAGATGATCCTCGATGTGGTGGAAAGCATGCTGTGCCACGTAAGCAAGACGCATATTTGGATGCTTCCAAACACTACCGATGGTGGCTTCCATTTGTCCCGTGAGCACCTTAATGAGGGTGCTTTTCCCCGCACCGTTTTCGCCCACCACACCGATCCTGGAGTTCAGCGATACCTGGGCATTCACGTTGTCAAAGATTAGTTTTTCCGTACCCGGATACTTGAACCCCACACCGCGTAGCTTCATGATGGCACGGTCCTTCGAAGTGATACCCTCGAGGAACCCGGGCTCGGGGAACTTCCACGTGGTCTTCGTCTCGGTAAGGGCGTAGTAACTCGCTGATTCGGGACGCTTCTTCACGAACTCGGACAGATTTCCCTTGTACTTCTTCAGCTTTAGGTTAGGTTCGTAATGGATAATAGAGGTGCAAACAGCGTCGAGGAACCCGGAGTCGTGTGACACAATCACGCACGAAACGTCCTTAAGGTTGATCAGGTATTCAATCAACCACCTCACGTTAGACACAGAAAGATGGTTGGTCGGCTCGTCAAGAAGCAGTAGCTTTGCGTTCAGGAGCATTGCACGTGCAAGAGCGAGTTTCATTTTCCACCCTCCGGAAAGAGTGTTAATTGGGGCAGATTGGCGCTCAATATCAAAGCCAACCGATTCTAGAGTAGTTACGATCTTTTCACGAGACCAAATGTTTTCCTTTACTTGTTCATCATTGGCAATGAAGTCAATGATAGCCGTGTTAGAATCGGACCCGTCGAGATCGTGTTCCACGTAAGCAGTTTTCAAAACATCCGCAGAGGGGAACCCTTCAAGCTGGCCGTTCACAATAGCGCGCATCAGGGTTGATTTACCCGCCCCGTTTGGCCCACACAGACCGTAGCGGTTTCCGCGTTTCAGGTTGAACCGCGTGTTGTTCAGAAGAATTTTTCCACCATATGCCAGAGAAAATTCACAATCACACAGATCCTCACCGACTTCTTCGTCGTCATCATTGGTCACATTCTTCTTCTTGACTTCCTCAAAACATGTGTCGTACAACCCAGAGAAGTCTTCAACGTCAATCGCTGATTTCCAAATATCCACATTGAATTCCTTCAAGTCAATCAGGTGCTCTACAATACCACTGACATACTCGTAATCGTCAGTGTATTTCTTTACGACGGACGTAATATCAGTATTTTCGGTTGTATTCACAAAACTGGTATCGATGGTCGACAGAATGTCGAGACACTCTTCCGCGACCTTCCGAGCTTCGGGGTTAGACATACCTTCGGCAGCGGACTTAACCTTATCAACCAGGAGGTAGGCGAATTTAGCGGCGTCGGAAGGGTCGTCCACCAGTTTCGCCATGTTCCTGATGATAACACATGTCTTACGCCGAACGGGGGTGGTGCGATCGGCAAGCCCGCGGACGAGTAGCGGGGTCAGGATAGACAGGGTCTTCGCGTCAACCGACTGGACGAACGTGGTCGCAGATAGGTTGTGGACACACTCGGGGACGTCCTGAGGAGAACCAATACTCTTCACGAGATGGGGAATGAAGGGTTCGATGTCTTTGTTATCAATTTGACAACACGCGATAAGAGCCTTCGTGGCACTGTCCTTTACCACTTGCTTCAGGTCAATCATACAATCTGTCACCACCGGTACAATTTCGGGAAGGTAGACACACACATTCTTGTGGGTAAGTGCGAGGTTTTCCAGGAAACCACAAGCAAACTCCTTGGTCTGCCATTTAGGGTCCTTCATAGCGGAGAAAACCTTGGGAAGCACCATCTTCACAGAATAGGGGGCCATAGAGTTGATAAAACTGCTACCCTTCGAAATCCATTCGTCACGGACATTCTTGTCCTTGTTGGACACGCCAGAGAACAGCTCGTTGAGGGAGGAGTTGAATGACTTGGCCATTTTTTTCTGAGATGGTTAATACAACGCAATATTAAATATATTAATTCGTCGATATGAATCGTCATGGGGCAAATGACATATTCATAATATGTGAGTAATTTAACATATTTGTATATACGAAAGTAAACATGGGAAATACACAGACAAAGGATGACATAACACATGATATTTACGATTGTTGTTTATATGATAATGATAAAGGTTTAGAAAGATGTCTTAAAAATGGCGTGGACCCTAATAAAAAAGACGAGATTGGGATGCGACCTCTCGAATACGCATCGAGTTTCGAGTGTATAAAACTACTACTCGAAGCAGGAGCAGAGCCTAATATATTTTTCGAGTCTACTAGCGGTACACCTCTTCAAATAGCATCTATACGTAATCATACCGACGTTGTTAAAATTTTATTGAAATATGGTGCTAATCCTAATATTCCTAATTTGAATGGACTAACCGCTTTAGATCATGCTTGTCACGCGTGTAATCTTCATGGGGGTATAGATATTATAGAAACCCTACTAGCATATGGGGCAAATATTAATCATCAAGATGCGTCGGGATTCACTGTATTACACCGAGCTATTATGTTCGGCAACAAAATCCTCGTGAACATATTTCTCGAATATGGAGCAGATCCTTTGATCAAAACGAATTACGGTAAAACGTGTATTGAAATGGCAGCTTATTACGGTCACCAAGATATACTCAAAATGATGAACGGAAAACTGGGAATATACCCTGAAGCAATTATAAATGACACATAAATAGTGATTCACCCCGTATCGACAAATAATGTAATTTAAATAACACGAATATTATACATCAGAACATAATAAAATGTCCGCAAAGCTCATTTCCGTTACCAAGCCAGTCGTGGAGGGTGTTAACACTGCAGAGGAACTAATTGCGTATGCTGCCCGTGTCTCCAACCCCGAAAACCAAATTAACAACAAGACTGCATCAGGGCTTCTAAAGTATTGTATCCGCCACAAGCATTGGTCAATCTTTGAGACTGCGTTCATGACTCTTGAACTGAAGACGTCTCGCGGTATCGCAGCTCAGGTTCTTCGCCATCGGAGCTTCCACTTCCAGGAATTTTCCCAGAGGTACGCATCTGTGATGGAAACTCCACCACCTCATCAAGCACGATTCCAAGATCATAAAAATCGCCAAAATTCTCTGGACACCGTCCCGGAAGATGATCAAACGTGGTGGGCAACCGAACAAGAAAAACTGTATGCACAGAGCATGGAGCTCTATAACAAGGCTCTCGAAAAGGGAATTGCAAAAGAATGTGCAAGGTTTATTCTTCCTCTGAGTACACCAACTACTATTTACATGTCGGGTACGATCAGGGATTGGATCCATTACATCGAACTGCGCACTTCAAACGGGACACAACGAGAACACATTGATCTTGCAAATGCTTGCAAAGAAATTTTCATTAAGGAATTCCCCAGCATTGCAAAAGCACTTGATTGGGTCTGACGGGTTAATAAATAATATTTGATTATTGTAAATGAACACTGGGAAAGTAAACGCCAAAAAACGCAAGGTTTTTAAAGATGAGAAAGGTCGGACACATGTAATTCAAGATGGTAAAAAAGTGTATGTAAAGAAATTATTCACACCAAAAGTTTCACCCACAATTCCACCAAAAGTGGCTCCGTTAGAACCACGTGGTGTAAGTCCTAGGGTATCGGACTTGTGTTCGAAATGGAAAGCAAACCCTTTGGTTAATCCTGCGACAGGTCGGAAAATCAAGAAGGACGGACCTGTGTATGAAAAAATTCAAAAGAAATGTTCTGTTTCCGCAGTTTCTACAGTTCCCGTCGTTTCTACAAAACCCATTAGTAAGTCAATGGTGAGCAAACCAACGAGAGGTAAACAAGTAACTCTCCCCAATACATTCGGTTGTGCCCCGAGAGGGGTTGGACAACGTTCATCAACATGTTGGTTCAATGCCCCTTTGAATGGAATTGTAATGGGAACCGCTTCATCGTCTGTTTTACTCGAAGACATGCGAAAATTGTCTCAGGATGAAATAAAAGAACTCAAAAAAGTTGATCAAACTGACGTATGCCCCCTTCAGTTAACCAAGAAATACGTATACTCATATGCTCTCAGAATTCACAGTCCTAATTATAAACCGAGAGTGGTTAACGAAGGAGTGCATCTCGTAAAACGATTCTTCACACCGGGGAGACTAACCGAAGATGTTACAAAGGGCAAGAGGGGGTTTAAACCTGAACAGGCCATTGATCAATTATTAACGCGGTGTTTTGGTTCGGATTCATACGAAAAAATGACGGGGTATGCTCTTGAATATGAAAATATCGCAACAAAGAAATTCGTGATTGCCACCGACATTCCGACTATTTGGATGGTGAAACCGGATATCAAGAATTACCGTTTATCACATATTGTGTATGCAATGAAATTGAAAACAGGGACGTTCCATGTGGCAACGGCGTTTGTTTGCAATGGTGAGAAATACGTGTATGATTCTAATCAAAAAAACGTACTCAAAATTAATTGGAATAATCGTAAAAACAGGGAAACGCTCATAAAATACTCAACATATCGTAAATTTGATGTAACTGAACTTTATGGAATTCGCTACGCGTTATACGTTCGGAAATGATTAAGATGATGCATTGATATAATACGTATTACATAATTTTAAATAGACGTTAGTTTTTTTAAAATTATAATAATATTATATTACAAATAATGTCGTGTAAAGGCAAATCTGGTAAATTATTTGGCAGGGAAAATGATTCTCATTATTTCGTATGTATATCTGATACTACAGAACCAATAAGAATGCAGTGCGCACCCGGTTCTTTATGGAGTACATCATTAGGTGAATGTGGAAATTTAACGGATTATGGTCATGCCCCACTTCCGCCAACGAAACCACCTTCAACGAAACCACCTTCAACGAAACCACCTTCAACGAAACCACCTTCAACGAAACCACCTTCAACGAAACCACCTTCAACGAAACCACCTTCGACGAAACCACCTTCGACGAAACCACCTTCGACGAAACCACCTTCGACGAAACCACCTTCGACGAAACCACCAACATCTTCCAGAAGTATTCAAGTAAACCCACAAGGTGTTGGTGATTTGAAATATCCTAAAGTTTTACCTTCCCTTCCAGCAACTGCCATACCACCCAGTGGTTCTACTATTGGTTCATCGTTATCATATTTTAAATTTGACGAATCTCGAGTTAACCCACCCGGAGCCGCACCTGAAATAAAGAATTTAGTACAGGTTGCACCAGGTATAACGTTGCATGGTCTTCGTTTCCGAGGAAAGTGGAACGATGGTGATAGAGATTTAACCACGTCATACCATTCTTACAAGGCTCGTGCTGAAATGTCCGGCCTCGGTGGAAAGACCCCGTATAAACTTGGTGGGACATACTTGATAGGAACTACTATTTTCCTTGCTCCTGATTTCGAACCAAGTGATATGTATACAGATCTAATGCAACCTATTCAATTCCAGTCGTTCTTTACAATTTCAGGTTCTGGGGATAACCTTACAGGATCGTTGTATGCTTTTGAAAAAGGACTTGGAAGTAAGCAGATACTTATAAGATCGGTTAAAATTCCTAGAGGTCAATGGGTTACTATCGTTTTGAAGGTGAAATTGGCACAAAACGGTTCGTACGCTCTGTCTGTTAATGGCGATGAGTTCAAAGGGTTGAATTTAGATACTACTATAGGAAAAAAAGGAAGTGGTAATACTGTAGGTAAAGTAAATGAATTTGGAGGTACGTATGGTCTCTATTGCACGAATACAACTAATGGTAAACGATCTACAAAAGATCGTGTTGTATTTCATGCAAACCCTTTTTGGAAAAAAATAGCGTAACTTTACACACATTGAATTAATATGCTGTCGACAAGGTCTCTCGGGACCATGGTCCTGTTCAAACACAACGCAGTAGTTCGTAGAGTATCCCTTGCACCCACAGGAAGATGAGCTACAATTTTTGCAGCTTCTTTTCGTCCATGAAGTTGCATCGTCGTTCGCAACATATCACCTAATAACGTTTGTGGTATGACACGCAACTCACTCGGACGCAATGGCCGTTCCGAAACGATCTTATTGACTATCACGGTCACACATATTGTAAAGTCATGACATGCTGCAATATCTAGTGGTGTATCCCCCGAATTGTTGACGGCGTTGATGTTACCACCTGCTTCGATGAGTGTTTTTATACACACATCGTGCCCATTTCGAGCCGCGTAATGTAACGCCGTCCAATCACATATATTAGATATATCAATATCTGCACCTGTATTAATGAGCATCCTCAAAATTGCATCATTACCATTAAAAGCCGCGTAATGTAACGGCACCCACTCAGTATCATCAATGACGTCAAGAGTTGCACCTGCTTCTACGAGTATCTTCACACATATGTCATGACCATTAAAAACCGCACGATGAAGTGGTGTGCATCCCGAAATATCTGTGATGTCAAGATTTGCACCCGCATCAATGAGCGTCTTGACGCACATGCTATGACCATTAAAAGCCGCGTAATGTAATGCCGTCCAACCACGAACATTGATAACGTCAACATTGTCACTTACAACGATGAGCATCCTCAAAATTGCATCATTACCATTAAAAGCCGCGTAATGTAATGGTATCCATCCCAAATTAGTTATGATATTAATGTTTGCACCTGCTTCTATGAGCATCTGTACACATATGTCATGGTCATTAAAAACCGCACAATGAAGTGGTGTTCCTCCAGAAATATCTGTGATATCAAGGTTTGCACCTGCATCAATAAGCATCTTCAAACACACATCATTACCATAATGAGCTGCAATATGTAGTGGTGTATTTCCATATTTTGATTTGGAAACATCATTGATATTGTTACCTCCTTCAATGAACGTCTTCAAGAAAGCTTCGTGACCATTTTTTACTGCAGTGAATATACTATCGCAATTGTGTTCCATTCAATTATTTTAATGTATTTTAATGTATTTTATTGGGTTGTGTAGTATTTATACGTATTTTGTTGATATATAAAATGACAACTATTACACGCATTGAATTTAGTGTATCAAAATATTTAATCATATTGAACCAAATAACTAAGATATTCTTGGTCATACCCCATCAACCATGCACACCATATACCAGACAAATGTCGTCCACATACACCCCTATATGAAAACCTGACTTGTGTAGGAAGTGCATGTGACTGACGGTCTGTCAGAACATTGCATCCAGCAGTAGCAGTGCCATAACTAGCACATGGTGTGCACCAATATTTCTTGATCATTTCGCGATCTACGAGTGTTTTTCCGTTATGTTTCTCCGGAATATCACGTGGTTTCACGGATATATTTAGAGGAGCGCGGTGAACTTCTTTCCTTGAAAAAGAATAATACACATCGTTCTCATAATACCCGTTTATGACTTTATCGTAAGTTCCTTTCATTTTTTTGTGTTCCGTGCCATTTATTGCCCCAGGTGTCAAGGTAGTTTTCCACGATGACTCAAAATCACCCGTAAATAGACCGGTGAAAGCATATCTGATCTGGTCGGGGACCACGGAATATCCTGCCAGACGAACAAGAGTTGAATTCTCGTAACTCTTATTGTCTACTTTACACGGTGGTTCATTATTTTCCCAGTCAAACTTTGTAGCATTCACAGATACAATTATTTCTTTTGGTTCATAATCTTTTCGAATCGCGAGACAAAACCACCGGTGGCGTTGATGATGGGCTCCTACAATCGATGCCCGACAAGTTACCCACTTGCAGAAATATCCAATTTCATCCATCTTTTTTACGACGACATCGAGATTGTAAGTGTGGGACAACATATGGGAGTTTTCCAAAAACACAATTTTAGGTTTATACTCTTCCGTGATTCGTACAACATCGGCAAAGAGACCGGATTCCTTGTGTTCGAATCCAGTTCTAGAACCTGCAATACTAAACCCGGTGCACGGGAATCCCGCAGTAATCATGTCTATGTCTTCTGGGAAGTCCGATTTGGTAAATTTCGTAACGTCATTGAATACAGATGCATCTGAAAACTTTGTTTTCAAGAATTTTTGTGCGTCTTCATTAATTTCTACGAATGCAACTGGTGTAGATATACCTCTGAGACCATGTGAAATACCAGCTATACCGGCGAATAGTTCTAACGTGCGAAAAGACATTATAGTTACACTCGTTTTTTTTAACCCAGTTTTACGTATAATATGATAACATTTGTTGATATAATGAAATGACGTATATACAAACTTATATCAATGCTTATTGTATAAATGGTTTAAATATACAATGACAATCATTCTTGATCAAGATTAACATATTTCATATGGACTTCTGTACCCTTGGGAATGATAACAAATCCGACGTTCTTATCTGATGGACTATAATATATAGTTCCACCAGAAATGTTTTTGTAAAACTCAAGTTCATCACAATTTGACGAAAAAAACGCGCATCCAAACTTTGCCTGAAGGATGAACTGAAAAAATACGTGACCATATGGTTCAACACAATGACTATTCTTGACGTCGTTGAAAATCTCACAATTGTCTATCAATGGGTGCACTTTGACTCCCGAATCGGCTAACTTTTCAAGTTCTTCCGACGTCTTGAACGTCCTGATAGGACCATTCACAAACATGACAAGCGGGGTCTCCCACATTTCAAAATTTTGGTTCACATTAGTGCGACCGGATGAACTCAGTGCGATACAATAACCAGTGGGAACACCAGACAACTTGGCCCACTTCAACGCAGCCTTTTTCATTTTTGTTATGTATGTCATTATTGTTTGAGTTTGTTTGAGTTTGTTTGAGTTTGTATTGTTGCGTCATTGTGAACGAGTATTTATACATATCGTCAATCGTCATTTTTGAGTAAAATGATAATTACAAATGACAAATGACACTATGTGTAAATTACCCTACTTTCCAACATTAATATATCAACAATCTTCGTTTTATATCTACCTGATAAATAATAACATCAATGTCTCTGCCTAACCACACCCGCGTTTTTAAGAACGGTCCCACCGCCGAGGAGGGCGCCGCCGCCACGAAGGAGACCCTGCGTTTTTTCTTCGTAAAACCATTCAAATGGCTCGCCGCGAAGATGTCTGTACCTACCTACAATTGTGAGTGTTGCAAGTGTCCGAAGTGACCTGCACTCGGCGTTGACACATATTTTTTTAAACGTGTGTCATTTTGTCGTGTGTCATTTGTCATTTGTGCGTGGGATTCCCGATGTCATTATAAAGTCTTTGTTCGTCGTGTTATTCATAACACATAAATGAACGCTATGATTACCGAGAACGATTTTACAGAGCCCAGATATGACTTGCCCTTTCATAACAACACTCACGAGCAAGTGATAGACTTTATCTTGATGTGTGGTGATATTTTCCCGTTCAAGATCGAAGAGAGTGACTTGAGACGAGCTTTGGAATCCGTGTGGCCGGACACGACTAAGCAGATTACGTTGCGCGAAATCGCGATTGAAATGATGACTCGGCGTTGACGCACAAGGCGTTGCGATATAAGTATTTTTTTAAAACGTTTAGAAATGTTTGTCATTTGACCCCGAAATGACGATTTAAAATGACGAATGGAAATGACGAATGGAAATGACGGCCGTAGGTATAAATACGGTTCCGTTGTAGATGAGTGTATCTTTCACCAGAGCATTCACAATGATTTCCGCCATCAAGAACCTCTTCACCAACGACAAGCCCATCGTGGTTGAGACCACCGAGCCGATCGACCCCCCAACTGGCCCCAAGAAGACTAGTTCGATTCAGTCGATTAAGAAGTTCTTCACCGAACATACACAGCTGTACCGCGTCGGCACCGTGTTTGTGGTCAACACCCCCGAAACTATTGAGCCCGTTGACAAGTGAAATGGAAAGTAAAAAAAAGTAAAAACTTTTTAAAAACTTGAAAATAAAAGTGTCATTTGACCCAGACATCTTAATGATATACAAAGTTTGCAAGCGCATTATATGTAAAACACCTTTCAAAGTTGATGATATATAAAAATCGCAAGCGCATTATATGTTTTTGATATCTTAATGATATACAAAGTTTGCAAGCGCATTATATTGTTCAAGATGTTGATGATGTATAAAAGTTGCAAGCGCATTATATGTAAAACACATGTAACTTATAGGTTTTATACAAAAGTAGTATACAACTAAAAAGTCCAAGCGCATTATATGTAAATAGACCTGTATATATAGGTATTTACCATTTATATAACTATCACCACAGGTAGTCTCAATTCACTGGCTGAGCGAAGCGTAGCGGAGCGTAGGGGCGCGCGTAGCAAGCCCCGTAGCGTAGCGGAGTGTAGCGATTTAGGGCGGAGCGGAGCGGAGCCCATGTTCGACCAGGAGCGGAGCCCAAAGGTAGCGCCTGCGGCATAATGTTCGGTGTGAGTGTGTTTTAACAAATCATGCGTGCTGTGCGTGCTGTGCTTAATAATGTCTTGATTAATATTCCTGTTGTGTCCTTAGATTTTCGTATACAACCGACGACCCCGTTTGTCGATACGAGACCAGAGACCACGAAACTCTTAATGTTTCTCCTTAGGATTTCTGCCAGAGTTTGTCCTTAGAGTTTTGTGAGATTTATCACCAACGATGATGTTTGTCGATACGAGATTATTTCAGCATATCGACACCATTGAGTATTTTGTCCTATGTCTTTGAGATTACCACTAAAATTATGACTGACACAACCGCCTCTCGTGTATATATGAGAGTTCATAGAGATACAGGATACTACTATATAGGTAGCACACAAATGACAATACTACAGAGACATACCGTAGATGTTAACCACGCGAGATTAGGTAATAAATTAGGTTCTAATATAACCGCGTTGATTTGGGGTATTCTTCTAAGAGAAGGAGATCCGATTGAGGAATTTGATTTGTTGAATTTAGGAGAATATAAAACCAGACAAGAAGCAAAGGATGTAGAGATGAAACTGATAAATATGTATTATAATGACGAAGGGGATAAAGATAGTAATATGTTGTTGAATAATCACACTTACCAAGATCGTTTTCGCCCTACCATTTTTCCTATACACACCAAAAAAGGATTGAGAGGTTATGAAGTAAGAGGAGGACCAAACAAATTATATATGTCATTTAGAAATACTAAAAAATATTCATTAGATGATTTGAGAAAGTTTGCCGAAGAGTATGCGAATACTGAAATTATACCAATAAATTATGAACAAGCGAAATACGGACTTAAAAGAAATAGATAACAATTATGTCCTTAGTATTTCGTATCGACGAATTGTCCTTGAGCTTGTATACTCTGTTTACATACCACCTGAGGGTTCGGGGGTACTTCGTGATGCGGCAGATGACACCGGGCGGCCCTTAGTGATTGCCAGAGAACATATACAACCGAAGACCTCGTTTGTCGATACGAGACCAGAGACCACGAAACTCTTAATGTTTCTCCTTAGGATTTCTGCCAGAGTTTGTCCTTAGAGTTTTGTGAGATTTATTACCAACTCGCATAAAACTCATAAATGAGAAACTAAAATAGTTTACGCTAACCAGTCAAAAAACTTTT